TCATTTGCAACCAGTGTCCCTGTGTGATTCTGGATGGGTCATGGGGTCTTGCTGCCGCTGGTCCTGTGATGACGTGCTTACAGTCAGTAGTACCCTATCCTTCCAGAATAAGATCTTGTATTCCCCATGAGGGGCGCCCGAAAACTGGTTCCTCAACCTTGTCATCACGACAATGCCTCAGATTTCCCACCAGCCCTTGCACATTGCGTGAAAGCCTTTGGCATGACTCTCACACGAACTGGCGACGTTCCAGACACAGGATTTTCCTATCTACGAGCCCTCCTGATTGGGGCAATCCCAGGCGTTTCGTTCCCGCACCTTTGTCAATACGGGGTGCGCCTGTTGAGTCTTCCTCCACCCTGTGATCGGGGTGGTCCTCTTATTCAGTTTGGTTCTGTTATGACCGCTGGTTCACTCACCTTTGGGATAAGGATCCTGAACTTCTAGTCACACAGAAGGATTGTGTTTCAAGATTCTTGACCTTACCAGACTCGCCCGTCGTCTACTCTACCAGTCTTTGCTCAACCTCGCCACCAGCGCGGTGGGTCCTTAGTGAACACTTTGACTTCTTGAGTATCCTGGACTTGACTGTTTTGGTCGCGTCTTGATATCTCAATCCTAAATCTCTCAGGTCGTTTCTGTCAAGTGGTTCTTGATGTGAACTGTGTCACAATCATTTTCACTTGTTCTCGACCGGTGCTTTCCGGGAGTCTGACCTGGTTTGGATCCTTTGCCTCAGAACGAGGACTTAGATCGCCGACCGGGCCTGTACCCGATGAGCACTTGCGACTCTATATATGGTCGCTGTCGCTCAAAGCACCAGAGATCGGTACTGTGAATATTCAGTTGTTTGAACATGTTCTTAATGTTCGTATTCATCTTCCCGACCTCCTCACTTGGTTGCTTGTCTGTCGGCTTGTGGTTTCACAATATCAGAGATGTATGAACCTTGTCAAGTCCATCCTCTGTGGTCTCGGTCTCAGTTCCTCATCTTCTGTTCTGACTCTGATTCCTCTTGCTGTTTTGCCAGCAGGAGACCTTCAAGTCATCAGGGTCTAGTTCCTTGACCTTCAACCACATCGGTCGTTTCTCTGACCTCGTGATGACTCAACTCTAGCACCATCCTGAAACCAGTGTCAAGTCAGAATCTCAGTGATCTGGGTCACATCTTCGTAAAGGTGTTTTATATGGTGCTTGCAGGCACTTAAAGTGCTTGCAATAACAAGAAATACACAGAAAAGAACCCAGGTGTAGAGATTATTTTTCACATCTCTGCACCTGGATCTTACTTGTATTTCTCTTGCGGACTGAACTGTTCTTGTCCTGCTCCTACTTCCCTGACGACAGAGCAGCCCGCCTGAAGATTCTCTCATACGCCTCAGCGTCATCATCGCCAGTCATCTGGTTCATGTTGGCCTTCTTGTTGACGTATGAGTCAATCACCTTCATGTCAACTGTGTCCTCAAGATAAGGGACATATGTGATGGAGTTCTGCCCGTCCCTGTGTGCACGCCCAAGAATCTGATCGTTGGTGACGTTGTTGTCTCTGATGTCGTGCAGGATAGTGATTCTTGGAGCACTGGTCGCTTTAGTCCCGTCAGGAAGAGTCTCCCCAGCGTGCAGAGAGATACCTTCAGGAACAGTACACAGAACCACCTTGGCCTCACCCTTCTGGAACCTCAGTCTTGACTCCTCACGATCTGCTCCAGTGACACGACCGCTGATCTCAGTGACACTGATCCTCTGTGCTTCAAGCATCTCCTTATAGCGATCTATTGTCTCCATGAACTCACAAGCAATAAACACCTGACTACCGTAAGTCGCCTGCTCAGCAACAAACGAGACCATCTCATCCACTTTGAGCAGAGTAGACTTCTGCTTGTACCTGAGACGTTCAACCAGAGCAGTCTTAGGGTCACGACTTGACGGAGCCAGGTTGAGGAACTTCCTGAACCTGGACCAGACAGTCTCATAGATCTTTCCCTGCTCAGGAGTCATACTGATAGGAAACGGTATCACCTGCTGCTCAGGCCAGCCAGCAATGTCTTTCGGACTCCTTCTGATGAATGGAGCACCAGGGTTTTTAAGAGCCCTGCCAATCGCCATGCTGTCTTTTCTCTGTCTGACCTTGACCTGATTCTCAGCCTTCAAGTACCTTGCTCTCTCAGCAGGATCCTTGCTCGTCTTACCCCACCACGGAACAGTCGCCCAGGACCACTCACCTTTGTCGCTCCTGGACACAGCAAAACCGTGGTCAGCAAGGAACTGTCCCCATTTTGACGGTGTAATGAAAGACTGCCCTCTTGATGCAGAGGTTCTAGATCTTGATGTGCTTGATGCTAAACGGTTTGCTGATGCACCTGAAGATGATGCAGAACTGGTTTCACCTTTGCTACCTGAGTTCATGTGTGGAGCAATGATTCCAGACATGACAGACAGGTTTAGCGGGGAGGCTCCTGGTGTTGCTGTGGAGTAGATGACAAACGGTGTTCTGGCATGGTAGCCGTCCTGTTTGGGTGTGTACTTCTGCTCCAACCTCGCCAGAGAGACAGCAGCCAGAGACGTGTTGGATGTCGGGTAGTTCTTCAGCAGATGCGCCTCATCAAAGATGATGAAGTCCCAGTCAGTTCTCGGCACACCCTTTCTCGCCAGATCCCTGTTGGCACGCTTAGCGCTCTTCTTTCTCTTGACTGTCTTCCTGGCCTTGGATCTGGAGGACTTGGTACCGCCAGTTGCACGATAACTCTTCTCAGTAGCAGACTCCTCTTTGAGTAACTTACCTAGTTTCTGGTAGTTCACAATCATTGGGTGAGTGAATGCAAGAGCCTTGGAGTACGATCTGATAGTCTGCCTCCAGTGAGCAATGACAGACTTAGGGCAAACAATCAGCACCCTGGCCTTCTCCTCAGGCCGCCTGCCATAACTCTCACTCTCAGCGATCCTGGACACAGCAGACAGGATTGTCAGCGTCTTTCCAAGACCTGTACCATCAGCCTCAAGAAATCCTCGTTCATTGTTCCTGTAGGCTCGGATAATGGCGTCAGCACCCTCGTTCTGGTGGTCTTTAGGAGTGTACTGAGTCTGAGACGGAGTAACAGGCATGACAGCATTGTTAATCTCATCCTCATACCACCTACCCAAAGAGAAGTCCTTGCAGTGATATGGCCTGAGTTCACGAGGTAGAGCGGGAGCACTGTAGATGTGGAACCCAATACTCTTGTCCCACCATCCCTTTGACCTGCCAGAACCTTTGGGGAAAGGTTGACCCCAGGGCCACTCATCTATTACGAACTGCATCCAGAGAACAACCTTCCTTTAATTTTAGGACAACTCAATCCTCGCACCTGTTACAACACAACAGAACCAAGTTTGTTGCAAATGATCGTTGTGTACAGGTTTTGTGGTGCTTCTTATATCCCGTTGTGCTCAGTAATCACAGAGGGAGCAGATCCAGGACTTGCAGGCGCCATCACCTGACCAGCATTCTTGTGTGAAAGAACCAACATTGATGCGCCAACAGCAAGCAGCACAGCAACAAGAGCCGCTACACTGGCAATAACGACCAGTGTCTGCTCAGCCTTACTCTGCTCTTCATTCATTGTTACTCATCATCCTCAAAAACTATCTCTACCCGTCCTTGAGTCCTGAACGACCATGGACCAGCAATGTCTGTCTCACTCATACTGTAGAGCATATCGTCAGCAGCCCTGTAAGCCCCATCAGCAGCATGATCGTCAGTAGCATGGTGGAGTACACGGGTACGCCAGTCAAGACCATTCTCCTCCTCCCAGTGAAGGTCCTCACGAATCCTGTCAAGAATCGACTGCCTCACCTCGCCAAGACTCAGACCTGTCTCAACAGCCCTGAACTCACCCAGTGACTCATCAAACTGATTTACTGTTGCCTGTAGTCGCATTAATCCACTACACTTTCTTGACTTGTAGCACTAACCATTCTTCGTTATAATACACCATATAGGTACTACTAGTCAACCCAATCAAAAAGGAGGTGAGCCTGTGAGGTACTATGACACGGTGACCAGGTGCAGGTTCATCACTGATGATGGTGTTGATGCAGATCAGGTTGAAAGAGATCTGGCTCAGATGGTATCTTGGATGGCTAAGGCTGAGCGAGAGGTAATTAACAGTACAGAGTTTCACGATCTAGCGTTGGAGGCTCTGAAGGGTGACAGGCCAACTGGATCACTGAATTCCTGGGGTAGAAAGAAGTTGTCTCGATACGACTTTGAGTTTCAGAGACACAATATGAACGAGATACTGGTCACTAACGTGGTAAGCGTTCTAGAGGCGTATGCGATTTCAGTCGGTCTATTCCAAGTGATGAGCACTCACTCAAGCACAACAAAACCAAACCAAATACTATCCTACTACAGGAGCACCTATCCTGCCGCCCCACAACCTACCAGCGGAATGGTTCGTGCTCACCTGATCAGGTATCACAAGAAAGGTGAGAGGAAGGCGTCTCTTCCTGGAGTAAGCGCTAAACTGAACCTGGCGGTCTGTGACACCTACTTCGCGCCTAAGGGGTCTAGAGGTGGTAGTGATCCGCTGAGTATTGTTGTTCATGTGAAGACGCCTAGTTATGGTCTCACAAAACTCTACCTGAGGTTACCAGAGAACACAGAACGATTCGGAACAGGTAAAGTCTGTAGACCAACTATCCGTCTGAACAACAAAAGTCAGATAGTATTTGACATTGCTATTGAGCACGAGGTGCAGCAGCGAGACACCAACAAAGTTGTTGGCGTTGACCTGGGCAAGGTAGAACCGTTCGTTGCTACCGTTATTGACTCTAAAGATAAGCACAGGTCTGCTCCATATCATACTCAGTACAAAGGACGGCTAGGCTCACTGATCAAGAAAGAGCAACAGAGACGAGATCTATCTGCTCATCTATATAAGCGAGCGGATCTCTGTGAGAAACACAACCGAGACCAGCACGCCCAGGTTCTCAGTAACGAAGCAAAGCGCGTCAGTGCTAAAGCCACTCGAATCAAGCATGAGATCAGCCAGTGCATCGCCAGCCAAGTAGTCTCTATTGCTGACCAGAATGATACTTATGTCTCTCTGGAGAACCTGTCCTGGCTGGATGCTCAGGGCGGACGCTGGCCTCACGCGGAGATACAGAACCGCATCGAGAATACCGCCAAGCGCTACGGGCTGAAGGTTGTCAAGGTGAGCGCCAAGGATACATCGAGGACCTGTTCTCACTGCGGCGGTAGGGTATCAAACAACTCTAAGACGAGAGTTGGTACCTGTATTACTTGTGGTTTTAAGTTAAATCGTGATGTCTCGGCGTCCAGAGAGATTGCCCTACGTGCAACATCTCCTTCATCTCGATCACGAGAGAGAATGCGCTCTCTGCTTCGGCAGAGACGAGAAAAGCAAAGTTCGGCTGCTACACGGCAGTCGAAGCCAGTCAATGCCCTGGGTGGAAACCAGGGACACACCGGTACCTCAAATAAAGATTTTGAGGCGACGCTGATGATGGTGAGAGAGAATCTAGATTCTAGAGGCTCTCCAACCTAGTCAGCGAGTGTAAAACTCATATTTTGAACTATTCCTCTTATCTTGTGTGATTTGTTTTCAGTTGTGTAGTAAAAGTAACACAACAACCTGAAAACAACCTTACCACCAGTTCTGAGATCTCCATGCGTTATAAGCCTGCTGCCAACCGCCATAGCGCTCATTGGCATAACTGTGGCACCATTTGAGTTGTGTCACAGGATTGTCTAAGTAGTCACTTCCAGCAGTAGCCATACGGCTTCCTGGAAGAGCCTGACAAACACCTGTAGCCCCACTGGAAGCGTTGACAGCACGATAGTTCCAACCAGACTCGTGCTCAATGATGTAGTCAACATACTGCCAGTCTGACTCAGGAATACCAGCAGCCTTCATCCAGTCTGTCTTCTCTCCTGTGACGCTGGCAACTGGTGATGACTTGTCGCTGTTCTGGTTGTTGTTGCTGCTTTCTGGCTTGTTTGTAGCAGTGTCTACATCTGTTGACTTCTGCTCATTCTTTTGTCTCTCAGCCTCAGCAGCCTTGTCTCTCTCCTTCTGAGCAAGAATCTCCGCCTCTGACTGAGCAACCTTGTCAGCAACCCCGTTGATGACCTCAGTCTTGGTTCCTCGACGAACAACACGTTCAACAGGAAGAGACAGGATGCCGTCATTCCTGACTCTAACTGAGGATAGTTGACCACCTTTTGCTCTGGACTTGTCTGTACCAGTCCAAGTCGCCTTTATTCCGTTCTTGCCTTCTTGGACAACTGTCTCTACTCCAGCCGGAAGATCTGGTTCCTCGACCACTCGTGTGCTGTATGGAATCTCCTCTGAGGATGTCTGAGACAGGTCTTTTGTGGACTCAGACAGGGAGCTTGGTAGACCAGACACAGCAGATGCAGAGGAAGCCTGAGCACTTTCAGAGGCGTTAACAGGAAGTGAGAACAGAGATGCTGACACTACAGCAGTTGATACAACAACATTTCTTGTGCTACTGCTTACAAAACTCTTGGTCTCTTTCTTGTGGCGAGGCTTGTACTTTTGTCTAGTCATATGTTTTGTTTATTCCTTCAAAGGTTTTGTATAAAAATGCTCTCAAGTTACAAATAGACGGGCTAAAATATCCTAAAGCAGGTATTTAACAGAAGAATCAAGTGTAATTCTTGTTAACTTATTCTGCTGAAAGAACTTCCTCCTGACCCATTCTGACGAAATCACGTGCTTTTCTGGAGACATTCTCTCTCATGTCCTCAGAGATGCCATCAAGTGTGTTGGAGTCCTCAATCCACTCATCGTAGATTTTCAGAAGGTCAGCATTGCTCTTACCTGTTCTGTCCTCAGACACCTTCTTGCTGTTCTCAGACGAGTTTTCTGATCGTGACATGAATGATGATGGCATGTCCCAGTGCAGTGTGTGTGTGGCATTAGCGCTGATGGCTTTCAGGTCAAGTGCTGCTTTCTTACCTGGTGTGATGTTCTCAATCTTCTGTCTGACAATCGGTGCAGTAGCAGCAATGAACTCAGCGCCATGCTCTGGTTGGGTGGACACAAGGTTCTCAATCACCTTGTCTGTGACCTCTGATGCAGAAAGACTGCTGGCGTCAATTGGAGTGAAGTCATACTGTGGTCGCTGTGGAACAGTCATGATCTCAGAAGTAAACGAGCCGTCGTCACCAATAGTCCAGAGTGTCCATCCTCGACCCAGTTTGCACGGCTTGTCAGCAAAACCACGCCTAATGGCAGAACCATTGTAAAAAATCCTGGTACCAGATGTGTCAGTGCTACCATCTGCTGATCCAACCCACCCTCTTTCATGGATGTGTCCAAGCATGATGTAGTCCCAGTCATTCTCCTTCAGCAACCAGTCAGGAATAACAATCTCTCTTGGGGACTGCTCAGTGTGCAACTTCATCTCAAGGAGAGGATCAATCACTGAACCATGTGTCGTAAAAATATTGATAGACCCAGGAATACTCTTGATGTCAGGCATTGTTATAGCCTGATCCATATACATGTGATGTGACACCATGTGCAGGTTCACTCCGTCAGCGACCTCATGAACGACATACGGCTCGGCGTGTGAGTGTATCTCTCTGAGAGGGTCGTCAAGAACCCTGGATGCAGCAATGTTAGCACGAATGTCATCAGTGTCATGGTTTCCAGCAAGAGCGTACACTGGGATACCAGCAGCAGCCAGCCGTCTGAACTGATTCTGCACGAAGATGATAGTCCTGATGCTTGGTGTTGATGTATGGAACGTGTCTCCAGCAATGACAACCAGATCCACCTCATGCTTGATACAGTCAGAGACGATTCTTGACAGAGCAACGTATCCGTCAGCCTCACGGATGTTAATACCCTGACTGTTCAGGTGTCTAGTAGCAGTATACCCTGCATGAATGTCGCTGAGATGAGCAATCTTGACCATAAAACAGAACCAACCTTGACAAAGTGATAGAGATGTGCAACTCTAATCATCTTAACCAAGGTTGGTTCCGCCTATGAATTTCGACTTTCTCGACCTGTGAATGTACTTGTCAGCGAGGACGATGGCGCCTGTTATACTCGCTCATCATGACAGCGGCGGCCTGAGACACGTTCAGTGACCGAACGCTTCCGTACTGAGGAATGTAAAGCATCATGTCACACTCCTTGATAATGTCAGCAGGGATCCCAGATCCCTCCTCGCCGTAGACGAACGCCACCTTCTCAGGAATCTCAGCATCATAGACATTCTGAGGGCTGAACTCAGGAATGTTGTCAACAGCAACCAGAGTGTAACCGTTCTGACGAAGGTGCTCAGCAACAGGACCGAACTCAGCGCAGTGCTTGATGTGCTCATAGTGGTAGGTCCCCACGGCGCCGCGCTTGTCATAACGACGCTTGCCGATCATGTAGACCTCGCTACCAAGAAAGGCGTTAGCAGCACGAATGATCGATGCCTTGTTGAAGTCGTTAGTCAGGTTCAGACAGACTGACACCATGGGTGAACGATCCTTGTCAAGGAAACTGTTAATCTCCTCGACACTCAGGTTACGTAGGTAGTCGTGCACGTTGTAGGGCTTCTGGTTGCCCTTGTAGGTAATCTCTGAGATAACAGGGTCGTTGCTCTGGTTGGTGTCATTCTTGCTCATAGAGTCAATCGTACTCCATAAGTACTAAGTTTGTCGAACCTAAGAGTTGTGATCTGACCTACAAAAAGAAGAGCACCCTTGAATCGTTTACTTAAAGCATGATTCAAGGGTGCTCAGTATGTTTGATTCTGGATGACACCAGAGTTGTTGACAGAGTATCTACCTATCGAGCAATCCTGGCGGCCTGGTATCCAGAGAAGTAGTCCATGCTGTCGATGACTACACCACGGCTCTCGGTTGCAGCATGAACGACCTTGCCGTCACCCATGTAGATACCAATGTGGGTTGAGGTGTACAGGATGTCACCTGGCTGAAGTTCTGAACGGCTGATCTGCTTGGCTGACGATCCAATCTCGTATGCCGTCCTTGGGATGTCGTATCCCTGGCTGGTGTAGGCGTAGTAGACCAGACCCGAGCAGTCGAAGGAGTCGGGACCAGCAGATCCCCAGACATAGTTCTTGCCGACCTGAGCCTTGGCAATCTCAACAGCCTTAGCGCCATCAGAACTTGTGGACGACAGGACACTGTTCAACGAGTTGCTGGACGTACTTGCACCGCTCTTGCTGGTGGATGCTACGGAGGCGATTCCAGCGGCCTCAGCAGCAGCCGTCTCTGCACTGGAACCAGATGGTGTGCCCTGAGCCGACTCAGCAGGCTTCTCCTTGGTACCAACAAGAACAACCTTGGCCTCAGGAGGAGTGACGACAGTGATGTTCTCCTTGGTGCCAGAAGAGTCAGCAACCTTGGAGGAGTTCTTGTTCACCTTGGCGTCAGCAGCAGTGTCCTTGACAGAGACAGAGGTCTTAATCGCCTGACCAGCCTTGCCCTCAGACTCAACCTTGGTCTCACCAACATACAGGTCAGCAGACTCCTTCTTGGTCTCTGGTGCTGGAATAGAGACAGTCTCAGTCTTGGCCTCTGACACCTCGTTCTTGAACAGCAGCATCTTCTCACCGTTGCTGAGAGTGTGGTCAGCGTCAACAGCCTTACCGTCTGCGCTCTTGAAGTCGTTGACATCAAGACCGGCCTTGTCCAGAGCCTCAGAAACTGTTGTTGAGGATGTGTCCACCTGAACCGGCCTGGCGCCGTCTGTTCCTGTTGCGTAAATGGTTGCTGTGTAGGAGTTGGTGTCCTTGTGCTTACCGGCCTCAGACTGCTTTTGTGAGGCAGTGTCATCTGTATTTGGGGCAGTGTTCTCATCAAACGATGCTGCTACAGCAACACCACTAGCCATTGACATGGTTGCTACAGCACTGACTGCTGCACTACCAATGAGAATCTTGCTAAACTTCTTGTTGTTGTGCTTCTGCTTGGTTTTTGTCATGAGTCCTTAAAAATTTACCTTTCACAGAGGATTGTCCAACTTGTGGTCGGGCGTTCCTGTCCTCCATAGTAGTTTGGGATCTTGTTGTGCCACCCATTCTGCTTTGAGTAACTGTGGAAGATTTTCTTGTTCTCTTCCCTTAGTGTCCCCTTGCTGAAAATATGCTGAGTCAATATCACTGAGTCATATTAAACCCTTAAGTCATATAACAGATTGTAATAAAACAATCGGTATTAACGTAAGTTTTTGGTGAACAATGATTTACATAACACTCAGCACACAAATCACCCGCAACATCCTCAGTTAATCTCTTCAAGAATGTTGCGGATGAAAGAATCTAGTTACCACACTTGGCGTCAGGATCCGACACGATAATGGTGATGTCAGTCGTGTTCGCAGTCTTAGAACCTGCTGCTGGAACCACCTGAGTAACCTGAGACGAGGAGACTGCACAGTTAGCCACCTTCACGGTTGAGATCTTCTGGAAACCAGTAGCGGCCAACTCACTCTGAGCGTTCTCCACTGACTTGCCAACAACATCAGGAACAGTCAGTTCCTTGGTATCAGCAGTCTTGGCAACAGTGACCACAACCTCGGTCGATGACGCGCTCTCACCAGCCTTAGGAGTCTGAGAGAGAACAGTTCCAGGAGTCTTCTTGCTGTCCTCCTCAATGAACTTGACCTTCACGCCCTTCTTCTTGGCGTCAGCCTCAACAAAGTCCTTCGTCTTACCACTCCAGTCAGGAACAGATACCTTGCCGTTAGCAACCTCAAGAGTTACAGGGTTGCCGTTAGCAACCTTGGCGCCTGCTGTGATGGACGACTTAGTGACGGTGTTCTCCGCTGTTCCAGGAGACTCAACCACGTTAATGGCCTCAATGTCCACACCAGCCTCAAAGAGAGCCTGCTTTGCGTCATCAAGACTCATGCCTACAACCTCAGGGAAGGTCGTCTCAGAAGGCCCGTCAGAGTAGATTAGGTTCACACCAGAGCCACGCTTGACCTGCTGACCAGCCTTGACAGACTGACTGATAAGGTCACCACGCTTGGTTCCGTCCTTAATCTTCCATGAGGTCTTGCACTCCAGCCCAGCCTGCTTGAACTTCTGGCACGGGTCCAGAGAGTTGTCCTTGCTGGATGCTGAGATCTTGGACACAGCAGTAGGAACAGTTGACACAGTGCTCTTGTACTGGTGCCAACCAAATGCAAACAATCCAGCAAGAGCACCAACAGACAGAACAACAACTCCTGTGTAACCAGCAGCCTTCATCTTCTTGGCGCGCTTCTCAGCCTTACGAGCCTCTTTACGAGAAGCCATCATGGTCTCCTTCAGGCGAGAACCCTTCTTGGAGGAATCACTAGAGACAGACCCGTCCTCGTTGAGAGCATCCAGAACCACAGTACTGTCAGGATCGTCATGCACTACCTTTGAATCAGCAGCGCTCTCAGTCTCGTAACTCAGGGTGTCAGACCCAGCATCCTCCAGGTCTGACACAGAAGGAGGTGGAGGTAGTGCTGGCAGAGACCCATCCTCATCTGCGATGTCCTCAAACGCTGGAAGAGCAAGACTGTCATCAGCAGAAGATGCAGACTCCAAGTCAGTAGTGCTTTGGTTTTTGTTCAGGTTGTCATCACTCTCTGCAACGTTAACAGCACCATCGTCATCAGGAGTACCAGCAGTAGGAGCAGAACCAACAATTGCTCGCCTTGATGCTGGTGTTGAGTCTCCAACTTGGTTCTCACTCACTTGTGATTCCACAACCAGTTCAGGATCCAGGTTAGGCAGGGAAACAGCGTCCTTGTTCGTGTCAGCCATGAATCAACTCTCCTCTTGTTGTCAGTAGATTGGCCCCATTCAGCGTTTTCCAAGTTTAATCATACCAACAGATGAGTCTCATGTCATCACAATGGATGATGCTTTACCAAAAAGTTATGTTTACACCTCATCCATCTGCTGACGAATCACACCAGATGTACTGACATCCCAGCGCTCACTCAGCGCAAGAGTGTCGTTAAGCAGAGGCGAGTACTCATCAACCCTGTCAGTGAAGTCCTTACGAGACACCAGTGACTTCTTCTTGACATAGGTACTAATCTTTCTGGACAGAGGATCTACATCAAAGGCGTCGTCAGAGATCTTGGAGATGACCATGTTGTCAGCACTGCGTACACGGGACAGAGCGACATACCCAAGCCCTGGTGTGAAGCATCGTGACAGGTCAACCTCAATCCCGTCAAGAGTCTGGCCCTGTGACTTGTGAACAGTGATTGCGTAGCCTAGTTTCAGTGGTAGGTAGAGAACCTGAGCCACCTGCTTCTCAATAGTCACAGCAGAGCCGTCCTCAGCCTTCTCAGTGACCTTTTTCGTCTCAGTGGCAGACTGGTACTCAATCGTCACCAAAGAGCCGTCATTAAGCCTGACAGTAGCGTTGTACGGAGAAAGCAACTCAACACAACCCACAGAACCGTTAGCAGCCAGAATCTCACCATCAGGATCCGTGATGTTCCTGGTCACAATCACAGTAGCACCAGTCTTTAACTCAACCAGTGGAGGAAGGTTGTTCGACTTGATGAGTTTCTCAAGATCCTTCTCAGAGCCAGACACCTTCCTTAGGAAGAATTTCTGTGAGATGTTTGGATTCTCGTCAAGTTTCTTCTGGTTGTATCTGTCAACATTGATGTTCGTGGTGAACAGGGTCGTGTACTGCTTTGACTTATCCTTGCTGTTGGACTTGCACTTCTCAATAACCGCTCGTGCCTTGCTGTCCATCTTGGAGCGCTCTATGCACAGCAGAAGGTGCTTCAAGTTCTCATCCTCAGCACGATGCACCTTGTCAAGATAGCAGTGGTTAATTCCAGCCTGCTTCCATGAGTCAGCCTGGATAGCGAAACCGTAGTTCAGTCCCTCAACAGGATTCTGGGACGGAACAGGAGGAAGTTGCATGAAGTCACCAAGAAGAACGACCTGAACACCACCAAAAGGCTCATCGTTCTTACGAGCGTGCTTCATAATCTTGTCAAGATTGTCAAGATAGTAGGCGTGTAGCATAGAGATCTCGTCAATCACCAGCACATCACAGTAACGAATCCTTCTTATCGCTGCTTTCAGAGCGAAGAACTTCTGCCTTGACTTGTACATAGCACGAATGTCGATAGGCTCCTCCATGACACCAAGACCAGACCAAGAGTGTATCGTCTTGCCTCCGATGTTGGTTGCAGCCAGACCAGTCGTAGCGGTAACAGCAATGTTGAACACACCACCATAGACAGCATCAATCATGTCCACAAATCGCTTGATGACAGTCGTCTTACCAGAACCAGCAGGACCAGAGATGAACAGGTTCTCACGGTTCAGCAGACGGCACATGACCTCAACCTGTGACGAACCCTTGCAGTCATCTGTGGCCTCAGCGATACTGGAGTAACCCATGTAAGGATCGTTCATGATCCTGGACAGGTTCTCGCGTCTGATCTGAGCCTGCTTGCTTACTGCGCTACTGGTTGATCCTGCGTTAACAAAAGCCATCTATGAAGCACCTTGATCTCTGAAAAAGTATAGACAAAACATCTTTGAGAACAGATCTTAACGACAAGATGCATCAGATAGGGAAGCAAAATCAGATTGATGGTAAAAAGACCATGAGTCAGTCAAGTAGGAGGGCACTGCAGCCAACAGCACTGAGTCAAAGCGGAACAGAAAGATCTGTACCAAAAGAAGGGTCTGCCATCAGAAAAGCAATGGTTTCAGTTGCGACTAGACCTTCTGACTGCTCTCAGTCTAGAACACATTCTCACAAGCGTCATCTCAGCATGAGCAACAGGATCAGCACTGGATGCACCCATGGCCTTGCTCTCGGCGTCCACCACCTGCTCTAGAAGCCACTGACACTGAGACATGCCGAACTCCTTGGCGAAGTCATGAGCAAGCCTCAGTGGGTAGTTGTTCGCAACACCAAGACAGTCAGCAATCTGTCTCAGGTCTGTAACGCCAGCATCCATAAGAGCGCTGACACGATACGCCAGATGCATCTTGTTCTTCAGTACACGAAGAACCAGTAGAGGATGAGAGTGCTTGACAATACGACGAAACACCTTGATCGTCTCATCTGGATCGTTGTCTTTTAGAAGAGGTTTCTCAATCTGCCAGGGAGTCAGAGAACCAGCAGACTTGGCAAGACGCAACTCAATCTTGTCCAGAGTCACAAGCCGTTGCTGACGAGGAGAGACAGAAGCCAGTTCCTCAATCAATGGGATAACGAGAGAGTAGTCATCACCAGCGTAGTCAACCAGAAAACTCTTGAAATCAGAAGGAATACTCAGGCTTTTCAGCATCCGTAAGGCGGCAGGCGAACGATCCTTTGAGGTCTCTTTAGTAGTGATGACTCTGCCACCGTTACGAGAGACCAGTGACTCTAACTTCTTTGTTGAGTTACGGTTCACAGAGCACATGATGACAAGACCAGCAGACATCCTGTCAGCAAGAGAGCCATCCTTGACAAGAGTCTCCAAGTCGCTCGCCAATGACTTCACCTGCTCCACCTCAGTCAGCGACATAGTACAGACAGGAGTCTCACCAAACAGGTCAGGAGTGCCAACAACAGACAGGTTCTCAGCAACAGTGACATCATCGTCACTGTCAACTTCCCATGAGGAGAGAACCTGCTTACGAGTGTAGTTCAACCATGGCTCTGACTTGTCAAGCAGTAGAACCAGTCTCAACTCATCACCAGCCACAGCAAACACCTCTCATAACTACTTCCTACAAGAACCACGCAAACAAGCGCCAGAACAGAATGAGCACTTCTTCTGACACCTTAACAAAACAAGCACTCACCAGTTGAGAACACTGTTGCCATGAGCATGAACACCTGAGACTGACAAAAACGGAGACACCTCAGAGTCAGGTCCAACAGTACAGACAACCTTTCTGGAGTCAAGAGACACCCTAGCGTTGTCTCCCATCACAAACAACTCATCAGCAGACAAACGATGCGACCAGCCAGCAGGCAGAGCACTGCACTCGTAGTCATTGTCAGTAGTACTGTACACAACACTACCATTGACGAGAAACGCCTTGCCATCAAAAGACAGGGTGTCACCAGGAACAGCAACTGCACGCTTCAGTAGAGCAGAACGACTGAGACGTGCACCGAGTGACTTGCTAGTCTTATCGGTGCTGTCATTCTTATCTGAACCTGTGACAGACGTCTGAACCACGTGCCAGGATGACGGACGATCAATCACTACAACATCACCACGAGCAACACTGTCACCAGAAGACTTGAGCATCAGAATGCTTCCATCACGAAACGTTGGCTCCATAGAAGTACCAGACACACTCCACACCGAGAACCCCAAAGCAGGCAACCCAAACATCACACCAGCAGCAACCAGAACCACAGCCAACAGACCGGCAACCACAGAACCAGCCAGACGGGCCAGAACACCACGAGAAGCCCGATCAAGAACCCTCACAACAACACCCCGTCAACAAAGCAAACAGACATACAAAGACAATCAATCATCTATCAACAACACCAGTCTACTAGTCACAGAATCTTCATCTGCTGGCGCAAATTGTTACCATGAGCCTGCAACATATCCAACTCCTCACGAATAGCCTGAGCCTGTCGCAAGAGTTCATTCTTTTTCTGCTTGGCTACCTCCACATCATCCTCAAGCCGCTCACACTTCAAATCAGCACGAATCTTTCGCGCATCAACAGTACGCTCCTTGGACTCCATGTAGGCAAGGTTCCAGGAACGCTTGTAAATCAGTTTGGCCCTAGCCTCCTCACGTTCACACGCATTGATGTTGTCAACCAGCCGAAAGTGAGCACGACGAGCAGCAGTCATAGCCTCAGCAAGACTGTCCATGTCCTCATAGTCAACAACATACTTGTCATAGTCGTAAAACTTCTTGGTGCTCCAGCCCTTGAATTCAGGCACAGTTACATCATCTGCAACACTACCAGAAGCAAACAGATCGCCATCAGCAGCAAGACCATCGCTGGAAGACATTTACAGCACCTCACAGAACAAAAACTAAGCATGTGTTGACAAAGAGTATATTATCTGCCCTAGATCTTAACGACAGAGATGATGAGGTATTTTTTTGGTTTAGCGACTGAGGTTGTTCACAAACGAAGAACCCACTCACTAAGGCCGGAACCATGAATCAACCACATCTTGTTCAAGTCAACAAGATCATCAACACTCTTACCGTCTTCAAACAAAAGATCAGGATTATTCTTGAATTTGGATAAGGTGTATTCTGAAAGATGATGACGACAACAGTCATCAAAAGGATTCACAACCCACTTGTTACTCACATGCTCATTATTTAATGAGAAACCAATTTCTTCATAAACAGAGTTGTCACTGATGTCATTATCAGAGTATGTTTTAATAGTTGATACATTGCTGCCTTGACATATGTGAACAATGTGTTCTACAAGAGATTTAAAGTTACCGCTATGTCCATATAGATGAATGTAGCAATTTTTATCATCTATGCTGCATGAGAGCAAGGATTTAATAACACCATTACTATCACATGAGCCAATGTATTTTACATCGCCTTGATTTTTGCTTGTAATGCAAGAAGACAGACAGTTGTTCCTTATGAAGGATTTGGCATCTTCTTTGGCAACATTCACAATAGAGTTTTTCTTACCAGTATTACTTTCTGGCTTTAAAACAGATAACAGAAAAGACTTGACAGCATTTGGTTTATCGCGCCAGTCATCCTCCCAGATAGTAATCAGACGAACACCCTTGTTCCTGCAAGCAAACCACTTGTCATAATGGTAGTTATCATCCTTGCCAGCCTGCTTGGAGTGCCAGTACAAGCCATTAAACTCAACAGCAACCTGTAGAGACGGAATGTACACATCAATCTCACGATGAATAGACAAAAGCAGTTGGCGATCTCTGACGATAATTTCCTCATCTGGAATAACATTCTTGATAAAAGCAATCATTTCTTTCTCTGGTTTAGAAGTACCATTAGAAGCACAATATGGGCAACCAGAGCGAGAACCAGTCCTGTTCCCAATCTGACACGACCACGAATGACCCTTACTACACAACCACCAAGCCCGCTTCTTAGTTTTTGAAAGAACCTTATCAGGAGAGGTTTTGTTCTTCGTGTAATCCCAATCTTTAGCAACATCAGGAAACAAGGTAGCAAGATCATTGAAGCCAGAAAGAAGTTTTGTGTTGCCACGAGCACAATAAGGGCAAGCGCTTCCTTTAACTCTTGCTTTTGGTGAATTCTTATAGGAATGACCTAAATCATCAAACCAGAAGTACTTTTTAGAACTTCCATATGAGATCTTATCAGGAGTGATACCATTCTTTTTTGAGTCAAAGTATTTTGCTACTTCTGGATACCTGGATGCCAGGCTATTAAATTCCGTTATCACTTTTCCGGCACATATACTACAACCTCTTCCGCTCTTCAGCCTAAAAACTTCTGCCTGGAACGAGTGGTCCTCTCCATTTGTACACTTCCACCAAACCTTCTTGTCAGATCCTGCTGTCACAGAATCAGGAGTAATCTCATTAAGTTCATCATTCCAAAAAGACGCTATTTCTGGATGCGTGGTTGCTAAATCATTGAACCCTTTGAGGACTTTCTTATTTAGACAATAAGGACACTTTCTTCCACTTAGCCTGTTTTGGATGGAGCAAATAAAATCATGACCCAAACGACAATTCCATATATAACGATCATTTTTTCTTGGAGCAGAATCTAGCGAGGTTGTATTTTTACTACTCCACTCGTTATATAACCGCTTATCGTACTTTGCCATCATGTATTCCATTTCTGTTAACTACATTATATATTATAACAAAGAATCCTCGTGTTACTTGTTTCATAACACGAGGATTCTTTGTTATTTACTAGATCGATCAGATCATGCAGGACTCACAGTATCCTGCTGCAGTACCTTCGACCTGAGTTCCTGAAAGACTTTCCTGCTTGATTCTCCCGTAGTAGATAGTCTTGATACCCTTGCTGAAAGCATAGATGTAAGCCTTGTTCATGTCTCTTGTTGTTACAGTGTCATTCCAGAATAGTGTAAGCGATAAACCCTGATCTGCATGTTGTGTCATAGCAGCATATACATCAATAATAGGTTTGTACCCAATTCTGTAAGCATCCTTGTAATAAGGAAGTGTCTCGTCTGAAAGGTATGGTGCTGGATAGTAAACTCTACCTAGTTTTCCTTCTTTTCTAATCTCAATAGGAGACACAATTGGGTGAATAGATGATGTACAATCAAAAATGTAACTGGTGCTCCCATTAGGGGCGTAAGCTTGTCTATACCCATTATAAAGCCCATGTTCCATCACCTTTTCACGCAAGTTCTTCCAGTCCTGCGGTGTAGGAATATGAATTGTTGACTTCTTGAAAAGTTCAGCCACCTTTGAGGTCTCTGGAACAGACCAGTCCTTTTCAATATACTTGTCGAAATAGGTACCGTCAGCGTACTTGCTCTTCTCGAACCCGTCAAATACCTCACCTCGCTCAATCGCAATCTTGTTGGAGGCGACAATGCTCTCATAGTTGACAGCATATGCGTACAGGTTGGCAAAGTCCACTGCCTCTGGTGAGTCGTAGTGAATGTGCTCTCGTGCCAGGAACCCGTGTAGATTCATCTGTCCAAGACCAACAGCATGTGTAGACTTGTTTCCATTCTTCACTGACGGCACAGCCTCAACATCAGACATGTCAGAAACTGCACTGAGCGAACGCATGGCAACTTCAATACTCTTGGAGAAGTCTGGGCTGTCAAATGTCTTGGCAATGTTCATACTACCAAGGTTACAGGAGATGTCTTTACCCACGTGCCTGTATGAACCGTCAGTGTTGTACTCTGAAGACTCATTTGCCTGCAAGATCTCACTACAGTTACGTGTCGTCAGACCATTGCACGTAATAGTGTGACCATCGTCAACTGTTACGTCGTACACATCCTCAATAGAGTGGAACTCGACTCCTGTGACTGTCGCGCGGAACTTGTGGAATCCTCGCTGCCTACCCTTTCTAAAAAGATCTTGAGATAGGTTTTCCCATGCCTGATGGTGCCTCTTGAGCCATGTTAGTGTATTGTACAAAATGGTTCTGTCATGACCACTGCTGACACGAAGCGTCCAATTTGCACTCTGGTTATACTCAGCATACCCTCCGTAACCATTTGGCATAAATGCCTTACCACTGGAGGATCGATTTGTATAAATCCTAGAGAATACTCCTATATTAAGTAGTAGTGATTGGACCTCCTGAATAAATTTCTTATCAGATGATCCGAGTTCTATAGACATGTTCTTGGCAGATTTTGATCCTGTAATACAGGAATCCATTTGATAAAGACCACTAAGATATGCAGTAACAGTCTCCTTATCGCCCTGCCACACAAACTCAGGAACTACTGTTTTTGTGTGCCTTGTGAAACCATACTCTGCAAGAAGTTTTGCTAATGGAGCGCTATGCAGGGACAGTCTGTCTGTATCCTCGTTGTAAGTCCAATCAGGAGTAAGTGTTGACTGTCTCTCTACTAAATCATTACGATTACTCAAAACCCTATGAACAGCACCAAGAACACTGTCTTTTGCTTCTGATTTGTCTCCATACAGGTAGATTTTTGCTGTATTTACTTCATTACCAGCACTAGTAATACTGTGAGCAAAAGTTCCATCTGCAGCAATAACTCCAGCAATATATGCAAGATCTGGATTGTGTACAGAACCAAACACACCTTCCTTTGGCTGGACAAGAAGATGGTCTCCAACCTCAAGTTCTCCCAGCCTCTTGACAACTATCTTGCCATCAGTCTCTACTGGGAACTTGTGCCATTCTGTTGCCTTAATCTCAAAGCCCTCCTTGGTAGAGACCTTGAACACCTCAGCATCGCTCTTCGTCAGGAACATCTTAGTGGAGTCCTTCAAAGAGACAGTAGCGTCCTTGAAGTCCTCATTTACCGACCTGTTATCAGACAGAACCTTGAAGTCCTCCTGTGTGTTGTACAGGTCGTCAAAACGTCTGTAACCCTTGTCTGTCAGAAGTCGTGTGTCTCCAGATACACATAAGTTGGACATGTTGATTCTGCCGTCCAGTGCGTGAGCGCGGTTGGCGTTGTCCTCAAATAGCAGGTACGGGTAACCGGACTGAGCAGTAATTTCAGCGAGAGTCATAAAGAGTTTACGTGCTGAGATCTTCTTCTTACGGATCTCTGGGTTGTCCACCATCTCGTAGTACTTCTCAGTGACAGAGATGTCAGACATCGGTACCCCATAAACCCGCTCAATGTCGTATGGGCTGAACAGGTACATGTCGTCATTCTTCTTGGCGAGTTCAAATGTGATGTCTGGGATGACAACACCTAGTGAGAGGGTCTTGATTCGGATCTTCTCGTCAGCGTTCTCGCGCTTGGTGTCCAGGAAGGTCATGATGTCGGGGTGGTGAGCGTGGAGGTAGACTGCTCCTGCTCCCTGTCGTGCTCCCAACTGGTTCGCGTAGGAGAAGGAGTCCTCCAGCAACTTCATCACTGGAACCACACCGCTTGACTGGTTCTCAATCTTCTTGATTGGTGCTCCAGTCTCACGCAGGTTGGTCAACAGCAGAGCGACACCACCACCACGCTTGGACAGTTGCAGAGCGTTCGTGATAGAGCGAGAGATTGACTCAAGATTGTCTTCAACTCGTAACAAAAAGCAACTTACTAGCTCTCCGCGCTGTGCCTTTCCGGCGTTCAGGAATGTTGGTGTGGCTGGCTGGTAGCGTCCTTGCATAATTTCGTCAAGGATGCTAGTAGCCAGTTCCTCATTACCCTGCGCCAGGTAGAGGGCGTTGGCGACAACTCGGTCCTCGTAGCGTTCAAGATAGCGCTTGCCGTCAAAGGTCTTCAGGGTGTAGGAGGAGTAGTACTTGAATGCTCCCATGAATGTACGGAAGCGGAACTTGTAGCCGTATGCTCTCTTGTAGAGGCTCTTGACAAACTCCCAGTTGTACTGCTCGATGAAGTCTTCCTCGTAGTAGTTGTTGTCAATCAGGTACTCGATCTTCTCCTCTAGGTCTGAGAAGTAGACTGTGTTCTGGTTGACGTGCTGGAGGAAGAACTGTCTGACGGCTTCCCTGTCAGCGTCCAACTGGAGTTTTCCATCCTTGCCAACAAGGTTGAGCATAGCGTTGAGGGCGTGGTAGTCCAGGCTCGGGTCGTGTGGCTGCTGGTCGTATGTGAGGTTGTCTGTCATGTCTGACTGTCTTTCCTTCTGTTCGTGAAAGGTCTAGGTCTAATCTGTTGTCGTGTGTTCCCAAGTCATAGGCGTATTGTGTCTGCTGACAGGGGTGCTGGTGTCAATCTTAACTAGGGTGGTTCCAAGGTCCTGGCCCTCCTTGCTTCACTGATTGAACTTGTTGCGATGAGAAACTGTTCGTTTTACTGTATTTTTCTTAGAAAATAACGTTTTTGGTGCTGTTTCACTGGTTTTTGAGAGAAATTTTTCGGGCCTGCAAGAATATGTCTCCACTCTTACAGGTCCGAGATGCTTGTGTACTCTATGTATCTATACTAGGTTCTTGGTCCTGGAACCAGTTTCTAGAGAACAGGAGTCAGGTCACTCCTCATCATCCTCGTATCCTCTTGGACCGAACCACTTCCGTCTGCGCTCACGCTTCCTGCGCTCCTTGTCTCGGGCCTTCCTTGCGCGCGCTTTCTGGTTCTCCTTGATTCTCTTCTGAGCCTCAATGTCTCTGATGTCCACAACACCTGTGTCAAAGTTCTGCTGCTCTGTCCTGTCAAGTCTCAGGAACACCAGACAGGCAATGAGAACAGCGATGACAAGGCTGGCTGCAAGAGTACTAGTCCTCCAGCCGTAGTTGAACACAAACGCAAGAGCCCCTACTATACCTACAAGATATAGGCGCTGCTTTGGTGAGTACCTGCTTCTGTACGGAACCCATGAAGGATCACTGTTCACCTTGGAGTTGTGGAAGAACAGTGACACCATGTAGGCCAAGGAAAAAATGGACACAGCGGTAGGAACAGCAATGAACGTCTTGACCACTATCGCCCAGTTCATGAACGATGAGAGCGGAAGGAAGGCGTCAGCAACCAGACCAAGACAGACAGTCACCAGGACAGCAGACACAATCACCAGAGCAGCCTTAACCAGGTTCGTGTTGTACTGCTTCCTTAGGTAGATAAGCCCCTTGCGCGGTATGTCCAGTACCTTTTTCAGTTCATTGTCTGTCGTCACAAGACCGCCTCTTTCCTGTCATCATCAAGTCCCAGGTAGTGTCTGGCGTCCTCAACAGCCTGCTCACGATACCTGGATGAGAGAATATCCTCAGCAATACTTCTGGCGCCTTCAATCATGGAGACGTGCTTGACCACTGAGGCGAACATCATGGATCCGGCTCCAGACTGCTGGCTTCCAAAGACTTTCCCTTCGCCCCGTACATTGAGGTCCTGCTGAGCAATCTTGAACCCGTCGTTTGATTCCACCAGAGACATGAGCCTGGATCTGACCTGCTCTGTCTCCTTGTTCGATACCAGATAGCACTTCGACTGCTTGCTGGATCGACCAACGCGACCACGAATCTGGTGCAACGAGGAACTTCCCAGCCGGTCTGCTGACAGGATGACTACACGTGTGGCATCAGGAACGTCAACTCCGACCTCAACCACTGTGGAGGCAACCAGCACGTCATACTTCTTGTCCCTGAAGTCCTGCATAACCTTCCTGGCCTCATCAGGCTTCATCTTTCCATGCACCTTGGCAACCCGTAGACTTGTCAGCGCCAGTTTTGACAGTGAGTCCACAGTAGCATCCACACTGGCAGCATCAACCTGAGCGGACTCGTTGACCAGAGGTGTCACAATGAATGTCTGGTTGCCCTTCTTAGCCTCAGAGATGACATCATTCCAGACCTTGTTGACACTCTGCTCAGTGAACAGTACTGGATCCTCCTGAATCCACTCAGTGATGATCTCCAGCCTGCCCGGTGGCTTCTCCTTCAACTCAATCAGGTCAACATCACCATAGAAAACCTGAGCGGTAGACCGAGGAATAGGTGTTGCAGTCATCGTCAGCAGGTGAAGCATCAGACTGTCACTGCGGGATCTGAGTAGCGCCTCTCTCTGCTCGACACCGAACTTCTGCTGCTCATCCACAGCAACAAAACCAAGATTTGCGAACTTGACGCTCTTAGCCATCAGAGCATGTGTACCCACAACAATCTGAGCGCTGCCGTCCTTAATGGCCTTCTTCGTGTCACGCTTGTCAGCAGCACCCATGGAACCAGACAACAGAGTAACCTCTACATGGTTACCAAACCTGTCCTCAAGCGCCTGAGAGACCTTCACAGTAGAGTTGTACAACTGCCTAGCAAGAACGTCTGTAGGGGCTATCAGAGCAGCCTGAAATCCTGAGTCAACAGCCCTGAGAGCCATCATCTGAGCAACAACCGTCTTACCAGCACCCACGTCAGCGCTCAACAGGGTAGATGACGGAGCACTCTGAGCAACCTTACGGTTCATGCCCACAAGAGCCTTCTTCTGAGACTTGGTGAGTTCAAACGGCAGAGACTTGATAGCCTTTGCCTGCAACTTCCCATCACCCTCTGTGATACTGACAGCCTGCTTTCCATTGTCAGACTCTTTAGCCAGAAGAATCATGATCTGCATGTAGATCATCTCAATCATGGCAAGAATGTTCTGAGCCTCACGGAAGTCATCAACCCTATCTGGAAGATGAATGTTGCTGATGGCCTCAAAGTAGGACATGCCCTGTTTCTGAGACTCATGCTCACCGCTGTCATCACTGGTAGCAGTATTTTGGGTGCCACTTGAAGCATCTTTTGTGTCATCATCAAAACCGAAGTCGATGCTGTCTATGTCCTCGTTCTCATCAGGCTCTTTCAAAGCCTTCTCAACCGCTTCTGACACCTTGAACGGGTCGATGTATGGAGCCAGTTGAGCATCACCAAGTCTTGACAGCATCTCTCGAACAGCACTAAGAATAACCTTGGATGTCAGCCCATTGCTTGGAGACTGGTTGTAGACAGGAATGACTGGAAGAACCTCTGCCTCACGAGCACTGTCCATAGAGATACCACTAATGGATGGGCGACCATTCCACGGCTTGTACTTACCAACAACAAGAACCTCGTCACCTACATGGAACTTGCTCATCAACCACTGCTGATTGAAGAACGAGCACGAGATTGAACTGATGGATGAACTGTTACCCAATCCGATAATGAATCGGCTTCCAGATACCTTGCCATTAAGTTCTTTGACACTCTCCACCCTGCCAAGAATCGTGATAGTCTCGTTTTCAAGCAGCCCTCTGATGTCCTGTGTCCCGTTTCTGTCAATGTATCGTCTTGGAATCCAGAAAATGAGATCATACAAGGACTTGATACCGATTTTCGTCATCTTCTCAGCAAGAGTCATTGGTTTCTTGCTCTTGGTGGCTTTTCTCATCTTTGCTGTCTGCACATCAGCAGCAACAACATTCAGGACATTGACTGGAACGTCGCGCAAAGAGTCGAGTGTTCCATCAAAACCAGGAATCGGCTCACTGTTTAACTTCTTGACATCATCATGGAACTTGAGACGAGGAAGAGGATCATCTCTGTTCTTGTTCATGGCGACAAGATCCTGAACCTTGGATATAGGCATCCTGTACCCATTGGAGTTAGGGTAGGCACTCAGAGCACGCATCATCTCTCTAAACACCTTCAGGTTAGGAACCTTCACGTTGATGTGCGTTCCTCTGGACTCAAGAACCACTACTGGCGCTTCAACCTGATCAGCAAGACCTTTCAGCACCTTGGCACTCTCACTGTCAACAACAGGCTTGAACTTTCGCAACGTGTAACGAAGAGACCAGGCGTTGACAGAACTCAGACGGCAGCGGTAGATGTTGACACCTCTGGTTGTTGCCACCCTTTTAACACCTGTCAGGTACTCCCCTACTGGAGTGCTGGACAGGTCCGTTCGAGAGTACAACATAATGACACCATCAGTGGCTTCAACATGAATCTCGTCGGAGCCATAAGGAATCTCAGGAACACTGTACTCGTTCCTGGATGTACTGCTGTCATCTAGGTCTGCTAAGTCAAAGTCAATCTTCATAGTCCTTATTTTAACAACAATCAGGTGAAGCGTGTCACATAAACAACAATAATTTGAGTGTTATGTGTGACAAAGAAGAACAAAAAGAATAGAATTGGTCTGTTGTGCTTATCCAGTGTACCTGCTCATCTCAGCAAGTGGATAGAACACGATTTCAGCAGACCAACTCTAGTGGTAGGTAAGAGTTATGGATTTAACTAGTTGTCACTAGCAGCAGCAAGAACACCTTCTGTTGCTGAGATGTATGAGACAATGTCGTTCTCCAGGCTGTCAATAGCCGCCTCAACCTCCTTGGCGAATCCAATACGATCCGACCTGAGAGTCGTCTCGAACTTACTGTCACTGACGGACTGGATGATCTCACCAAGGGAGTCCAACTGGTCATCAGGAAGTCTGAGAACCATGAATACCCTCTCAACACGATCCTTCTCAGAGGCCATCTCACGAATGTTCTTCATAGTGATACCAAGCATGGCATCAGAGTTGATAACCTTGACAACAATCTCTGGCTCATTACTGGTGTCAACATCTGTTGAGTTGAGGACGAACTGTGCTGCAACAGACTTCTCGATGGCCGTCAGAGCACGATAGGCGTCAAGAACTCGAATCACCCGGTCAGCGTCAGCAATCTGGTCAGACTCACGCTTAAAGTGGATTCCAGGTTTAACACTGCTTGCAGAACTACTGGACTCGTTTACAGTAGGTGACTCGTTACCAGCTGGAACCAACGGCTGTGCAAACTGTTCTGGCTCAGCAGGAGAGTTGACGTACTGTTGATTGCCATAAGTCTCAGGCTCAGTGTCCTCATAGAGAATCCTGCTGGCCTCCTCCTCTGAAATTGGCTGATCAGTAGTTGTGTTCTGGTATGAGTGTGATCCAGAAGGAACTTCAACATCCTGCTGATCCCATTCGTTGTTATCACCAGAAGAGTCTGTACTGTAGGACTCATCCGTGGTCACATAGTCATTTTGTGGCATGGGCTGCTGTGCAGCAGGAGACGGAGCGCTCATGGCTGACGGAGCGGTCTGAGGTGCTGCACTGTAAGCGGATGGAGCATGTGCTGGAGAACCAGAGAACATAGCAGCATCACTGTCTCCAGGCAAGTGCTCCTCACCCATGGCGGCAGACTCCAACTGCTTGTCCAACGGTTCAACATCAAGGTTTCTGAAATCGAATGCCATATGAATTACTTCTTCTTTCGTTGTCTTGCTGCTGGGCTGAGGCAGGCAGTGATTTGTCCGTCACTCATAGCCAGTTTGACTGTTCCAGGTGCCTTTTTCCCCAGAATAATTGCTTCTGCAATAGTATCCTCAACTGACTTTCTGACCACACGCTGAACCTCACGAGCACCATACTCAGTGACGTTCGACCTGCTTAGGATTTCCTCGACAATATCACTAGGAATACTACCGAGAGTCTGCTTTTTAGGCATACGTGAACTAATGCCGTTAATCTCCTTGAGAACAATCTTCTTGATAGTACTCTTGTCCAACTCATTGAAGAAGACAATCTCGTCAATACGGTTGATCATCTCTGGCTTGAAGGTCTTCTTGATGGCCTTGGTGACAGTGCTCTGAGAACGGGCCTTCCTGTCCAGATAAGCCTCAGCGTCAGACAGGACAGAGAAACCTGATGCCGTCTTAGCAGCCTCAGAGGCACCGATGTTGGACGTCATGATGATGATGCTGTTAGTGAAGTCAGCAACACGACCTTGACCGTCAGTCATACGTCCAGCATCAAGAATCTGTAAGAAAGCGTCCCAGATGTCAGGATGAGCCTTCTCAATCTCATCCAGAAGAATGATCGACTGAGGATTCTCAATAACAGCGCTCGTCAGGATACCACCAGACTCGTAACCGACATATCCAGGAGGCGCGCCGAACAGTTTTGCCGCCTCGTGATGCTCAGAGAACTCAGACATGTCAATCCTGACAAGGTTCACATCCTCCTTGGCAAGACACTTGGAGAGCACAGAAGCAGTCTCAGTCTTACCTACGCCGGTTGGACCACAGAACAGGTACGACCTGAGTGGACGATTACCTCTGCTCATGCCAGCCATTGGAACCAGTAGACCTCTGACAACAGCGTCGATAGCGGAGTCCTGACCGATAACGTTCTGTTTCAGGGTCTTTAGGACAGACTGAGGAGTGTTGTAGGAAAGAGGCTTGATCTCCTTCTGCTGCGGCTCTTCGTCCTCCTCTGCTGAGGTAGCAATCCTGAACATCACTGGCATGTCTCCGTTACCAGAGACAATGATGTGGTTGTCACTGTCATCCTCTGTGAATGGACTGAAGATCTCCTCGCAGTTCTCCATCACCTTGTCCGTCAGTGCAGCGATAGAGAAGTTGCCCTTCTTGGTTCTAAACTCTGATGAGCGCGAGAAACTGGCAAGAGAGCACACCGATCTGACAACCTCTGACCACACTCCGAATGGTGCAACCAGGACCTCATGGTTCTTCTTGTCCTTTGTCAGCAGGTCCTTGTTTTTCAGGACAGCACGACTGATGATCCTCTTAGGCAGTTCCAGTGACTCCATCTCTGAGTCAACCAGTTTGCTCTTGAAGAATAGAGCAGCGTCAAGAGCGGTCGCCTCTCCAAGAACGTATGACATGTCCTCAACACTCAGTGACAGGCACTCTTCTGTGTCGTAGTAGTCCAGAGACATCCAGACCTTGGTCTTACCACTACCCTCAGAGTCCATAACCGCCTGCAGACCGCCATAGGACATCTCAACAACAATCCTGGCACTAGTCTCAGTCAGCATCAGCGCTGTTGCTAGATCCACCTCCTCTGTGACCAGACACACCTGATCCTCTGACAAGCACTCATGCGCACAGATGAAGTCAATGAAATCCTCAATGCTCTCAACACCCACCTGCTCAGAGGCGGCGACAAGAATCTGTGAACTCACCCGGTAGAAGTGAATCTCGCCAGGATACTTCTGAAGATGTCTGGTGTAGTTGTTCACGTGCTGAGCAAGTTGATGGATGAGGTACGTCTTGCCTGTCAGCGGATGACCATAGACAACCACCTTCCGCTTCTTGGGATCCAGGAGTGACGTAGCCATGTTGTCAATGGTGTCCTTGATCTTCCGAGGAAGTTCATAGTGTGTCCAGGACCACTTGTCATCACGATCCAGAGGAACAATAACCTTGTTATGATCATGGTCGTACTCATCCTCTTCGGCTTGAACAGCACTGTCCAGAGCGGCACGTCCTTCTTCCTCGGTCCCCTGAAAACCGACCTCTTCAAGGATCTCGATCTCCTTGTTGCTCAGTAGCGCCATTGACGTTCTCCTAGTTGTTTTGTCTGCCTGCTGTTAAACAAGTCAGGCACAAAAAGTATCGCTGAGGACACTTTAACCAAAGAATCCATCAGCGACAGAAAGAATCCATATTCTGTTTTCAGCAGATACAAGAATCAGTACCTCAGATCAAGAAGATTTCCAAGACGATTCATCCATCCAGCAGTATCATTCACCTTGTCAGCAAAGTCATCCAGTCTCTCATCAGAGATGAGGTCACACACTTCCTGAGGGTCAGGCATTCTCTGAACCATGAGAAGAACATTGACGAAATCGTGCATCAACTTCGAGGTGTTCGGGCTAGGAGGATTACCCGCAACCTCCGTGTCAACCAGACCATCATCAGGATCGTTGACAGCCTGCCTCTCTGCATCAGCCTCCAGAAGGGCGTCAGCAGCCGCCTCAAGTCCCGCTCGATAGCCCTCCTCCTCAGCCTCAGCAAGTTCCTCCTCACGCTTCTTGACGGCCTTTTCCTCGATCTTGGCCTGCTCGCGCTCCTCACGGATAATCTCGTTCACCCTGTCACGAGCCTCATCAGGAGGAAGGTCCTTGGTTTCCTCGTGAACACGTTCAGTAATACGAGGAAGTTCACGCTTGATGTCTCTTGCCTGAGCCTCTGTGAGTTTGATGTCAGTACCATCAGGTGTGGCTGACTCAATCATCTTGACGGCCTTAGACAGATCAAGCAACTGGTAAGAACGCTGAGGAGAGATCTCAAATTCCATGCGAACATACTCAGCCCACGTCTCATACCCAAGAGCAGAGTAAGCCTTGCCCTCATGAGCGCGTGCCAGAAGAACATATGTGGCAGTAGCAGCAGCCCTGATAGCCTCCGTAATCTCTCTGGCCTCAGTCTCGCCCATCTGCCCCTCAGAGGCCAGGATGTCATCAATCCCTGCTGCAAGATCAGTATCAAGAACATTCTCAGGCGACATCATGTCTGTTGAAAAACCACCCAGACCAAAGTCATCATCTGTATAGTCCTGAGACTCCTCGTCATCAAGATCGTCCAGTGTATCCAGAATGTCGTTCATAAACTCACCTTTTCAGAAGTGGTAAAAGACAAAACGCCTGTTGAAATAAACAAGAATATCAATGATTCCTAAAATCGTAGGAACTATCACATAAAAACGGGCACAATGCACAAAAGAGCAAAAGGTGCGGCAATCAGAGGAACCATAGGCACACTTACTTTTCTGGTCAAAGTGTCCTTTATATTGGATCCCTTTGGTGCAGTAGACATCGAATAAATGATGGACAGTGCTGCAACCAACAAGAATCCAAACTGAAACACCCACAGACCAGTAACAGGTAGAGCAGCCAGACAGACCAGAGTAATTACTCGTGCATCAGACTTGCCAACTGCTGGAATCAGGAACACGACCAGTGAGATAAGAACAATCAGAAGCCATAGCCACAAATCGGTCTCGTTTCTGTAGGCAAGCATGTATATGCCACTTGACAGAGCAGACACAAGTAGAGCAGCACGAAGAACCCATCTGTCAGCCTTCCTGAACCTGAAGTCTGTCCATCCTGACTGCACTGAGACAAACCCAAGCAAACTTGTGGAAACAGATGTCAGTACAGCAACAGGGAGAATCGCCATCGTGTGTGTTACCAGCACAAGGACTCCAAATAAAGCAGCAGTTGCAAAACCTGTTGCAGCAGCCAGAACAGATGTCCGTCTCCATGTCTGCAATGTACCACTACCAGAGATCCACTCAGGTGTTCTGATTAGTGAGACCAGCAGAAGAATCAAAGACGGAGCAGCAGATGCCAAGAGAAGACTCACAGTTGACAGCAGCATCTACTCACCTACGAGCAGCAGCCATGGACCAGGTACTCTCATCAACCTGATCTTCATTGACAGGATTGAAGATGTAGGCATTCGGCCCACAGCCAATCCTAACGTACTCAGAGGTCAGTGATGTCAGAGCGCCCAGAAGAACCGTGATGACGAACGACTTCTGGTAGAACTCCTCATCATCAAACTCTCCGTCCGCAAGTTGAACCTTAATCTTGTTCCGTTCACCAAGGTCAGACACATAGATGCTGTCACCTTTACCAGTCAACTTGATGTCGTTCTCCTCCCAAGAGAGGTTGGCAACAGTCCTGACAGCAGAAACAAGTTCCTTCAGAGGCGCTGTCACAGAGTACTTGACAGTCTTCTCATTCGTGCTCTTGATGGACTCAATAGTGGCAGGAGAAGTCCTCTTAGCATCAAGCAGTGGAAACAGCACCATCCTTCCATCACCAAACTCGTACCCGAACCGTCCTGAACCACGAGAGACGACCTCTTCAATGATACTGACCGGAGCAGTAATTCCCTTAGTTGGAGAAATCATGGAAGCCTGACGATGAGGAACAAGAGCGTAGCCCTCAGACATGACAGCAGACTTTGAGGTGGCATCAGCAGGAGAGAAGTCTATCCTTGACTCGACCATGGCGTACTTGTCAGTTGAGAACATCCGCAGTGTGTCGTTGTTCTCAAACCCAAGATCGACAGAGTTCAAGGCTGGATTACTGCCCTCCTCAGTAGAGCAGGCTCTTGCAAGACGCTGCATCAAGGCAAAGAATACATTGTCATCAACCTCACCAAGGTAGCGGATTTCTGGAGTCTTCTTTGGTCTGTTGCTGAGCACTGGTGCAGTAAACCTGCCATTTGGTGTAGCAATGTTCAAGGACGAAGCGGATGATGAGATAAAAACCTCACCTTTCTTTGGCAGAGTAGCAGAAAGACGCTGAATGAACTGTCCGTCAAGAGGATAGGAAACAATCTCCTGATTCTTCCTCTCGCCGCTCAGATCAACAGAGGTCACATCAAACCGTGAACTGAGGAACGTCTCACCAAAGCATGACAGGGTACAGTTTCCATCCGCCCTGACTTCAAGCAGAACCTGCGCCCCACTGTCACGCTTGTCATAGTTCTTCGTAGCCCAAGAGATAGCGTCCGAAAGACTCTTGGAATCAGCCTTGAGTTTCAATGTTTCTCCCTACAAAATACCTAAACTGAGTAACTGGCTCTGTTAAGAAAGATAATCAGAAACCAAAGTCAATGTGCTCAATGTCCTCAGAGGTGTCAAACTCTGGATCTGACTGCCAGTCATCCTTCTTGGCCTTACGACGGCTGCTTGGGCGGGACTGGCTGGATGCAGAGCGGCGGCGGCGAGCAGAGGTCTTCTTAGGCTTGTCTTCCTCGTCACTCTTCTTGTCATCAGAGGTGTTCTTAATGTCTATCTTCTTGGTGTCTACATCTGTTGACTCGTTGCTGTCAGAATCAGATGCATCATCCTTGCCACCCTCATCCTGAGACAAATCACTCCAGTCGTCTGACTCAACCTCACTGAGACCAAGGTCATCATCAATGTCTGACTCAGGTTCCTCAACAGGCTTCTCAGACTCCTTGATAGCAGCACTCAGGTCAAACTCCTGCTGGACAACAGACCCTTCGTCATCTGTGTCATCAGAAACACTGCCAACATTATCTGACTCAGATACAGTTTCCTCCTCATTGGCTTCATGTGTCTCGTCAACGGGCTCGCTTACCTCTGAATCCTTGGATGTGGCAACAGACCCAGATTCAGAGATCTTCTTCTCGCTACGATACACCTTCTTGTCAACACTGAGAGACGACAGGTCGAAAGACTCCTGGAACGATACCTTCCCCAGGTGCTCATCAATCTGAGCCTGCTCCTTCTTCAGAGCAGCAATCTCCTCATCAATCTGGTGGTGCCTGTCAACAAGACTCTGACGCGCCTGCATGAGCGAGTTCAGGTACTTGTCATAGTCATTGAGAATGTTTGCGGTTGCTGTCATGGTTGAGCATCCCCTTCTAAAACGTATTTGTTGTAACTCTGATCACATCTTAACGACGCAACACATGAGCCAGGTTGGCACCACAGACAGGTGAACCAAACCCGGCTCATCATGTTTGTTGTTCATCACTTGGACTCGTAGATAGTGATTTCCTTCTTGCTACCAACAGGCAGTTGTGTTCCAGCCTTGACCGATTGCTCCACGATGACGCCGGACGGGTACTGACTTGGTGCTGACTTCTTCTCCTTGATCAGGTGCACAGGGAAGCCAGTGGCCTGCAAGGTGGACAGCGCTTGTGCTGGCTGCATACCAATGACAGACGGAATGGTCACAAAGTCACGAGTCTCAACCGGAACCTCGGTCATAGAGTCGTCGTCACTGTTGTACTTCAACGGCTTGTAGCCTTCTGTACTGAGAAGTGATGTCATAATGTCTCGTCCTGTGTACCCAATCACGTGATCCCACCAGCGATAGGTGCCTCCACGGTAGGTTGTTGGATCCATTCCCTCAGTGAAGTCATTCGGGTCATACAGGTTGGAGAACACTGAGAAGTTTCCAGACAGAACTGCCCACGTGCTGTTGTACAACTGGTTCGTACCAGACTTGGCAGCAGTGTCATAACCAGGAGTGTTGAACTTGTTACCAAAGGCGTTAGGAATCTCACCAGAGACGTTTGCTCTCATGGCTTTCAGAACAGTACCAGCGTCCTTCTCAGACAGCACACGCCTGCAAGAGTCAGACTTAGGGTCGTAAGTGTCTGGAACCACTGGACTACTGCCATCAGCATAGGTGTATGACGACACCGGGGTCGCAGGACAGAACACACCACCATTGGAGAAGGTTGCAAACGCAGCAGCCATGTCAACAGTAGAGTTCTCTGTCACACCAAGCGTGTAAGCCAGAGACCGTGACGAGATAGTGTCTGGTGCTGACAGACCGACCGATGCACTGAACTCCTTGACCTTCTCAACTCCGACCTTGATCTCCAACTCAGAGAACCAGGTGTTTGACGACAGCGCTGTAGCCCTGCGGTAGTCCATGAAACCGCCCTGGAGAGCACAGGAGTCAGAGTTTGTGATACCGCCTTCAGGAGTGTCATAGTCAGGATCAACCAGCGGGCACCGAGAAGAGAACGCTAGATCATTCTCTGTGAATCCCTCGTGCAATGCAGCAGCAAGAGTAAACATCTTGTACACAGATCCTGATCCTGTTGCGTGCAGAGGAAGGTTGACAGTCGTCTGCCCCTCACCTGTTCCATAGTCACGATTAGATCCAATAGCAAGCACTCCACCAGTACCAGGCTGAACAACAGCAGTTGGAGCAGCAAGATGGTTGTCATTACCATAGTCCTGTTGCAACTGAGCGTTCACGATAGACATGGCGTTCGGGTCTAAGTATGTGTGAATGTGCAGCCCTCCCTTTTGAAGGATGACGTTTCTCTCCTCCTGAGTCTCGCCAAGACGAGGAGACTTTGACAGGAAGTCCATCACGTACTCGCAGTAGTAAGGGTAGGCACTAGACGTACAGTTACCGTTAGAGGACTTGGAGTAGACGAGTTTCAGATCCTCGCCATAAGCAGCGTCAGCGTCCTTCTGTGTGATGTACCCTTCTGATACCATCCTGTTAAGAACATCCTTCTGACGAGCCTTGTACTTGTCTTTGAAGGTGTCAGGGTCATCGAGGTTGAACCTGGCTGGATTCTGCACGCTACCAACCAGAACAGCAGACTCAGCTAGATCCAGATCCTTAGAACTCTTACCGAAGAAGTACTGGCTGGCCGTCTCAATCGAGTAGGTCGTTGGAGAGCCAAACGCTACAGTGTTGAAGTATGTGAGAAGAATCTCGTTCTTTGAGTGCTTCTTCTCATACCCCATGGCAAGTTTGAGTTCACGAACCTTGCGACCAACAGTGGCCTCAACTGCCTGGCCCTGCTTCTCTCGTCCAGCAAGGTTGTAGAACTGAAGGTTCTTCACCAACTGCTGAGTAATACCTGAACCACCACCAGAAGAGGACAGAGCAGCACGAGCAGTACCTCTCAGAGAGAAACCCTTGTGCTTGAAGAAATCCTTGTCCTCAGTAGCAATCAGACCCTTCTTGGCATAGTCGCTGATCTGGTTGAGATCTGTCAGTGTCGTCCTGTTCTCCGACCACACCTCAGCGAACTTGTTCCCATTGATGTCATAGAGAGTGTTCCTCTGTCCGATCTCAATGTCATCCAGGTTTTCAGGAAGACTCTTCCAGTAATCTGCTGCTGGTTCAATCACCTGCGCAGTACCAGACAGAGCCATCACAGGCCATACTGACATGAGGGCACCGGCAAGACATGAAACCAGAACAAACACACCTATGTTTCTCATCACATAGGTAAGATGCCCACCTCGTGTTCTAGACACCTTCTTGTCTCGACTAACTGCAATAGGTGAACCAGCAAAAAAGTCATCAACACCTACGTCTACAGCGTTCTTCATCCTGTGGTAGTTATCCAGAAGAGCCACCTAGAACCACAACCCTCACGCATCATACTCTACAACTTACTGATGTGAATTGTATCATATCTGTCGTGATGTCAGGAGGTAAAAATGCTTTAGTGACAAATCAGCAACATTCAGAGTGTGCTATTTGCCACTCAGGAAAAGTTGTCACTGGCTTTTGGGTGCTGCGTTGGTGAACCGTCATAAACAGACCTTCTCTTTCTTGGTGAATCCTCACAAAAATCATCAAGAAAGACTACTGAGTCACCAAACATGCTCAAGATCTTGCTTCCAGCAGGACTGTTAAGACTCCTGTCCATCTCCTTGGGTGTACTGACAGACGTCACGATAACTGGCACAGGGTTGGAGTAGATGTGCTCTATCACACGCTCAACAGATGGCTTCTCCATTGTTCCATGAAGCCCGTTCTTGGAACCAAGACCTTCAACAATCAGAGCAGACATTCTTGACGACAGGAACTCTTCAAGTCGCCTGTTGCCGTCAAAACCGGATCTCCCAAATGAGATAATCTGCTCCTCTGAAAGAGTTTTGACACCAGAAGGAGAGACTACGCCCTTACCAATCATCCTTCTAATGGCAGCATAGGCAAGAAGCATCTTCTCTTTCTCGTTACTGCCAGCAATCCAAAGATAAGGAACTTTTCTGTTGTCCACCAGTTTCTTGACAGAGGCAGAGGCATCAGACCTGATAGAACTCAGTGTTACCGGCTTATCCGAGTCGTTAGGAAATCTCTCTGAGACCACATCATCCCAGAACCTCAGACCCTTCTTTCTGAGACGGAACTGCTGCTTCTTTTCCACGCTCTCATACAGGTTGTCATAACGCCTGATAGCATCACCAAACCTACCATAGTCTGGTCTGTTATGGCGAATAACACCCTCAGTAACCTCAGGAAGGCTACTTACGGCTAGTGAGAAGTCAAAAGCAGTCACACTCATCTCCTTCTAGTTCTGTGGGTACTCTCGGTCGTATCGTCTACCAGCAATGTCAAGAGACGTTGGAGTGATGGTCTGCCTGTTATAGAATACAGACTCCACAGCGTAGACGTACTTGCGCTCGCTCCATCCGTTTTCGAGAACCAGTTTGATGTAAAACCTTTTAACCTCTCTAAAAATATGATCCATTCCCATAGCAGACGTCTCAAAATATGACGAGTACTTATTCACAGGGTCAATGAACTCATGAAAACGGCTCAGGAAATTTGTCGCCTTGGAGTCATCTGTGAGGTTATTGTGCTCAATCTCATCATCCACCCCATCAAACAAGGAGGGTTGGCCTTGGTGCTCAGGGTTTCTCCTGGATGGCACATGCCTGTTCAGTACATAACCACGACCTGTCATAAACCCATCCCTTCCTGTCTTTCAGAAAAACTACCAAATTTGCGAGAAAATCTCTGGTGTATGAGATACCTCTCATTGATGTATCTATCACTGAGTTGCGTCCCACAATTATAGCACACAATGCTTTCAGTGTCACACCTCAGAAGTCTGGATCGATGTCTCCAAAATCGTCATCATCAGAGTCAAACTCGTCAAAATCACCCAGATCATCATCAAACCCGCCATCTCCACCAACATAGTCACTCTCCGACTCCAGGTCATCGTCTGAGAAGTCAGAATGAGACACGTCCTTCTCCTTCTTAATCTCGCGGAACATGGAGTTGGCGAGGTTGGAGTGACAGTTGATGATCTTGTTGGACACACCGTCACGCTGCTTAGCGAGGATAATCTTGGTAATGCCGACAGTATTATCGGTCTTTGTGTCACGATGAAGCAGGATAATAACATCAGAGTCCTGAGCGATAGCATGAGACTCACGGATGTTATCAAGGGTAGGCATGACGTCCTCACCGTCATCGTCTCTACCTTGTTTCCTGTTCAACTGAGCCAGAGACATGACAGGAATGCCAAGAGCACGAGCCATACGCTTCATGTCCTTGGAGATTGAGGCAACTTCTTCCTGACGGTTTGTGTACCTTCTTGGAGAAGAAACCAACTGAAGGTAGTCAACGATAATCATGTCCAGACCATCAGGACTTGTCGCCTGCTTCTGGGCCTTTGAACGAATAGTGTCAATCGAGATCTTGTCATCGGTGTCAATGTGGATCTTCAGTTCTCTCAGGCGCTTGGTGGTCTCAAAGACTTTCTTGCGATCCTCCTCAGAAAGCAGACCGCTCTTGAGTTTGTTCAGCGGAACACCACTCATGTTGGCAACGATACGGTTGACAATCTCCTCGTGGCTCATCTCGAGAGAGAAGAACATAACGCTGTATCCAGCCTCAGCAGCAGCAATTGCCTGCATGACAGCGAAAACAGACTTACCGACACCAGTTCTAGCGGCCACAGTGATGAACTGACCTGGCATGAATCCACCAGTAAACCTGTTCAATGATGGTACCAGAGTAGGAATACCTTGTAATCCCTCGATTCCCAGTTCCTTGTTTTCCTCGCTGAGCCTCTTGCGCTCATCAAGGATGAGATCGTAGTCCTCAACGAAGTTCGCTACACTGACAGTCTTGGAGTCGTCAGACAGTTTCAGAAGTTCCTGATTCAGAGTATCCTGAATCTCTGAGATACTTTGGCTGGCAGACACCCCAGAGTCGCCTACAAGGGTCTTCTGAGCCTCTTTGAGAGCCTGTCTGATGGTCTCCTTGGACGAGTACTCTCGAATGATTCTAGCGTATGTAACAGGCGTTGCTTCAAGCCTGGCGGCCTCTCCCTTGACTCTGAGAGAGAAAAGTTCACGAAGACCACCAACATTCTTTAGTCTTCCGTGCTGCTCTAAGTCTGCGCCCACAGTTGTCACAGAAACCGCTTCGTCAGAGCGTATCAGACGAGCAATTGACGCCATGATCTCACGATACGAGGCGACACTGAAGTCATCCTCATCAATGATCTCTAGAACACGGTCAGCATCAATGTCATCATACAGAAGACTGGCGACAAGACCTTTCTGAGCAATCTCATACGGGTCATAGTCACTTCTGCTAGAACTACTGCTTGAAGAGCGAGACTTAGTAGATCGTGATGCAGACTTGTTGCTCTTGGAGGAGGGCTCATGACTTTCGTTTGACTGAGACGATGTGCTGTTCCTGCTGGAGTTGTTTGAATCAGATGAGTCTTGCTCTGACTGATGACTGTTTGGGTGACCTTCAGATTCAGTATCAGTGTCTACGTTCTCGCTAGAGACACTATCCCGAACCTGATCATTCTTCTCTACTGCTGCATCCAACTCAGAGTCATCGTCCTGGTTGCTTTCTTCGTTGCTGTACTGTGAGTAGTGAGAAGCGTCATAAGGATAGTTCTCCTGATCTACTCCAGGAAGAGACAGCAACTCGTCATCATCCACAGAGAAGCCTGGTGGAACAGAGTCACTGTCGTAGAAGTCCTCCTGGCTCATTTCCACCCCTCAAAGCAAACAAATTAACATCAAACTACAATATGTCTCCATGCAGAACGAACGACATATCTGCTAATCCATCTTAACAAGTCATCTCTCCTGCTTGCTCATAACTACCTAAAGAATCCCATACGCAAAGAACACGCACTGACAATCTGTGTCAACAAAAGAAGACCTCAAGAGCAGTACTAGGAGGAGAGAACTGTACTACTCTCGAGGTCTTCTGGAGCCAGCGTCAGTGCTGGAATGGCTGACCCCATTGTCGTTCCTCTGTTGGCCGATAAACCAGCACCACTAAAGAGGATGAGGATTGTAGTGTCCTACTTAGCCATGCGAATCTGACGCTCTGCTGTCAGGTTCGAGAACGCTGCTGCGATCTTCATTGTCTCCTTCTTGAAGAACTCCTTCTCCTTCTTGGTCAGACCCTTAAACGAGTTCTGCATTCCAAGGAAAGCCTGCAACTGAGAGGCACCGAAAGACTCTCGTTCAATCCTGATCAGCGTATTGAAGATCTCAATAGAGTTGATGTAGAGATCCTTGTTGATAATCTCAGGATTCACAGCAGCATTGAGGATGGTCTGGAAGTCGTTCTGTGACAGGCGACGCCACTCAGCATCAGACAGAGACTTCGGGTTCTTGATAATCTCCACGACATTCAAAGCACCGTTACGTGTCAGGAACTCACGGAATTTCACAGATCCTTCAAGACCGACATTTGACTCTGTGAGACCGTCGATAACAAAGTTGGCTCGATCCTTGTCAGCGTCAATCATGTCAAGAACACGAGCAAGTTCGTCCCATGTCCTGTATGACGGCCAGGCGTTGATAGCAGCAGTACGTGTGGACGGATCGGTCAGATCCTTCTCATACACAGCCTTGGCCCCATCGGTACTGGTCTCATTAATGTCTGGCATCTTGTGAATAAGACCAGGGTTCTCTTCAAGGAAACGAACAATGAACGAACGCCACTTACCCTCGTTGGAGTCCTCAGCGACTCTTCCCCAGGCTGTCTTCATTCCCTCCAGCCACTTGAAGTTGTCAGGAATCCATCGAAGCCACGCAAAACGGTTGGCTGTCGCCATGTCCATCTCATAGCCATCGGCGGCAGATTCAGTCGGGTTCATTGCTCCAACGATAATGACCTCATCCGGGAAGAAGTCACCATTAGGGAACTGTCGGTCCTGAACCAGCGACAGAAGTGATGCACGAGTTGCTGGAGAAGTGTTGGAGAACTCGTCAAAGAACAGGATTACCTTACGACGCTCCTGGATGAACACCTGCCACGACTGGGGAGCGTACTCAGTGACAGGAATCACTCGAACATCCTGATCCCCACGCCTCTCCTTCTTGATTGTGTGAGGATTGATTGAACTAACGAACGAATCAATCTCCTTGGTGCCAAGATGCAGGTCCTCAATGACGATCTCACCACGAGTCGGGAATCCACTCACATCCTCAGGCTGCATACGAGACCCGATAATCGTGACCAGATCGTATCCAATCTCCTGAGCAATAGACCGAACAGTAGCGGTCTTGGTCATACCAGGGTCGGACACCATCATGACTGCCCTAAGTGCATCCATGTTTGCTCGAAGGATGCCCTCAGCCATGGTGTAGGCGCCGTAGTTCTTGAAAGACTTCTGGTTCTGATCTGTGTTGTTCGTCATTCTGGCTCTCCTCTTCCCTAGTGACGAAAATCTCTTATCAACTTGTGAGTGAACACTATCACAAAGAAGTCCTGTGTGCAACCCCTCACAGAAGATTGCACACAGGACTTCTTCAAATATGCTCTGAACAGCAGAAATATCAGTTCCCGAGAGAACTCCTCAGGTCAACTGGTATTTCTGGTCAGTGATGTATCTCACTCCTCGTCAGCATCCTCAATGTACTGCTCATCCTGAGCCAGTTCATCATCTGTCACCTCTGGAGCATCATCCTCTTCATCCTGAGATGAGACCGGATCCTCATCGGCCTCCTCAATGCTCTTCTTCAGAGCCTTCCTGAGACGAACCAGGATGGATGGGTCACTCTCAATAGTGGCAGTGGCCTTAGCACGACCAACACCCAACCTCTCACCAGTCTCGGTCTCGTACAAGGTGTTGCCATTCTTGGTGATGATCCCGTAGTCAGGACCAACCAGAACAATCTCAGCAGCCAGGTTGATACCGTGACCGTAGGAAAGAACTGTCTCACCCTCAGCGAACGGCGGAGCAATCTTGTTCTTGACAATCTTGAACTTCAGTGTTAGACCAATGGTGTTCTTACCCTCAGTAATCGGCTTACCACGAGACATGCGGATACGCTGAGTACAGTAGAACTTCAAGGCATTTCCACCAGTCGTGGTCTCAGGGTTACCGTACATAACCCCAATCTTCTCACGAGTCTGGTTAATGAAAATCACAGTTGTTCCTGTGTTGGCAGCAACCTGAACAATCCTCTTCAGCATCTTGGACATCAGCCTGGCAAGAACACCGATAGTCTGATCATCAGCGACACCCTCCAACTCCTTACGAGGAATCAGAGCAGCAACCGAGTCAAGAACAATGATGTCAACACCCCTGGACTCAGCAGCCTTGACAATCAGGTCCAGAGCAGTCTCAGCAGCAGAAGGCTGAGCAACGAACAGGTTGTCAATGTCAACACCCAGTTTCTTCGCGTACACAGGATCCAGAGCGTTCTCAGCATCAATGAATAGTGCTGTACCACCATCAGACTGCACATTACCAACAGCAGTCAGAGCGAAAGTGGTCTTACCAGACGACTCAGGACCATAGATCTCCACAACACGTCCGCGACCAAACCCTCCTCCAAGTTTTGCGTCCAGAACAACACTTCCAGATGAGACAGTCGGGACACGCTTGCTTGGGCGATTACCCAGTTTGACAATCAGTTCATCATCAGAGTACTGATCAGAGAACAGACTGTCCTTGTTCATCTCCTTGAAGATCTTCTCAAGTTGTGCAACACGCTCGTTTACAGGCATTTTTAACCACTTTCACTAAGATTTCTCTGTCATAGTCAATCTTAACGAAAGTATGAGGAAGGTCACCTCTGTATGCACATCCTGCTCTTGACTGAACAAGTAGAGCGTGCTAGAGATGACCCTCCTGTAAATGCTAACCTGTTGTCAGTTTTTCTCAGTCATTGTACTTTTCAGTGTGAATGTCAATGACTGTAGTAGCCTGCTTCAACTTCATTGGGCAGTTCTGGTAAGCATCCTTCTGAGTGATAAGGATAACCGTCTTGAACTTCGTTGAAGGATCTGTGACTGTATGATAAATCTGCTCCCAGTCCTCATCAGCAAGATAACCGTCTGTTGCCAGAATGAAGATGTCAGGCTGTTTCTTGTTTGGCAGAGACTTAATGAACTCGAACCCAGAGTGCATCCATGTTCCACCACCGCCAGAGAGATTCAACTTATTGACGTTGTTGACGACCTCAATACTCTTGACATCTGTGTCAATGCAGAACATCTCGACACCACCCTTGGTCTTGCTGGCGCCCTTGATAATGGATACAACCTCAGTTATAGCAGCCGAGAAGTCAGGGTTAGACATAGACCCGGATGAGTCAATACCAATCATCACAGTAGGCTTGATAGCGGAGGAACCCCTGAAAATCGGTTGGTTCTTACCACCACCGAAACGACGGTTCGGACGACGATAGGTGCGAATCGTCTTTCCAGCCATAATCTCGCCATAAGCCTTAGCAATATCCTGGCGAAGAATGGTCTGCCACTTAACCTTGGGGGTGCCCATCAGTTTCAGAGCAAGCATCAGAAACTCGTCACTAGAACCATCAGAGGACTGGCTACGAGAGTTTTGATCCTGAACAATCCTTGTCCTCACGCTGTCACGAGCAGCGGCCTGTGTAGCGCTGGACTTCCTCTCGATACCAGCAGCGTCAGCAGCCTGTTCACGAAGGTCGTTTGAAGTGTCGCATGTCATGCTCTTCTCGTTAGGACCAGTCGTGTTCTTGCTCTTCATGTCCTCAGCAAGACGGTCATTGCTTTCACTGATCTTGTCAGACTGCTGGTTCTGACCGTCTCCGCTATCGCCCTCAGAATCAGAATCCTGTCCTTGGTTTTGGCTTGACTGACCAGAAGAACCAGAACCGTTTCCTGACTGGCCTCCGTCGCTCTGTTGACCATCACCAGCAGAGCCGCCTCCGTCGCCACTGGGATCGCCCTGCTGGTCGCCACTGCCACCACCTGAGCTACTGTCATTGGAATTGGGCTGCTGACTGTTAGAGCCACCAGACTTAGGACCAAGAGACGAGAAGTCAGTGCCGGAACCTAGTTGGATTCTACTACTACGACGCTTCTTCTTAGACGAGGAACCACCATCAGAGTTACCGCTCTGCTGATTGTCGTCACCATCATCTTCCTGTTGACCACCACTTCCTGAACCATTCTGAGACTGATCGGAAGCATCATCCTGAGAAGATCCAGAATTGGCATCATTACTGTTGTTTCCGCTCTGAGAATAACTTGGGTCAGTGCCGCCACCATCGTTATTTCCATTCTGAGAGGAACTAGAGGACTCACTACTTCCTTGCTGGGAACCATCTCCTGAGTCACTGTCATCAGACTGGCTACCAGATCCAGAACCACCAGATCCTTGCGACTGACTGCTACTGGATCCAGACTGAGACTGACCAGAACCATCGCTATCACTGGGATCGCTCCACTCGTCAGGCTGAGACTGTGACGAACCACCTGAACCCTGAGAGGAATCGCTGGACTGTTGGTTGCCGCTGCTTGATCCAGAGCCGCTGCCACCAGAGTCGTTCTGAGACTGCTGATCCTGACTGTCAGAATCACTGTCACCAGATCCGCTGCCACTGCTCATCTGATCTGGCAGACTTCCGTCATCCTCAGCAGATGAACTCTGATCGCCTGAACCACTGTCCTGTGATGGAGAACTGGGACTTGAGGACGCATCACTCTGCTGCATCCTGGACTCATCACGACTAAGGATTTGGTCGAGTTGAGCATTCCAGTTAGCGTTGTACCACTCCATGGTCTTAAACTTCTTTAGATCATAGTCCTGCGGAAGAAGCATGTGACTTGTTGTCATAGTACGGTTGGCGTGAAGACACGTGTTAATTTCAAGGTCACCAACAATGTTAGCACGTGCAGCACGAACACCAGCCGTTGCAAAACGAGTGAAGTGGTTGTTCAGAAGGTGCATAACCTCATGAGTCAGCCAGGTTGCACGAGTACTAGGATCCAAAGCATACAGGAACCGGTAAGACAGACCAACTCGAGCGTGCTTATCCGTGTAGCACGTCTCAGCAGTAGCGTCAACAAACGGGGAGAGCAGCGCGAACCCCTCACGGAACACAGGAGTACGATTCACAGCCGTCAAAACGGTCTCTGTGAAGATACCCAGTTCCTCCTGAGTGAGTTTTCGGATCCATCCGTTAGGAGTCGTCAGATCACGAATACGACGCTTGATAACCTCATCGCTGTTAATCTCAGGTAAAGCCTTGACAGAAGCCTCGTTACGCCTCTTCTTACCCTGGAGTTGCTTCTTCAGTGACTCAACATCGGTTCCAAGTGACTTAGCAGCCTCTTGATTCGTGATACGCTTCATACCTTCTCCTCTACGCCCTGTAATCTCTCCTACATCAGGGACATGTGACATCCTACACGCTAAGGTGACAAAAGTCAACCACTATCCAAAGATGTTCAGAATAGACAAGATCACCGCAGAAAGAGAACCAAGTGCAAGAATCATCTCAGAAATCTTCTTACACTTGGTTCTCTTGTTAGCACCACAATCGATGTGTCAGATGTTGTGCTTGACCAGGTAGCTGTTCGAGATAATCTTGAAGTTCCGGTTCCTGTCCATCCACATCGGAACCTCCTGACCAGCAGCCAGGTGGAACACGATACCCTCATCACGACAACCCTTGGTCACGTTGTCACGAAGAGTAGCGACCTTCTCAATCATCTCATCAATCGTACCACGAGGCATCCAGTCATCGCCCAGAGCGGGAACAGCAACCTTCAGCAACCGCTCGTCCCAGTCCTCACGATCAACCTTCTCTCCGTCCTGATACACTGCAAACACCTTCAGGGTAGCAGTGTCGAACTTGAGTCGGTTCTTCTGAATCCCAGGGCCAAGCAACTCGGCCTGAACAGACATACCAGGATGCTCACGAAGCACATCAGTAACACCAATCCGCTCGGCAATCTGGTAGCCAAGAGTGTTCTCAGTAGGAATCTCCCAGTTACGAGAGTAGGCGTGAATAGTTCCGTCAATGTTGGTGAACGTCTGAGACATACCGTCAACCTTGACTGTAGGAATCCACTTCAGCCCAAGAATCTCGTCCCAGTGCTCAGCAAGAGACTGCACACGCTCAGCATCCGACTTGGGAGCCATAGCCTCGTTGAACTTACCAATAACACCGGCCTGAGCAGGAAGCGGCTCCTCATACTTGACGACGCCAGCCTCCTTGGTGATGTCGGCGCCTACAGGGAGTGAGTCGATCTGCTCCTGAGTGAAACTAATCTCATCAAGGCCCATGATAAGACCCTGTGAATACACACCTCGCATCTTCATGGTCCGAAGAACGTGACCTGAAGAGGTGTTTCCGTTCTCGTCAGTGTACTTGCGAACACCGCGAGACATGAAAGCAGCATAGCGAGGATCTGTCTCAGGTAGAAGAGAGTCGATCTCGAAGTAGGCAATCTTATCGCCCACTGAGAACTGATCCTTCTTGACAATGACGTTCCAGCCAAGAACACGAGCGTTGACAATGCGATCAGCATTCTTGATGGGGGTGATGTCAGTAATGGTCTGGACTGATACCAGATGACGCATATGTCTTCTCCTTGGTTTGTGTGCTACATGAAGTATCTTGTTAATCATATGTAGCACAAATGGTCAGTATTATGTTGAGGTACCAATCCAGAAACCACTCATGACTTCCAGATGGTTACATACTACTCCACTAGCGCCTGCCATGTCAAACAGAAAAGTTGTGATCTGTGCAACATCAATCCTCTTGCACAGATCACAACTCATCGTGTGTGATTCTCTGGCAAGAGTATGAATACTACTTCACACCAACCGCCTCGTTGAAAGCCTTCAGGATGTCCTTGTTCTTAAAGTCAATCTTCGTTCCAGAAGCCTTGCCATCAGAACCATACTTGACACCAGTGAAGATAGCAGGGGTGGAGAAGCCACCAGGGAACAGGTCAGATCTCTTCACCTGCTTCTCAGACGTCTTCTTGATCCAGTCAGCATAACGATGCTCAGGAATAGTCTTGGCAACATCTGCTGGCACTCCTGCACCAACAGCAACCTCCACAAGAGCCTGATCCGTCACTGGCTTCTGACCATAGTTCTGAACTCCCTCCTGCGGCTGGAAGTCCTTGCGGTACAGTGCTGACAGAAACTCCAATGCGTGCTCTGGGCTGTTCTCAGCAACAGTCACGAATGCGTTGATAGCACGAGTAGAATACTTGTCTGTTGACGCCTCATCCAGGAACGACACAGGAGACAGACGCAGGTCGATGTCACCAGACTTCACCAGTTCCTTCATCCTGTCACCAGAAGCACGATGAACAGCACCACATCCAGGACACAGAGGGTCGAAGAAGTCGTCAACTCTGGTAGCGCTGCTCTTCAGATTCTCTGACTTCACCTGAAAAGCACCGTGCTCATCAAAGTTCTTAGGTGTCAGTTGCGTAGCAGCCTGTGTCCATCCGTCAGAGTCCTTCTTGTTATGAGCAGTAACCGCTATGTATCCTATTAGTCCAACTAGAACGGCAATCACAGACACAAGAGCCGATACTCTGACAATCTTATCCCGACGCGCCTTCTTCTTTGCCTGCTTGCGCATCTCAGCTGCACGCTGACGCCTTTCCTGGCGACGCTCTTCCTTTGTCTTACTCTCTGCCAAGTTGTTCTCCTTCATTTATCTACTAACTGATTCAGTATCAGAAACCAGTGTCTTCTCTGTACCGCGAGACAACAGAGTCACTAAGAGCCTGTCGCTGCTCACAGAACCTTGTCCACAAGTCCTGCAATGTCTTATCCTTCTTTGCTGCTGGAAGATACCGGTCAGTGCTGAAACACATATTGTACACCTGGATGAAACCAGCGTCCCAGCTATCAAGACCATATCCTGTTCGACCAGGAGTGTTGACGTACTCGTGACGGTACTTGAACGACACCTTAAGGATCTCGCCCCATGTCCTCAAAAGACTTCTAGCATTATCAGACAGGTTACCAGACCTTGCAGCATCCTCCAACCATGTTGAAGCAAAGCGATCATCAGATCTCTGAATCTCTGAGAGCATCTGTGAGCCACCCTGATCCAGGTTGTCCAGAGCCACATCCTCCATGAACCTGTTGGACACAGGAAAGAACTCGTTGTCAACATCCCAGGTCTTACCTCTGGAACTGTAACCATTTAGTGATGTCTGACGGCTACCAGAACTGAACAGCGCAAGAGTCACACAGTCTGCCTCAAACTTCTTGTAAGAATCAGAACTGGTGAACTCATCAGTCATCCTGACAAAGACATCTCTGTCATGAACCCAGTCGGTTCCTTCTGACTTGATTGCTTTGTAGCAGTTCTTAATGATCGCAAACACAGTACATGCTTCAGCAAAGTTTCCTGAGTCAACAGGAACCCCGTCGCCAGAACGGTTTGTGATAGTGAACATACTGGTCTTCAGGTCAGCACCCTTGAAGGTGTCTCGCTTCTGCAGGAACCCGAATGCTCCCTCAGTTGCCCGACCACGAAGATTGTTACCCAGTTTATCAGTAAACCCGTTAATCGTGACAGGATAGTCGTCAATGTACTCCCCTGTTGGAGCAGGAATCATCCTGGACAGACGGTTGCTGTCATCAACTCGCTTCAGCAGACACGAACCATCATCAGTGATGAACACCTGCTTCAAGTTCTTGTCAATGTTCCTGCGCTTGACAGCATACCTGAACTGTGTCTGTGGCTCATGGTTCTCAGAGGTGTCAATAACCCAGTGAGAGCAGAGGATAGGCCAACGTCCTGCCGTTCCGTTGAACTCACTGGCGTCCATAACGAATCCTGACTCCAGCCTGAAGTCCTTGGTGAAGTCGTCAACCATACCACTGAACGCAGGAGAGGTCAGGAAAGACTTGCTGAAGAAGACTACATGGAAGTCCTGAGTGTACCCGAAAGTCCGAGCCAGTAGCGCAACACGCCAGTAGAACTGAGTGCAGAGATCCTGCGCGGCATGACCACCACAACCAAGAGAAACCATCTCCTTGTTGACCTTAGTGGATGTGATACCAGACTTGTTCTCAGTCCGAGTACTGCCGCCAGATGTTCCATAGGGAGGGTTGCCAAGAATGACGATAGGCTTGTTCTCTTTCAGGGCCTTTACCAGTTCCTCAGGAATACCCCAGCGGTCAGACGGAACAGAATCAGCCAGGAACTCAGGAGTCATCTTCTTGGCAAAAGAGTCATTCGTCTTTGGGTCAACAACATCAATCAGGCGCTCAGAGATAACCTTGGTGATGTTATCCTCTGTGACTTCAATCTCGTTGTTCTTCAGATACTTCCTGGCCTGTGTACGGTTCTTCCTGTTTGCAAGGTTGACTGTATCTCTTTCAGCCTTAGCCTGTTCCTTGACAAGACCAAGATAGGTGTCATGAATACCCATGTCATCATTCAGGAAGTCCATCTGGAACTCATGAGCACCAGAGTTGATACCCTCAGCAATCATCATCTCCTCAGTGTGAAGAGTTGACAGGAAGAGGTTGCTGTTGTCACCATTTAGACCAAACGAGTAGTCTTTCGTCAGGTTCTTCGATCCACATGCAGGATCCCAGACAACATACTTCTCACGCCAGTCACTCCCAAGATCCTGTTCAAGCATCCTGTGCATCTCGTCCGCCCAAAGAGAAGGAGTCCAGAACTCACCAGTCCATCGACGCTCGTTCTCCTCTAGCAGACGGTCACAGATAGAGGTGATCTCCTGCTTCTCTCTCAAGGAGTAACCACCGAAACGATACATGTTGCGCCACACCTCGAACTCATGAGCGCTGAATCCATCAACAGCGTTCACAACGGTCTGACGACCCTTGTCCTCCATGACGAAGGTGTTAGGGATACGAGGGTGGACATATGCAGTCAGATCGTTCAGAATAGTCTTGACAAAGACAGCCATCTGCTTCTTGGAGGCGTCCTTACCAACAAAACCACCAAAGACGCTCATGTGAAACTTGATGAACGCGGACTCAAGACTGTCAGCACTGATACGACTCTTCAGCAACTCAGTTGACTTACCAGACGCAACACTCCTGATACCATAAGCCAGGTTGTTGACATCAAGAGAAATCTTGTCATTCTCGTCATAGACTGAGTGAACAGGCACGTTTCCAACAATAGGCAGGCTCTTGATCGCGTCGAGCAGTCCGTAATTACTCTCCCAGGCGCTTGACGGCGCGAGACTCCACTCAGGGTCATCACTCCACGTCCTGTCAGCAAGATCCTTCAGGATGTCTCCTGGAACAACGAATATATCATCCTCATCAGCCACCACAACGATTCGGGGAGCCTCAACAGGGTCTGTTCCAGAGACAAGATTGTGAATGTAGTAGGTGCACTGAACCAGAACACGAGCACGCTGCTCCAGACCTGCCTCACCAGAGAAGGCACGGTCCTGCTTGACTTCAAGAAGGATACTGTAGTCCTCACGAGTGTCAAACAAGCCATCTGAGGCAAAACTCACAAAAAGCAGGCCGTCAGTCTTGACTCCGTTCAAAGTGGACACAAAACCGTTGCCAACACTGCCATTGTCCGCTGCCTCAACGTTCTTGATGGCATCCAGCAGCAGATCACGGTAGACAGCCTCAATGTCCTTCTCATCGGTCGCGTACTGCAGTCGTGAAAGCACACGATTACGCCTGGTGTCAGACATCACAGGCTTGTTCTTGGTGGGCACTGCCATACCTTGTTTCTCCTCAAAAAATGACTCAAAATCATTCATCTGTGACGAGTTTAGCATATGAATGTCATCACGTCAACTACCTTTTGGCGTCATATCAACATAAAGATGCAAAAGGACGAAGGCTGCACCTAGAAAGAGCAGACACAGGAGTGCCGGATGCGACCACATCAATCACATCCGGCACTCAAAGTGGATCTCAATTGTGACTCAGCACAAGTGTGAGTTCTACCATCCTTCAGTCAGAACAGCATAAACGACATCCTGAAGCCTCTTCGTCCTGTTAACACTCTCCCAGGAAGGAATCACCGGAACAGCCATTCCTGCCTCCTGAGGAGTCATGTCACCCTTCTTGTTGTTGCACTTCTGGCACGCTGTGCACAGGTTGCTCCAAGATGAACGACCACCACGAGACCTTGGAAGAATGTGGTCAACTGTCGCCAGAGACTTCGGAACACTCTTGCCGCAGTACTGACATGTGTAGTTGTCACGAATGTGCACAAGAGAGTTGGCGATCTTGGCGTCAGGATCGAACTTCCTTCCACCCCTGTGCTTGGAGACGTAACGGTTCAGGCTGACAACCAGTGGGCGTGGAATTGACAGGTGCTGACTTCTTACCAAGGACCCGTCTGAACGTGGAACAAGTGTCGCTGCACCATTAGCAACAACCAGTGTCACAGCACGAGACCATGCAACAACATCCATGACCTCCATCGCTGAGTTGACAAGAACACTCTGGCCCTTGCCAACCATCTGCTCCAACTGAGCGATACTCTCCGTTACTGTTGTCATCTTGACTCCTACTACATACCTCTCCAGGTGTTGACTTTTCTTTCATGAGAGAACGCCCTTAGGAAGGTCTCTTTCCCAAGGACGCTCAACGTCTCTATTATCAGCAAAACACTATCACTTTTGGTGGCAGGTGTTCTACCTCAATATGGTCGTTGTACCAGCAATCATACCACACACCCTCATTCTGTCAACATGAACTCAAGTCTTCTGCTCTGAATTTCGTGTGATAACCACCACTATCAAAGCAGATTAAGGTGTATCACTGAAAATGATTGCTGGTGTTTTGAGAAAAACTACTCCTCTTCCTCGTCCCAGATACGCGAGCCCTTCAGGTTCTTCCTCACTGTCTTCCAGACCTTCTTCTCAAACCCTGGCTCACCTGGATTACGACCATCAAGCAGACTGAACACAAAACCAGACTGACTCATCTTGGAGACTCTTGCAGCAATCTCCTTCCTAGTTCCGCTCTTGTCCAGTGACTCATACTGCTCACGGGCCTCACGTATAATCCTGTCGTGCTCGTTCTGGAATGTCCTGGCGACTGGATCGAACTTGCGTCTACCAAGGTCTCCAATCTTACTGACACTGGACTCATACTTTCCAGTAGAGACTAGATCGAAGATTGCGCTCTTGCTCATACCAGCGAAAGCACGATGCAGAGCCAGGTAGTCATCCTGCTTGATCTTCACCTGCATCTGCTTGTCTGGGTCGCGGTTGAAGATCCTGACCACAACACCTTCCTTGCCTTCACGTGGTGGTAGAGCAAGAGCCTCACGCAAGGTGCTGGCTGACATGCTCTCTGCAATCGTCCTGTCGCCCCAGATGTTCCTGTACTTCTGTGTGCTCTGATAACGACCAGTATGCTTGTCAATGGCGCCAATCATGCCAATGTCATCCTCGTCATACTTCAGGATAATCTGGTGTGGCCCAGGACCAGTACCCTCGAACACGAAGGTGGTTCCAGGATGTCTGCTCAGCAGTGTATCCATCGTCTCACCAAGAGAGTCGTCCCTGCGAATCATGTTGGTGTAGTCAATAGCCTGATCCGAGGCGAAACTACCCTTTGTGGCAACACATGGCTCACCTGTTACTGGATGACGGTAGGCGATCAGCATGGAGCCATCACGCTTGTCAGTAACCTCTGCTGGAGCATCAAAGTTCAGTAACTTGATCGACTCCTCAGCGCCAGCCATGTTCTCCTCATCGCCAAACGCCCAGCCAGGCTTGCCGTCAGATCCGACCATCTGAGACAAGGTGTAGAACTTCTTCCAAGGCAACTGGACAACACGAGCATCACTAAGATTCTCGTCAGAAGACTGGACAATGAGACCACGTGCTGTCTTGGTGGCATCATTCCACTTAGCAGAGTACTGAGTAGCCTTGGTGTAGCACAGGACTCTCAGTGTGTCGTCGTCAGGATGCTTCTGCTGTGAGACATAACCCTCCTGAATCATCCTGTTCAGAAGGTCAACATCCACATACCTACCCAGTTCTCCACCAATGTAGTCGTCATTACTGGTGTCAGGCACAGAAGACCTAGACGCTCCACTCATGACGTTACTGCCATAGAGCATCGTCATAATCTCGTCCTGCTCCTTCTGGCTGCTGGCGTGAATATACGGGCATTCTCTTATGTCAGCAGAGCACTCCAGCCATCGTCTTGTATCTGAGTCATAGTGCTTTCTAGTCATTGTAAATCTTTTGTCCTTGTTCAGTTTTGTTAACCAGTAAGTAGTTGGTGTATCATGGATAATTGTGACAATTATTTTCAACTATGTTCCTACTACTTATCTATACAATAAAACACTAATGGCTGGTGCCTGTTCTTTAACACCAGCCATTAGTAAATCAGATCGCTATCTTGACAAAGACCTCACTCGTTGAAGTATGAGAGAATGTTCAGCAGGCTCTGGAACAGGTTGATGATGTCCATGAAGATGTTGAGAGCAAGCATCTCAGCCGTCATCTGATCGGCATTCGGGGTGTCACGAATACGCTGAATGTCAATGAACACGTAAAGCGAGAAGACAATCAGCATCGCAATAGAGATGATGAGTGACAGAATAGGTAGGTGCAGGAAGAATACGTTCGCCAGTGACAGAACAATTGCTCCCAGAACAATGGCCGCTAACTTGCTGGACCAGTGTTCCAGGCTCTTTTCGTTGGTGTAGCCAAGAACAGACATCACCCCGAAGATGACAGCAGTTCCGCCAGCAGCCATGACAACCAGGTTACCTGCACCAGCACTAATGAAAGCACTGACGGTACTGTACATCAGCACACCGATAACAGCAGGGATACTAATGGCGAAACCCTTGGCGAGAGTTGGAGTCATCTTGATAAAAGATGACGCAATCAGAACACCAACCGTTATCAGAGCAACGATCTTAACTGTTGCAGGTGGGATGAGAGGGCCAATAACCATCATCGCCACAGCCATGATAGCGAACTGAGCCAGCAGCCAGTTCATGACACGACGATGAGTGACAGCAAAACCACTCTCAGCGTTCTGTACAGGGTTGTAGATACTCAAAGTAAATCTCTCCTCATGAGATGTTGATGAATCTTGTCTTAAAGCATACGACAACACACTATGAGATGTCAATGTCACTTAAGTGTGCTACTGATCTCATATATCACTTTTGGTTGACATATGACTGCTTCGCTGAGGGAATGAACACCTCGAAGAACTCCATCAGTCCAGGTCTGTCCTCTGTACCAATAATCTCCTCAGTGGTCACAATCCGTCCAACAATCACAGGCCACTGGCTCCTGTACTTCCTGATTCCAGTCAGAGCAAGAACCTGCTGAGCAAAACGTCTGGCATCATAACCTCGAACAATCCGTGACACCTCCTGCTCGCCAGTCTCAAGATCCTGCACAACCACATTGTTCTCAGAAACATGTCCAACACTCTCAGCGATACGTGAGAACACTCCCAGCAACTCAGGGTCACGTGACTCGGACAACTCGATCATGTCTTTGAGCATAGTCTCAATCAGGTACTCGTTGTCATCATCTGTGGCAATCATCTCAAATGCCTCAACAACCTCCTCAGACAGGCATCTTTGCAGCACCTTAGCTGAGTTCTTAAGCCTGTGAGCGTGCAGTGAACGATCCAGAGAGGTCTCAACATACCACAGGTGGTTACCAGACACCTCAACCACCTGTCCCTCATCTGTCGTCACCTCATACATCGACTCTGGAAGGTGCTCGTCATACACCTCGACCACAGTCTCCCAGTCGTCATTGTCATCAGGAATCTCGTCACCAACCTCCAGATCTCCAAACCTCTTGATAACATACTCAAACTTGTCATCAGAGGCAACAACCTGTCCAAGGCTCACGTCATCAGGAACAGTAACCTGACTCGGCCTGAGGAACTTACTGACCAGTTTATCTACTGGACGAAAAGACATGCACTACTCCATTCACTACCTAAGAGTACTCTGACACAATCTTACCAAGAACAAAATGGAGACATTATCTGTCAAAAAAGCAAAGTGCTAGGTGCACAATCATGCAAACACCTAGCACTCACTCATTCAAAAGTGACGATAGATTCAGAAGTCAAGTTCTGATGACATCAGTGTACTGAGACGATCCACAAAATTATCATCCCTGACATCAAATGTCTCTAGATGAGTACCATTGGAGTAGACATCAAGAGTTGAGACGTCATCGCCATCATACTCAGCATCAAAAGAGACCTCAGTGTCATTATTGTAGGAGGCGATAGTGGTCTCATCAATCTTACGACCAAAACCCTGATCCTCATATCCATCAATAAGCGACTCAACAAATGTTGCCATACACTATCACCTTCCACATCATCAAGAAAAAGAATGTTTATGCCTTCTCATATCATCCACTACTTCTCTGTAACTCTAACGGAAGCAGTACGTGCACCAAATAGTTTACCGAACTGCTCCTCAGAAAGATGCTGACGAGCAAGATCCTCATCAACCTTGTACTCATAGTTGCTGACAAGAGCCAACTGCTCAGGTGTCAAGTTCTTTCGCGCCTCAGTTTGGTTAACCTGCTGCCTGTTGTTGATAACCACACCTCTGTTCAGCGCCCTAGCAGGAATGTATGTATTTCCATCAGGATTATTCAATTTTGCAGCAGTCTTCATGACATTGTTCATAGAGCCCGTTGTCTTCTTTAGATCTCTGTACTTCATGCCAAATGAGGTCTGAGCATCAGCGTACAACTGCTGGTAATTACTTAGTGCTGCATCCATCTTGTCCTCATCCGTCTTTCCAGGAAGGTTGGTATCAGCGTTAACGACATACTTACCAACATCGTGTCGAGATCCTAGAACCACATTTGTTGTTTGCGATTTTGTCAGAATCTTGGCCTGTGTCTCCTCGTCAAGATGCAGCCTGACAAGATCCAGACTGACCTTTGGTTTTCTGGTCTGAATCTTTCTCTTCAAGGACTCTGGAAGAGTTTTCAGGTAGTCCTCGTCCAGCTGGTTCTCTTTGACGTTGATAACCACCTTAGCAATTTCACCATCCAACTCATACCTGGGTTTCTTTAGGTTGGATGAGGAGACAAAATCCTTCACAACCTTGTCAAGCCTCTTTCTCTCATCGTCAACACGAGACATTTGCTCACCACGATCAAGATAGGTGTCTGTGTCTACAACAGTTCCGTCACTCGACTTGAACCTTGATGATGGCAGTACCTTTGAGTTCTGCAAGGTCTTCATAAGGTGACCGTTGTTCTGCTGATCAGCAAAGTCAACAGCCTTCTTCAGTCTTCTCTCGGCGGCAGAAGGATTAGCCTTTGCCAGAAGAATGTCACCAGAGTGTGCTCGACGGCTAATAATCTCATTAGCACTACGAATCAGGTTGTCTTTAAGAGCAGCATCAATCTTGCTCATCTCAACACCACGACGAACCACATTGCCCTTCTTTGTAGGATGCTTCGTCATAGCGTTCTTACGTGGACGATAGATCTCAGCAAAAGCACCATATTTTGACTCAAGATCATTAATTATGATCTGCTTGACCTCATCTTTTGTGTTACCATGAAGAGCAGGTCCATAGCGACAGGCCCTCTTAGTAGCCTTGCACTCCCTGATCTGTCCTGTTGGTGTGGCATGGTACTTCTTAGCAGACATAGATAAACACCTCATCTAGAAAAATCATGAAACGACTTTCACTATCTAAGGTGTTTATCTATAGAAAGATTCCTCTGAGTGCAATCAGCAAGGCATTACAATTCAGAGAGAAGATACTTGCCTGTCTGTGTCCCCACTGAGAGCACTCTTGTATGCATCAAAGAAACTCAGAAGATTGTTGTCAATCTTGTGGTAGTTCTTGTTGTCAGGGCCAAGAGTATCCACACCTATCATGTCTTCAATTCGGCTCTTAAGAACAACCACATCAAACGTTCTTGATCGAATAGCTCCAACACGTGAGTCACCTCTGTCAGTGAAGCACTCACCAAGAATGTGTCCAGAATCTGCTACAAGAGAACGAATCGACTCGAACAGGTTGCCAGCATCAGCAAGCAGGGCAAACTTCTCAATGTTTCTACACTCAAACTCTGTAGATTGAATAAGATTATTCCTAAAAACTCCAAGAGATTCTTGCACGTCCTCATTTGATGACAAGGTAAACAAATCGTTCACTAGTTTCGCTGTCTTGCTTCCAAGTTCAGACAGAAGGTCATTCATTTCAGTCACTGAAAACACTTCCTTATTTTGTGTTCAATACCTATAACATTTTCTCTATGTTTGTTATTCACTTATCTGAAAGGACAAATCTGGTAGCTGAGATACCAGCCTTTGCTCCACTACCAACAGCCACAGCAACCTGTCTGAAATCAGGATCTGAGACATCCCCAGCAACAAAGAAGCCTTCAGTAGTAGACCTGTGAATGAAACCATCACTGTATAATTCAACATTCCCAGCAGCAGCGTGAGAGTTAGGGATCTGTCCTACCGCTACAAACACACCAGAGACAGGGTATGTCACCCTATCGGTTCCAACCACCTCTGAGACCTCACCACTACCACTGTCCTGAATCTCTGCAACATTGATGCCCTCATGAACAAAGACGTTAAAAAGAGTCTCCAGTCTCTCAACAGCAGGTTTTGAAGCGCGCCATGACGACCTCACAAACACGTCAACACGACTGCACAGATTGGCAAGATAGGAAGCCTCCTCAACAGCACTTTCACCACCGCCAACAACAGCCACATTCTCGTCAGCAAAGAACATCCCGTCACATGTTGCACAGTATGACACACCACTGAGTTCACTACCTGAAACATCTAGTTTCCGAGGCTCACTACCAGCCGCGAACACCACGGACCTGGACAGCAGGACTTCACTTGTATCAGATAGATGGATCTCAAAAACACTGTCATCACGTTTGACAATCTTGCTCACAATGCCATCAACCATCTGAGCACCAAACATCTGAGAGTGCTCCAAGAAAGTCTCAGACATACTCATACCAGAGACACCAGGCATACCAAGGTAGTTGTCAATCTCCTCAGTAGAGGTCACAAGCCCGCCAGCAGTCAGTCCTTTGACAACAGATGTAGACAAGCCTGCACGAGACGTGTACAAGGCTGCTGAAAGCCCTGCTGGACCAGAACCAACCACAACTACGTCCTTGATGTCTTCTACTGCTACAGAGGCTCTGACGGGCTCCTGTGTAGCAATGCTGTCGTGTTCTGGGGCAATGATGTTTCTGTCGTCAACATACATAAAAACTCACCTCTGGAAGATAGTCACAAGAGTAAACTAAGATCATCTTAACCAGAGGCGAGTACAGAGAAAGTTAATCAACTTATAACTGTCTGTTATAAGATTTGCTCAATCTGATTTAATTCACCCATAGTAGTACTCATCAGCAATCCTGTCGCGTCTTCTGTCGGCATCAACCTTCTTGAGATAGCACCTGTGAGCACTCATCCTAAACGCTCTGTCTGTGTTCTTGATAGCCTCTGCAAGAACCTTCGTGCCTTCTTCTGTGCTGCTGTCGTTCTGGCTGACAACATCTCCTGTCTTCAGATTGACACGAGCATAGTATTCTCTACCGCCCTTGTCAGCAGCACAAACGTCAACAAAACCATCGTACCTGAAGTGATTCGGTCTACTGTCAGAAACAGAAACAGAGGTCAGACGAAGACCATGTGAGTTGAGTTTTCTCTGAATCTGACTGCCAAAAGCGTCCGTCTGATTACTTGCTAGATGAAACGCCGACTTGCTGTACATGGTTGCGCTCCAGAAGTCAGCATCACTGAACTTAGCGCCATCTTTCTTGTCGGCAGGAAAACCCTCTATTGTATATTTGAAGTCGGATCCACTAGCGCTGCATCCTTGACGTTTTTCACCAGTCTCAGTGTTAAAGTACTCTACACCAGCATAAGGATTGTTGTAAGTATAGTACATCTTACTTAAATCCTTGGCATCACGAACAATCATACCTGTCTTAGGAATGTCAAAGTCAAAGACCTGCTTGAATCCATTAACAGAGACAGACTGAATCCTTCCTTCGCTCATATACTTGTCATAAGTACTTTTAGCGAGATCAATCTTCTCTGAGTCATACCTGAGAGCATCTTTAGGAAGAGGTGGTTCAGATATGACAGAATACCCGCTCAGACCTTCATCACTGACTCCAGCAAGTCGAGCCTCAATCTGGTTTATCTCCTGCTGACTGAAAGCGTGCTCTAGTTGGATGCCACGTTTTCTGTAAGAACACTTCTCAATACCCTCACACTTCCTCCATACCCCATCCTCAGGACTTCTGTGCTTACAGTTGGACATGAAATCAACCTCTCTTTTAAGCTAGAATAGTTGCAAAATTATTTTGATCTATCTAACATACTATCTATATTAATGCCAAACTGAATGTGGATATGAGTGATACGGGTGGTAGTAGGGCACTACTGGAGAACTAATCCTACCATTTTCTGATTCCTTCATTTGTTGATACTCTTTGCAATTTCCTCCGACATATAATGCAGAATAGTTGCTATTCTTGCCATTGTTCTCTATTATAAGACAAGATATGTCACCATTCTTGATTTCTGTTGCTCCACTGTATTTTACAACATCTTTAGGGATGTTTGTGTACTTATATTTTCCGTCAATAAAAGTGATACCATTATTCAAGTCTGCACTGACTTTGCCGTCATAACGTTCTTCTTGTGGTAAATTCAAGTCGCACCCAGAAATAAGAATAGCCGCAAAAAGCGCAAGAAAAAATCCAATCATTCTTTTAAAAGTATTTTTCATTCTTCTGTTCCTATTCCATTCCACCAAACAACCTCATCTGCTTTAATCGACTTCTTGACATCAATAACAGACTGATTTGATGATCCCCTAAAACGCAGTCTGGTGTCTCTCTGAGAAATCTCAAATCTTCCGTCAACTAATACATCAATATATTGAAGCAGTCCAGTCTTGTCTGGATCCTGCATAATCTCATCCCAGTAGAATCCTGTCCACATCCAGACAGTCTTGGTGTCACCAAACTTATTCTTGAATGCTTTCAGTAGACTCTCTACCGCTTCCATGTTCTCGAAGGGCTCTCCTCCAAGAACAGATAGGCCAGCAATAAAAGGATGGTCGCAGTCACTCAGAACCATGTCAACAGTGCTTCCAGTGAACTCTTCACCCATACGAGGATTCTGAGCAGTCGCAGACCAGCACCCCTTACACCTGAAAGAGCATCCAGAGAAGAAGATGGATACCCTGACTCCAGGTCCGTTCGCTGTGTCAAACTTGCTGTACCCAAGAAAACGTGACATATTACTTCGACTTTCTGACTCTGACGAGAACAAGGGTGTCTGACGCCATGGCCTTACCACCACCAGTGCTTCCAGCAATCAGCACCATGGGGCTTGCTGACGCAATGTTGTCATCAAACTCAAGCCCGTGCTTCTTGGCGTAGTCCTTCTGCTCTCCTGCAAGGTCAAATCCAACAACGTGTTCAACTTCGCCTGTCTCTGGGTTAGGGATAGCCAGAGAGGCTTTTTGAGAAACTGTGAGTCCGATAGGGAAGAATGACGGAGCAACACCAGGAGTATCAATGTAGTGTGCTGACCAGTGTGCAATCTGAGGTAGTGGTGGAACAGCATAGATTGTCAACACGCCCTTGCTGCGGTCCCATCCTGGACGCTCTGGATCACTGTCGTCAGGGACAAATGTTCGTACCTGACCGAAGATCTGGTTGAGTTGCCTGAGAAATCCCTCACCACCCATCTCGTGGTCAAAGTTGTCAGGAACATTGAACTGGATTCTTACTGCATCAATCTCGTTCTCCCATTTAAGAACCTTGATGACCTCGCCGGGATTCTTCTTAAACTCCAGACTTTGTCCAAGGCGTTTTGAGGCGATCTCGAACATCCTGTCCAGAGTACTCTTTCTGGCCTCGACAACTGGTTTCGCCATACTCATTCCGACAGAGACACCAACGAAGAATAAGAGCGATCCAGCAGCGAGCATCCACCACGAGGTTCCAAATGACGGTGATACGAAGCACCCTAGTCCAATAAGCAGAATCAGGAAAAAGACTTGCTTGTTGGTGATACCACTCTCAGGTGGCTCCTCCTCGTCATCCTTCTTCTTGGATCCAAATGAAGCCAGGCGCTTGTCCTCCTTAATAAGGTAACTCAGACGCTCTTTCCACTGGTTCCAGATAGGCGGCTTGATCTTGTCCAGCGCAGCAGCATTTTTACCAGCCTTCTCAATCAGTCGGTCTGTCACCATCTTCTTGTGAACCACTGCAGCAAGACGAAGAACTATAGGCATGACAATGACATATACTGCTGCGAGTATACCTGCTTGTGTCAACATGTATCAGTTAGACCTTCCTCATAAAAACTGACCCTAGAGTTAACATATCTACTCAGTGTTTAGGATCTAACTTTGTCAGTGCTTGGTGATCTCAACAGACTTCATTAGCGCCTCAGCCTCTTTCTGGCTGCCTGTGGTCACCATGACACCAGCCCCGTCTCCTGTTGCGATGACGACTGCTGGCGTCCTGCTTCCAGAGGCGTCAGTGGTGATTGTTAGCGTACCAGCAGCAATAGTGTTCGGCTTACCTGACTCCTTATAGTCCAGTCCTCCATCCAGTAGACGACTGTGAACAGCATCACGAAGAGCGTAGATTTTTCCATTGATGTCATCCTTGGAGACTGTGCCAGAGAAGCAGAAGTCTGTTGGCTGGTCCACTGTGCAAGAGGACTGTGCTGGAGTGTTCTTGAAACCCTTGAAGGAGACGACATATCCTGACGACAACGTGATAGACGACTCAGAGACATCAGCCTTAATCTGGGAGGCACTTGGAGTAGGAAGGTCTTTTAACTTTGATGCAACAGGATTCTCAAAACCACCAACAACACCACTACCAAGAACTGCTCCAGGACTTGCCTGCTGGTTGGTTGTTGCTGTAGGAGTAGCACCAGACTTGGGAGCACTTGGCCTGGAAGCCATGTAACCAAGTGCAACTATCACGACAATACCAACGATAAAAACAGTTCCAGCAAGAATCTTGACCAGTTTTGCTCTTGCAATGTCCTTGGACAGAAAGTCTGTGAATTTGCTGGCACTAGGAAGATCCCCAGAGGACGCCTCTCCGTTACTGAACACGTCCTTGAAGACAGGATTCTTAGGAGCCTTGACAGACAGCGATCTGTTGTCTTCCTGAAAAGATTCTTGATTCTGATTCGACATCTGAGAGGAATCGGTACTCTCTGAGAATGAATGTGGATGACCTATAACGTTCTCGTCAAACGGAACAGCAACATAGTCAGACACAGTGTCAGTGTACTCAGGAACTGCGAACTGCTGCTGACGTGCTGACTCAACATCCTCCCTTGTAGGTGGCGGAGGAGTTGATACCGTATCGCCACCCATTCTTGAAGCAACTGCTGGACGCCTACCAACAGTGTTTCCATCTGTTCCTCTGATGCTCATAGAACCATTCCTTTTCAAATAAAATCTCTGTCTCATATGCCATCTGCTCGTGAATGGCTATGACAGAACAGGTATATCTCTACCTTCTATGTTAACGAACAATCATCTCAGAAAAGCAGATGAACCATGACTTCATCTCTCAGAAATCATGGCTCATCTGCTACACCGGTTTTGCATCATGACTACACCAGCAATCAACCACCACCCTTAGTATGATCGACTTATGCAATCACTGGCTAAAATGCCTGTCAGAACGGCGGGTCGTCCTCGTCAACAGAGTCCGCCCAGTCGTCACCATCACTCCAGTCGTCTGAACCAAAGTCATCATCCTTAGCCTTAGAAGCAGCCTTCCTCTTAGCAGGAGCACTGCTGCCAGATGAACGACGCTTAGGAGAAGCACTGGATCCAGAGGAGTTCCTGGCCTCACGGTCAGAGTGAGCAGGACTGAAGAGAACCGACAGACCAGTCTCCTCAACCAGGATGAACTCGCGTCCAGGGTGCTCATCACCGTTCTTGTCAGTGTATGGGTCACCAACATTCAACTGACCGTAGACAAACACACGATCTCCCTTGCGGAAGGATGCCTCAACATAGTCAGCCTGCTTGCCCCACACAGTGCACTCGCGCCAGATGGTCTGCTTGTCAACCCACTCACCAGATGAGTTCTTGGCGCGTGGCGTGTAAGCAACAGAGAAGTTGATGACGCTACGATCATCCTTCCCTACAACTCGCTTCTCTCGAACCTGACCAACTGTTCCAAAAAACAACTCCATTGGAAAAGCCATGTTTCAATCCCCTAAATGTCTGTATCTTATACTTGCCTACTCATGCGCATGTCATGGCTTGAGCATCCAACAAAGGCCGCTGGTTGTTGTTCAGAGCCCTCGTCTGTGTAAATCTTAACGACAGATCTCCCAAGATAGTGATCTGGGTCTCATCATCTTGGGAGATCTGTGATAACTATGTGATTTTCGTCAGCAAACTCACTTGTTCGGCTGAGGCCATGAGTTTGGAATAGTGACCCCGTTAGGAATGACAGGCGGTTGAGGCTCTGCTGGCTTCTCCTGATCCAGAATCTCATCCTTCACAGGTGGGTTTGTGCAACCTGTTGGCTTCTCTGGAATCTTTGGGTTGCTTCCACTGTCGGTAGTAGGTGTAGGAGTTGGGTTGGAGTTGGGGAATCTCAGTGCTGTTGGTGGAGCAGTAGCGCCTGGAGAAGGTGTTGGGGCTGGTGTCTTTCCGCCATTCTCTCTAGCAACCCTCTCCTGCTCCTTCCTCCACGCCTCGCCATACTGCTGCTCCCACTTGGCAAGGTTCTCGTTAGCAGTGTTACAGGCAAGAGTCTCCTGATCGAACTTCGTCTTAGCCGCCTTCTTCCTGTCATCAAAAGTGAACCAGTCATTGTGGTTCGTGACGTACTGTCTCCATGACCCCTCAATAAGAGAGCGCTCGTTGTTGAGCCATGCCCACTTGTCATGCACGGAATTCACCTGTGAGACGTACCTGTTCCAGGAGTCAACCTGTGAGACATAGTTGAGCATCGATCCAGACCAGTTGTGGCGAGCCTGCATGTATCCAACAGCCTTGTGGTTGGCATCATCCTGAGCCTTACCAATAGACTTCTTCTGAGCGCTGGCAAGTTCACCAGCATTGTAGACAGGCATCTTCTGACCAGACCATGCCCACCCGCATCCAGGACCATTCACGTCCTCAATCTGGTAGGTGGCTGTCTCACTGAAGTCAGAGTTATCAGAAACGCCTTCTGGACGTGTCGGCTTGGCGACCTCACCAGGCAAGGAGGGGAATCCATCAGGTAGTGGGGCTTCAGGCTCCTCAGCGTCAGGATTGCTGACACTCTGTAGACCTTGCGGTAACGGGGTGGCTTGGTTGCTGGTGTCAACCTGAGTCTTGATGCTCTCGCTCTTCTTGAGCCCAGTGTAGTCGTTGGGGTGGTAGAAGAGGTTTCGCAGGCTGTCAGCAGATGCTGATGTCAGACTCAGGCACTGAGTAGCCCTCAACGTCTCAGGAACCTTGGTCTGGTAGTAGGAGAGAAGTTTGTCTCTCATACCTGAGTCTGATGCGGTTGCTCCAAGAATCGCATCACCAGAGACCATGACAAATCCATTGCTGAACGTGTAGACAGTCGCGTCTGAGACTCCAGGCTTCTGATCAAAATCCTTCAAGCACTTCGACCACCTCTTGACATAGTTATCGAACTGCGCAGCGGCTTGACCAGCACCATACACCTGAGCAGTAACTGTGACACCAGATCCTTTAGCGGATACTGATCCAGCAACAGAATCAGGCACCTGCTCCTGCTTGCAGACATCATTTGGAACAGGGTGCTGAGGCTTACCACCAGACACTAACTCCCACTGAGGAACAGAGGCGGGGTTGTCAGTAAGCAGCGCCTTAGCCCACTGAGTGCCAGGAGAGTCTGACGCAGCCACATTCTGATAGGGCGATGTCGTCTTTGGTGCCGACACAATCTTCTTGTAGGAGGTCTGACCCTGACTAGCCATATAGACCACCAGAGCAACAGCAATCAGCGCAGCAATGGCATAGAAGATCTTCTTGTCAAGAACCCACCTGACAGCAGGAAACTTGATCTCTGGATCATCTCGGTAGTCAGAGAACTTCATTCTCCTTGCAACCTTCTTACTTGCAGACACCTGCGACTCCTTACATCTATCACCAGTACTGCTCGAAAATATCCCTGTAGCAAAAAATGTCAGGTAGTGCGAGCAGAATATGCACTACCTGACATTCTAACAACACAGGCCAGAGGCCCTTCTGATGGTCGAGATGAGATTATCTATAGTTGTTTGTTATCTGATGCTGGAATCTCTGGAGCAGGATTTGCCTTGTCGTTCTGGTTATTGACATCTTGACCAGAGTCAGAGTTGTTGCCACCGCTGTTCTCCATGTTCTGGTTCTGCTCAGACGAGTCCTGAGAGACACCTGCCTTGTTCTGCTCTGAGTCAGGTTGACCTTGTTGTGAGTTCTGTTGCTCGCTCTGCTTGTGCTGGGACGATCCACCGACCTGAGTCTTGTTGCCAGAGCCGGGATTTGACTTGTATCCAGAACTGTTGTCTGGCTTGCTTTCAGAGTTCTGGTTGTGCTGGCTGCTGCTGTCCTTGTCTGATCCAGACTGACCTTCTGAGTCACTGCCATCAGATGTGCTGTCATGAGATGACTGCTTGCTTGTAGAGGATGCTGTGGATGGCTGGGAAGACGCTGACTTCTCAGTGCTTGACGTCTCTGTAGGTGAAGATGAGATGCTGTTCTTCTGATGCTCTGCCTCCAGGTTGGCAATCCTTTCTTTAAGAGTGTCCACATCAGCATTGTTTGTTGTTACTATGGTCTTGTAGACGGGCTCACCCTTGATAGCACTGACAATCAGACATGTTGCTCCAATGGTTATGAACATGGTTGCCATGAACATACTGGTGTGCCTCAGTATCCTCTTGACCTTCCTTGGATCGGCGCTTGTCAGCCACTCAGGAAGGACAGAGACAATCTTACCTAACAGAGTACTCTTATCAATTTCTATGCCCTCAGAATCGCTTACATGACTCTCTGCTAACACACTGGATCCGTTATCTGTGCTCACCTCGCTTCCAACTACTGGAATTTCCTCAGTGTCACCATCCTGTGTACTACCAGTTGAGAGCAACGATGACGAGGACACAGTTCTCTTAGCGGCTGCGACAGCGTTCCTGGAAGTAACAGAAAGCACAGCACGATAGAACTCTGACGCAATAGCAGTAACAACAGACGCCATACCTGCAAGAATCAGGCTAGACACGTAACCAGTAAGGTATGAGGACAACAGAGCCACAGTAATTGCTGCCAGTGCTGCCCCGGCAATCTTGAACACACTGAGATCCAGGCTTCCAAAGAAATTCCTTATCCTTCTCATGACTATTTAACCTCTCACCTCCAGTAAAAACATACCTGTCACTTAGGATCAGGTGTTAGCGTCTTGTCTGGCTTCTTGTAGTTGGCAAACTGGTGGGGCTGAGTAACGATCTGACGCCATTGCTCAGCCCCACCAGGCAACAATCCTAAACAATCATATCATCTAGGATTGTCATAACATATCATGTGTCATTCTGTTGTAGATCTGACAAAGTTGATGACAACATTTGTTGACACAGTGCTTGGGTTATCGGTTCCTCCAATAATCCTACCATCAATGTTGTTGGTTGTTCCAGTACCGGTGTTGTCTCTGAACAGGTCCTTAGTGCTACCACTTGTGTCCGTACCAAACGTCGAGTAGCACTTACCCTCGATAGGTGCTGTCTGCTCAACGTTGTTGCGAGTGACCGCATTGAACCTGCTGCCATCACCACTGGTCTCAAACCCGATCTTTGACGGGAAAGTTGTGCTGACATCTGGAGCATACTCCCACTTGACGTTGAGAATCTGAGGCTTACCCTCTTCTGACGCCCAGGATGCACCAACCTTGAACTTGTTGTAGAACCCATCCATCACACTGGCGGTACTGTTTGAGAACAGTCCCTTGTCCCAGTTCCTCTGGTTCGCAGCAGGTGTCTGACCTGTTCCAAAGACGTTGACACCCTTGCCACTGGATCCTACAGCCTCCATGGTGAACTTACCACCGTTCTTACCTGTGGTGTCAGGTGTTCCCTCGGACCAGCGAGACACTGTTGTGGTCCTTGGTGCAGCACCGTTGTAGTGAACAATGTCGGTGCTCTTCGGGTACCATGTGTCCAGCCTGATCTCACGCATCTTGTTGTCACGGAACATCTCGAAGGAGTTTGTTGACAGACCCTCGGACTGAGCCCCGTTCAGACCACCGTTACCAGATGCTCCTGAGGTTCCCTGGTTACTGATGGCGTCATTCTTGTCAGAGGCACCAGCGTTCTTGGCTGAACTGGCTGTGCAGTCGAACGGGCACTCCTTGTCGAAGAATGAGATGTGTCCTGATGCAGCGGCGTTTCCGTCAGGATTGCTCGGGTCACCAAAGTCAGTGTGAACAGGCTGGCTGCTTCTCACCTGAGACTTAGCGACTGCTGAAAGACCACGCTCGGAGTCACCAACACTGACAACCTCAGCGTTAGTGGATGCAACCAGAGCGTCAAAAGCATCCTTGTTACAGTGAACTGAGAGCATCTGGAAGAAAGACTTCTTCTGTGGCGTCTGAGCGTTCTTGGTGACTCCCAGTGCACCAACACTGTCCTTGACCGTGTGCCAGTTGGTGCAGGAGGAGTTCTGCCAGGCGTTCCATGTACCCCAGTAGGAGTTCCATGTCCTCTTGTCCTTGCACTCACGCTGCTGGTAGTGGATGACAGTCCTAGCCACCTTCAAAGTTGCTCTGGTCTGGTATTGCGAGACATCCAGGATTCCACCCTTGGCGAAAGCCTTCTGGTTCTTGTCGCTGAGATCCACAGATGAGTCAAAGGTGCCGGTCTTGTCCTTGTTCACAGCCTCAGCAACCTTCTGCCGAACCTCGTTGGGTGACATCTTAGTTCCTGTCACCAGAGAGTCATAGAGTTTCCCAAAGTTGGTCTTGGTGACCTTGCTCTGAGCCTCAAACTCTCCGTTGCCAGGGTACTGACCATCAACCTTTCTTGGTGTGACAGTTGATGTGATAGCGTATGTGTTTGTCACGTCATATGTGTCTGTATCACTGGTCTGCCTCTGCTGGACATAGTTACGCCACTCATCAGCACGAAGGAACGCTCCACCACAGATGACCGTGTATCCCGGCTGAGAGTCAACCCTATTCCCATTGCTCCAGCGGTCCCAGGACAGGAACTGTGTCACCTCACTGCCTGTTGGTGGACGGCCGGAGACTGAGTAAGGCCCCTCGATACTGGCACCAATAGACATTCTTGGGCCGTGTGTCGCTCCTGTCCAGTTGTGTACCCAGAACCCGCTTGAGGACTGGACCCACCAGATGACATTTGAGCGCTTACAGATGTTGATGTCAGCACCAGACCTCTGCAACTTGCTCTCAAACGTGTTGCCCTGACCGCTTTTGGCCTTGAAGACGTTATAGGCGTTTGAGCCGGTTGCGCTCACCCAGTAGGCACTGTTGACGGTTCCGCCACCAGCCCCACCACCGAGACCACCAGAGTTGTCAGACGCAGCCGCTGTGGGTGCTGACAGACCCAGACCTAAGGCGGCGACCAGAAGACCGATGGCTCCAGCCTTTCCGAAGAATCTTCCCTTTCTCATGTTTCAGTCATCCATCCTTAGGGATCCTGAGTCAATCAGTACCCTGTTGCTCGTATTGTTTCCATATTCTTGTGTGACCGCCGGAACAAGATTGAGAGTCAGTGTTCCTGTTCTCTCAACCTTCTTCTGGTCCTTGGTCCATGCTGTGAACTTGACCTTTGCCTCATAGGTTGCAGTGTAGTTCAACTTGGACTCATCATATGTGAAGGTCGTGCTGCTTGATGTCACCTTGCCAAACCACCTGGCAACATCTGTCAAATTGTACTTCCCGCCATAGTTGTCAGAGTTCCAGTCAGCCAGGACAGGAACGTACTCACTGTGAGGCTTAGCAGAGTTGGACTCAGACCAGTTGCTTGTGAACAGGTCTGACAACAGTGCTGTGTCAAACTCAGTGTTGGCCTTGTACTCTGGATACTGGTAGTTCTCCCAGCCACCAAAGACAGGGTTGAGTAGTCTCTCCGTCATGATTCCGACCTCAGCACTGAACTGCTCCTCGGTCCAGTAGGAGAACATGGGGTTTGGTGTTCCATCCTCCATCGTCTGCTTGTCAAGGTCGGAGGTGAATCCTGCTGTCTCTGACGGAAGAGTGCTTGCGGCTGATGCCAGACCACCACCGTCAAGAGAACCTTTAGCCACTGAGGACAGGATGCTTGATCTCAGGTCATCATTTGGAACCTGGCTGGACTTGTCCTTACCAGTGACCTGTGCTGTGTATGGTGCTGCCTGCCACTTCTCATGCTCAAAAGGAATGGGATTCTCTCTGGCGAAGTTCTGAGTCGCATTAGGGTCATCTGTCGGGACTGCTACCTGACCAGCAGAATTTACCTCTGTTGTTGCTGATGAACTGGCACTGGGCCTGGACTGACCAAAATGGTGCAGCGACGAACCCAGAAATACTGTTCCTGTGACGATACCTACTGTCAGGGCAGCACCAAGAGATGAGAACAGGATAATCTTGCGCTTCTTGCGTTTGTTCTCCTTGTCAATCTCATCCTCGACAACAACGTCTTTTGAGGACGGACTGCTATCACTAGTCTCACTCAGGATCTCTGACAGCATCTCGTCAGCCGTGAGTGAGTAATCACTAGCGAACGCGCTCTTTTCCTTGCTTCTCATTGGCAACCTCATGCTTGAAGAAATACTCTTGAAATATGTTCAAATATCAAAACCTGTGCCTTTGTTTTATCTGGCACAGGTTTTATCTAATAGTGATTCAAGAATAATAGGTTATAACGAAAGTATTGCTATCACAAGGAAAGATGACACGATAAGAGGCAAAGCAAAAATAGTGCTCGCTTTCTTTATAACATTGTTGTACTCATCTTCAGACAATTCTTTCCTCGCTCTGTCTTTTTTCATCATCCTGTGCCCGTTGGACCAGAAACCACTGTATGTCTTCCACAGAGAGACAACAGACAACACAGCAAGAGACACAAAGATGTAGACAAGAGAGTAGTCCATACCAAGGTACCAGGGGAACATGACACTTCCACCAAGTAGTGACTTGTAGTTGTCTGTTCCCATCCTGGTTCCAAGCAGACCAGCAACAAGGACTATAACCAGCATTGACACCAGAGACGACACAAGTACTGGGACAAGAAGGAAGTCGTTCCCAGAAAGGTGTGCTATCATCATCTTTGCCGCTGTAAGAACAACCAGTATACCACTGTACCTGAGCGGATCAATCTTGGTGAACCGCGCTAGAAGCAGCACAACAACAATGAACGGGAAATCGAATGACAGTACCGGAGAGGAGATGACAGCATTAAGAGTTGACATAATTGAGTAGAGTCTTTCTGTTAAAAGTACAGAGAAATGAGGAGTTTAGTTTAATTGGCTGACGAGAGTTTTAGAGAATCGGAAGATCCTCATCCTCCGTTAAAGATTCTGTCCAACTCGTCATCATCGTCATCACTCATGTTCTGTGACTCATAGAAACTCTTGTTGCTCTCCAGAAACTCATCAAGGCTCTCGTCCTCGTCAGAGTGGAACACAGAGATAGAAGATACCTGTCCTGACGCATAATCGCCATTATCTGTTCTACTAAAAGAACCCATAGGCGTAGAGACGACTCGACCTAAGGAGTTTGAAGGAATGCTGTTGTCATCGTCCATATACACGGCCAACTGATTCTTCAGAGTGTAGATCTCTTCTCGTAACTCATCGTTCTCGCGAGTCAGCAACGAGACCTGATCACTCATCTGACTGTCAACAACCTGCTCATATCCTTCAGCAGATCCGCCCTTTGAGAGTCGGTTGTTCTCGTCCTGCAACTGTCTTGTGAGCAACCTTAGTTCCATCAACTCGTTTTCAAGATCGGCGATAGAATCTGTTGGCATGATGTTAATACCGTTGGCAACCTCAGCATCAAACTTCAAGTTGTTGGCATCAACCTGTAACCTGTCAATCGTTGATGCCAACTGAGCAACATGCTTGTTCCTGAGTTTTAGGAGATCAACTAGTTCCTTGGTGCTCTTTCTTGCACGATCCTTGAAAGCCTCAACCTCGCTAGGCTCGTATCCCTCAGGAATCTGGATCTGGAAGTCGATTCCATCAAAGTCCTCAGGAAGCAGCACAACATTACTGACCTCAAATGTCGGAGGAATGTCAAGAAGTTCCAGCACATCCTGTATACGACCTTCCTGCACTGAAGGAACAGGTTCTCCAGAGGAGGGCATCATCTTGTGATACTCCTCCTCATGCTTACTGATAACCTCGTCAGCAGTGTCATCAGGGTCTATATGGAACGACTTGCCAAGGTTGGGTATCTTTGACTTCAGTCCACCCATGATACCAGAGTGACTGTTCTTCTCATCTGGCTCAGGAAGGTCCTTGTCCGTCTCTGAGATGGTCTCCTCGCCGAATCGTTGCAGTCTCTTTTTTGCGTTATCAAGAAGACCCATAAGTATTTTCCTTCACTGAACTTACTAATAGTATGCCAACTTTATGGCGAAATATCATTGTTTTAATGATTGCTTTGATTTATCAATAATTTCCTGTAGGCTCATTTCAACAGGCGTGCAGGTATTGCTCTCAGTAATCTGTATCCAGAACTTTCCAAAGATACGACGAACCTCATCATAGTTCTGAAAGTACCAGAGACGATCAATCTCCTCATCGTCAACAAGATAGATCAACTCGTCAGGAATGAATGAGGGTGGATCAATACCAAGTTCAGAGTTCTTGACGTCATGATGAATACGTATGCACTCATTCAGTGCGTTCATCTTGTTCATGACATAGACATCAGACATACTCACTCGTCATCACTCTTCCTCTTGTCCAAGTCACTACTGCTCTCATCGTTCTCTTTTGAGTTCATCTCAGCAAAACGCTTCAACTCAGCCTTATCAAAGGAGTCGAGTTTACTCTCCTTGACCGCCTTGAACGTCTCATCAAGATCAGCCGAGTACTTCTGTCCAGTGTTCTCCTGATACCAGACAACCCAGGCAGCAACATATGTCATCAGCACGTAGTCATAGTTCTGTGATGCCCAAGCAGCCTGCAGAGCGTTCTTGTCAACATATCTTTCAATTTCTTTTGGAATCTCAGCAGTGATGGTTGTCCTGGCGTTCTCAATCTTATCCGGCTTCTTTCTGTTAGGGTTGTCAAACTCAGCATAATTCTTAGCCAGAACAGCATTCTCATGCTCGTTAATGTCATTCTTGACAACAGCCATCATTCTCCTGAGTTCTGCTTCTCCCTGTTGTCTTCTGCCTTCCTTTGCGTTCTGAAGTACAGCATCCGTTGTATAAGCAAACTCTTCACCATATGCTGACTTGTACGAAAAGCGCTTGCGGTAGGCGTCAGCAATCCTCATGCGCTGCTTGTCCTTCTCACGCTTCATGTCCTTCATCTTGCGCTCTGTCGGACGAGGGAACTTGATCTCCTGTACATCTGGATCATTGATGTCCTCCAGGCACTGTCGGCAGATAAGGTTACCATTCCCGTCTCGACCACCAATGAACATCTCTGTACCACGTTCATCCATTTCGTAGTCCAGTTTCTTACCACACTTGGCACAGTACTTCTCACCAGCAAGAGGGTTGTTCTTACCTAGTGCTGTTGCCTGCTCATCATATGTGGTCTTTAGATGACGCAAGCCCTTGGAACGGTAAGCCAGGTTGCTGATTTCCTGGCCTATACCAGCGCCCATACCTCGTGTGAAGGTTCCTCCAGCCTTCCTAGCGCCAAAACCTCCACCAAGGGCAGATGAGGCGAACCTTCCGCTGGTCTTCAGTGGCGCCATAGTAATGTCTGCTGTCTTTCTGAAAGCAGCCTTAGCAGTAGTGCTCAGGTCGGCTCCACCAAAGTTGACGGTAGAGAATGCGTTAATAATCTTGTTTCTTCCCTTGAAGATGGCAACAGTCAGAATCATCAGCAGGGTTACCATCTTTCCCCAGGAGATAGTGCTTGCCATGTCAAGGATGTTGGACACAAGAATGACATTAAAAATCAGCAGGAGTGTGGACATGACTCGTGACGAGAAGGTCTGCCACACCATTCCAGCGTATCCTTTGAAGATGTTCCATCCAATACCTGCCCAGCAGCCCAGCAGCAAGAATATGGGCGCAAAAGCCATCGCTATCGTCATTCCCAGAGTGTAGACGGCTGTCAATCCACCTAGAAGAATCAGGCTGGCACAGGCAATCAGAGCGATAAGAATTGACGACAGAGACGAAGTATAACGACTTCCGATGGAGTTACCCACCCATGTGTCCCAGTAGGTAAGAGGCTTGTTCGCCTCTTTGGGTGCCTTGTACTTGACAGCCTCAGTTGCTCCTGACTTGTTGACCTGTGTGTCCTCGCTGACCTCCTCCTCGTCATAGTTGGACAGAGCGTCAACGATACGGTACCAGTCTGGCGCTACACCATTGACTGGAACCATCTTCTTACCGTCACCATCAGTGACAGCATGAGCGCTTGTCTGAGCAGAGACCTGATATACACCCCAGTTGTTGATAGTCTTGTTGGCGCCTAGTGGAACATCAGCGTGACCAACCATCTCATCGTTGGCGTTACCAAGTTCCTGTGCACCTTCTGGAGCCCAGTCGGCCTTCTTTCCGTTGGCCCACAAGTTGTTGTAGTCTGTTCCGAACTGTCCTTCTGTCCAGGGCTTGAAGAGAAGGTTCTGCCACAACTTGCACCCAATGACGCTCTTGATGTTTTGAGCAGCCTCGTCAAGTTGCCCCTGCTCATCCTTACCTTTTGAGACAAGTAGGTTGGAGTTCACCTGCCCAACGTCTGTTGCACACATGTCTGAACCACCAAGAAGGTTAGAGTTCATTGAGGACAGAATAGCGGCCTCAAGAATAACAGCAGCGTTGTTAGGGATAGTGATGTACTGCAGAGGGTTAAGGCTGATGACAATTGCCAGACAGAACATGGCAATTGCTCTGGCAACACCTGTGACTGACTCTCTGTACTGCTTCTTGATAACACCGATCCAGAAGATCCAGCAGGCAGTCGCAATGAACGCAAGAGCGACTAGTGGTGTGAATACTCCGTTAAAAAGTGACGTGAAGACACCGCTCTTTCCGCCAATGACGCTATCAAGACCAAGTGTAGTGACAACATCTGTCAGAGAGAAGTTGATGAAGGCAATCGTCAGCGTCACGATAATCTTGGTAATACTGAAGATCATGTTGGCTATCGTGTTAAACGACGCAGCAACAATAGGATAGGTTGGATTCGCCGAGAACTGCTTTGTTCTTACGTCCTTGGAGTTACCGATGTCCTCCCAGCCGCTCCTTGGCTCAAGTCGTGTCTGATAGAACAAACCAGCCTTAGGGTCGCTTGGTTCTCCGTCCTTCTTGCAAGCATCAATGACGAAGTATTTCCATTCGCCTTGATACCCTGAGAAGTTCAGTCCAGCAACACCAAAACGGTCATAGGGGTTGACATAGTTACCACCATTTGGAACACCCTTGGTTCCACTGTCCTGATTTCCTTGTTGCTGGTTCTGCTTGTCCTTCTCCTCTTTTTGCTTCTGCTCCTCAGGAGTGGCTGCAGCCTGAGGATAAAGACTGTAACCAAGAATAGCCTCATTGACCGTCTTGAAATCTGATCCTGTTCCTTCAAGCAGCCAGTTAAGACCCTGATCCACATCATCAATACCAGAAGTGACAGCACTCTTTGAACGAAGGTTGAACTGCAGATCCTTTGAGTTGGCGTACTGGTAGACCTCTTTCGCCGACTCAGGAAGCACCTCACACATGAGCCACTGCGTCCAGTCAATGGCCTCAACCTGCTGCCTCCTGTACTCTGCTGACAGACCTCCAGCAACAGAGGCCACAACAACAAAAAAGACAGCCATGAAAGTCATCAGACCAGATAGTACTCCTCTGTTCTGACGTGAGGTTGACACCAGCACAGAAGACTTACCAGAGGTGTCAGCATACACTGCTCCAGGAGATTCTTTTTTGAGGATCATTAAGACTTTCCTCCGGTATCTTCTTGCTTCTGTCTTAACTCATGGAATATCTCTACTGGTAAGTGCGAGAGCAGAAACTATTCCACATAGAAAAACAAGAAAGAGAATAGTGAGAGTATGACTACTCCTTAGGATAAACCCAATCCACAGTATTAATGGATAGGTTTTCCTTCGGAATTGTCGTGCCGCTTGTTGTCTGAAACCACTCCATGTGGTCCACCGCAGAAACCCTATTGTCTGCGGGCACATCCTCACACTCACCTCCTTTGAGCGAGTAGGGGTGTGAGTTTTATTTTTCTTCTGGTTCTGCGGAGCCTTAGGTGTTGGTTTGTTCTTCGTACCAGGATGCTTGAGTGGCTTTACCTGGCACTTAGAACGGCGAACACGCTTCGTCTTCGTGGCGTGCTTGTTTCGTGTCTCACACGCCTTCTTAAGGTTGACTCGCTGAGCAACATTCGCTGCGGCGTTCAGATCTCTATGGTGAGTGATACTGCACGAGTGACACACGGGACTACTATAGTCGCTCATGTCCAGATCAGCCTGACAGACATGACACCTTTGAGACGTGTAGGCGGCGTTCACCTTAAAGACTCTACCACCATCGGACTCAACCATATCCCGAGTCCTGCGAAATACCTCACCACGGAACCAGCGTCCATGCTTCATCGTGTTCTTGATATGTGACAGATCCTCAAAGGAGACGATAGCGTTACCATAGTGCCATGAGACATCAGCGAGTTCCTGAGAAAATGAGGATGCTCATTTCCTTACGCCGATTTGATAGATGTTCTCTGTGAAGAGCGGCTTCTTCATCCTTGCCTTTTCTCTTCAACGAAGAAACCTGAGTCTGTGTCCTCTTAATCTTGTTGTTTAACGACCTGGAACGTTGACCTAGAAGAGATTTCTCGACAACCTCTTTATTCTCTGTGTCCCAGACCACGTAAGCAGCAGGATTGGTGATTCCAAGATCTACACCAACTACGTATCTCTCAGAAAACTCAGGTCTACCAGGATCGGTCTTGCCATGAAAACCGAAGACTACACGGTTGTCCTTATCAACCCAGATGTCAGGTACACCAGGCTCGCAACCCTTCTCCAGCAACTGAGGTGGAGTCGGGAAATGCAGTGTCACCCATTTCCCTTGAACAACCATATCCAGAGAGATACGTTCTGGTGTGACACTGAAGTTCTTATGATAGCCCTTATCTGTTGCCGATAGAGCCATCCGAGGACTCATCGAGGTAGGCTTTGACTTGCTGGCGGTTCTCTTCCATCCCGCAGAGACGTATTTAGGGTAAGTCTGAGTCATAACCTCGACTCTAGCAGCCCAGGAACGTAGATTGGTCACCACCTGCTCCTGAAACATCTTCTCTAGTCGAGATGCACCGCTTCTGAACTGCTTCTTCACCTCGACAGGGAGTTTCAAATTCATCTGCCTACCGGCCTCAGCGGGCTTGATACTGTTAAAGTAGGTCACTAAGGCGAGGTTCTGCTCAGTCATCTCTTGTAGGGCGTAGTGAGCGACCAGTTTAGCGTCTTTCCTGATGCCGTTAAGGACCTCGTTGAGATCTAGAGGCCCACCATTCTTGTCAAACGCAGCATATAGTGTACGAGGATATGTGCGAGACACAATGGTCTTGGATGACATCTGGTGAGCCTCCTTCCAAGGACTTGACTGAACAGCGGTATAGATGTATTATAACATAGGATCGTTGGAGCGTACTAATTCATATTAAGTTAGGGTAACAATGTCGGGCTACAGTAGAGTAGACATTAACTCGCCATTCTCTTTCTTGATGATTATTGGTTTACTAGTTCAAATCTTCTGGATCATCTTCTTCATTTCTGTATCGGTCATCTGTATTACGATCCCAAACTTCATTACCATTAATGTCCGGTTCGAGTTCAATCGTTGACCTAAACGGATCCTCGACCTCAAAGTCAGATTCATTGAAAATGGCAGCCGCTCTCAGTTTACCCAGAGCCCGCTTCTGATCGACAGCCCAGTCCTCCTTGCTGGACTTGTAGGTCTTGTCAATCTTCTTTACCATCTTCTTTACTTCCTTGTCCTTGGATCGCTCAAGAGATGACTTCTTGTTCTTGTCCTTCTCTTCCTTTGTCTCGCGGTCTACAAGTTCCTTGACGTTCCTGGCCTTGTTCCTGATCTTTGGCTCATCTGCAAAGTGTGTTCCAATCATGTTGGTGTCCTCTGCACGCATCTGCTTGGAAAGCCTCTTGATCTTCTTGCCTGGAAGGTTAATGTGCATCTCGCGCTCAACCTCCTGGAACGTTGGCTCAACAGGACGTTCAACCTTCTGGCCTGTCCCAGGATCGTACCTGAACACCTCCTTGACACCGTGCTCGTTGAAGTCCTCGCGCTCAGGCAGGGAGTTGTAGTGCTTCTCAGCCTCCTCATAGTCCTTGTATACCTTGCTCTGAGTAAGGATGTCATCTCTCAGCGCTGATGCGTACTCGTCGTTATCAAGTTGCTTGGAACCAACAACCTCACCAGCACCCATACCTCTGTTGAACGTGTCAAGACCCTTGAATCCACGCCTTCTCTGCTGGTTACCAAGTTTCTGTCGTTCAATTCTGCTTGCCTCATGAGCAGACCTGAACGGGTTGGTTCCAGTAAGAGTACCAGCGATACCTCCGGCTGCTCCACTGACAGCACCACGACGAACCATGTCAACACGGTTCTTGACGAATGAACCATTACTCATTCCAGGAACACCGCTTCTGACGAATCCTCCTGGATCCTTCCTGAACCTGTCAGCAACAGTTGGTGCATTGAAGGCTCCTGCTGTGCTGGTGAAGATCATCTCCTCGACCTGCTTCCTGAACATCAGGAACAGTACGCAGACGGCGGCGCTGAACATGGCGCAGGAGATGTAGGAACTGCTTGCTGTTCCAACGCTGGCAAGAACCCTGAACATCACAGCCAGCATAGTGACCAGCGCCACTCTCTGAACCATGAGACCAGTGATTGTGCCAATGTATCCCTTCAGCATTCTTCTACCAAAACTCAGGATTCCAATAAGGAACATGAATGGCATGATGAGAAGCATCATTGTGCTGATGAACGTGAGTTGCACCTTGGCGGCACTAAACGCTATGACTGTCCATGCTCCAAGAATACCCATCAGTCCACCAAGGAATGCTGTTCCTGCTCTAGAGGCGTAGTTGACACCAGACCAGTTGTCAAAGAAACGGGTGTACGAGTTGCTTCCGTTACCTGGTCCTGCCTGAGCGTCAACAACACGATAGAAGTCTCTGGACACCGATCCTGTTGGCTTGCTGTTGTCATTGAAGTACGCTGTACCCGAGGTCATTGTCTTAACCTGGTAAAGACCCCAGTTCTGCTCAGTGACGCTTCCGCCCATGTTCACACCAGCGTCACCAACAATCTCGTCGTTACTGTTGTCCCAGGCGTGCTCCTTGCCGCTTTCCTTGGCGTACAGGTTGTTGTAGTTAGTACCGAACTGACCGAACAACCAAGGATTGAAGGCAAACGATCTCCAGTTCTCACACATCAGTGAGCGAGTACCCTCGGCAGCGTTGAAAGTCAAAGGATTGTCATTCAGATCTGTTCCGGGATCTGTCGTGTTCGTTCCTGTAGCGGTGCACAACTCGTCTGTGGCGTTGTTACCAGCAGAGAAGATTGTTCCGACAATCGTCTGCTCCACCTGCGCCGGAATAGTGTCCACCGCCTTGACAACACGCGCTGGTACAGTCATCAGCAAGGTACCTGAGCATATGACAACAACTGTCATGGCAAGGTTGATGAACTGCTGCCTGAAGTCCTTCTTGACTGCTGCTGACCAGATTGCTGAGATAGCGGTCAACATCACCATCATCACAATCAAGGGGAAGAAGATGGAGTCACGCATGTACTTGATGGCGTTGACAACAATGTCTGTCAGTCCCAGTTGAGACAGCAGTGGTGAGAAGGACCACGACATGACCTCGTTGCTGACCATGGTGGATGATGTTGCTACACCTAGCCAGAATGATGAGATGTTGTCAAATAGAACGTTTGGCGGGAAGATGTTTGACAACACGTCTGTGTTCAGCCTGGTTCTTCTGGTGTCTGGATGAACGGTTGTATCATCCTTCGGGTAGCCGTTACCAAAGAGACCGTCTTGAATCGGTGGTCTGAGGTAGCCACACTTCGGGTTGTGGTTGCCCTTGTGGTCAAAGGCGTAGACGAGAGAACTGTTCTCGTCTCTCATGTCTGTTCCGTCTGAGTTGGTGCACACGAAACGGTTCCATGGAGCGTTGTAGTTCTGGCTTGGGTCAGCACCGAACAGTGCCGCCAGAGCACCAGTTGTGAACAGGTTCTTGATCCACTCGGAGTTGTTCTTCTCCTGCTCCTTACCGGTAGCGTTGGACAGAGCGGTGTTGTACTTTGTGTCCCACTCGGACAGGATGGTGTTGACAATGTTGTCGCGCTGAGACTCGTCACCCTCTGTGGTGAACTCCATGCCATACTTCTTGGCGGTGTCAAAGGTGGCCTTGTTGGCAGCAACCCATTCCTTCAGGGTCTGCTTCTTGGAGTTACCGCTCTTCTGCCAGTAGTAGTCACCGTCCTTCTTTAGTTCCTTCTCGCTCTTGACCTGAGAGCCCTTGCCGTCAGGAGACAGAGTGTTGGCCTGTAACTTGCACTCGCCCTCTGTGATACCTGTCTCGTTGGCGTTCTTCTGCTCCTTGTTCTCGCCATTTGAACGAACCAGACACTTCGACTTCTCGTCTGTTGGCGGATCTGGTTTCTTGAGGTTCTTGAGTTCATCCGGCGCATTCGCCTTGTCAGGTTCAGAACCAAGAATCAGGTTGTACAATGATTGCTTGGCCTTGGCCGCAACTTCCTCAGCAGTCAGTTCTCGGGCGTTATAGAGCGTGGCGCCATATCCAACACGGTACCATGCCCAGTTGTTGAAGACGTTCTGGTCGGACGTGTCCATGATGACCTTGACGGCTGCTGCTGAGGCGCCTCCAGCGAAGTCAGTCCAGAAGTTACCGATAGCACCCAGAATGTTTCCTGTGCTCAGTCTATTGATAGCATTGCTTGTTGCAGTCTGAACACCATTGACAACACCCTTGACAACGGCTGTTGCTCCCAGTTTCAGACTGTCCATGAACCCGAAGTTGGACAGAGAGCGGGCTGAACTCATGACCTTGATGTTGTCCCACTCACCAAGATAGTTAGTGTACCTGAGGTTGTAACCGAACAGTTCCAGCCCAGTGTACTTTGAGGCTCTTTCGGACTCCTTAACTGGTGCACCACCCTCAGGAAGAGTCTCAGCATCTGGAACACCATCAAACACCCACAGTAGGCCGCCCTTTGCGTTGGCTACCTCGGCATTCTGAGGACCAGTACTGATGAACGGATCCAGGAAACCCTGCATAGCCTCGGTATAAAAGTTAGGAACATCACAATTATGATAGTAAGGCGTTCCTGCACCTATAGAGCCAGTACCACAGTTGAACTCTTTTCCATCATTGGTAGCGTCAGCAGCCTGGTTGATGTATCCTGTACTGAACAGACGCCTGACCACATAGCCAAAGTTGTTAGGATCGTTCTCACCATCAGCCTTGTCAATAGTCTTAAACAGTGATGTCTTACCGTCATCATCCTTTTGTACATACGAGTTTGCTAGACCAGAGACCTCTTTCTTATAGTCGTCCTCACTATCAGCACGAACCAGAGAACCAGTACTACTTCCTGTTCCTGAGTGTGTTGTGTCAACAGCCTGTAGGCCAATACCCAGAATCATGAGTACTGCCATCAGAGACATCACTACAGCAGTAAAAGAACGGCGTCTGTTGCTGGTGAATGAAACAGAGTTATCTGTTGCACTCATGTACACAGACCCGTTACTGGTGCCTGAACGGCTACTAAGAATGCTTTGAAGTCCTAACATTACAGCCATTTCCCTGTTGACATCGAATTAGTGGAAAATATCGAGGTGGTGAACTGACGGATTAGAACAAAAAGTACTGGTGTTCTCAGATTTTTAAGAACACCAGTACTGAACAAAAGTCGAACTATCTAGTCACTATCAATAGCATAAAGAACCGCTTTACATGTGTCTGGTCTGCTTCCGCATATAAGACAGTCATAACCATACCTCTTGGAAATCTTCAGGTAGTTGTCTTTAAAAGTCTTCACCTTCCTAAATCCAAGAGCAAGCAGCAGATCCTCGTTCCCTATCAGAGGAACACCTGGTTCAGTATCACGATTAGGAGTTCCAGGAGTCTTCAGCATGATCTCAATTCTGTCAGCACCATAAGCAGACATCTTCCTGAGGACACCAAAGGTCAGCAGAGTACCGAACCCTTCTTTACGGTATGCTGTTGACACGCATACACAGTCAATTACACCAGTGATGTAGTCTGATCCGTCCTTCATCTTCTGATGGTGGTAGTGATAAAGAGCAAAACCGACAAACACTCCATCACTAATCTTGATGATGAGGTGATAGGTCTTAGCATACGAGAACAGAGATCTGAGAACGCCAACACCAAGAGACTCATTCGCTATGTGCTTAATCTCTCGTGGCAGAGAGGAGTAAGTCAGTCTTGGTGTAGTACTCTGATCTGTCATCTCCCAGTTTCCTTATCTTGTCTGTCCACACTGACACGTGTGAGAGAAGGTATGCTCAAACTGGAAGAAATATCGAGATCATCAGGTAGGAGATTACCTACAAGTATGACATCACTCAGCACCATACTCTGACGACATAACAGAAGAGTAGGATCCTACACCGTAGAAGACAGCGGTTCTTGCCATCTTGACAATGATCTGCTTGTATGCATCATAGAACTCGTGAATCAGAATAGACCCGTCAACACCATCCTCATCGACAACCCACTCAACACGCTTCCTCAGCAACCTGTCTGTCTTTGACTTGAGGTTCTCATCAGGAAGGAAAATGTCTCCGTCTCTGGGAGCACCAGCAACCACGTTGACGATTCGACCACCATCCCACTCGTTTCTAGCGTTGTCTGACACACCTCTGAGCAGTTGCTTCTTAGCATGATAGAGAACCCTGTCTGAGTCATCTCCATTGAGAGAGACACCCCACTTCTGCTGAGCGACAGCCAACTCGTTCTCCATCTCCTGATCCACCAGGTGCTTGAAGTCCTTTCCAAGGTCAATATGAATTGTGACAAGGTTCTCATATACTGGTGATGATGGAGACACGTTAAACCTCTTCGTGAAGACTAGATGCACATAAACTACCAAGTGAGCGATCCTGACTTTAAGGATGACTCACGTGTGATTCTAACAACAAAAACAACCAGAGTGATTCCGCATTGTTGAGAACCTGCTCTGGTTGTTTCTTGCTATATTGAGGTAGTGACCTATATCCTACTCATCGTTGTCCTGAGTCAGTGAGTTCTTAAACCGTGACAGCGGACGAATACGTACAGCCTGTCTCTCAGGAACACTGATGTCATCACCTGTGCGAGGATTCTTGGTTGTCCGAGCAGAAAGAGTCACTGTTGAGAAGGCCATGAAGCCACTAATCTTCACCTCTCGTCCTTCATTCAGAGAATCAGTAACCGTACTCTCCAAGGCACTCAGAACACGCTCAACAGCAGCCTTCTTCTCTCCTGTGGCGCTGGCAATAGTGTCAATGACCTCAGGACGATTCATTGGGGCAGTCATAAGCAACTCCATTTTAATGAGATTCACAGAAAATTCAAGGTGAAATATCAGTTTGTCCGCAACATCAAGCGTTTTTAATCATCACTTCAGTCATTTTCAATCATTCAATCTTCATTGAAGCCCTAGTGTGTCGAGCCTCTGCAAGAATCGGATTGTCGTCATCAGTACTGTTGTCGATCACAAAAGCAGGAGCAAGACCCTCACGTGCACGCTGCTTCGCCTCCTCAGCCTCACGAGCCGCCTTCTCCTCCGGATCCTCAAGAGTCGGCAGAGAGATGTTCTCCATCTTACGCTGCTCAATAACGCTTGCCACCAGGTAAGCAATCATACCCAGAACAACAACTCCAACAATAACAACAACTCCATAAGCAATGTAACCCCGAGTCGTGTAGTCAATCATAAGTACTCATTCCTTCAAACACTTGCATTCTTCTACTCTGTTCTTGCGGGCGGTTTCAGAGCAGATCAGACAACCCTGACAACCTTCCTGCCTTCAAACAGAGCCTTGACATAACGATTGTAGTTAGGCTGATAGTTAAGCACACTTCCGTCAGCAGAAGAAAGAATCTGATCAGCATTACTGATAACACCACGATTCTCCTTCACAAACTCCACGAACGGACCAAGAGGATCGTTCATCATCTCCTTAAGCCTGTTGAAGGTCTTCTGGTACTCCTTCTTAGGCAGAGAGTCAGTAATCTCCTTCTCTGTCTGTGTCATACTGAGCAGAGCGCCCATCTCGTTCTTCAGTACTGCTCTTGCTCTGTCATTCAGGTTGTACGACTCCACGAAGATCCCAAACACCGTCTCACCAAACGGCTTGTCAGACTTGAGAGCAGTTCTGAGATCTGTCAGATAGTCTTCAAGAGGATCCATAAGTTCCGTGTACAGGAAGGACTTCTCGATAATCTCCTGCTCCTCAACCATCTGCATTGTCATGTTGGCGTTCGAGGCAAAACCAGACTCAGGGGCGTCCTTACGACTGACCAGACCTTTCCTGTCAGCACGTCCAGAGTGAAAGAACTCCAGAACCTCCTCGTTCGTGGCGTACCTGCCCAACTCGTCAGACAACTTCTTTCTGACGGCAGCCACCTTCTTGATCTTCTGAAACCTTGATGGCGGAACCCCAAACGGCGCCTCTAACGCAGCAAGTTCCTTCTTAGTGTAGGTAATGATCCACTGGAACAGATAGTTCGTCGCTGACTTGTTGATCTTCTCAGGATCAAAATGAGTAAGACCTTTCTCCAGACCGTTCATTGCGGCAGCATAGAGGATGTCTTTCAGGTCATGACGAGAGTTGCGCATGTGTGATGTCGTGATCATCTTCTGAATCTCACTGATAGTCAGAGGCTTGCACAACTCAGCAATACTTCTGCTGGCTAGACCCTTCCATCTGGCTCTGACCTCAAGAGCGCTACGTTCATGTGGAGACAACTCGCCTCCGTGCTCAACAAGAATCCTCTCAGCCCTGCTTCCTTCATGAAAGTAGGGAACATAGTAGCGTAAGGCGTCAGTGGTCAGACGAGGATAGTCCGTCTTCTGAGGTACGGTCATACAGTATCCTACCTGTCACAAACTTCTAGGGATGGATCTACGTACAGCAGACCTTGACACACCCGTACCAGAAGAGACCGCTTGAACCCCTCCTGAAACTGGTCTTTGAGTCTGGTGAAGAGGATTGATCTCACTGCTGATGCTTGCTCCTGTAACAGATCCATGTGCACCAAACCTGGCTTCAAGAGGAGAAGTGATGAACTCTGTCACATCGATACCCTGATCCGTCATCTTCTTCCTCATCGCGTCAGACATACTTCCAGGACGATAGAACTTGTCTGTCTTCTCATCCCACAGATAGAGCGGAGATGAACTAATTTTGGCATCCTCTGTGTTACCAATTGTCGCAGTCACTTCCTGAATGTGAGATACACGACGACGACCATCAGAAGTCTTGACGAGTTGAACAATCAGGTCAATCGTGTTACCAATGCTGGAGTTGATGGCTCTGACTGGGCGGCCTGGAGCACCACTCATAGCAAACTCAGTCATCTTTGTCAAGCAGTTCTGTGGATCCTCAGCGTGCATGGTAATCATTGAGCCACCTAGACCAGAGTTAGCGGCAACAAGAAAGTCTGCGAACTCCTTTCCTCGGACCTCACCAACAATCACCTTGTCAATCCTCATTCTCTGGAACTGCTGAACGACCCACGATAAAGAGGCGATGTCCTTCTCCTCCTTGCCTGGCTTCCACAGAACAGAGTTCAGATATGAGACATTCGGCTGGATGAGGTGCAATTCAGGAGTGTCCTCAGCGACACCGATTCTTACGTCATCTGAAATCAGTTTGGTACATGCTTCCATCAAAGACGTTTTCCCGGCTCCAGTGCCACCAGAAAAGGCCATAGTAAGGCCACTATTTATTGCTGCTTCCATGAAGTGAAGCATCTCTGTGCTCATAGATCCAGTGGAGGCAATCTGCTCTATTGTTGTCAGCGAGGCAACTCTGTTAGTAATAGTGATCTGTGCTGTCATACATGCTGGTGGGAGCACAATAGTACATCTCCCAGCAACCTTGGTACCCCTGAATCTTGCAGACAGATAGCCTTCAAAAAGGTTTCCGTGAGGGTCCCATGGGTCTGTACACCTGACAAGAGGAGCCAGGTGTGTGCCAATGGATTCCATATACTCGTCCTCGTTCTTGAAGACGATGTTCATGGGGATCCTTTTACCTCCACGAGCCATGAAGAAGGAGTCAGGACCGTTAGCAGTCACCTCTGAAACCGCTGGATCTGAAAGAGCCTCAAGAACACTGTTCCACTGCTGAGGAAGTCCTGCAACCATCTTCTGTTGCCTCTCCTTAAAAGTCTACCGATTACTCCTTGCGAATATCGAAATCGCCTCATGTAGTAAAGCATTGGTAACACCTAAGATAAATATGAATGAATCCAGGTGTTTTAATATTTTCTCATAAATCAAGCACACCAAAGCAGCACATAAAAAAAAGACGTGCGTCCTTAACAATTATTCAACAGAATTAAAGATACACGTCTTTTTTAGAATCAGGCAGTAATCTCAACAACCTTGTCGCTGTGGGCGTCAATGCTGTCATTGTGAGCAATCACGACGACCTGGCCCTTACATACTTCCTTGATGGTCTCAATAATCGCCTCAGCGCGAGAGTAGTCCTGTGAGACAAGAACCTCGTCCAGAATAATCAGGTTTCTAGATGTTCCTCCATTTAGAAGCATTGAGATGGCGATACGCAAGGCGATAGCAGCAGCAGACATCTCGCCACCTGAAAGCATTCCAACAGGGCGCTTACGACCATCAGCAAGAACCACTGAGGCGTTGAACTTCTTGTCAATCTCAAGCCTGACGAACTTACCTGATGTGAACCTACTGATGAGATCAGAAGCGTACTCCTCAATAACTGGAACAGAGTCCTCAATCCTGGCTTCTCTGAACCTCTCAATGAGTCCAGTTGTTGACACTGACTCCTCAGCCTGCCTGAGCATGTTCCTGTACTTCTCTATCTCCTTGTCCAAGCGTTCAACAGTCTTCTGTGACGACTCCAGCCTGGTTCTGAGGACATCCTGCTCTGACTCGACCTCTACCACTGCAAGCCCAGCCTTGTGAGCAGCCTCCACAGCCTTGTCAACCTTGTTCCTGAGCGACTGAACCTTCTTCAGGGAGATGACATCTGTGTTCTTGCTCTGGCTGCTGAGTCTGTCAATCTCAGCGTTCTGCTGCTCAATCCTGTCAGAAATCTCTCCTGCTCTGTCCAGAAGAGACTCATACCTCCTTCTGATCTCATCCTGCTCCTTAGCCTTCGCAAGAATCTTGGTCGCTGACTTCACCTCGGTCTCAGCAACCTTGATCTGCGCAAGCACCTTGACACGCTCATCCTCGTCGGTCTTGATACTCTCAGCGGTCTTCTCTCTGTTTTCAATAGCCTCAATCAGAGAGTCATACTTACCCACAGTCTCCTGCAGCCTTGGAACAGATCTTTTGGCGCCAGCGACCTTCTTCTTCAAGTCACTGGTTGAGTTCTGGCACTCCTCGATCTCCTTGTTCAACTTGTCAAGAACCACACTGATGCTGTCAACCTTCTGCAAGCATGTTGGGCAGGTGCCCTCACCTCCTGTCAGAGCCTCCACTGCCTTAGAGAGTTTCCTCTCCTCTGACTCATGCATCCTGATACTTGCAGTACTCTCAGAGACGACTGACTTTGCCTCATCAATCTTGTCAAGAGTTTTCTGTCTTCCCTGTATCGCAGCATTCAAGTCCTTGACACTGGAGATACTTAAGATACGCTCAAACTCACTCAGGTTCTCTCTCGACTCTGAAAGACGGGAGTCAGTCTCTTTTAAGTCTCTCTGGAGAACAGAAAGCGCGGAACGAGCAGAAGACAAGTCCTCCTGAGCATCATCCAAGGAAGAGACTACTCCACCAGAAAGGTTCTTCATCTCTGCTTTCAAGGCATTCTTTCTTGCGACAGTCTCATCAAGATCTGATCTCAGCGACTCCAGTTGAGCCTTGGCATTAGACGTCTTCTGCCTGATAGACTCCTGCTGCTCATACGACTCATTTGCACTCCTGTACTCACAGGAAGCAGAGTCCTTGTCGCTTTGCGCCTCCTGTTCACTGACTCTCAGAGCAATCAGTTTCTCCTCATTGCTGTCAATCTTGGATGACAGTTCTTCAATCTCCTTGTGCAGTCTTGTCGCCTCATCCTCGTCAACAGATGTTGATGCAAGAGACTTCTTGATACTTGTGCTCTCCTCTCTGGCCTTCTTAAGTGCTGCTGTGGCGGATGAGATACCAGTCAGTTTCTCAATAACCTGGGCGCGCTCTGACGGACTTGCTGTCACCAGTGAGTCAACCTGCTTCTGCTGAACAAGAACAGCAGCCAGAAACCCCTTACTGTCCATCTTGAGGCGCTGCCTGATGTAGATCTCAGCACTTGTGACAGACGACCCTGCCTTGTGAGTGTCATCACTAAAAACAGGATCAGAACCATCCTCAGTCTCAGGTGCTTCCCACACGTCACACTCAGCCGATCCAGACTTTGAGACGATACGACGTTCAACCTTCATGACCGTATCATCCACGTTCAGAACCACCGAGGCGAAGAACTTGTCCTCACCCCACTTGGCCTGATCCCTCATGATTGCTGAGTTCTTAGACACACCACGCGGCTTGACACCGAAAAGCACCCAGGCAACAGAGTCAACGATACTTGACTTCCCGGCACCAGTAGCACCACGAATAGCCGTCACGCCTTCAGAAGCAGGCTCAAACAGGAAGTTCTCGTGATGACGAATGTTTGAAAGGCTGACTGACCTAAGACTGATACTCACTGAACTCTCCCTATGTGCAACAACATACTCTTGCTAATCTTAACCACACAGAATAGTGCGCCAAATAGATTGACCTTGATAGTGCTTTAGGGTAGACAGAAAGCAGTCATGGTTGCGAGATACAACAACCATGACTGCCGATTCAGAGTATATTCAGAAGTACAATCAACTACTTCTGACTTGCATCGCTTCCAGTCTGCTGCGGGTGAACACCACTCATTGATGATGACAGCCTGATAGCATCCAGAAGAGTGTACGGAGCAAACTTCCACTGTCCGTCAACATAGACCATCTCCAGAGAGAATGCTGGAGCATTGTTGGAGAAGACCTGTAACGGCACATAGGCTGTTCCAGTCTCAGAGTCGAGATAGACGTACTTGTAAAGGTCGCTGGACCTGGCCTCAATCTTTCCGTCATTGTTGCCATCAAGTAAGGAGGAGACCTTGACAAGAGACTGATAGGTGGTCTTTCTCAGATCGTTGTCAAAGTCGTTGGTGAACCTGGTCAGTGAGTCAATGGTGGACATGTCAGCAAGAGTGTTTCTGTCTGCTGATGAGTCCTCGAAAGCCTTGACTCGATCATCTGCTGACAGGTTCGCTGAGTGCTTGTTCGCAGCAGTAAGAAGAGTAGCAGCCGCAGCCATAGCAGACGCCTTGTCCTTGTCAGACGATGCTCCAGACACCGATCTGGATACCTTCTGAACCTGCTGGCCTGAACCCGAACCGCCTGACTCGTTCTTGGAGATGCTGACAACAGCAAGAGCAGCCGCCAGACAGACTATCACAAGAGACATCAGCACTGTTACAATACCCTGTTTTGTTCTTGTATATGCAACAAATTTGTTAGGGTGGATAACAGCCTTTCTTGTAGAAGTCTTCTTAGCGGAGACACCTCCAGAAGAACTCTTTTCAGGCTTTGTCCTTGTCTTGCTTGATGGCGACTTGCTTCTACTCACTGGCTCTCCACATCGCTTTCGTCCTTGTCATCTTCAACATCTGTCTCAGTGCTCTTGGATGACTGGTACTTCCTGTAGTCAATGTACATAATGACGCCAATAACCAGCATCGCTATGATCCATACAGCACCTACAGCATACCATCTGTACGGATAGAGTTCTATGAACTTAGGAAGCCAACTCATTCCAGCGCTCTTGACCATCTGCACAAACTCGGCTGTCAGACCTTGCTTGTTGAGCCAGACAATGGAGTCACCCAGGAACGCTTTTGCTCTGTAGTCCATCCACGCCATGACAAGAGTTGTGACAACAGGGAAGAACATGACTATAGATGACCAGAATGTTGGGTTTCTCCAGAACCGTACTGGTTTGTCAGACTTCTTTCTGGTTTCTTGTACATCAAGAATTCTGTCAGTTTTCTCTGTCTTGTCAACATTCTTCTTGTGAAGACTGTTCTGTATGAATGAAGCCTCTGACTCAGATAGTCTTCGTCCTGCCATCTTTCAACCACCTCAATAACCACCAGAAAAGCCTTCTATTTATGTCATTCTTTTCTGTGCTGGTGTATTCTTGCTATTACCTGAATTCCCTGTTAGTTACTTCTATAGTCTCTCTCCAAGAGCCCTCACAAAATCAGCAGACAGTGCATCTATCTTCTTCGTGTTGATCTCTGAGGCATCCATCTGATCTATCAGAGTATATGCATCATCAAAGTTGTTTGTACTGACAGCAGCATCAATAACCGCCAAGGAAAGTTTATGTGCCATGTCTATATCATTAGACACAACTCCAAGACCACCCATAACACCTGATGTGACGCTGGTGTCTACCAGTTTCTCATCAGACTTCTCGTCCCAGGTCAGTGTTGTTGCTGCCTGAGTCTTCATCCAGATACGGTGCTTGTCCTCCAGATCCGCGAAACTCATGGGGCTAATACCCATCTCGGTTGCGATCTCGTCTCCAGCGAATGTGGTCCGGTCTTTGAAGCGCTTCTTCAGTCTCTTGATGGCCTTGGAGCGGCCTCGTTGGAACGTGCTGAGTTCCTTACCAAGATGAGCCTGTGGCAGGTCGTAAGGCCAGCGGCGAAGAACGTCGTCAAGGTATCCTGAGAACGGAACGGCCTTGGACTCGTCAAACTTCTCAATGGCCTGAATCACCCATAGAAGAACCTGTGAGTTCCTGTCCTCGTCATCTGGAAGGAAGATCTTGATGGTGTCCATGCTGCGTTTGATGAGACTCTTTCCAAAACGTTTGTAGAAGAGGACCAGACCTTCCTTGAACTCGTCAGTGAAGTCCACCATCTCACGTCTACGAGCCTGAACCTTCTTGCTCATTGCAAGACCGTGCTTGGACAGAATCTCGTCGGCAATGTCCTTCACGTACCCTGTAGAGCCGCAGTACGCCTTCCAGAGTCCTGGCTCAATCTCACAGACTCTGGCAATGCCCAGAAGAGCCTCACGGATCTCATCAGCAACCTCCACCCCAGAACGGAATGACACGATACCTACATCACGAAGCGGAGCAGCCAGAAAACCCTCCGTCTCAGTCATGTTGTCCCAGACCCTTGGAGGAAAGATGAAGTCAGTCAACTGTCCCGGAAATGTCAGGTCTCTGTCCTCGTACCACTCAAGAACTGACTCCAACGGGAACCGGAACGACTTGGCACCTGTCGTCGCCTGAACAAGGCTACCGTCCGCAAGATGAGCGGCAACCCAGTCAGCGAGTTCATCCTCGGTGCATCCAGACATCTTCCTCCACTTGGGAAGGGAGTACCACATACCGTCACTGATGATTGCACCAATACGGAAGTCAACAGGTTGTTTTAAAAACTCATTCTTGGTGTATGTAATACTGATAGTCACTTAACATCCTCCAATACAGCACGCTGAGTGAAGTGAGGCATCATACTTCTGGAAACGGACAGCACAGACAGCAGATTCAGGAAGAACTCTCTCTGATCCTCATCAACCAGCAGAGCAGGCTTACGGAACCCAACAACTATCTCACTGTTCCTGTCGCTCTCATCAGGAATATGGAACACCTTGTAGAACTTGTCCGAGAAGAACATAGTTGCAGAGTCATTCACCTTTTTAAGAGCCAACGACACGTTCTCGTCAGGGGACACATGAAACCCGATGTACACCCATGGATCACCTTTGGTTCGCCTTTTAGCCATCACACACCTCACAAAGAACTTAAAACATCAGGAACCATGGAACATCTTAACAACACACACGAGCACTCAGTTATTCTTGCACAAGATACACATAAGGTGGGTGCCTCTATCTTGTCAGCACCCACCTTATGTGTGATAAATATACTCTAGAACGACTTGAACATACTCCTCATCTTATCCTCGTCAATCTCTCTGTGCACATCGTACAACTCCTCCACATCTGCTGGAGACATATTGTTGATGAACGATCTAAGGCCACCGTATGGACCAGTGTTCTTGTCGTTCCTGGGCTCAAAATAGTCCCCTTCTTTACCATTTACTCTTGGATCCTTGATTCTTCCTGATCCTGTTCTTACAACCCCAGGAACAGACCTGTCTTCATATTTGACCCAGATGCCCTCTTTGTCCTTACCAATACGAATTCTAGTTGTATCCTCACCATAATACTTCTTTAGTTCTGATGAAAGATTACCTCTAACTTCTTTCTGATACTTTTTACGACTATCTTTAATCTTTGACATGCCAGTATCAAAGCGCTTCTGTCTTTCCTCTGCTGATGCAAAAGAGATAGAATCAATGTCTCCTATCGGTATCTGGCTATAACGTTCCCTAATAAGTACATCTTTTCTTCTAGATGCATCATAGGTTTCTTTAACAAGTTTCCTTGTTTCAGCGCTATCATGGCTGGTCAAATAGTCCCTGATTTTTTCAGATCTTTCGTCTGGTGCTGAATAGTGTTCAATGTCTCCTTGTCTGTTTAAATCAAACTGGAATCCTGTCCCAAACTCATTAAAGTGACCAGTGATTCTAGTACTACCATCACTCATAGTACTAACCTTGAATCCTGACGGATCGATGCCAGACCCTTCAATAATATTTTTACCAATAACCTCTGAATTCCTTGCTAATTTACCTGTCTCTTTACCAACTTCAGATCTGAATACTGACAGACGTAGATTCATGTATGCACTATAGTCGTTAGGATAGTCAAGCACCTCAACACTCTGTTCATGTTCCTTGTGGTTCCTTGCTCTAGCCCAGAACATATTTCCTGTCTTTTCGTTAACTACTTCAAAGAAGTTAGGATTCTCTTTTGAAAGACCTATGATCATTCCTTCGCGGTAGTTCTCGTCATAGTCCTCACTGGATATGCGAATGCGTGCACCAGGAATAAATGGCGTATCATCCATAAACCTATATTTATCATCTTCCGGCTTCAAAACACCATACTTTTCTCTAACCCCATCTAGATACTGGACATCATTGATGTAATCAGGATCAATTTTCTCAGTCATCTTTTCAAGAGTACTAAAGACCTTCTGGGAGTCAGCATCCCTTTCAGATCCTTGTAGCCCATCTCCTACACCTGCACGTTCAGCATCAATAGCCTCGCGCTCCGCCTGACTATAGGCATGAGGAACATCCAGCCCCTGCTTCTTGTAGTCACAGTTCTCTGGTCCCACACACGGCTCCCATTTACCTGTTCTAGGACTGAGATGCTGGCAACCGCTCTGCTTCTGTCTTGCCATGACGAGTTCTCCTTCAAAGGTTCCGTTTCTTCTCTCCGCTCAGTCTCATCAGAGGTATCTAAGCGGCAAAAAAAAAAAAACGATCCTGACGAGCGAAAGAGGCGCAGTGAAGAAACCCGAGTACGACAAAGGAGACAAGCAACACAGTTACTCACCTAGATCTATAGAGTCATATGGTGTAAAATTGGTTTTGGTTATAAACCAAGTATAAATTCATTAGGTATGCAATAAGATGAAGGTGACAGCAGACACCTAGTCTACTCTACTGTAGTCTGACGTTGTTACCTTATCTTGATATGTACTAGTATACTCTAATGGTTCTGTGTTATAATATACACATACCATCACTCAGTTAAGTTCTTGAGAGGGGGCTCACCAGATGGCGTCTAAGTCTGTTGTGTCACGCACATACCCTCGTGTACCATACGCCGCGTTCGACAAGAACGGTGTGCCTCTGAATCTAGTTGAGGTTCTGGACGGCATCAGGAAAGACGCTGAACTGGTCGCTCACTATGCCCTGCAGGAGATGACTGAGCAGAACCTCGCTTTGTCAACCTACTTCGATAGTGTCAAGCCTGCTGAGGCTGGTAGGCAGATGAACCTGAAACTCCCTGCTGAGGTGAAGAAGCAGTTCAAGAGCGGCGCATCCCGTCTGGAGAAGATGTTCCAGGAACAGGTGGTGACCAACCTACGTTCCTGGACTACTAGAGTCGAAGTTATGACTCAGACCTCTACTAAATACGTCTCTGCTGGCTGGAAGAGAACAGCCAGCAAGTCAAAGCCTGCCTCCATGCAACCCCGATTGTCTTTATCCGCTGCAGATAAGCAGTACAGAGAGATGACTGTTGCACCAGAGCGCATCGAGTTAATGATGATCGTTCAAGGACAGTGGATTAAGATACACTTCCCTACACCTCCTCAGTTACTGGAGGTGGGTTGTGAATCTGGCGTGCCAGACATCTGGGTCGATAAAGACAACCGTGTAGTATTCGGCTTTCATGGCAAGACCAATCCTGGTAGACCAGAGTTCTCTGAAAGATACGTGGTTGGCGTAGACCTTGGCGTAAAGAATCCCGCTGCTTATGTTGTCTGGGATACTGAGAAACAGCAAGTCGTTGAACGATCTCTTCTAGGTCAGCGCGCCAGATCATTAAACAACAAGATTAAGAGGACGCAGACTCAGGTTGCCTCTCTACAGAAGAAAAAACGTTCAAAGGAAGCCGTTTCTCACAGAGAGCACCTGTCTAACAGGAGACGTGAGTTAAGCATCCTCATTGCCCAGGAACTCGCCGATGCCTCCTGGAGGTATGGTAACGCTATCGTGTCGTTCGAGGACCTGTCTCACATCAAGAACACCATGAAGTACGGGCGCTGGTTCCGAGGTGAGGTGTTTCGCAGGACTCGGGACATGGTTGAGGCCGACGGCGGTAGGGTCTTTAAGGTTAACGCTGCGTATACCTCTCAGAGATGTCATGTGTGTCAGTCCGACCTTAACATGAGTAACTACAGCATCCCTGTGTGTGAGTCATGCGGTATTACTCACCACAGAGACCTGAACGCTGCAGCGAACATCGCTCAGCGAGCGAACGTCAAGAAGGCTTGCGAGACCAGGAGAAAACACGCCACAAAGACGAAGCGAGTCAGGAAGTCAAAGTGTCATTCTAAGCCGTTGAAGCATCCTGGTACGAAGAACAAGCCGACACCTAAGGCTCCGCAGAACCAAAAGAAGAGAAGAACCAATACTCGTAATCATCCACCTCTTCCAAAGAAGGAGGTGAACAAGAGGATGTGCCCCGCAGACACTAGGGTTTCTGTGGTGGACCATGATACGTGGTTTCAGACAATCAGCGGCACGACAGTTCCGAAGAATAACCTATCTATTGTAAATACAGTAGATGTGGTTTATTCTAAGGAATAGTCATACTCTTTACACCTGAGTATCTATCTAGGCTCAACAAAAAGCACCCTCCAGTTATGCATTTAACTGGAGGGTGCTTGAAGATTATGTTTCAATTACACCATGAAGTCCTGCATTGTCAGTCCTTCTTCTGTCATGCCTTCTCTAAGAATCTTGAGTGCCTTATTCATCTCAGAACGGTACTTCTGTACTGACAGACCCCACTTACTCCTAATCTCCGCTGGACTCATGTCCTCATCTATATTGTCTCTGTTGTCAATTCCGAAAGAACTGGAGATGATGTCCTGATGCATCTCGCTAAGAGCACTGACTCGAACATGAATGTCGCTGCTCATGTCGTTCTCGATGACAACCTGATCCACTGCGGGCTCATGACCAAGATCAATGACGTCAATGAGTTCCTTGTCATCGCTTCCGCCAAGGCTGTGACTCTTGATGTGTGTGTTCAGTGAGACAGCACCAGCAGCCGTGTTGACGATTGCCGAGAAGTCCGCCTTGCTCAGTTTTTCCTCCTTGCGGATAATCTCGTCAATCTCTCGCTTGGTTCCAAGACCGAGTTCTGCATAGTCCTCACGCTTGGTGTTAATCTTGGTGTACTGGCTCACACGGTTCTCTGGGAGCCTGACAGTTTTTCCTGTCATGTTGGTCTGCCGGATGATGTTCTGACCAATCCAGGGGTGAGCAACAGTGCTTAACTTGTTGTTCCTGCTTGGGTCATACTTCAGGATACCGTTCATCAGACCAACACACCCCTCTTGAATCAAGTCCTCAATGTCAGGGGATGATGGATACTTCTTCTTGAACTTCTTGGCTCGGCTGATGACAAGACCGATACAGCCATCAACCATCTTCTCAACTGCTTCCTCACCTTTACTGATGGTGACTCTCAACTGAGCCTTCTTGTCATCTGTCAGGTTCTCTTCTGCTGACAGAGTGCTCTTTGCCTTCTGCATCTCTTGTACAAGAGCACCGAGTTCGAGTTCCTGCTCCTTGGTGAGGAAGTTCGCACGATCAACACTGTATTTCGCCATACCTACCTGCTTTGTCTTTGTAAAATCCCTGTTTGTTCTAGGCGTCGCCAGTGAAGGCGCCTGCTCAATATCAGTGACGGGCAAGGCAGGTATGGCCTCTTAGTATACGTTGAAATAGCAACGTTTTATGCCTGTCACACAGGTGTGCGCCTCTTGATGACTGTGATGTGACGAGCACCTTGACAGGTGTCTGCTCCCCGCCTCATCGAGAGAGTACTCTACATGAGACAGAGTTCACATGTCAAGTCGTCATACTGAGGGAACCTCACAATGATACCATAGTTTAATAGTTCATGAAGTCGTATTCTTGTACATAATGACAAGCAATATATACAAAGGCATTGATGTATCACGTAATGCCATCTCTCACCAGTTCTCATCGTACACATCAACCAGCGGGTTTCTGTGCTCGTCAGATTTGGAGTCGTCATCCATTTCGTACAAGGCGTCCTCAGCGCTTGCGTCATACTGCTCGGAGTTGAAGTCCTTCTCAGAGCGGGCATCAGCATTCGCTTCGAGGATGATCTGCACCAGCCTGTCCATAGACTGCTTTGTAGCCCCTTTGAGGCTCTTTTGCCGGGGGATGACACCTGTGCTAGTCAACTCTCTTCTAAGGTGTCCTATAGCCCTGTAATCGGCTCTGGTGCACCCATTAGGGTAGACCAGCACCGGTGGCTCGAAGTCATCTATGTCTGAAACAGGAATGACTCTCTTCGGTGAGGAGTCATCAGTCAAGTCTGTGTCACTTAACATGTCTTCTGTGTTGTCATGAGTGGTTTCATTCACGTGAAATCACCTCTTAGTATAGAATTCTATGGTTGTTCTCAGCAAGATTCAGACGGTTCTTCAGATACTCGCCCCTCAATCTCATCAAGGCTGACTTCCTCTGCCTCTACTTCGCTGATGTACTGAGCCTTGTTGACAGTGACGTCAGTAACTACAAGATCAAGATTGTAGTCATTCACTGACTCAACTACTGCACGCGCAATCCGATCATCTAGAGTCACATCATAACTCTTGTAGTCCTGGATAAAGGACACTCCTAGTGACACAAAACATGTCATATCAGAACCGTCTTTCACAGTATTCGTGTCATCTCTAAGATCGTGGACAGACACCCTTGTCATGAAGTCTCCACCATCCATGATTGTCTTCAATGATGACTCCTTGACTTGCGCAGCCCTGAGCACAGACAGCGACAACGAGGTTGCGAGACCCTTATCCTTCTCGCTAAGCAGTCGGTCGCAGAGAGACTTAGACAACACTGTCTTGTCTCCACTACCTTCTCTGAGTGAGACAACTAGGTCTATACCTCTACCCAAAACCAGACCACCTCTGAACCACACATACTCTGACAAAACACAATCAATCGTTTTGCCTATATCTTACCGAGTAGAATTAGTATGCGATGGTGTTGATGAAGAGTTTGTGTGCGATACAGATGGAATGATGCTATCAGATCCGGTATATGTCTTAATACCAAGAAGAACAGCAACAGAACATAGTACAACAAGAACGGCAGCGGCAACAAGTTTCAGTATAAACAGAATCCCTGCAGCAGAGTTAGTCGAGATGGACTTCCTTCTGATATGGCTGCGATACTTCTTACTGGACTTTTTAAGGTCCTGCACCTCACGCTCATCAGGGTCCTCCATACGCCTGGTTCTCACAAGTTCATCAAATGGCATAACTGTCTCCAGAATCAAAAACGCTTATTAGTAACAGAATAGAATAAAAAGCAAGATAAATACAGGTATCACATTACGGCATTATCTGGCGTGTTAATTGTTGTTCTGCCCAATCAGTAACTCACCTGTGACAGAGTTTGATGAGACAATAAATACCTCTCCTGGAGTACAATCACCCTTGACACACTTGACAACGTACTCATTCTGTAGGAACTGGCTCTCTCTGTTCTTGGTGATAGCACTGTACTGGCTGCTTGAAACGTTACTGGAAACAGCCTTGCCATCAACTGTGAGAATAGGCTCGGCCCACGACAGCCGTCCATAAGGTCCAGCAAGCACATCAACAACACTAGCTTCTCTGGACGGAAGGAACGCCTGTCTCATGTGGTCAATGATTCCACCATCATGCGGACGAGAAGGATCGACAACAACTCTGGATCCAGACGGAACAACACTACCAACAAAGGTAGGATTCTTCACTGGAACAAGCGATCCGTCACCAGTAAGAACAACACGAAGAAGAGTGACAGCAAAACACAAGTACACCACAGCCAGAGCAGCGAAAGTCATTCCGATCCATCTAACAGCCGTATTGACAACCAGTCTAGAAAAGGCTGAATTTGATACACGAACCTTTCTCTTCTTGTCTGCATCATTTGTGCTGCTACCACTATTTAATGCCACAGTATTGTCCCGTCTTAAAGGTGATTACTAACTTGGCGGAATATCAAAAGATAGTGGCAATGATAACCTGCAAAAATGCATATGATACAGCCAAAGCGAGATAACCACCAATGACGATGAGGAATCCAGCCTTGACCTTGTGCTCACTGGCCCAAGTCTTGGCTCGGCTCCACCACGACTTCTTGCTTGCTCTGTCCTCGTCACTCATCTTCCTGGTCGGAGGAGGTGACGGAAGGAAGGGATCTCCAGCATACGCTCGACGAACATCCTTCATGACAGACTCCATCTGAGAAGCGAACTCACGACTCAGGACAAAACTGACCTCATTATTGTCACTGCTTTCAATCGTCAGCACAGGAGGATTTGCTCTCACCATGCCATAGTGCTTGAAGTTTCCGTTCTTGGTGTACAGGTTGTCAACCCGCCAGCGAATAACATTGTCACTCTGTAGAACAACTCCGTCTTTCTGACTCTCATCAAGAACACGATCATCGCCAGCCAGGAACGCCTCATCCTCAGCGAAGTAGGAGTCAACGAATTCTTGGCTCTCATTCAAAACATCATTACTGTCATCATCTGTCTCATCAGAGGTGACGTTTTCTTCATCCTCTTCATCAGAGACATGATTATTGTCAGGGTTGGCAGACTGAATGTCATTAATAATCTCCAACTCGGCTTCTATCTCAGCAGGATCAGAAAAATCAACAGATGTAGACTTCTCATCCTTCTCTGATTCAGTCAACTCGTTATCGCCATTGGACTCAGTGTTGTTGATAATGGCGTCAAGTTCTGCATCTACATTAACATTGTTCTCTTCTAGTGAGTGCTTACCCATTGCTGACAACCGCCTGGTCTTTTTCTGTCTGGTCTGTTCTTGATCTTGAATCTTAACTATAGAGGGCGTTTTGGTTCTGTAGTTATATAACCAAAACGCCCTCTATAAAGTATTTTTGTCTTTCACTTACTGGTTGGTGTCGGTGCTGGTGTCGCAGAAGGTTGCGGATTCTGACCCTGAGTAAGTGCCTGTGCCTGCTCTGGTGTCAACGAGGAGTTGGCGTTTGGCTTGCCGTTAGAGCCAATGCCACGAGATGTCTGAATCGTTGAAGTGACCTCAAATCCCCTTAGATCGTAGCCCTGCTGAACCGGCTTGTTCCAGTTAGCCAGAATAAAAGGCTTGGTCACCTTGTCAACAGAGTACACCTTCCACTCGTTGTTGATGTTCACCATCGTCAACTCGACAGGCTCATCAGAGAAGCCACGAGACTGAACAGTGTAGGTACCATCCCACTTCTCGTCATTACCGTTCTGCACCCTGATAGAGACATGTGAGGAGAACTTACCTCTAACCTTCATTCTCATAACCTGTTTACCATCAAAAGTAACATAGGATGCTTTCTTGTCAGCCTGAAGATCCAGGTTCTTCATCTCAAAACCCATCAGCATCGACAGGTCAGACTCGTTAGACCACTTTGAGGTAACGGTTCCGTCAAAGTATGCTGGCGATCCTTTTGCCACATACGGGAGAGCGTTTCTGTAAGCCATCTGTCGAGTGACGAACAACGAGGGGTACTTCTCAGGGTCGTAGGAAACAGTGTTGGAGACTGTGATCACGTTGTCTCCCTGTTGGTCAACAGTTCCAGAGACTACTCCGAAGTTGCCAACCTTACCCATGTAGAGTTCAGCAACAGAGAGAGCCTTGGAGCGATCAGCGTCAGAGACAGCAACATTTGCGGGATTCTTGTCGCTCTCCTGCTTGTCATCAAGATACTGCAGGCCAACATACCCACCAAGAGCGACGACCAGACCCACAACAACAGCAAGAACGACAGTTACAGCAACATTGCTCTTGCTCTGTGAGCCATCATCCTTCTTTTTCTTGCTCTTAAAACTAAGAAATGCCACTTCATCTCCCTGTTGACTGAAAACCAACCATGATGTGAAAATGTGCTCACATCTTGCATCTTCATTATCATATCACATGATGAAACAAGATGTGAGCACATTGAGTCAGTTAAGATGACTACTTCTTGGCTCCTCCGCTTCCTACGTAGTGGAATCCAACGAACTGTCTGTGTGCACCACCAACAGTGTAGTCCTCAGTGAACGACTGGTTCAGGTAGAACTGACCAACACCACCAACACGTTCCTCCATGGAAGCCTCGGCAATTTTGTCAACACCATCAACATTACCGAGGTAGACAAAGATGTGTCCTACATATTCTGGCTTGGTGATGAAGATGTCTCCTGGCTGACGCTGGTTATAGTCAGTGTACATCTGCCACTTGTCAGGGTGAGATGACATGTACTCGTACTGAGTTCCTGTTGGACCCCAAGGGAACTCTGGATCAACAGTGTTCTTGACAACAGTTGCAGCGAAACGACCACAGTCAGCCCAAAGATTCAGTGGGTCAGCACCTGTCTCCGCCTCCATCTTGTGCTTTGCGTCCTTGTAAGCCTGCGGAGCACAAGAGTATCCGTTAGGCTCTGGGCACTTGCTCTCCTCCTTAGTCGGGTAGGCGATAGAGATGGCGAACTGCACAACGTTTGAAGACCCACCAGCAGCACCTCCACCCTTGGTGCAACTACCTCCAGAACCACTACCAGAAGAGACACCAGAGGCTCCTGTGAACTTGCTCAGAAACTCTGTAGCAGAGTCCTGCCTCTCTCTCAGTCCAGCAGCACCATCAGCACTACCCTCATAGACCTCATGGAAGATGAGAGCCAGTTCCTTCTCGCTCTTGCCCTGGTCATTGAAACCCTGAGCCAGAAGACGCTGACCATATGTCGAGTCCAACTCATTCTTAATCATAGTCAGTTGGACCTCAGCGTCATACCAGTTCTTACCCATGGATGCTGCCAGATCAAGAAGAGTCTTAGCACGACCTGGATTCCATGTCCACTGAGCAAGACCAAGACCAGCCGGAGCGTAGTTCTTAGTGAAGGCATCTGCCTCTGCATTAGACATGTGACCCAGGTGGCCGTCAGCGTTTGGACCTTTCATCTCAGCCTTGGCGTATGTGATACTGGACTCCTGAATGAAGTTACCAAGAATACCAGCAGCCTGCTCCCTGCTCATACCCTTGCCACCAAGGAAGTCGAACTTCTGGCTCATTAACCATGAACCGGCCTCGTTACCTCGTTGAGTCCAGTCACCGTCATCACTGTTTGAGAAGTTACCGAATGATGATGCAGCACCGCTGTCTCCACCAATACCGAAGCACCCATCAGCATTTTCATTACGACCAACCACAGTGATAGTGCTGTTGACAAGCAGTCCAGCGACAGCCAGACAGACAACAATCGCAGTAACCACCCATGATGTCGGGTTAGCCATGACAGCGACAGCGCTCTTAGCAGAAGCGGCAATACCTTGCACTACTGCCTGGGCCTTGTGGAAGGCGTTGGAGACCTTCATGGCGGTGTCGGCCATACCGTCTGGAACAATGCCCTTGGCAGCATTCTTGGCGGCACCAGCAGCCTTTGACTTCAGTGCACTTGCTGGGTTTTTAGAGCCCTTGGAGTCATCACTGGAATCTGACTTCTTGTCATCAGATGACGAACTGTCATCCTTGTCGTCACTGCCTGAAGATTCTTTCTTCTTGTCCTTATCCGACTTGTCCTCGCCCTCACCTGCTCCTTTCTTGTTGGAGCCAGCAGTCTCGTTGCTGTCCTGAGGGTTTGGAGCAGTAGCAGCACCTGGGTTGAATGGCTTCATATCCAGATTACGATTAGGAATGTCATCATCCGCTGGAGTCTTATCCGGTTCTTTGTTCTCGTTACCAGAACCATCAGCATCAGGCCCAGGGTCTTTGCTATCCTTACCAGTAGGATCGCCCTTTGAGCCAGATTTTAGAGCATCCTCAGGAGGGTTTTCTGGGTTAAGTTCTCTGTTTGCTGGCTCCTCAGGCTCATCCTTGTCAGTATTACCTGTCTGTTCAGGATTCCCTTTCTGACTGTCAGCATCACCACCGTCATGAACCTCCTCACCTTCGTCAGGTGCTGCCTCCATGTCTGGAAGAGATACATCAGGTTCACCATCACCAGAGACATCCTGAACCTGAGTATCACCAACATCTGCCTCAGCAACATCTTCATCTTGTGCTGACGTGCTCGCACCTTGTTTCTGCAGAGGATCGTCACTGGATCCAGCAGCAACCTGGATAGCCTCATACTTGGGTTTCCCGACCTCGCTTCTGGCTGGGAACCTGGAATCGCTCATGACTTACCTCTCAGAAAACTTACAGTAATTGATTCTTGTTAATTATCAGAAGGAGAACTTTTACTCATCTGCCTTTGGCTTACCCTTGTCATCACCTTTGTTCTCGACTCTGGATGCTTCTCTGTGAGCGCCAAGAGATGAAAGGAATCCACGTCTGCTGACACCAGCAGGCTTGTCATCACTCTTCTGCTTGTCCCTCAGAGACTTCCTTGATGGAACTGGCTTGGACTCTGGTGTCACAACAGGAGGTTTTGGAGTGTCCTCTATTACCTGTGTGTCTGTGTCGTCATCATCCCAATTTCCAGACATAGAGATCCTGAACACATCCTTTTCATCCTTGTTGTCAGTTGCTCTGGAGTTCCATGACGACGGCTCAGGAGGAGTTGGTGCTGACTCACTTGCCCTCACCTTCCTTCTTCTCTCAACATTGCGACGCTTGTTCTGCCTGTGCAGCCTCTCAGCCTCCCTCTTTCTTTCCTGAGGTGACTTGTACTCCGTGTTGCCATGGATGTCGTAATCCGCAGCGCCATCCAACTCTGTTCCCGCGTCACCATAGATCTTTGTGTCTGGTGACAACTTGCTGCTTGCGTCACGGTTCTTCTTCTTCTCAGCCTCAAAGTCCTTCTTGGCTGTCTCAGATGACACAAAACCCTTGTCCTTGCGAGCCTTGGAGACCTGCTTGTCAACCTTTGTGACCTTTCTGGCTGTGATGACACGTCCTGTGGACACAGCGTTCTTGTCGTTGGCCTCGCCATACATACGGGCACGCATGTCAGCGTCAGCGGCGGCCTTCTGCTTCTCGGCAGCCTGCTCATAAGCCCACTCGCGCTCAGAGATAGCCTCAGCCATAGCAGGAGTAATCTCCTCCATCCTGCTACCAATCTCCTGCAGCCTCTGCTCGTCCTGAGCCGTATACCTGGTCCTCTTCTGAATCTTCTCAGCCCTCTCAGCGACCTCCTGGTCGATCTCGTCAAAGGTGCGACCATCCATGTCGTTGAAGACCTCCCAGGTCTGTCCACGATCAATGTCCAGAGCGTTGATACGACTCTGAATCTCCATCCTCTCGTCAGGATCAGAGGTCTGGTTCAACTGCTTGTCAAGTTGCTCAATCTGGAACGTGAGACGACCGAACCTGACGTAGTTAGCCATCTGCTCCTTACGGGCAACAGCAGACTCAATCTGCTCAGGTGTAGCATCAGGCATTCTCCTGATCTTCTGCTCAGCCAATTTGGCCTCAGTGAGCATATCCTCCTGAGCCACGACATCAGAGTGAGTCATACGGCGACGACGGTTCTCAATCTCACCAGACTCCTTCAGCAAGCCCGTCTGCTCCTTGTCCAGGTTGTCAAACTCAGTCTGTGCCCTCTTTCCAGCAGTCTCGTAGTTGCTGGCTGTCCTCTTGGCCTCAGTGGCCTGGTTCCTGGCCTCAGACTCCTTGTTCTTCAACTTGCCACGGTTGGCGATGTTCTCACGGTCAACCTGGCGAGCAATGTTTCCAACGAAGCCACGAGAGCGCTTGAGTTCACGGCTGACAGCATCTGCTCCACCAGAGCGCAGTGTTCCGCCAGCGAGTTTGGCTCCGAGAGCACCACCAGCCATAGCAGCAGCAACGTCTCTGGTTCCTCTCAGACCGTTGTGCATGGTGTTTCCAAGTCTGTCAGTCATACGTGACGACAACTGCTCTCCACCAAGGTTTGCACGACCAATAAGATCGATAATCTCACGCCTGTACATGAACAGTGCCATTGTCATCAGAATCGTGAACAACAGCGTCATGCCGATACTGCCCAGGCTCTCCAGAATGGCTCCATAGATGGCGATGGTGACCACCAGGAATGCCGCTGAGGCGATGTACTTCATGACGTTGGATACGACCTTCTCCAACCATCCGAGCATGATTCTGCGTCCACGTCCTGGAACAACACCAATGAGCAGGAAGATTGGGGCGAAGGATGTCAGTACAGCCGACGAGATGTAGTAGACGTTGGCGTACAAAGAGGTGATAACCAGAATGAGGCTTCCAAGAACTGTGACAATGATTGCCATGAGAGCAATACCGTTCTTGGAGTTCGTTGAGGCAAAGGATCCGCCCCAGTTGTCCCAGAACCCATTGTTGGCCGCAGCGGCATCAACAACCTTGTACCATCTGACATCTGCCTTACCATTCTCTGGTAGGGTGTCATCTCCTGACTGGACCTTTGTCTCCAGGTACATCTGGTATGCTGCCAGGTTGCAGACTCGGTTGGACGTACCCTTCTCAACAGTCTTCAGGGTGCCGTTCTTCTGTCCGTCAATACTTCCGTCTGTGTACAAGTTCACACAGTAGTCCTCAGGGTTTAGGCCAGCGTCAGTCAGGATTTTGTTGGTTGGCCTGTCGGTACTCATGGTGTCCAGGTTGTCAAAACTGGTACCGAATGACCCCTGGGAGTACATGTTCAGAATGAAGGACTTCCAGATCTTGCAGGTAAGACCACCAGCAACCATCTCCATGTGCTCAGACGGAGAAGCATCAGCAACACTTGACTTGCAGATAGCGGCCGATGACTCCTCGCCCTCAGCAAGATCTGAGTTCGTGTCACTGTCATTCATACAGTTCTGTCCACTGAACGCTCCGATAACACATGTTGCCACTGTGCTTGATGCTGCAAGAGGCGCCTGTGCAAGTAGAGATGGATGCAGGAGAAGCATGAATCCGACGAAGTATGATATGAGCGCCCATCCTAGACCAGCGAAGGCTTCTCTGAACTGTCTGTGAATGGCAGCCTTCCATATAAAGGTGATGGCAACAAAGATGAACACCAGTGAGACCAGTGTCATGTAGATGCTGCTTGTCAGGACACCAATGATTCCACCGTTTGAGTTACCGTTAGCAACCTGTGTGGCGCTTGGGGTACCGTTTCCACCAATAATCTTCAGCAGGTTGAAACAGTCGTCTGTAGGATTCTTGACATCAGTGCAGATAAGGTCAGCATCAAAGGAGTGCTGAACGATGTACTGCGTGATGCCGGAGATACCGTTAGCGATACCAAGCAGACCGTTCGCTGAGATGATTCCTAGCCCGTTCAGGGTGCAGTTGTTGAGGTTGCGCTTGCCTTCAAGGGTCTTGACATCAGTCTTGCTGTGCTCCTTGAAGAGGTCACTCTCCTTGTCCCTGACGAAGAGTTCACCCTTACCCTCACCATGGTAGTTCACAAAGAACAAGCCGTTCTGCAGAGCCTCCTGCATCGTCAGCCGTCTACCTTGCTTGTCTGAGACAGGGTAAGACTTCAAGGCGTTGTACCATGACGCCTGTGAGTCCATGTTTGCACCCATTAACTGGCTGCAGGCGAAACCAAGTGTTCCAGCATCTACTCTGGTGCCAACAGCGTGCTCACTGACTCTTGGTGACAGTGCAGCAGGGAATACAGCAACAGCAAGAATCAGTAGTGAGAGCAGACCAGTTATCACTGACGTAGTGATTTTTGACACAGGTCTGGTGACAACTGAGTCTTTTTCGTCGTCGCTTTCGAGATCGACGTAGAAGGACCCTGCTCTTTCACTCATCAGACAACCTCTATAAAAGAACGACGACAATTCAGAAAATACATTCAAGGCTGCTTCATAAAAACACCTGAAACACATTACTGATTTCAGGTATAGAAACAGAGCGGCCAATATCCCGAAAAATATCGACCGCTCTGGATTTTGCTTTGACTCTATCTATCTATTCTCAAAGCAAAAGCATTGAGTTGTTCTATCGCTGATTCTCCAGCAGACCAGAAGCAAGTTCAGCGACCTGTGATCTCTCTGTCTTCTGCAGTGTTACATGGGCGAACAACTCAGAGTCCTTCAACGAGTCCACAACACTCCAGATGTCAGCATTCTTACCAGACTGCAGAAAACGGTTGTCAACCTGAGCAGCATCAAACGTGAGAACAATCTTGGACCCGACCCCAGCACGCGAAAGGATGTTAAGAATCTCGCTCCTAGAGAAGTTCTGAGCCTCTTCAAGAATGATGAATGTGTTAGCCAGTGAGCGACCACGAAGGAATGTGATTGGTGCAATCTCAACCATCTCTCGGAGCCTCTTCACCTCAGCGTCACGAGAGGTCTCACTCTTTGCCTTACGGCTCTTGGAGGCGATGACATCAATGGCGTCAAACACAGCGCCAGACCATGCCGCCATCTTGTCGTTCACGTCACCTGGAAGGAACCCGATCTCCTGTCCTTGACCAAGTTCATGCAGTGAACGGAAGACCATGATCTTGTCATAACTCTTACGCTTCAACTCCTCAAAGGCGACGGCCATGGTCACCAGTGTCTTACCTGTACCAGCAGAGCCGCCAAGAGAGACAATCGGAATAACGTCAGCAGGTGTACGCAACCACGACATGGCAACATCCTGCTCTGTTGTCTTACCAGTGATACCAGACGCCTTCACCTTGTGATGCACTGGAACAATCTCATCACCAATAACCAGAAGATCATACAGGTGCCTGGTGTCACCATCCATCAGCACGGCAACATAGGCGTTCTCAGACCTGTCTTCTGGAAGAGAGTCAAGAATATAGTCCTCAATCTTGTACAGGTCCTCAGGATCACCATAAATGCCCTTGTCAGAGCAATCCTCCTGAGACAGAGTGACGACATACCGACCATCGAACGGACGAGCACCAATCACCTGCATCGCATTGAACTCAAAGGCCGGGATGTTCAGATCCAGTGTTGAGTGAAGCCGCATAGGAGTGTCGTTCGACAGCAGAACAACATCCTTACCGTCCTTCATAAGGTTCTTCGCCACTGCAAGAACAGTGCTGTCGTGACTGCCGTCCTGAAGATGCTCAGGAAGTGACGCCTGGTTGCGGTGATTGGGCTCAACGCGAACAGTAATGTTCTCGCCCTCATCAATCCTCACTCCATGAGCAAGTCCAATACCACGGCTTGCACGAATCTCCTCCAGCAGACGGATCCACTGTCGTGACAGGAACCCTATTGTCGGATGTGACCTCTTGTCCTCCAGTTCTCTGACAACAACTGCTGGCACGACGATCTCACAGTTTTCAAGAACTGAGAGCAATCCAGTTCCTACCATTAACAGGGAAGACGTGTCAACAACCACCACCTTTCCACGAAGCGCTTCGGTAAGTGACTTGCTCTCGGTAGCAGTAGTGGTCATTCTCTTGTCCTATCTCGAAAACTGGAAGCGTGCTCATGGAGTTCCAGCACCATCGCTTCCATCCTGTCGAAATGATTCTCTAATAGTACCAGATGCCTTTTGAGAAGCACCTGACATCTATCTTAACAATAATTATCAGCACCATACAGAGCAGTCAGGACAGAATAGATCGTCTGGTTTTACAACCTAACAAAAAAGTAAGCACACCAAGGATCTTAGATACAGATTCTTGGTGTGCATACCTGATGAAAGAGCACAGATTACAGGCGAATAATTGAGTTATCTTCTGTGTCCCAGGTCCCTGTTGCTACCAAAGGCGATAGCACTGACAGGCGAGTGGTGCAACTGGCAGGTCTGCAACCCGAATCCACCAAACAGTGATTGGGTTGAGGTGTAGACATCAGCACTGATAACTCTGTATGTCGCCTTGCTGTCAAGTTCAACATCTGGGATTCTTCCATCAGGACCAATACGGAAGACCTCACTCTTGGCCTCCTTGTTCTGACCTCTCTGTGTTCCCAGCCTGACCTCAAAATATGGCAACTGCCTCTTGACTCCATTGACCTCCATGGTGCTGCACGAGTCAGAGATCCATGCTGATGAGTCCTTGGATAACTGGTGCTGGTACTCCTTGACAAAAGCGTCCACAGAGGTTTTAGTCAGGCTTCCTTTGGCGTTGATGTGCTTGACTGCGGTCTCAGCAGATGTCTGAGCCATAGCTGAGTACTCTGCTCTGTTGGTGACAACATGTCCTACATTGATGACAAGACCGAGAAGAATGACTGCCAGAGGAATGTAGATGATGGTCAGAACTAGAACACCGTCACCGTCATCTGATCTGAGTTTCTTCAGTATTCTGTTGATTGTCCTCATCAGTGGCCGACCTCCTGACGGTTGACCAGATCGACAGCACCGTTGTAGCGAACCTCGGACTCAGATGTTCCTACAGCGTGCTTGACACCGCCATAGTCAATGAACGACAAGAACGAGCCTGCTACGCCACCGTACTCCCAGGAGATGTCACAAGACACACGTTCTCCAATACTGGTAGCCACACGAGGAGTACACTCAATCTTCTTCACCTTGACGTTGACCAGCCCTCTCTGCTGCTGGAGAGCCTTAGCAGTGTTGCACTCAACAGCGCTGCTGGTGCTGGCGTCAACGCCCCACCCACTGACGCTGGAGCACACCAGTCCTCGTGGCACACCATAAGCGTTCTCAATCGGAGTGGCCTTACTGGCGTCACCATTACCACCATAGATGGCAACAGTTCTTGCAGCGTCTCTGGCGACAGCCTGAATCTGACCACGGTTCAACATGAAGATACCGTAGTCAACACTGGTAATAAGAATCATCAGGAGAACAGGAACGACAATAATGAACGACACCAGAGAATCCCCTCTGTCGCTCTTGAATGACTTAAAAAATCTCTTCATTACCGAACATGTCTCCTTGTGCAAAAATACACCACAACATATACTTTGGCAATATCACAACGAAAACCAGACCAACATTTCCGTTAAGTATGGTTTTTGTGTTATTTCTTATTCAGTTGTTTTATATTCAGAGCAGAAATTGACTCACTTGTTATGAGAATGCACGAAGTTGCTCGTTCTCACTTCTGAGTCTGCGAATCTCGTCCATATAGTTCTCACACTGTGAGCAATGGTAGATGTTTGGAGGGTTACCCCATCCGTTGTTTGACACCTCAATAATGGAGATGTAGAAACGACGCTTGGCGTCAAGACTCATGTGGCTGTCAGCAATACTGTCTGGCTCTAACCCGAAGATCATCATCCTCAAGTAGTCTGACGCTGAGATACAAAGGCGCTGTGCACGCCACTTCACCTGCTCAGACTCAGGCATGGACATACGCCCATTCAGAGTGTTCTTACGGCTCTGTGTCTTGGCGACAATCTTGTCAAGTCGTCTGGTGATGTCATCAACCTGTGCCATTAGATAAGCCGCAGTTGAGTTGTCATCCTCGTTATCAGCCTCCAAAGTGAGAGCAGAGCGCTTCTTCCTGAGCATCTTCTGGTTCTTTACCGTGTCCTCAATCTCTTCAAGAGCACGTTCAGCAATAGCACGCCAGCCCTGAATGTCAACAGAACCAATAGCACGGTTCCTGATGAATTGAGACATGGAGATGGTCTCACCAGCCTTCTTGATGGATCTCACCTCAGCGTCAAGACTGGCACGCTCCTGCTCCGTCACCCTGATACTGACTCTCTGATCCAGTGGAGCACCACGACGACGCCTCTTGGACACACGAGGCTTCCACTCCTTGAACAACTCAATGAGATCCGGACGGTTCATCTCCTCAAGGACACGCAACTTGTCCTCAACACTCATCTTGGAGGCACCGACCTCATAACCGCTCTCACTTGCTGCCTTCTGATGCTTAGCGAAGTCTGTCGCTATCCTAGCGCGCCTGGAGGACTCACTCATATCTTCATCTACCTTCTTTGGCTAAAAGTGTATACTTATTGCTTTCAGTAAAGATCTATCACTCAGTTACTGCATTTCTTCAGTCCAGCCTCAAGAGCATCCTTGTCCTTCTGTGGAATTGACATGTCGTTGTACTTACTCAGGATGTCAACCCACTTCTTGGAGTAGTCACACGTGTAAGCCTTGTTCGGAGGCATGTACTCACTTGGACCCTTATCCCCCTTAGAGCGGTTCTCTGAGGCTGAAACGGCCAGCAGAACTGTGTCAACATCGTTAGCGTACTGTTGCTTTCTCTCAGCACTCCAGTTCTGTCCACCATTTCTTGCCACATATCCAAGCGGAGCAACATGGTCAATGTCGATCTTCTTCGGATCAGTGATGGTCTGACCAGTGTATGGGTCGGTCCATGTACCACTGATTACTCGACATGTTTTCGGGTCGGTCTTGACATCCTTACCCTGCTTGATAAGAACTGTCTCACGAGTGTTGCAGGCTCCATTGATGTCGATCCAGTGCTTCCACTCTGAACGCTTGTATGACACCTTACCAGAGTCAGCGATCTTGACATTACCAAGAACACCCTGAGCATCACTCTTTGACAAGGCGGAGAATCCCTCAGGTAGAGCAACAGCAGACTCACCACCCGAGGATCCACTGCCACTAGAACCAGATCCACTTCCTGGATAAGAGCCCTGACTGCTGGAACTCACGTCACAGTTCTCGCCAGCGATACATTCATTCGTCTTCTTGCTGGCTGTTTGCCCCATTGACCTGAGGTATTCCAGACCATCTTTAACAGAGTGGATGTCATTGCCCTTGACAACTCCATATCCTGCCCCCAGAAAGATGATCAGGGCGAGACATGACATCACCAGACCGCCAAATCCACCTGATCCGCCACGACGGCGACCACGGCCTGAACGAGATTTTCCTCTACCAGCCATTACTTTCTCCAGTCTTCATCAATCTGTGAACTACTCAGCGTCAGTACGGTAAATCCTGTCACCAACATCAGAGGAGTAGTTGAATCCTGATGTCGTCAGCATGGCAAGATTGGTAATCTGCTCAAAGGACTTCACACGCTTGTAGTCACCAGGCATCTGCTCCAAGAAGAGATCCATCTGGTCACCAGCAGTCCACTGAACAGTCACACCCATCGTTGAGTCATATGTCTGCTTAATCTGTGAGCAGATGTCCCTGAGTTGCTTCTCAGTCGCTGTCTCAACCACAAGATGATAGGTAGCCTTGAACCACGGCGCCTTGTCCTCTTCAAGAATGTTGGTGATTGTCTCAAGATCCTCCAGCGTCTGGTTCACGCCACCAGGGGTGCTACCCATTGCTGAGTCAAAAGCATCTGTACCAGCAGCAATGTTCTTCAACTCATCCTTGGTGAGTTTACGCTTCGTCTCAACATCTGCCTTCATCTTGGCATTCGGGTACAGGGTGAAACGAGAGTACATGGTGAACGGCAAGGACATCTGGTCAGGCAGATACAGGAACGGATACCACTCGTTGGGGAAGTTTGAGTTTCTGGGGAACTTGATAAACGAGATTGTTGCTCGGTAACCATCTATCTCCTCTGACCCATACATCTGACTGAACTTCAACCAGCGGTACTTGTGTTTGACGACACCGAACGCCTCGCGGTCAATGTCTCCTGGACCAAACCGTGCCTCAGGATCAATGTCCAGGTACGGGGCAGGCATCCTCGGCCAGAACATACGCTTGATGAGAAGAAGAAGTTCCTCACTGGTACACCTGACCGCTCTCATGTTACCATTCGACAGGATAGTGAAGTACTCCTGCTCCTTACGCCTGAAAGTCTGCTCCTCAATGGCGTCAACATCTGAACCAAGTGGATGAGCAATACGGTCGGCCCAGTCCTTCAAAGTAACAGCAGCACCCTTGAATCCTGTCTCAAAGACGTTCATCGTTGACAGGTCGAGTGCACCGCGCTTACCAAGCATCACACCAAAGTAGCACACCTTCTTGGTGAACTCATGCTTTTTGAGAAAATTTCTCATCTGCCTCATATACTGCTCGAAACCAGCACCCTTGGGATAGTCGTCTCGTGAGTTCCTGACCTGCTCCTCCCAGGCGTCAACATCCAGTGGAACATAGGTCACGATGATGTGTCCCTCAATAGGCTCCTGTCTGGTACCCATAAGACTGGAGAACGCTCCAGTAAGATTGACCGCTGCACTCACCTTCTGGTTGTGAGACAGGAAGTCAAAAACCTGGGTAGAGATTCGATAGTATGCCCAGGACTCTTTCTTAGAGAAGACGATGTTGTCAATCACTGCCTTTGCAGAGATGTCTAACCTCTTTTTTGATACAGCCATTACATTTCCTTAAAAAGAACTGTGCTATCCGGTTCAAAAATATCAAACGTGTAAGCGCCTACTAAATGCGCGTACAATAGAACAACACCTCTGACATTTTTCAATCAGAGGTGTTGTTGTGGTGGTTATTTTCTCTATCTCTTACTCAATAGAGATAATGTCATTCTGCTGTACTGGAGTAACAACATTGACAAGTTGTTCAGTCTGGTTGATAACGCTTCGTGTGACAGTCGCGTCCTTGCTACCAAACAGCTGCTTAGCACCCAGAGCAAGAGCGAATCCCATGATGACAACCAATGCGAAGATCGCCATACCACGAACCTCTTTCTTCCAGACAAGAGGAATAACAGCGAGTCCAACTACTCCAATAAGAACAGGAGTAATCCAACTGTTCAGAATAGAATCAATATTAATTCCTGATGCAAGAACTCCAAATCCTGCAAGACTCGAAAAAATTGATGTAATCATGATTACCTACTCCAAAGTCTCTTTTTGACTGTGGTCAACTAGTTTCTTAATCTCGTATCTAACCGGTGTGTATTCGAGATCGTTGCAAAATATCATACATTTTCTAACGAAATGCATAATTATTTCTGCTCATTTGTGCTTGTGTCTGCCTGAGCAGTAGCAATCTCATTCGGGTCTGGTTCGTAAAGGAATGGAGCGAACTTTGTCGCAAGCCACTTTCCAGAGGAATTGTCAAGAGTCAAGACATATGTTGATGTCTGATTCATGGTGTTTCCTGATGTTCCAATAGCGCGACGCCAACTGACAACAACCTTTACCTTGACAATGTTTTTGTTGTCTGTTGGGTAGACCTCATACTCTACAGCGTTGTCCACACCACCATTGAAGGTGAACTCACCACCAAGGCCAGTCTTCAAAGAATTCTTGGCTCCATTAACAACATACTGGTCAAGAGCACTGTGGTTCTGCGGTGTGGCCTCAGCATAGGCACTCATAAATCCAAGAACAGTAGACTTTGTCTCACTCTTCAGAGACGAGTCAGACTCACCTGTACCAAGTTGACGAGCAGTAGGCGTGTCCTTGGAGTTTCCAACGCTTGACACTGGAACAACAGCAGGAGACTCAGGAGTAATGTACATCCTGTCAGTCTTTGCGTCATAGTAGACACTGACGTTATAGAACTGCCAGGTTGGCTCAGTACCAGTCTTACCAGAAGCATCAGGCTGTGGTGTACTACCATCTCCAGCAGAAGCCTGAACAAGTGCACCAACAGTATACACGCCAACAGTATCACTGGCAGACTTAGCAGAGTAGACTGTTGGACCGAAAAGAACCTTCTGCTTGTAACCTGAAGAGACTTGCAGAGAGTCTGGCGATCCCTCACCCTCCATGGTTCCTGAGTAGAAGTACCCGAGAGTCTTGGTGGCTGACTCGTCTCCTGATGTCAGGTAAGCTTGCATGAAGTCCTTAGCAAAAGCCTCGCCTCGAGTTGATGGGAAGTTAGTCATCCCAACAGTAGATGCTGCAATCTGCTGAACGTCATCTTTAGAGAGAGTTGCCTGAGGCCAGAACACTTTATAGGCAGCAAACACCAAAAGAGCAACAAAAGTAAATACTATTAGATAGTGGATAATTGTTGCTCTGACCCTAAGGTTCTTCCTGGAGTCAAGATCGTGCTCCTTGACCTTCTTCGGTCTCTTGCCTCCACGACCAGTGCCGAACGGAAGAATCTTCCCCTTCTTGCGGTCAACAAAGTCTTTTCTGGTGTCTATGTCAGCATCATCTGAACCACGAGCAGGCTTACGGTTGTCAACAACTTCAGGAGATCCAGCGGACTGACCAGAAGACTTCTTTCTCTTGGTCTTAGCACTCTTCCTGTTGTTATCAGCCTTTCTCATCCCTCTGGGCTGTTGTGGCTGAGCGGCATTTGCGGACTGACCATCACCAGTGTATGTTCCAAGTGATGACGGAAGAATAAGATCATCCTCATCCTCAGCATCAAACTGTTCAGCAACAGGAATAGGCTCAAACGGATCATCATCAGCAACAGAAGATGACGGAGCGCTCATTGACGATCTCATGTGCTGACGAAGACCAGCAGCAGTGCTTCCGGCGACGGAGGTGTGGTTGACCCTCAATCCACTGTCTGAAGACCTTGAAGGAGAGGGGGAACTTGGAGAAGCGGGTCCACTGTTGTAGTCAGAACCACCCAGGTCAGGAAGATCGAAATCAAGATCATCCATGTCATTATTGACTGACATTGGAGCACTTGCTGAGGACAACGCAGACGGAGGCATTCTTCTCATAGGAGGGGAGGACCTTCTGGATCCAGTCCCCCTTTCACGCCTTGGAGCGCCCGATGGAAGGTTGTTACTGGAAACCGGCATTTCTCCTCCAGTCATTTTAAATAAGATAGGACTATGTTTGGAAAATATCACAAAAGGTGTTTTACTACCTGTACTTTTTCATGATTTACAGGTCAGGAAGAGTTATCTCGTCGTCATCTTCCTCATCATCGTCTTCAAGACCAAGATTCAACTCATCTGCAAGACTTGTTGTTACACCAACAGGAGTCCCAGTGGTAACTGTTATGTTGCTTGAACGAGAACCCCACTGATCGTCATCGTAGTCAGTAAAACCACCATTATCATCAATATACGAAGATTCTTCATCTTCAGACAATGATTCCTTAATAGGGTTATCTTTGTCATCAAAGCCATTTAAATCACTGTGGTCAATACTGAACGAGTCCTGAACAGTCTGTGACTCGTCATCCTCGCCCCAACCGAATCCGCCATCTTCCTCCTCGTCCTCATAGCCAGCAGAGTTGTGTATCATGCTCTCGTAACTCTCCATGGCTGCAAGAATCTCGTCATCTGACGGACCTTGAACCGACTGGTTGTCAGTAACTTGCTCCTCAGAGTCAACAGTCAGGTGAACGTCTTGATCCTTTGAGTAGTACTCATCCTCATCAAACGTCACTCTTCCTGGAACGTAGTACTCCTGTAGAACAGCCTCATCGGGAATCATGTGTACACGACGAGCCAACGGTCTCTTGATGTCTGAGTAGTTCGGGTCGGATGTCACCTTTGTGATGACAATGGCGGTTGCCTTGTACCCGTTCGACTTAACTGGCAGAGACAGTTCCATGAACTCCTCAGGGCGAACAACATAGTCCTCCCTGACTTCTGTCCTGACAAGTGAGTCTCGACGGTTGTTCCAGTTGAATGACCAGAAGTGTGACTTGTTCTCATTCGTTGATGAATACGTGTTGAACTTGTCACGACCAACCAGTTTTGCGAACCTCTCTGCTGACTCCTCCTGTGAACCAGCGTGCACGAAGTAATTGGCACACGTGTCCATGATTCCCTTCAGGTACGCCTCACCGTTTTTGTCAGTAGATGAGATGATCTGTTCAAGTGACTGGCTGGAAAGTGTTGTCGAGATTCCTGATGCACGAGCCTTCTCCAACAGGCCAGCAAGAACCTGCGGCGGAATAACCTGGAACTCGTCAATGTAGAGGTTCAGCGGAGTTGAGATACCCTGGTTCCTTCTCAGTGCTGACACTGCACTCAGATCGGACATGATTAGCGAGCCAATGTACTCAGCGAAGTCTCGCTCAGAGTCAGAGTTGATGGAGAACAGGATGACAGCACCTTTACTTGCGTCCTTCGTCAACTCGAACAGGTTGATGTCAATAGAGTCCTTACCACCAGTCCTGAGCCATGGACCGTAGTCTGACGCCATCAGTGTTCTAACGTTTCCTCGAACCTGCTCAACAGCATTGGATAGGTGGCTATTTCTGGTCTTAATCCCAGCATCAACATCCTTGGCGTCCTCATAGATCGGCCTGCCCTCACACGCCTCAACAAGGTCAGTGAAAGCAGAGTTGTTCTTCAAGGCGCTGGCGACCTGTGAAAGCCCTCCATGGTTCCAGTCAATGTATTTGGTCTTAGTCCTGTCAGCCTGTTTGAGCATCTGGAACAGCACCTGCAGCAACTGTCGGACGTTGCTCTTGTAGACCTCAGAAGCTGTGTCCCACTTCCTCATGTTCAGCAGCATGTCAGACTTTGAGGATCCACCATTGATGAGTGGATCATAGTGAGCCTGACCTGGAGAGTTAGGAATGTCATATGCTCGTGGGTCGCCGTTTGAGAAGTGATAGAACGGCCTGTCATGCTCCTTGCACCATGCAGCAAGTTTGGAGGCCATTCTAGGATCCCGCTTCATGTCAATCATGATGAGAGGTGTGCCCGATCTGATGTCGTTCAGCATCATGGACTGCAACGTGATTGACTTACCAGAACCAGTGTTTCCAGTCACCAGAGTGTTCAGGTTGGCATCAGACTGGTAGCGGTAGGCAACCATGCAGTCGTGCTTCGTCTCAAGCCCTGACTCATAATCTGACGGAGCGAAGAACTCTTTCTCCGTAATACCCATAGGGGCTCTTTCAACAGACGAGTACTCCCCGTTTTTCAGTCCCTCAATGGTCTTGTTACGCTTCCAGATCTCCCATGGTGTCATCCTGAACTCAAAGTCCTTGGTCCATGACCTACCCACCTGCAGCAAATGAGGGTTGTGGATCATTCGACCAACCTGAACAAAGGTCATCACCACTCCACCAATAGAACCAAGAATCAGGTTGACGACTACGAGCAGTGGAATCAGGTACGTCCATGTCTCCATGATGTTAGTGATGTCGTAGAGAACCAGCGATGCTGTGTCAAGAGCGTGCACCATTGTGCCATAACCAAGCGCAATGGCGATGATAGTGACAGCAACCATGAAGATGACTGAGCGCTTCTGCCTTCCTTGTCTCAGCAGGAAGTAGTAGAGACCCCAGGCAAGAGCGAACGCTGGAAGAAAAAGCACAGACAGAATGGCTACAAAACCACTTACTCCAGTGTTACTGTCGTTGTCGTCCTCTAACTCTCTTTTTCTGATGTCTGGGTCAAAATCTTCCACGTCTTCTACCTCTGGTCCATCAACTACGCAAGTTTGTTCTTCGGCTTACTGGTTTGGTTGCGTCTTTACCTGACCTTCAACCAAAAATCACTCATCTGCCTTACTGTTGACCAGCAAATCAAACGGGTTGAATCCATGAGAACTGACAACCTGGAAGAATACTGGTGTGTCCTTGACGTCAAACTTAGCTAGGTCTGGTGTGCTGTCAAGCAGAGCAGGATCCACCTGAACAGTAGCATCGTCTGACGGGCTGTGGAACGCCAAGTTGAACACGTCGTCAATACCCTGAATCTTGGCCTCAGCAAGAGCGATGCACTCCTGAACATGGTCGCCGTCAAGTTCAGAGACAATCTCAATAATCTCGGTCAGGATCCTTCTTCTGGTGTCATTGAGTTTGAACCTGGTAGACTCAGTTGACTCAAGGTCGAAGAATGACGAGTGAGTGTCCTCCCTGATGGCCTCAATCTCCTCGTCTTCATCAGACAGGCTCTTTGACGATCCATGCATCTGGTCACCAATGACGTCTATGGCTCTGTCGTTGAACTCTCCGAACGCCTCACTGTACTGCTGCTTGTTCTTGAGAACCTGCTCCTCAACATCAAGAACACCAACTTCCAACTCGTGGTTGTACTCGGCCTTCTCTGTCAGCAGAGCAACAACCTCATCAGTAGTGTTGGTTGACTCATGAAGAACCTTGTTAACAAGTGGACGCAGATCCTCTGACAAGTGGTCTGTCAGACAGTCATCGTTGTCAGCAGAGATACCGAAGTCAAAACCACCATCATCATGCTCATCATCCTTTGGTGGATACTCGAACGAGAAGTCATCGTCCTTGATAGCACTCATGTCAAAGGCAGTAGACACAACCTCTTCCTGCTCATGTACATCAGATCTGTCATCATCAACATCATTGCTGCTGTCTTCCTGAACCTGTTCACCAGCAGCATCATCTGTCTCTGCGTCCTCAGCAACGTCAGGCTCTTGAACCTCTACTGTCTCCTGACGCCTTATCTCAGCCTCAATCTCCTCAGCATCAGGAAGAGCGAACTCATCATCACCCTCTTGTGGAAGAATGGTGACATCAACAACCTTCTTCCACATCAGCCTCTCAGTAGCAGCAAGAACCTTCGTCCAGTCAAAACCCCACGCTGCCTCAGCAACAACGTCAAGTGCGACATCATCCTGAGCCATGTCCGTAACCAGACGCTCCTCGTCAGATCTGGGAGTGAATGAGGTATATGCAACACCTTCAGTGACAGTAACATCACTCAGTGGAGCACCGTCAAGAAATACCTCCGCCTTCCTGGCCTGCACCTGGCGTGAGACAACCTCCTGACGAACAAGGTCAACAGTAAGATCAAGTCCAGGAAGACCAGAGAAAACATCTGGGTTGAAGTCCAGGCTCCACTCAGACTCAGCCTTGATGATCTCCGTTCTGTCAAGATTTTCCTCCAGAGCCTTCCATGAAAGAACTGACAAGACCTCACCAGTCAGATGTCCAATCTCTGGAACAGAGGATACAGCACGACTTACTGCTGATGGCAACGAGTCATCACCACTGGAGAAAACCTCCCTTAAAGCACTGACTGTCTCGTCACTCAGGACTGTGTTTGACGTACTTGCACGATCAATGAGTCCTGACACAAACTCCTGCTTGTTTAAAGAGTTTGAGAACACATACTTGACAAGCCCGTTAATGACAGCAACATCAACATGGTTCGTCTTCCTTGACGAGGAACTACTATCTACCGAGTAGTCAATGGACACGATCTTTGTGTCCTTGGATCCAGAGTTGACCAATGACTTCAGAACGTCATCAATACCACTGTAGACAATCTCAGGAACTTCCGCTGCTGATACATTGAACTCACCCTTATCGGTCTTGCTCTTTCTTGAGAAAAGCCCCATGTCGTCAACTCTTTTCAATAGTCCAAGGAAATCTACTTGATGTTAGCCCGAAATATCGACACAGATAAACTCCTGAGGTAAGCGCCGCTTCTTATCTTTGACGCATCTCAGGAGTTTATCTTTTGGTAAGAGTTTGGATCCTGTATACAGGTATTTGTGAGTTCAGAGACCTAGATTCTCTCTCTTCCTTTCTATTCTCTCAATCGCCTTCTCAACCATCTCTACAGGAGTGTCGGGATTGGCTACTGCTCTTGTGGTCTCGCCTACAAAACGGTCCATTTCCTGTCTCTTCTTCTTCTCGTAGATGTAACCCATTAGATAGTTGAACAACTCGTCTGCCTGACTTATGCTGGCCTCACTGCCTTCTTTCTGCTGTCCAGTGGTCTCCAGAACAGCAATCTTGTTGACAAGACTTCTCTCAATGAACTCCACCACTCGTCTCTGACGGAAGTCCTCTGGAAGAATGACATCCTTTCTGGAGACCTTCTTAAAGTCCTCCCACAAGTACCTGAACTCCTTGGGGTATCCTCTATGCCCCCTGATGAACGTGTCTCTTCTGTTGTCAGATTGAGTGCTTTTATCAACATCTGTTGACTCATCATCCTTGGAAGGCACAGGCAGACCTCGGCAAGCAAGAAGAAAAGCCCTGGCAGTAGCCTGGTACAGCAGATCACTCTTAATGAGTCTGACAAGGGATCTCTGCATCTCCTCACTACTAACATCAGTATCAGGTTGACTCTTGCTGCTACTGTCAGTTGAGTTGGTGTCAGAGTCATGAGTGTTAGCGTCATCAACAAACGCCACTGCTCCTTCGTTGACATCATCCTCAGTCAGAGGATCAGCCTTGTCAACACTGGATCTGACAACAGATGTTGACATGAAGGCATCCAGAGACACCTTCTTAATCATCTGCTCCCTCAGCGCGAAGGAGGCGATAGTCTTCAGTACCGGAGCAGCACGCTCAACGTAGCGAACAGACGCTGCTGGATCCTCCAAGTCATAATCCTGAGCAATGATGTTCAGGACGTGCTCAACAATCGGCACCTGATTGGACTTTGACGTAACATATTCCTTCAGTGCCTCAGAACCATACTTCATCCTGTAGTCACAAGGATCCATACCATCAGGAAGAACAACCACATATGACTGAGAGTGAATTGATGGAATACTGGAGAACACCTTGTAGGCGGCGTTCATACCCGCCTTGTCCCCATCGAAGCAGAACGCGATCCTGCCGTCCTCGCCTACCATACGTCGGCACAGTCCACCCTGATCCTTCGTGAATGCTGTTCCGAGTCCTGCTACAACAGCCTCAATACCTGACTCATCCATAGCGATGACATCGAACTGCCCCTCAGCAACATACAGAGTCCTGTTGTCTCCCCTGAGAGCCTTTCTGGCGTTCGCGTGGTTGTACAGCACACTCGACTTGTGAAACAGCGGACCAGCAGGAGAGTTGACGTACTTACCTTTCTTGAAGTCATCCTCAAACAGACGCCTACCTGAGAAACCGACGTTCTTACCCATAGCATCCTGCACGAAGAACATCAGCCTGCCTGACCAGAAGTCGTTAATCCTTCCAGTCCTCTCAGACTTCGAGCACACTCCTGCAGCCAGGATAATCTCGTCTGAGTACCCCTTGTCTTTCAAGAAGGAGTACAGTTCTGCTCGTCCTCTAGGGGCATAGCCGTATGGGATCCTGTCTCTGTACCTTTCCAGGCCCCTGTTGGTCACCTCACGAACAGCATCATGATCTGAGTCAAGTTTCTTGTAGTTGCGCCAGTAGAAGACTGAGGCGTCACGAACACACCGACGTAGAGCCTGATAGTCAATACTGCTCTCTGCGTCCGAGGACCTGTCAAGCACAGACAGGTCGATACCCTTGTCCTCAGCGAGTTTCCTCAAGGCGTCCATGAACGACAGGTTCTCTGTACTCTGGACGTAGGACAGCAGATCACCACTAGCACCACATCCGAAGCACTTGAAACTCTGTGTCCTGGAGTCAACATTGAACGATGGCGTCTTCTCGTTATGGAACGGACACAGACCTTTTTGTGAATAGGTGCCAGCGGGCTTCAGAGACACACCAGAGGTGTCAATGTACTCAGCCAGATCATACTGTCTTTTGACCTCTCCAACAACCTGCCTGAAACCACTCTCATCAGCCAAAGCAACACACCTCACTCACTCTCAGGTGCCAAACCACAAAATCTCAGCACCACACATTCTAACACTTTCTCTTGGATTGCACAAAGAAGTAACTCGATCTGTCTGAACTGCTTCTCATCAAGTCAGCGTTATCAACAGATCGAGTTGTTTACTAAAAACTAGAAACACTTACCTTATTGTGCACTAGGTTCTCTTGTCAGAAGTTCCAGGGATTCTCCTCGGACTCACTACCAGCAAGACTCTTGATCTTGTCAGGCTGAAAACCACTCCATTCATCCCCATCGGAAGTCACAACGATAGGGGCTTGACGGTGACCACGCTCCTTAAACTCCTTGATGTTTGCTGGAGTAATGGGCTCAGTAGTGAACTCAACTCCCAGACTAGTGAGAAGGTTCTTGGTGTCCTCACACTGTGGGCAGTTTGGCTTGGTGTACACTGTTGCTGTTGCCATGTAATAGTTCTCCTGTGTGTGTTAGATAGTTGAATACTCAATAAGATTCTGACGACTACATGTTGAAGTCATCTCTCTTCAAGAGATCTGTTAACCAGTATCTGATGACTCATTCTAACAAGTCACTTGTGCTGCTCTGCCATGCTCTTGACGACATCCAGATAGTACCTGTACTCATCCAGTGAGTCCTGAGCGTCAGCAAGGGCACGGTGGGCACGAGACTTCCTGTATCCTGATACGCTCACGCCATCTTGAAGCATCATTGAGACTGATGTGACATCAACACTCATGTGTGACAGGTGAGAGTATGTGACGGGCATCCACACTGCCATCAGACCTCTGTCAAGGTAGGGTGAGTTTCCGCCAAGCACAACATGTGAGGATCCTGCTGTCTCGCTCAACCACTCAGCCATATCGTGGTCAACTCTGTCAGGTGCCTGCGATCCGTTGTTCCACAAGTCGGACCAGAGTCCTGACTCCTCATGCATCATCCTGGCAACAGGGTCGGACATTCTCATGGCCTCAGAGATGGAACCAGTGTCCACCAGAGCGCTGAAACTGTCTCCGTACTGTCTTCCTTGCATGTCAGTCACGATTCCAGCAATCTCTAGAATCATGTCTCTGTCTGGAGAGGTACCAGTTGACTCGACGTCAATCCACGCTATCATCTTGTCTGCCATGTCCAGTATCAGTCCTCTACCTGATCTGACTTCAACTGGACAATGAAGTCTCTCATCTCTGCTGCGCTGTAACCCTCAGCAGCACCCATCATGATCAGGTTGATAACAGTCAGTTCTGGAAAGTCATCAGTGCTGGCGCCTTTCTGAACCTCATGCACGCTCTTGCGCAGTGCTCTGATGAACAGGTAACCAAGGTCTGTCCTGTCATCCTGTGGCTCTTGCAGAAGAACAGCACGAGACGTAATCTCATTGACTAACTGACTGAAGGAACTCAAGACAGACAAACCCTTCCAGTGCTCAGGACAAGTTGTAACCTACTGATAACTGGCCGGAATATCAATATATGAGAGTTTAGTTGTCAGTTAACTCACAAAACAGTAATGTGCAGAAAAAGTGATGGATGGGTTTTCAGTCCCTGCTCAACATCCTCTTCGTGATTCTTCTCTCACACGCATACATTGCTCTATCGGTACTGAGAACTGTCGCTCCAAGATAGAGGACTGAAAGCACACCAAGAGTCCACCAGTTCCAGATGTAACCGCCATATGGAACCACAGTCACAACCTCTGACTTGATGTCCTGGGATGTAATCTCTCCAGGATCGTTGACAGGATTATTGTCGCCCTTTGTCTTGTAGATCCTGTTACCATCCTTGTCGGTTCTGGATGAGACAATGCGATGAAGAACATTCTCATTATTGAACCACCTGGCCTTGTACACAACCACATCGCCCTCAGTCAGACCGCCGTAGTTCTCTGAGGCGAGAACCAGATCACCCTTACTGATACTGGGTTCCATCGACTCAGAGACCACATACAGCGTCCTGACTCCAACAAGATTAAGTGAGACCACAGGAACACACACTGTAGCAATCATGACGAACAGAACCAGCGATGCTATGAAAAAACGATTCCTAATGGCGCGTGCTCGTCTGAATGATGGTGTGATCCTTGATGACATGACCAAGTTCTTTCTATGCTGCTCATCTTGCTTTTACAATCTGGGTGCTCACGCCTTTGTGAGAAGTATCCAGGTGGAGCAGGCGCTATTGTAGCACATGCTCAGCGCACTCTGTCATGTCCTAGAGCATTTGAGATGAAACTGGTATCCTTGATTTCTGCTCTCAGTCCTCTGGCATAAGATCTCAGCGTCTCAGAATCACAGGTACTGTTCTCAGAGACATTCTTCACCGTCTCAACCTTCTTGGCGTGATCCCCCATTCTTGACATGACTGTTGAACGTGCTGACTGCCTCGCCTCACGACTAGAGTTGACATACGCCAGAACCTGCTCTGGAGTCATACCAGAGAATCTGTCATCACCAGTTAGAAACAGGTTGTCCTCAGTTCTTCCAAGAGTAGTCTCATCTGTGCATGAAGGTTCTTTGTTCGATTCTGATTGAGTACTACTACTGTCACTGGTATCGCTGAAAGATGAGTTTTTGTCCTCACTGTCTGGTTTTCTGCTGGCTACAGCAAACTCACCGTACAACAGAGCATTCTGGTCGTTGATAAAGGACTCAGCCTGTTCCTTTGTCTCAAAGTGTGGTTCATCCTTGAAGTGACAACGACTTCTGACTTTTGCTCCACACTCAAGGGGCTCATCAGAACCAGGACGAATATGATACATAATAGTTTTCCTTCTAGAAGTCCAGTGACACCTTTCTGTTCTTACCTGTCCTCTCACTCTTCTCAGGTAAGAACAAAGATTATTTCCGCTCTCATATCTAAAAGAATGGTCATTATTGCAACAAAATAATCATTTCAGAGCAGCAAAAATCCCTGAATCATGTATTCAAAGCACCAAATAAAAAAGTACTTCATGACTCAGGGATAGATGATCTCTTCGTAAGAAGATTGTGGTGTTTGTCCTATCTATCACTTCCTGGCTGTCAGCACATGGCGGAGTTGAATCCAGTTGTCTCCAAGGTTGCTTGCCAGTGCCCTACTGTCCCGACTCAGGTTGTCATCAGCGAAGTTGGTGTAAGCCAGCGTGTCAAAAGCGATGTGCTCAAAAGGCGACAGGTGTCCCTTCTCCAGCAGTGTCTCACCAAGACGTGTGGTTGCAGTGGACTTGCTTGCTCTGGACTTGTCTCGATAGGAGATCTGAGCACAGTTTGTTGCTGACAGAAGCAAATCGTGATACAGGCTGTCAAAGGAGTCTGTCTTGGCCGGAACGCTCTCAGCGAACGGAAGATGAAGCCATGTGGTCTCAGGCTCAGAAACCTCCAGAGCCCTCTCCACTAGTTTCGCCAGCGCCACGATCTCAGGCTGAGCAGCAGACAGATCAGTTCTGAGATCCAGGAAGTTCTGCCACCACACTGAGGTGATCAGGGCCTCATGGAACATGAACGGCTCAATATACCGGTTGGCGTTCTGCTTGTGCATGTTGAGAGCGTCAGGATGAGGCTCGTCAGAGGTGTAGACATGGGCATAGTACTCGTCCAGTAGATCGCTCCAATCACAGGCATCATAACTGTCATGCATGTCACCCATGAGCGCCCGAATCTCATGAGACACAGCAGCGTCACGTGCAGAAAGGTGGTTGTCGATCATCCTGGCTCTGTCAGCAGCAGAGACGAAACCTCCTGACATTCCCTTTTTGTTGTAGGTGAACAACGGAATATATGGGTCGTTCATGACGTCACCAATAGTCACCTTGACACTACGAGCCCTTGACGAGGCACTGTTCCTGGAGAACTGGCGGTGAGTGTTCACCTCAGACAGGATACACCTGGGGAATCTGGCGATGATTGTAAAGATGCGATTTCCTTCGTCCTCCTTGTTCTTCAAGTGCTCCGGCTTGCTGTCAGCAATCACTGTGACCTCATACTGACTCAGCATAGGGTCAGTGTAGGAGAACCTGAGATACGGCTCACTGCGGTAAGGAAGAGTGACATGCTCGGTCTTGATGGACGCGAAATCTGGCTCGAGAATCTGATCGTTCATTCAAAAGAACCTTTCTCCAAGAGAAGGAAGAGATGTTGCTGGTAAACAACTCCATCTTAACGAAAGGCATTCACTGCTCAGTAACACTCCTACTACTGCTACGCTTTAGCCCTCAGATTCCTTCTTTTTCAGTGACTTCTTAACCTTGCTGACCATCTTGTCAACCGTCTCACCAATATGCTCGTTAACAAGCGTTCCAACATGAGCAGAGAACTCTTTCGGAAGACCTGAGGAGTAAGGATAGGCAAAGGACCTGAACAGATAGGACAAGGACTCGTTGGCGTTCTCATTCCTGTAGTAAATAGGGGATGGCTTATTCAGGAAGTTAATCGCTATCAGCATACAGGTCTTCCTGAACACCTCCTCACCAACAATACTGTATAGTTCCTCCAAACTTGAGGGAATGTTGTAGATGTAGCAACTGTTACTGAAAATCTTGTCCCTGTAGTCCAGCATCTCAGTAATGTTACCAGCATCCTCAGGAACTATAAGGTACTTGGGAAACGGTAGCCAATCAGCAGCACTTCTCTTGTCTTCCGTCCTCATGCCGAACTCACGATCAAGGTATTTGAGCACAACATTACCAGGATCCTCTTGAAGCAGGGATGAGGTCTTGACGCTGAAAGGCTTTGTTCGCTCAAGGCTCTTCTCAACAACTGCTGCTGAGGCATGGTATGTTGGTGGAGCAATAATCCTGCTCACATCACCCACAGCATTGAGCACCTTGGCCGTAATCCCAGTGACCGCTAGAACGCTCTTGTCCTTTAGAGCATCATCACCGTACTTCTCAAGGTAGCCGTTCAGAAGGTCACACAGTTCTACGGTCTTGGCTAATGCAGGAGAGATAAGGATAACAAAATCAGAATCCCCAGCAATCGAGGTGATGTCCTTTGTTCCCGTCATATATGACTGAATGTTCTTCCTGAGAATCTTGTCTCTGGTCAGTCCTCCGTCAGAAGCCCTGCTGAGCCAGTACCCATTGATCTTGATAAGAGACTTGTTCTCAGCGCTAGTATTTCTCTTGATTGAAGGAGCGGCCTCTACAAGTTCATCGATAGACCCGAACCAGAACTGATCCAAGGATACACCCATAGATTCAAGAATCTCAGCCTCCCAGTCATCCACTGAGGTCTTTGACTCTGTGATCATCAGAACAATCTTGGTGTAGTTACACACCTTACCAGAGGATGTCTCAGTGGGCTTCTTGAACGAGTTGAGGATTCGCGTCCTGATCCTGGCAATCCTCTGGTAGTCGCTCTCATCTGAGCACCTGACGACAAGGAACCTTGTTGCCTTCAAAGAGTCGTCTGACACACCAGTGACAACACCCACAAGACTGCTCGGGTTGTACTTCTTGGAGAGTGTTTCGGTCAGAGAGTCCTTGGAGTGCCTTGTCTGACCATACACAGGGTAGACCATTGAGTCCAGCCTGATTAGGCTATACTTTCTAGGATCGGACTGACGGGACCGAAATACCTCAGCGCCGTAGTCCAGATCCACAGCAACATCAATACAGCGGTTCTTGTGCAGCCTCTCAGCAGTATGCCATCCTGTAGGACCACTCAAAGTAGTTACTGGTACTTCCAACCAATCGTTGACGTAGAATCTAATCCTCTCATTGCTGAAAACCCGACTGCTGTCACCACGCTCCAATGACGTGTTGAGTGCCATAGAGCATTCATCAAGCAACTGAGACATATCTCTCAGGTTCCCATGTGAGACGACAGCAGGAATAATCTCAGCCATCTTGTCCTGAACCTGCTTGATGACAGTACTGTTCAGGTTGTCCAGCCTCTTGTCCTGAGTGATCGTGTCCCTGGACGAGGCGAAGTTGACAAGCCCTGGCTGAATCTCCACAGCGACCAGAGCGGGATTCTTCCCGTCCTTTGAAGAAGTGAACCTGCTATCACTCCTGTACTCGTAGCCGTTCAGGATGTAGGACAACCCGGAGTTCTCACCAAGATCACTTTTAAGCATCTCAGCAAAACTATAATACCTTAGTTTCTTAAGAAGAGTCCGAGTATGGGGAAGATTAATTCTCGGATCAGGAATCCACACACCACCTTCAAGACCAGACTCAGAATCCAGATAGATGTCACAGACCTTGATGTACTCACTTGTTGACTCATGAAGAACTCCGTCAATCATGATAGGAGCATTGCCTCCCAGCCCAGCATAACGAGAGTACGTCCTCAGAGCATTCTTAAAACGCCCAAAGTCCTCCTCGCGTACCGGAACAGTCACTTTCGTTCCATTGGGCCTGTCAGTGCTCGTGGTGCTCAAAGAGGCTACAGGACCATCCTGCTCACGCCTGATAGAGATGCTTGTCAACTCACCGTCACAGACAGTCTCAACCTGAAACTCACTAGTGTAGGCAAGCGGCGCCTTAGCACCCAGACCAAAAGCACCAACCTGGCCGAGGTCATCACGCTTGGAAGACATGCCGTAGGAGACGTAGGTCCCCTCCACCTGCTCCCTGGTCATACCATCACCGCTGTCTGAGACGACCAGAGACGGGCTTAGAAGGTCAGGTGACTCCACGACTACAGGTGAGGTGGAACCAGCGCGTCCAGCGGCGTCCTGTGCATTCGAGACAGTCTCCCTGACAACAGCCTCAACAGGATCAAGGTACAGGTCCGTCAGACGAGGAAGAATGTACTTCATCGCCTCAGGTGAGACAGTCATAGCAACATCACTAACAGACGAGTCACCCAAACTCACAGACAGCACTGAATCCAGAGAGGATGTCTTAGAAAGAGACAAGATAACCAGCCTTCACAACTAGAGGTACTCAAACATTTGGACACAAGTGTAGCACCAAACAAAGGATCTTTCAAGTAGCGCCAACAAGAACCTAAGAGCGGGGCGCGGGAGATGGCAGGGCCAAAAACGGTTCTACAAGATCTATAGAGTCATATGGTGTAAAAACGGATCGACACGAGTTGGCGCCATTACCTTTTCTTTTAATTGCAACAAAAACCACCCAATCACACAAACAGGCCAGATTCATCTACGCTGAATGATAGTGTGATTGGGTGGTTGTGTTTTGCTGTGACAACAGGTTCTTGTCAGCAGGATAACTACAGGTGTCTGGAGATCTATCACCCGCCAAACAGGCTCATCATCTTGCTGGAGAACTTCTGGACAGCACTCTGACTGGCGTGCTCCTTAGCGGCCTCTATCTCTCTGATTCTTTCTATTCTGGCGTCGTGCTGCTCACGAAGCCTGTCACTGGAGACATCATGTCGTCTAAGAACCTCTTCCATCTGCCTCATTGTCCGAGACGCCCACTCACCCGCACAGCCAGCGGTCATGTAGTCGTTTCTGGGCATCTTGGTCGTCGTGTAGTTCCTGATGAACTCCTCAGCCTGCTCTGGAGTATCGATTCTGTGAACCTGCTCACCCTCATCGTCTTTGGTGACGACACTCCATCCTGGATACTTGTGCCCCTCGTTGTAACCATTCTGGAACTGCAGCGCCCAGGAGTTCTTTGAGGATCCACCCTCGTTGTTGAACCACCTGACGTCAATGTCCACCTGATCACTGGAGTATCTAGCGGATCCGTCATGTGTGTCTATGTATCTTCCGATACTGGACGGCCTGACAGGATTGCAGGATAGATCAATGTCGCCTTTCAGCCTACCCCCAAGCGGTCCTCTTCTGAACATGGTGTAGATTCTCTCACCTTTACCAGGCTCGGACCAGGATCCTGCGCCCAGACGATAGAACTCCTGTGGCTTGATGGAACTGAATCTGTCCTCTTCTGCGAGATAAGTCAGACCAAAGTCCGCCTTGGCCTCATCCTCAAGCAGGACGCGGGACTCAAGAACATGGTTGGCTATGGCGGTACCAGGCCATGGATCCACATCCTTCATGTCATAGGTGCTGTCAGGATTGTTGTTGTAGAACTTGCACATCGTACTGGCGATAAAGTGTGCTTCCTTATCCACTCCTGTGAACTCATCATTGAGAGGTGAGTCATACCCAAGATCATGGCTCTTGCTCTCACCAGTTTCAGTGTCAACCATATGGAGTGTGTATTTGGTGTAGAGATCACCAGACGTACTCACGAAAGGCTCCCTCTCGAGGAAGTACTGGAAGCGGTTCTCATGACTATGCGGGTAGTTGACAGGAATGATGACGTTCTGCCACTCAGGACTCCAGCCATTTGCAGTCAGTTCATCCATGCGCTCATAAGCGTTGACCAGCCCTTCCTCACCAAACGGATTCATGGAGTCAGTGGCAGCAGATCTGGCGTACAGATGAGAGTTACGAGCGTGCTCACGCATCTCCTCGATGTACGCCTTCTGATCGTTGGAGAGGGTATGGGCATTCTTGGCGAACAGAGCCTCCTCATATGACTCGTAGTCCTGCCAAGGACACTTCCCCGTGATTCTTCCACACACCTCAACAACATTGCCTTTATTAGGGTTGATGTGCCAGTACATAACGCTCACACCTCTTTGTTTTTTTCAGTTCAGTACCAGAAGCATATGCAAGAATGCATTCACTATAAAGAACGCTACTTCATTCACTTCTACTGATTAACACAATAGCACATGTTTTAAGATAATCTCTAAAACAAGAGCATATGTAGCACATGAACTAGATACCAAAAGAGATTTTTACGTTGTTTGAAGACATCACGAACCACTGACTCACATGTATCACACAAGATCAAAACAGACGCCTAGTGGAGCATCTTAAAACCCTTATGGCAGCCATTCTCCAAGTGTTGTTCATACCTGAAAAACATTGATAACACTGAAACAAATCGGTATGACAGAAGTACCGGAAAACAGAGATCTGGCACATTTGTAAAGTAATGTTCTTAAACTTTCAACAGAGTAAAAACAACATGTGCAGCAGTTTATGAACGGCATCGAGATCAGGTATTTATACCGTTTTGGTAACATCTTGAGAAAGTACTTGACAAGTGTCAGTAGGCAGTAGGAAATTGATGCTGAGACACCTCGACTAACTTGTCTGTGCTTTTGAATCATGTGAACTAGACCACACGTGATTCACTACGAGCACAAAAAGAACAGAAAGCAGGTTCTAGCAGAGAGATAAAAACTCAGTGCCAGAACCTGCTCAAAGACGAGAGTATTCACTTTTGTAATGTGCTGAAGATCACTCTATTGTCTTCACAGGGTGTCCTCATTTGCACGCAGAGTCCACATCCACTCCTTACGAGCACCAGTGTCGTTACCAAAGATGAGCGTCAGCGACTCCAGCGCAGCAGCAGCATCAGGAACAGTCACCTGAGTCACCACACGAGTCTCAGGGTTAATGGCCGTCTCAAACAGGATGTCAGGCTCCACCTCACCAAGACCCTTCAGACGAGTGATGTCATACTTGACACCGGCATCATCCAACTGTGCAGCAGCAGCATCACGCTCACGCTCATCACGAGCATAGATCTTCCGCGACTTACGACCCTCATGCGTAGCGATAGAGAACAGAGGTGTCTCAATCTTGAACAGACGACCCTCAGTGACAACATCCCTGAAGCACTCCCAGAACAGTGAGTAGATGAGACAGGCGATGGCGTTACCGTCAGGGTCAGCGTCAACAGCGATGAACACACGACCGTAACGCATCTGATCCAGGTTGAAGTCGTCACCATAACCAGCACCCAGCGCCTTGATGATGTCCTGCACCTCCTTGTTCTCCATCACCTTCTTTGGAGTGTTCTTCATAACGTTGATGATCTTGCCTCGAATACCCATAAGAGCATCCACACGACCATCACGAGCAGCCTTCAACGACGACAGAGCCGAGTCACCCTCACAGATGTAGAGGGACGCCTCCTCAGAACCAGCCAACTCACAGTCAACAAGTTTCGACGGCAGAGAGGACGAGGAAATCTGGTTCTTCTTGCGAGCCACATCACGTCTGTCACGAGCACGCTGACGAGCCCTGGAAGCAGACACAACCTTCTTGGCGATGACAGCAAGATCCTCACTGTTACCACGAGAAGCAATCCACTTACTGAAAGCATCCCGCAGAGCCTCCAAGATAGCCTTCTTCACTGCAGGCCCACCCAGTTGCTCCTTCGTCTGAGAGGTGAACGACGGCTCAGACACTTGCACACTCACAACAGCCGTCATACCCTCTAGGAAGTCAGAGACAGCAGGACGCTCCTCACCCTTCTTCAACAGGCCCTTCATTGTCGAGAAACGCTCACCGAACGAGTCACTCAAGGCACGATAGAAAGCATCCTCATGAACACCACCATTCTTCGTGTTAATTGTGTTGACGTAACTGCTCACGCTGCTGTCGAAGTCAGTACCCCAGGAGACCATCACCTCAACTGGCACACGACGCTCAACATCCTTGTGAGAGACAGTTCCGTCATCATTGATCACAGGTACGTTGCGCTCAGTGTAGAAACCATCCGTGACAATATGGATGGGCTGGGACAGGATTGACTCGCTACGCTGGTTAGCGGACACCAACTCAGCCAGACCGTCCTCAAAGTGATAGAACTCATGCAGAGGCTCCTTGATACCGGTCTCAGGATCCTCAACGAGGCGGATCTCGTCATAGACCTCGGCATGAAGAGACGGAACCAGATAGCAGGTCGCCTTCAGGCGCTCAGCAAGATCAGCAGTGTCAACAGGATAGGGAGACTGGAACACAGAGTCGTTCAACCACACACGAACACTGGTACCAGTTGGGTAGAGGGACTTCTCCTCCTTAGAACGAGTGTCCTTGGAGACACGCAGGTAGTCATACTTGTCATCATCCAGTGGGGTAAAGGTGGAGTCAGGGTTGTCATCCTCTGCGAAAAAGCCGGGGGTGCCGTCCTTGAAATGAAGTTCATAGACCTTTTTATTGCGGTAGACCTTGATGACGGCCATTTTGGAAAGGTGCACCGTACTGCTTCCACCTAGCCCATTCAGACCACCGGTAAATTTCTCTGAATCACTTGAGAATTTACCACCAGATTGCAATGTTCCGAGCGTTTTATAAATACCACTTACATTTCTTCCATTTGCATCAGTAGAAGAATCAATTGGAATACCTCTTCCATTATCAACTACTTCAAAACTCCCGTCATTTCGGGCAATAGTCTTAACATGAGAACCATAACCACTGCGTACTTCATCTGTAGCGTTATCTTGAATCTCCCGAATGGAGTTATTCTTTTGGCTAGAGAATTTATAATCTCCACCACCAGATTCATGCCCCATTGTTAAATTAAGTCGCTTAATTAAATAAGAGTGACTGTCTAATGTCTGAATGTCTTTTGAAGTATATTCTGGTGCATTCTTTGCTGTCATTATTTTGTATTCCTTATTCTATTTGTTTCTATATAATAATTTCTTTTAGTTTACAATTGCAAAACCTGGAGTCCAGATGGGTCTGAACCTGGAGTCAATCATTCTGTTGTACTCATCAGACAAGTCGTAGTCAGTGCAGTCTCTCAGGTATGGTCCAACGCTCATCCTTCTTGTTCTCTCATACTTGTAGTGAACCCACACACAGAGTGGGCCAGTGTAGGAGTAACTGACATCATCTCTCAGATTAGTGGTTTTGCTAAGGTCGATCCAGGTTCCTTCTGCTGGTTTTTGCTTCTCTATTTTGTTAGCAATCATTGGAATCACTGTGTCCCAGTCATCCCAGTCAAAAACCTGTATGAGATCATACCCGTTGCTCAGAGCAGTCTTGCATCTGTTCAGGTGGTATGAAGTTGCTGTAGGCTTGTGTTCACTGCAAGGGTATCCACAATGCGTTCTCTCACAGGCAAAGGATCTGTAACTATTATGAGAAACTGTTGGGTTGATGTCTACCAGAATGTTTGTTTCTGTCAAGTGTAGATCAAAGAACAGGCTACCGACTCTCTTCTCAAGTTCTGACTCTATACCCAACTCTGCTAAAGACTCTTGAAACAATATGTTCTTCTTGGATATGTTTCCAGCACCTCCGAACAAGATTCCATGGTTCTCAATAATCTTGCTCAGAGCCTTTTCCTTGACCTCAGGAATCTGCATAGGGTTTTCATAACCATAACGTTCCATCAATGTTCTTCTGAGTTTTTCTCGTACCTCAGGACTTGACATCGATCCCGCGCCTCCGTATCTTTCGATCATGGTTTGGCGTTGTTTCTCTGTGTTAAATGCGTAGACTCCTCCGTTGTTCTTGTATTGTGTTTCTCTGATCTTTTTCTGGACTTCCTTGTTTTTGGATGGGACATCAACACCGTACCGTTCTATCATGGTTTGTTTCTGTTTATCAGTGTTGAAGGCTAACTTTCCGTATTTCTTTATCTGTGAGTCCATAACCTGTTGCTTAAACTTGTCCAGGTGCATGGAGTTCTCCACACCATAACGTTCAAGAGATGTCTTCCTGATTTTCTCTTGTGTTTCAGGAGCAATTGCTGCACATCTTACTGAACAATACTTTTTGATTTCTTGAAGTGAGCATTTGTATGTAATTTCCTTGCCACAAACCTGGCACTCTGCTGTCTTTTGTTGATTACAGTACTTGTTTCTTGAGGATTTGGGAGTAAACATCTCTCCACATACAACACATTCTCTCTGACTATGATCGACCATTCTCTTCCTAACAGATTGTGTATATTAATGTTTGTTGGCGTGTCAACGTAAAACTATGGGGTTGATGCCACGACATACATCTTAACACAAGGCGAGTTCTGCTTAACAAAACACAAAAATCTGACCACTTTCAGAAGGAGCCCTCTTGTTTCACAGAACACATCACCTGTACCTGATGTACTCCTTGTAGTGTCCTTGTGTGAGGAATCCTGGTCTGTTCATGAGTTGTTCTGCTTTTTTGAGGACTGGTTTGGGTGTGTTTTTGACCATTCGGATGCATCTGTATCTGTGGTCTGGGTCTTTGAAGGCTTCTGTGAATTCTTGGACGAATCTTCTGACTCTGGCGTTCATGTCCTCGCTGACTGTGACGTCGCTGTTGCGTCCAGTTCCTTTGAGTGTCTTTCTGTAGTCGAAGTCGAGTTCGTGTCCGGCTTCAAGAAGTGTTTTCTGTGTGAGGTAGAGGTTCCAGAGTGCTACTTTTCGGGTCTTTTTTCCTCCGGCGTTCATCTCTACAGTGTTGGACAGTGCTTCGTCGATGGCTTTCTGGCTGGGGAGCTTGCTTGGTTCGCGGTACCCTAGTTCGTCAAGCCATTTTCCTATCTGGTTGGCTGTGGTGTTGAAGTAGGTTGCGAGTGTGCCAAGGTTGACCCATTGTGGTTCGCCTGTTGCTGGTGCCTTGATGTCCTGGTTGACGCTGGCTCGTTCGACGTGCATTCCTGCGTCTGTTAGAGCGTCGTGAACAGCCTGGAGATTCCACAGCAGTGTCTTGCCACAGGTGTCGATGAGTCCGTCGTCCAGGGCCTTTCTGGTGGGTTTGTAGGCTGTGCTGGTGCCGTCCTTGGCGACCGCCTGTCTCATGTATCTTTGTTGGACGAGGATGTAGGCCAGGGCTCGTTGATGCAGACCGCTGAAATTTGACGCCAGTGATGCTGTGGAGGAGTGTGTTGGGCGTCGTCCACTGAGGTGCCGTTTCGTGGGTGGTTCCAGTTCAGCCATGCTTGATGCTCCTGCCTTGTTCTGTTATGTCTGTGTGTGTTTGTGGTTGGAGGCGACTTGGGCGCAGATTGCCTACTCTGCGTCGCCCCACATTAATCCAGTGCCGTTGTTCTGATTTGACCAACAGTGCTAACTCTATGTCGTCATCTGCTCATCAGATTTCTAGCGGGTACGATTATCAGCAGATTCAAGCGCTTTGAGCAGATCGATGGCTGTCTTGGTTGTTTGCACTCTTCCTTGCTTCATCTTGTCGTAGTCGCTGGAGTCGTAGAATCTTGCCTCCATATCCTCACAACTGAGAAGAACCAACTCGTTAAGGTACTGCATCAGGCACAGGATGAGGTTCATGGTGAACTCATATGCATCATCAGTCTCCTCAAAACTCCAGTCCTTCATGCCATGGATACACCTGTTAAGTGCTTCACCTGCACTCATTGTCACAACTGCAGGTGACATAACGGAATCATGTGAGTCATCATTCGTGCTTCTTTCAACTATGTTGTCAACCCATGAGCACACAGTAGAGATGTTTTTAACTACGCCAAGCATCATGTCTTCAACGTTGTATAAATCAGATCCTTGATCAGTAATGATCATTCGAGTCATCACTACAGCATTTTTCTGGTTGTCTCGAATAACTGAAGAGTATGACTCCTCGGACATGGCTGCTCTGTTACTGTCTTTCTTGGAGGAGAATGCACCGCCTCTGCCTGTTGCGTATCTGACCAGTACCTCAGAAACGGAACACATCAGGATCTCTGACGAACGAAGGTAGTTACCAGTTCTGACAACTTCCCCTACATCCTCGACAACTGCTGGAGAAATCTCGTCAAACACTGACATCAGCAGCGAATCGAACTTCATCTCATCCTCATAGTAGTACACACGATCACCTGTTCTTATGGAAGCAGAGATCGCACCAGGATCGTCAGTGAATCGTGATGAAGCGGTTGCTTGAGACACACGAAGTTCCCAAAGAGGCAGACGCCTTGGTGGTCGGTCTGCATAAAAATGCACAATACCATTACTTTTAAGGTTAAATGATGCTCGCTTAGACACCTCTGTCTGTCTGCAGGAGGCAATCGAGGAGGTGACGATGTTTGACGTGTTGTAAAAGTACTTTTCCTCCTTGATAGGACTTGCTAAAGATCCCTTCATTCTTAAAGAGTCAAGTCCAACAGGTCTTACTGTCTCAAGTAGTTCATCAATGCTCTTGCATGTTGGTAGACGATACACCATGTTCCCAATTAGAGCCGCCGTTGCCCCAACATAACCAGGTTCAATCTCGTGTACCAGACCAAGTGCTGACTCCTTCAGGTTCTCTGTGATCTCATCCCCAATATTGAAGTCAATGGTGGTATTCTGGCAACTGCTGATGTTGGTGCACATCATGACCTCAATCAGTCGTTCTGCAAGAATAATCAGCCAGTGGTCCACAAGACTTTGAATCCTGTCTACAGCAACCTTATCCGACTCCTGTCTAAGAACAGCAACGACATCAGCAACATGGGTTTCATAGACGTTCTCGTGTTTGTCAGCAACAAGTCGAACAGTAAGAACACCTCCATCTTCGCCATCAGCACCTTCTGACCAAAAAGGGTCTCTTCCTATTTTTAGAACAACTTTGTCATCTTCTCCTGAAAGAGAAAGATATGGGTCATAGTCTTCTGGCTCAAAGAGCAAGGATGCTGTCACATCACCAGCAGAGCATGATAATATGCGGCTCCCTCTCTCATTATTGTAGTCAGAGAGACACCATTTAAGTCCACCTAGATGTGCAGAAGTAGTTGCCTTGTTGCTCATTTAGTTCCCCGCTCCTCACGAATTCACTGGTCCTGCGCCGTGCACTACAGCAAGTCGCTCTCATCAAGCATCTTCATCAGGTCAAGAGCCGCTGATGCTATCTTGACTCTGCTGTTGTCATCCCATACACCACGATCCCATACAAATGGATCCTCATGAGCACTCAAAAACACCTGCTCATTGATAAGTCGAATCAGGATCTCATTCATTAAAAGAATCAGGTAACAGATTCGTCTTGAGTGAGTGATACCCAGAGCATAGACGTCTTTAGAAACGTCTTTCTCACTGCTCCTTATTATTTGATCGAGAACAGAAGATGGATTCAATCCAGTAACCTGAAACTTGTCTAGGAAAGAGCATACTCTATGAGCACTATCAAGAGTCATCTCTAAGAGATCCCACAATCCATCATCATTATCTGACAGACCCAGACTCCTCATAATTCCATGAAGATGTTTCGTGCTGTCACAGGCGATCTCTTTATGCGGGTCAACCTCAACAAAGTCCTCATCCTCTCCGTAAAGATCCTTAGCGCTGTTGCGCCAGTCCTTACCATATAGACGAACAACAAGCGACTCGGTAATAGAAGCAGCCATAAGAGCAGCCAGCCACTCGTGCTTGTCAACATTCCTGGCAAGAGAGAAGACGTTCTCAACAGCGTTCAGAGAGTCGTCTCCTAAAGGGTTCAAGGCGGTGATGGCATACTTAATGTAATGATTTGTCTCCTGCATCCCGTTAGTATGGTTGGAGTCAACAATGTTGTTGCTGAGTAGAAGGGCTTTGACGAGATCTGGCGAGTCAATAGCACTGCAAATGATTCTCTGAGTGGCCCTCACCTCCCAATCGGAACGAGTGAACCACAGAAGAGGCCAGGATGATGAACCACCAAAACAAATACAAAAACCACTAGGAAGAGCCTCTAAAGCCTTATCACTGTTCTTACGAGAGACGAGATAACTGATAACAACATGGCGTGCATCCTTAAAAAGGATAGGCTCATTACAAGGGTGCTCCAGCGATCCTGTCATCCACATGTCTCTTAAACCAGAGTGGCTAGTAAGATCAAGAAGGCTATCAAGATCACCACTAGAGGGAGTGTTGTAGACAATTCCACCGAGTAGCGCTGCTGTCGCTCCAACATAACCAGGTTTAATATGAGATAAGACATTTCTAATCATGTCTATTCGATCTGATGACTCAGCATAGATCTCAATAGAGGCTCTGCATCTGTCCGAGAATCCCGTACACAACATCACCTCAACAACACGCTCAGCAAGACATATTATCCAGTGATCGCGCAGTCTTTGCTCAACATCATCAAGATTAAAAGCAGGATTTTCCTTGTACAGGAATTCCAGCCCATTGAAAGACTTCTCATCAAAAGAGTCCTGTGAAGATGACCCCATGAAGCGAAGATCTAAGGATGCATCATTAGGGCCGCGAGAAACCCGAAGATTCATATAGTACTGCCCGTCTTGATTCACAAGGCAGGTGATGCCTGCTTGAGTACCAGCAACTTCCAGTAGAAGCGAAGCGCGACTACTGTCAGCAGAGACAACAATCTGCCAAGGCATGTTTGACACATTCACAGGCAGGACGCGGCTGCAATCGAGGGAAGACATGAAAACAAGTGTAACACAGCACGTCGAAGAGGATCAAGTGTATGAGAGCCACCTAAGGACAGAAAGAGGAGGCGATAGACCCTTCTACAAGATCTATAGAGTCATATGGTGTAAAAACGGATCGACGTTTCATGTGTGCCGTTTTTAATTTAATGTTGAACATCTTTTACACAACAGATGTAGACAAAGGTATGAGAACGATGTGTGCTCTAGTGCTGGAGTACCTGACGTTTGTCACCAGTCGGTTATTTACGTACAAATCCGTAACAACCAGACTTTTCGTTGCAATAACGCGGATTGACCAAGAAATGACCATCCTACCTTGCGTTTTTACACCATATGACTCTATAGATCTTGTTAGATAACCGGGTGTGGTTCGTTAAAGTGTTCGGTGTGACCTTGCCGACACTTTCGTGGCTCGGTTCCCGCCGCCGTCTGACTATTCATGGAGGTTTATCTGATGCCGTCAACTTCAGGACATCGTTATCCGCAGGGATCCTCGTTCCTGCAGTCAGACATGATCCCTGGCTTCTCTGGTGGTAAAAGAGACTACAGCAAGCGTAGCATTTTCCTAAATTCCTTTGATCTTAAAGAAGCCAAACAGGCTATTCAGCGTATCATGAACAAGAACGTTCGTTACATCCAGGCGCGCGACGACAAGAGGCCATATGGGAAGTCGTGGGGATCAGGGACAAGCAACTGCTACGACGACATCATGTCTATCCCCAGCAATGGTGGAGAGTCAAGATACGGCATCATATACAGCGGTGACCTTGTGTGCTTTGACCTTGATGTTCCTACACAGTACGAGAGCGAGGTTGAGGGCTATCTGGATGTCTGGGACGCTGTTGACCAGATGTCTGAGTTGTTTGGTGTGGATCTTCGTCGTTTCGTCGTGGGCACTCCTAGTGGTGGCCTCCACGTCACCATGCGTATCCCGTCCAGGTATGCCCCATCAGCACAGCACAGGCAGAGCCCAGAGGACTTCTGGTTCCCTGTTGGACACTTCAACGAGTACAACCGTTTCTTCAAGAAGGTCTACGGGGATGAGTGGTTCAAGATCAAGGGTGACTTCAGAAGCGGGGCATCTAACGCCTACGTGCTCGGACCAGAGGTCATAGCAGAGGTCGGCACACCATCAGACGGCAGGTACATGCTGTTCTACGACGAGGAGCCTGACACCCTGCCTGTTGAGGCGTGTAAGAAGATTCGTCAGGTCACAGGGATGAAGCGTCGTGAGCGCAACAAGAAGGCTGAAAAAGCCGCTAAGAAGGCTCGTAGAGAGCGCTTAAAGGGTGTTGACCTGCTAGACATTCAGGCACCAGTACAGGGACAGGACGCTGCCTCTGTAAAGAGCCAGATGAAGAGGTTCGCCGAAGGCGGCCCGTTAAAGGTTCTTCATGGGGACATGGGCCAGGAGCACCTGTACAAGGACCTGCGGTCTCAAAAGAGCGTCAGCGAGTACCTGGCCGCCGCTCCGTCTGACGACGTTCTCCAGGTCGTGGCCTCCATGATCCAGACAAAGATCCAGGTCGATGAAGGAGAGTACAAGTACCACGCTCTGAGAGCATTCGCTACTCGCTCCCTGTGGTGCTGCTATGAAGAGAAGTCCATCATTGGTGCCTGCATCCTTCTGCACATCGACCAGGACACCAGCCGCAGAAAGCGCGTTCCAGTCAAGGAACTCGTCAACGACATCAAGAAATTCTACAAGACAAAGAACTCTGACTCCACCTATCATGGTCACGCCTGCCCCAGAAGAGTCAAGAGCCCTGAGGAGAGAAAGTCTCTGGCTGAGCGTATCTTTGAGGGCCAGGACATTCATGCGAACATCGCCAGGAAGGCCGAGCGTATCAGGAATGGAAAATCCCTGTCATACAGCGGCACACAGCACATGAAGAACAATCAGGACGGTATTGTTCTTGACTACGAGAAGATGTATGACTTCCTGTACGAGACCGTTGGTTCCAAGAGAGTTTCCATCCCTAAGCAGGTCACTCACGCCATGATGATCTTCGACTACGTTCTCCAGCCGTACAGCAACATCGGGCTCTACTGGATCGTCATCGCCTACTCCTACCTGATGGAGCACCTTGGACTGACCAAGAGCCAGGTGAGACAGGCCATGAGGCTTCTCCGTGAGGTCGGAGCCATCTACGTGGTCAAGAAGCAGGCTAAAGGCATCGCCCCTGTCTACATGGTGAACACGCAGGTCCTCATGCATGTCGGACTGACTAAGGCTCTCAAGCGTGCTGAGCAGGACTCGTTCAACAGAATGCCTGACGGCAGTCCTCATTTCACTGTCTACAACCGTATCACCAGGCATTTCCAGCAGGCCCTGACAGGAAAGGTTGTTGTCGGTCGGTTCATGAGCAGGAGACTGGAGGACAAACTCTTCAAACGTGAGATCCCTAGCCAGCAGTGGACCGTCGGACCTGGCTCCACCATGGACTACCTGAAGAAGGAGCGTGAGGAACTGGGACTGGAGCGCAGCGACCGGACCAAGCAGATGCTTCAAGCAGGAACAAGCAAGCGCGCCAGGCACTTCGTGCACTACTCCACACGCTACCGCCCAGAACTTGAGAAACTAGGCGTCCTCACTCCTGAGTCCCCTCGTTTTGTTGAGGAACTGGCTCGTTTCAGTGCTACGTTCACACAGATGACAGGTGAGGATCTGAACCAGGAGAATGAGTCCACGTCTTTTGTCTCTGACTCCTGGATCGATGTTGTCACCTCTGTCGCCACCAGAGACTTCACACTACCCACCAGAGACAGAATGAGTGACCTTCCAGGACGTTTTGAGGCGTTCATCAGCGGCCGTGTCTACGATGTGAGAACATCCACAACACTAGGTATCAGGAACAACAGCAAGAACCAGAACTCGCCATCGTTTACCAGCACCAATCACCCTTCTCGTTCTCAGCGCATTGCTGGAGCACAGGCGCAGTTCATCAAGGATGTCAAGTCAGGCATGTACAGGACCATGAGCAGTGGTCATGTCAACAGGTACGCTCCGCGCCCTATCGTTGGAAGAGTCCTGTCAGGCAAGCCACCATTCAGCAGGAATGATGCTCTGAATCCGATTTCCTCTGTATCCAGGAGTGCAGATGACAGCGTGAAGCAGACCAGCAACAATCCGCCTGTTGCTGCAAATGAGTTCACCAAGAGTAGTGGTAGTACTGGCAAAGCAACCATTTCATCATCTGCAGGTGACCAGAGCCAGGAAATGTGTTCTCCTGCTAGAAGACCTTTCAGGACCAGAAGGGCTTATGCATCAACAGGCACTGAAACAGCATCACTCAGGTATCAGAACTATGAAACAGATCACATGCTAATGATGATGCTGACAGACACAAACGACAGGAGCAGACAATGAGCAACAATGACAAAGACATTCTTGACCAGCAGGCGGAATCGGTGGTGACAGAGGACGAGAATGGTGACGAGTCGGTACTCGTTATTCCTGAGCCTATTGTCAGTGAGGAATATGTTGACAACACCATTGCACGTCTGAGGAGAAGATGGCGTATCAGAGAGATGTCGATCTATGAGTGTAAGAAGAACGCCCTATCACCTGAGCAGGAGTACGCCATTATTGAGATAGATAAGCAGCAGGAGAAGCGAGGCAGGTAAAAGTCAGAAGTGATAAACTTCACTGAGAACAAGGCCCTTGCACGCAACCATCAACCATTCATAAGGAACAGGACGCTCATGCCAGAAGAACTCAAAAAGCCCTCTCAGATGTCTGTCAGCAACATAGAGGGCGTCTGTAAGGCGTATCTGGTTGGTATCTCTGGGAAGATGGGATCTGGCAAGGACACTGTTGCCTCACTGCTTGCTGAAAGGTTCTCCCAGAGCGGTGGTAGGGTTGTTATCCGCTCGTTTGCTGACAGTCTCAAGGAGGAGGTTGCCAGACTTGTTGCGGATGCTCTCATGTCTCAGAGCGAGCAGGGCTTCTGTGACTCAGTGACTTCCTGGAGCGGGATGAGCAGCACTCAGACACAAGAACTCTTGAAGGTTTTGCATCCACTCATTGCCTCACTGCTTGAACAGAGAGTTGAACCCAATGAGGTGACTGCTGAACTGCTTTACAGGAACCCTGCTGACAAACCACTGGTGAGAGAGGTTCTGAAGTTCTGGGGCAATGATGTCAGAAGAGCACAGAATCCCGACTACTGGGTGGACACGGCAGCAGTGTACGTAGAAGAGCAGAGAGACATGGGTGTGTCATGTGTCATTCCTGATGTCCGCAGGCAGAACGAGGCCGGTTTCATCAAGGATGCTTGTGGCCTGCTGGTGAGGTTGAATGTCTCAAAGGAGGAGCAGAGAAGACGACTGCTGGGCAGAGACAACAAACTGTCTGACAGATCAGCATTCACTCACATCACTGAGACGGATTTGGACGACTACGACAGGTTTGATCTAATCCTAGACACTGACAGCATGAGTCCAGAAGAGGTTGCTGATGCCATCATGTGTGAACTCACAAAAAAGTGAATCTCTATTCATTATGTACAGTACATGTGACACACAACACTTCCAGATCAATCACACCAGTGTTGATACTTGTCATGAAATGATGCTACAATCATCAACCAGAAATCATTCATACCTCAAAGGAGGAGCAGAAAAATCATGGGAACGATTGCCACTATCGGTATGGTCTTCTTGGTTGGGCTTGGAGCCGCCTGTCTTATTATGGGGGTGACTCTTATTGTCGAATCTCTGATTGAAAAGTACTCCCACAAGAATGATGGCGGCTCTCCAACTGAGGGTGCTACAGAGAGTCATGGAGAGAAGGCTGCTGCTGACGCTATCTAGTCACTGATCTGTCTCGGGATGCAGGTGCTGGAGATCTGTTGTATGATAATGATCACAGATTGCAAGAACCAGCACCTGCATCCTTTTGTTTGCTTCTGTGCTGGTAAATATGGCAACAAGCACTCATTCAGGACAGATAGGACACAAGTTGATTATTGTAGCAGATCATGACAAGATCTTCAAAAACGACATCAACCTCAATGGAACAGAAGTCCTCTATCTGAGATCCTTGAACGAAGCGCTTAACTGGATGAACAAGATCTCCATAGGCGAGACCAAGATCCCACACATCTCACAGGTGTGGGTTAGTGCTGAAAGCATTCCTGTAGAGTCAGTCAGCAATACTATGCTCGATGAATCTCAGTCGAAGGAGAAGATTTTCACAGATTTTGAACCATTGGTTTTATTCCTGTGTGAACTTTTTGAGAACGAGAAGAACCTGATGCTCAGCCCTGATTCCTTTGTTTTGTACGGCGACGAGGAGTCTGTTAACAGGATTAAGAGCATTCTGATTAACAAGTTCCCAATCAATATTCTGGACTCAGTTGATAGGTATATGGTCAGAAGCAGTCAAAATCAATAACCATCAGCAGACAAACTTCCTGTCGCTAATCTCTGGTCCATACCCTGTAATTCCAGCCGGAGTGCCTAGATCATCCAGGCAAATCTTCCCATCAGACGTGACGACCTTGCCATCAGTGAGATCCAGATGACCAACAGACAGGAAGTCAGGCTTGACGATACTGACAGCCCAGTTCAGGTCATCCATCACCCATGGAGCAGTCCTCATACCTCCAGCCCACTGACTGACAGGGTTGTGAATCTCCTCGGCCTGAAACTCCCCCTCATGCGGCAGTGGTCCAGCACCATGCCTGGTGGCGTATGTCCTCATTGCGCCATAGACCGTTACGGCGTCAATACCAACCTGATCAGCAAGAATTCTGGCGTTATGAGGGGTTGTGGTTGACCATGTTGTGTGAGGCTGTAACCCTAAGTTCTCATCCAGCATAAAACCCTGAGCGCCCTCAAACACTGTGTGACCAGTGGAAAGAGACTCCAAGAAGTCGTCATCACACAGAGTCGTAAACACCATTGAGGCGGCATCAACCATCCGCTCCGCAATGACAAGAATCTCATTTCTGGGAAACATCTCATCCAGACCCATAGCGCTGCCATATGTGCTCATCCAGTCAGCAGTCTTGACAACAGCATCAGTCCTGCTCTTTCCTGTTCCGGTGGACGCGATGTCTCTCACTCGAAGAGGATCGTTTCCATAGTACTCCCAGGCAATGGTCTCACCAAACCCTGTCCCAGTTGACCCGTGCCTGTTGTCACCACGCAAAGTCTCTTTAGCATGATTGACAAAGATGTGCAGAGGTGTCGTCACCTTGACATCATCATGAACCCTAATAGTACGTGTCTGGTCAGTCAGAACAACTTTGCTGAGCAACGACTCCTGCTCATTGAGTGCTGACAGAGGATCCGCAGTACACAACGGCCCGATGAATGTAGGTACTCCACTGAAAGTCCCAGATCCATACGATGCGAATGGATGGTGCAGACCATTATGAACAACATTATGCATCGCCTGCTGACCGCCATTGAAACGAACAACCCTGTCAGCACCATGCTCAACCACAAGAGCAGCAGTAGTGATACCCTTACCCTCGTCTCCCCAGCCAAGACCAGTCACAATGTCAGCACTAGGCCGTCTACCAGAAGTCATGTTGATAGTCCTTTCTGAAAAGATGAAGAGAACGTCGTTTTTCTTTTGGGTTACATCAGGGGTGCAGGCAAGGAGTTTTGTGAAATCATTTTGCCTGCACCCCTGACAATTTGTGTGTACTGAATCTCAGTCAGCGGAGAGTGCGAGTGAGCCCGCCCTTGCCGCTAACGTGCTCCAGAGTCCTGCTGACAGCCACAGCAACCTCCTTGCCAGAGGCAGTAGCCAGGTCATCAGAGATGGTGTCGGCATCCAGACCCTCAGCATAACCAATCACGGCAGCAATGGTCTCAGCCATGTTGTCAGGATTCTCAACATCCAGAACGCAGTCAGCACCAAACAGGTTGGAGTAGAACTCACGAGACTTCTGAATCCTGGCAGCACCATTCGGAATCAGGAGAACCCACACGTTCCACTTCTCAGTGACAGCCTGGGCAATACCCTCAAACGACAGATCCTCCAAGAGAGGCTGACCGTCACCAATGAACTCCTTGACATGGCTGGCGGTGATAGGAACCTGCTTCTCATCAGCAATCAGGAACAGGTGACCCTTCTTGCCCCTATTCTCAAACGAGTCCGTCTCAGTGTGAGCAGCAGCGTAGTAGAGCAAGAGGTTGGAGGTCTCACCATTGTTCCCACCTCCGCCGCCTTCCAGATACAGGTTGTCCAGAGCGTCATCAATACGGTTGTCGCTCTCAAATTGCGAGAACTGGAGCGGCACGTCATCACAGGTTGCGTCACCATAGGTAGCGACAGCAATCTGCGGATCCTTGGCGTAACCCTTGTCAATCAGCAACTTGAACAATGTAGCCAGTTTCTTCTGAGCGACACGAGGAACAGAACCCATGGAACCGGTTGAGTCGAATCCCACGATAATTGGCAGCGAGTTCGGATGCTCGTCACTGTCACGGGACTCACGAACATTCAGACCCGCCTTATTCTTACCCTTCGGGTCAACACTCTCATGCGCCTTGACGTCACCACCAGACCAGCGAGCACGAGACATCCTGTCGTGGTATCCGAATGAACTACCAGAAGAGATCTTCGCTCCAGTGGTTGCAGTGTACGTTGCGCTCGACCATGATCCTCCACCCATGTTTCCTTCTCCTTACGTGTAGTGGATGAGTAGTTTCTTGATTGTTGTGGTAGTAGTGTGTTTCGTTCTGTCATTGGTGCTGGATGTCAACACATGTTGATACTGACACCAGCACTTTCACTACATGAGATGAGCACCTTCAGGAGTACTCAACTCATGCCAAACTCTCTTGCCGAAGTCGCTATCCAAAGCGCTCTCAGTCATTCTGACGGCATGTTCCAACTTGACTGGACGCAGAGTCCATTCTTTGAGGAGTGACCCCAGTTCACCAGTCGGCTTGTTCCAGCAATCAGTCAACGTTCTGGCAATATGAGACACCATCAGAAGGTCATCAGCATTACTCCCAGACAGGTAACGCCTCAGCGTCTCCTGCTTGGGTGAGACCACCAGGTGCTCGTCAGACTTGACAGCACTCCACCAGCCATCCAGTCTGAGACCATGAACCTTAGGAGCAAGAGCAATGACGTATTTGTTGATGTCTCCATGAACAACACCCTGGTTGTAGGTGATTGTGGCAACAGCGAGCAGACGTCTGACAACCCATGCCACAGTCCTGGAGTCAAGGCTGTCAAACTCAGACAGCATCACCCAAGAGCCCTCATTACTACCCAGATTGTAGGTACTGGTGTAATTAGAATCATTCTGGTCATCAACTCGTGGAACCCACTTAACATCATCTGTAGCCGAATGAACAGACTGCTGGAACCTGATGGCACGCTGAGCAAGGTCCTGATTCACTGAGTCAAACGACCACCTGACACCACCGTCTATGTACCTGCCCTGAGCAATTCGCAGATCAATGTCTGGTGCACTGAACAAGGAGTCAAGCATCATATACGCCTCAGTGGCCTGCTTGTGCTTACTTACGTCAGGATGAAGCATCCGCTTGGCTCTCAGCAACCCCTTCTTATCGTGAGGCAGACCAAGACGAGCAAGAGGATCCCAGTTCAGCGCTGGCAGAACTGCATTCACCAAAGCATCCTCTGAGATTTTCTTAGCATCCATCTTAGTCATCGCTCTCACTCCTTGCGTCAATGTTGCTGGTTGGTTTTACGTAGTCGTTCTGACAGGACCCTCAGTCGCTCATGTGTGCACGCTGAATAGGCGGATAGATCTCAGTCGCCTCGCCAGCGGTGTACAGGTCAGACGGTCGGCCACGACCATCAACCTTCTGCTGACCTGGAACTGGCTCAAGCAGACCGGTCACAGACAGCATCTTGCGACGGAAGTTCTGAGGAGTCAGGCGGTAGCCCCAGACAATCTCATAGATCCTGCGAAGTTCAGTAATCGTGAACTCACTCTCACGCAGGAACTTTGTTGCCAGAGGACTGTACTCAATCTTGGCACGAACCCGCTCCAACCCGTCAGTGATGATCTCACGATGATCGAAAGCCAGGTTGAAGTCATCGTCCAGAACGTCGTCAACTGGGAAGAAGTGAGCCTCAGCGGCGTCATCACCAGCAACAGGAGAGTTGACCTCAGGAATCAGAGCGACATAGGCGGTGGTGACAACGAAACCGCGCTTGTCACGGTCAGGTGAGCCATAGGTCTTCAACTGCTCCAGATGACCACCAACATTGATACCGGTCTCCTCAAACAACTCACGAGCAGCCGCCTCATCAAGACTCTCGGTGGTGTTGACGAACCCGCCAGGAAGAGCCCACTTGCCCTTCTCAGGGTGCCCACCACGCTTGATGAGCAGGAGAGACAGGCTTCCGTCACGGATAGTGAAGATGAGAAGGTCAACAGTCACAGCAACAGACGGAAAGTCCTTCATGCTGTAGGAGGCAAGAAACTCCTTCTCAGTAATCTCTCGATCCTCTGCTGGAACCATGTTCATGTCAGTCATTGTTGTCAATCCTCTCGGTCTGTGGTGGTAGGTCTGTTTTGTTTTGCTGGTTTTATAACTTGTGGATAATGGCGGTATTACCTTAGTTTTTTCTGGTACTACCAGGAGTGCTTCTCATGCCATCTGGTGTGCATCTTCCTGTTGATGACTGCTGCTCCACACAACAGGCAGATTCTCAACGGAACAGGTTCACCAGTGCTTGGATTGACGTCTGGAACATCCTTGTAAGACGGTTCCTTGTCATTCCATGGTGAGGGATAGTCGTTCTTGTCAGACAACGATGATACCCGCCTCAGGAAGAGTCACCTCAAGAGCCTGCTTAGTGGTCTCAGGGGCGACACCACAAGTCATGTTGCTCCACACGAAGGTCCTGAAACCAAGTCGAGCGGCATCAAGAGCAGTCTCCTTGACACAGTAGTCAGTGGCGATACCAGTGACAGTGACTGAACCGATACCCATACCCTTCAGAGTGTCCTCCAGGCTGAGACCACCATGGTTGGTGATGCCTTCAAAAGCGCTGTAGGCGGCATCATGCATACCCTTGGTGACAAAGGTCGCGTTCTCAATCTCACCAGCAACCTTCTTGACAGGGGCAACAAGTTCGGCGCCATGGGTACCAGCCACGCAGTGAACAGGCCAGGAGTCAACAAAGTCAGGGTTGTCAGAGAAATGGTTTCCAGGATCCACGTGCCAGTCCTGAGTGAAAATAATTCTGTCAAAGGAGTCAATAAGGACTCGCTTGGTCAGAATGCTGGTAAGATGGTCGGCCAGTTCCTTGCCGCCTGCAACACCCAGTGCACCTCCCTCAACGAAGTCGTTCTGCACATCAACGACGATGAGTGCGGTTCCCTGGTTCTTCGAGGTGTCAGTCTTGGTAGTCATTTTCAATTCTCTCCTTAGGTGGTTGTTTCTGTGTTCTGGATGTATTGTCTCATACTTTGAAGACATTTGCAATCACTTTGACTATAATTCTTTCAAATGTCTCGCAATATGAGATTCTGTGCATGTCTCAGGGCCTAGATCTCACTTCTTCATTGTGATCGGTACGTTCCTGCTGCTGGGAAAAGAGTAGGAGGAGACCTTTGGACCAAGAGCAGTCTGACGACGCTTCCACTCAGCGATACGAACCTTCCTGAGAACCTGATCCACTATCTCCTTGTCGTGAATCTCATAAAGAGACTCCAAGTCGTTCTCCATCCCTCCCTCAAACATGTCTTTCAGCAAAGCATCCAGAACAGGGTAGTCAGGAAGAGCCTCAGAGTCCACCTGATCAGGCTTTAACTCGGCACTCGGAGGCTTGGTGATGGATGAGACAGGAATTGGCGAGTCCTCCCAAGTGTTCCGGTACCTGGCAAGTTCATACACATCAGTCTTGTAGACATCACAGATTGGAGCATACCCACCAACTGTGTCACCATAGATGGTCGAGTAGCCAACAGCAGTCTCAGATGCGTTACCAGGCTCCAGGACCAGAGCGTTCTCAGTGTTGGAGACACCCATGACAATGACTCCACGAATCCTTGCCTGAAGATTCTCCTCAGCCACACCCTCAAGAGACAAGGAGTTCTGGAACACGTCAAACATTGGAGAGATAGGAACCTTCCTGAACTCCCCACCAAGGTTGCTCATCAGTTCCTCAGCGTCATCCTGAGAGTGCTGCGAGGAGTATGCACTTGGCATGGACACCCCGATAACGTTCTCTCCACCAAGAGCATCAGCAGCCATCGTGATCACCAGGGCAGAGTCAATACCACCAGAGGCACCCAGAACAGCCTTGCTCATCCCGTTCTTGCGAGCGTAGTCACGAATCCCGAGAACGATGGCGGCGTAGGTGTCAGCAAACCTGTCCTCCTTGATGTGCATACAGGATCCAGCAACGAAGGAGTCAGTGTCAATGGTCTCGGTGTGCTCAGTAAAACGAGGCAGGTGGTGAACAACCTTGCCGTTACGGTCAACCACGAGAGACATACCATCAAACACGAGGTCATCCTGTCCGCCTACAGGGTTGACATAGAAGGCGTTCCTTGCCCAGGTCATCCACATGATGTCATCAACACGCCTCAATCGGTCTGTCAGAGCCTCGGGAGTATAAGGGTCAGCAGCCAGAATGATGAGGTTGTTCTCAGTGACGTCATCAGATGAGAAGTCGCTACCCTCAATGATGACCTGAGCCCAGGTGTCATTATCCACACGAACCAGGTTGCTACGACCGTTTCCAGCGATGTGACGAACTCGACCATCACTGACAACCGTGACGACCTCATTGCCGTCACTATTCATTGAACCGTAGACTACAGTCATGTACTCAGGTGTGCTGCTGACAATGTGCTCCTGGGCCTGCTGGACGCCACGAACCATGTCGTAACTTCCAGCAATGTCACCCAAGCCATAACCAGTGACAGCGAAACGAGGAAGAACAACAAGACTACTCTCAGCGCTCCTGATAACCTCAATAATCTGGTTGGCGTTACCCATGTAGTCTGCTGGTACAGGGTTGATCTGACCGATTGTGATCCTCATCTTGCACTCCTTGGTCTTCTGGATTGTTTGCCGGGTTGATGTGATGTCTCTTTGCTCAGACCGTCTTCTCAGCCAGGAACACTGGAACGCCTGCTGCAATGAACTTCGCGTCTTCTGGAAGGGACTGAACCTGCTTGGCGTGACGATCCCTGGCGTCGTCCAGAGTCTCAGTGAAGAAGAAGTCATTCTCTCCATCAACCAGAACAACCCGAGACGGCTTCTCAAAGTGGTCAAGAGTGACATCATGGCCCACCTTGAAGAACTCACCAGTCATAGTGCCCTGAGCATCAAACGTCCGGTAGGCGGTCTTGAGTCCACCAACAGAGACCTTACCCTCAGCCTTCTTGACAACAGGCTTACCGTTAATCTCCACCAACTTATAAACCATCTCAGCAGTGGGAGCACCAGAACCAGTCACAACCCTTGTCCCAGCACCGATAGCGTCAACAGGAGTACCACGATCCTTCATCTCATTGATGGTGTACTCGTCAATGTCACTGGAGAGAACAATCTTCGTGTCCTTGGCTCCCAGGTTGTCAAGTAGCCATCGAGCAGCAACCGTGCCCTCATGGAGGTCGCCAGAGTCAATACGGATGCCACCAGGACCAGGAACACCAAGACGCTGAGCAGCCAGAATAGCGTTCATGATTCCCTCAGAGATGTTGTAAGTGTCAACTAGAAGAGTCGTGTCCGTACCCAGTGCCTTCATCTGCTGGTAGAACGACTCCTCCTCGTGCTCAGGATCACCGAAAGCAAGAGTGAAGGCGTGAGCACTGGTTCCAGTTGTAGGAATACCGTAGCGAAGACCTGCTTCAAGGTTGGATGTTGCAGTAAACCCAGCGATGTAGGCGGCCCGCGCAGCGAACACAGCAGACATCTCATTAGTACGACGAGAACCCATCTCAATAATCGGAGTGCCCTCAGCCGCAAGAACCATACGAGAGGCAGCAGACATAACCGCGCTGTCATGATTCAGGATGGAGAGCAGAACCGTCTCCAGAAGGACACACTCAGCAAAAGTACCCTCAATAGTCATGATGGGAGTGTTCGGGAAGTACACAGAACCCTCAGGAAGACCAGTGATTCGACCACTAAACTTGTAGTTTTTCAGAAACTCAACAGTTTGTTCAGTGATGAGAGGGTCATTACGCAGGTAGTCAATTTGCTCGTCAGTGAAGTGAAAGTTCCTGACAGCCTCAACTGCTCGATTAACTCCACCAACAACACCATAGCGACGACCCTTGGGAAGACGACGCGCAAACAGATCGAAGACCGCCTTGTCGTGTGCTCGACCTGACTCAAGCATCGCCTGAACCATAGTAATCTCGTACTTGTCGGTGAGGAACGCCGTGCTAGTCATGTTCGCTTCCTGTCTGTGTGTCAATGTTTGCTCTGCTTGTTCGGTTGATGTCAATATCAGACGAATTAACATCACTCTGATGTTTAATGTTGAGCACATCTTAACAAGAGCAAGTCGGTATGTCAACCCCAAGCAGCACCTGAGCAGGAATCAGGTACAAGTAAGCGCCATGTCATCAGTTTCAGTGACATGGCGCTCGATTGGATTTATGTTGGAAACACTAGGATTACAGGGATTCTGGCTCTTCCTTCTCGGGTGTATCGCCAAAGATCTCTGTGAGGTTTTGTTCGCCAACAGAAGAATTCTCGCCGCTTGCATCAGCAATCGGATCAACTTCTGCACCCTCTTCAGGAGTATCAGTAGTTATCTCGTCACCATGTTCAGCGTCTTTACTCTCTGTATCAAACGACTTATTGATGACATCATTCTCATCAGAGTCATGGTGATTGGTGTGAACCATGACCTCATCCTCCTTGATACTGGTTCTCTCTAACGAGACCTGAGCGCTGGCAACAAGTTCTGTCAGTGACTGCCTGTAGTCCGCCTCAAAAGCCTGTAGCCTACTGATCTCCATCAGGTACCTGTCTCGAAGACTCTTGGCGTCAGTAACAATCCTGTCTGCCTCTTCTCTGGCATTCACAAGCGTCTCTGTTGCCTCTCTGGTGACGTCAGAGATGATCTCCTCAGACCTGGACTCGCCTTCACTGATTAGCCTGTCCTTCTCGTTCTGTCCGTCAAGAATGTACTGGTCGTGCATCTGTTGAGCAAGGTCGAGGATGGATGCCGCCTTAACAGATGAGTCGCTGGATGATGGAACAGAACTGATGATTGTAGAGTCGCTGCTGTCACCTGTAATAGTGACCTCACCTGAAAAATATTCGCTCATTAAGAACTCCTGGAAAGAGAGTAATTGTGAAAATATAGTGGAAATACCACAAAATATCAATGTTTAATAAGGGTTAAAAGAAAAGTTTTAACAGGTAGAAGTATATTTCACGTTTTTATCAGTGAAAATTGTTTTTATCAACCTCAACAAAAACCGCCATCTGGGGTGAAGTGGTAGGACCCAGATGGCGGTTGGAACAGAATCGAATGAACGACAGAAAATATCACTCAGAGAAAAAAGACGCTCCACGAGAGTAGTTCTTGGTCCTCTTCGGCTTTCTGTCAGGCATGGACTCAGCAGTGTCAAAGAACTGATCGATAATTTGGCTGATACCATACTCAGGATCAGGGCAGATAGTGTGAATGCCAACACTCTCAGCCCACCTGCGAGAGAAAGGATCCATGTTAGAGTTGACCCAGATCACAGTGTCCTCTGGCTGGATGTCCTGATCCTCAAAGAACTTCTCCAGAGCCTCACGGAAAGGCGAACCCATGGTCATGCGAGGAATCCTCAGTGATGGGAACCTGGCGACACCCATGGCCTTCGTCACGCGGTCATGTTCCTTGCTGTTGCTGAACAGTGATAGCCAGTAAAACTCTGCGCCAGCGACAGTCCTCTCAGCCTTGACCCACTGCGCCACTCTCTCAGGAACTCGTCGATTGCTGAAAGAGGTGGAGATCTCAATAGGATCCTTGACGTACTTGGTTGGTGCCACAACCCCTTCAAGATCCAGAATCCAGATACGACGCGGCTTACGATTCTTGGTGCTCATACTGTTTCTTTCCTGTCGCTTGCTTATAGAGTAGTACAAGTCACGTTTGTTGTGTAACATGCTCCATATCTCTACATACACATTTTAACAGGTCGATGATACAGGTGTTCTGTCATGTAATGATCTCAGAAAGAGAGATAGAGAACAAGTTGTATTAGTTGTGTGTCTTTCTGGTAGGATGAGATGTATGGGTAAGAAGTTCCATGTCAACGACGAGAACCGTGTACTTGAGTGTGATGCATCAGTACGTGAGTGCAAGTTCGATCACTATGACACCTGGGAGCAGGCCAATGAGGCTGTTGCGGCAAGTCAAGGACACTCTGTTATTGCGTCAGCATCGAGAACTGTTCCAGTAGATGACGACTCTGTTTCACGACTAAAAAATACCCCATCATACTCGTTCACTGGGCCATACTCGTGCTCTGATGGCGGAATCAGTGGTGCTGGGCAGTTCGTTGACATTGATGGAAGAAGGTTCAGACGAGGAGACCTGGAGGACCCAAGGAACAGGTTCATGCTCGTCAACGGAAGGTGTGGAGACCTGGCAAGAGCCATTATCGCTGTGGATCCATCAAGAAAACCAGCGTTTGTCGTCTATGACATGGACCAGAAGACGTTTGACTGGAACTATCAGCATGGCGAAAGTGATGACTCAAGATCGGCTATCATGCATGTCGTCATTCAAGGGAAAGGACCCGGCGAGTATCTGGATGCTTACGGGTGTCAGAGCGAGGAGAGTATCAAGCAGTTCTATCCAGATGCTTATATTCTTGAATCAGATGTTGCTCTTGATGACTACCACACAGGGGTGCCAGCAGAAGACCTGAGAGAGTTCGCTGAGTCCACTCTTAGAATGGAGAGGGGTCATCAGTCATACAGTTACAACAACTTTCCGCCAGAGAACTACTTCACGTCACAGAATCCTGTAGTTCTACATCAGCAAGAGGCCCGCTACAACAAGGATCGTCACTACTTCTCTGTTCATGTACCCGAGTCTGCCTTTAGTGAAAGACTAGCAGCATGGAGAGACTATGTTGGACATGACAATGCTGACAGGATGGAGCAGGCGAAGGCTCAAAGAGATGGCGCTAAGAAGTTTCATGTCACAGCATTCACCTACAAGGACCTACGAAAACTCGGCCGAGGTGGGGTTGGGCGAGTCTATGATGCTATGTCAGACACTCGCCTGGATCTGAAACTTGAAGGTGTTGGGACAATCAACGATCCAGAAAGCAATAAGGAGACATGGTTCGTCAAGGCCGCTTGTCCTGAACTTAACAGGGTCAGAAATGATCTTGGTCTGGAGGACAAGGACTTCCATGTGACAATTGGATTCACAGGAGGAGACGTGTTCAACAGGTACAAGGGCTATGACACCTTGGTTATTGAGTGACAGGCATCTTAAATAAAGAAAACTCTTGATTGGACAAAAAGTAGGCCCCATCTTAGTTTGCACTCAATCAGAGTTCGCCTGGATGGGGGACTATCAACACAAGTATATCAAACATGTATGCCTGTGTCAAGAAACATGATAAAGATGTTGCTCAAACCATGTTCCTGCACTTTGGTCCGATGTTTCCATGCTTGATAGGCTGTCCACAGCGAATGCAGTGACCAGACCCATAAATCGTGTTGATACCTGGCTCATCATCGTCATTCTCAGGCTGACCAACAACAGACACCATGATGTCATTGCGTCTGAACATGTCAACGTCCTTTGCCCTGTCGTCGATAGCGTGAACAACAACCAGGCCACTGTCTCGAAGCGAGTTGATGACATCCTCCTTGTGCTCATTCGATGGCCTCATGTCACCTTCACGCTTCATGAACAACTTGGACACAGGAGCACCAGAACGAACCAGAGCGTCAATGAGAGGATTGGCGAAGTCGTTGGTACGACCAGTAACCAGGACAATGTTGAGTCCGTCCTTCTGCCGCATCTGTGTCACCATGTTCAGTACATTACTGTTAACAGGAGCCTTGGTCACAGCAGTGTAGAAACCATGAAAGTTCTTCTTGCGCCCTGAAAGGTACTTGACAGCATCATTGTGGTTGTTGAACAGAGTGCCATCAGCATCAAGGATGACAACAGACTTACCCTGCATCGGACTGATAAGCGCTGCTCGCTCGTTGAACTCATCAACAGCCATAGAACCAGATGTCACGCGAGAGACAGCATGAACCATACCGTTGTTCCCTCTGATGAACTCCTTGATGTGACCGCGCTCGATCAGAGTGCCGTCATCTGCAACAATGTCTGGATCATACCCTGCGCCAGCCATGGAGTCGATGACGTTCTCTGGGACCAGACGACCACCAGACTCACCACGAGAACGGTTTCGACGTTTGCACTCCTCAACAGGAACATCAAAGTACTGGTGACTAACCTCTGCTCCATTCTTGTCAGCAAGTACGTATAGTTCCCTGACAGTGTTCCTGTTGAGGTTGGTGTCATCACTGATAACTGTGTCAAACTTTCCTGAGGTAAGGCACTCTGAGATTAACTGGTCTCTCAGCGCTGTGACTTGCTTCTCAACCTTCTTGTTTGGTCCACGAGAGTGATACTCGTCACCAGCCAGGACAGTACGAATGTCATCACGATTAATCCGCGCTGCTCGGCCATGAGAGTCACCTTCAGCAACCTTCTCAGCCCAGGTTGACTTGCCACTTCCTGGAAGGCCGTGGCAGATGAGCAACTTCGTCATGATGACTCCTTGTAGTTGGTTGAGTTGACAGGTGGAGAATGATTGTACCTCATCTGTTCTATCTAAGCATGTATCCCTTGCATTCATCCTGTCATCATTAGTACCATGTGAAAATGATTCAAGCAGATTGAGCACAGAAGAGACAGAAGTATCCGGCTGACCAAGGAGAGAGTTTGGTCAGCCGGATACAGGATTGTTCTCAGATGAGCAGGTAGTGGTGATGGTTACCTACTACCTACGTGAGATCACTGAGCCGGAGTGGTTACACCAGAGGCAGCAGGAGCAACATCGCTGGAAGAAGTAGCAGCAACTGGAATCTCAGTGCTGGCAGCGGGAGCGACATCATTCTCGACTGGAGCAGGTGTCTCAGCAGCCTTATCAAATGTTCCAGCAGTCTCGGAGGAACCAAGATCCTGAGTCTCAGCAACTGGAGTCGGAGAAACCTCCTCAGCCACAGTCTCAGCAGCACTACGCTCGGTTACCTCAGGAGTTGCTGACTCACTAGTATCAACTGCTGCAGCAGGAACCTCGTCAGAGACACCCTCAGAGGATTTGTCACTGACAGTCTCAGGAGCAGTTGCCTCTGCTGCTGACGTACCATACTCAGGCTCACTGTTGGCCTCAGCAATAGTGTCATCAAGAGCCTTCTGGGCCTCCTGCTGACCAGCCTGAGCAGAGGACAACTGATCCTCAGCCTCAGTGACCTCAGCATCAGCCTGCTTCACCTGCTCAGCAGCCTCAGGAACCTTGGCCTCAGCGTTGTTCACAGCCTCGTCAGCGGCCTCAACAGCCTTTTCCTTGGTAGTGATACCAGCAGCCTCTTCACGGTCCTTGATGTCCTTCTCAAGCACCGGCTTCTGGATGTCACCAACAGTGAACGAGGAGGTAGCATTCTTCGGAAGGTTGCTCACGTCAATCTTGCTGACATCAGTCTTGGTGACAGGCTTCTCAATAGAGTAGTGCTTCTCATTTGTGTTGGTGTTCCAAGAGACATTGTCATGCACCTTGGAGACATCATAGAAGTGAGCAGTCTGGTTCCCAGTGTTACCCTCTTTATAACGAACCATGTTCAGGGTGGCGTAAATACCACGCTGACTGTCGTTCTTGACCGCGATAGCCATAGCGTTCATGTCGTTAGCCTTCATGTTCTCGTTATGGACATGGCTGTTGCGCCACAGGGAGAACACGTACTCAGCGTCAGATACAGGGTTGTTGCTGTTGACGTAAGCAACGTTCTCGTTGATGTTGGTAACTCGAGTTCCATCGGCCTTGTCCCCAAGGTACCCCTGTAGACGAGCACGGTCGTGGCCGAAACCAGCCTCACCAGTAGCCATCTTCGTGGACCACTCCTGAGCGAAGTCATGCAGGCTGTCAGTCTCAGGAAGAGCCGGAAGACCCATGTTCTCACGGTAGGCGTTAATCTTGGCCGCAAGGATGGATGCAGTGATACGAGCACGGTCATTCTCACTCACCTTGCTCCAGTCAACCTCACCAGCCTTGGAGAACCGCGAACGAGCAGCAGCGTCAGCGTACTGAGCACGAGCAGAGACCATACCAGTAGTGGAGTCCAGATCGGCCTGAGCCTGAGCAAGAGCAGCGATAGCACCGGCCTGCTCGCTCTTGGCATCAGCAAGAGACTTCTGGGCGTTAGCCAGAGAGGTCTTTGCAGCAGAAGACTTGTTCCTGGCGTTGTTCAGATCGGCCTGAGCCATAACGACCTTGGCGGAAGCGTTGGCAAGGTTGGTCTGAGCGGTGTCAATACGAGCCTGCATCTCAGGGCTCACTGGACGAGAAGGAGTCACAGGAGGTGTCACAACCCCACCATTGTCACCACCAGGGTTGACGACAGGAGGAACAACCGGAGAGTCGTCACTACCGCCACTAGGAAGCGGAGGGAACACAGGAGCATTCCCACCAATACCAGGAATCACAGGGTTGGTGTTACCAGAGCCACCAGTACCAGGAAGAGTGATGGATGGAACACCAGTCGGATCATCAGTGCTTGTTCCAGGTAGAGCAGGAGTGTCAGGCAGTGATGGGACATAGGTCGGGTTGTCAGTCGTCACACCATCATTGGTGCTGCTGTGACCAGGAATGCTGACAGCCGGAACAGTGCCAGTGGAACCGCTCACAGACGGAGTACCAGCGGATTCAGAAGAGCCACTACCACCAGCATAGGCGCCAGAACCCTGCTCGTTACTGGCCGTAGAAACCTGAGGGGCCGTGTTGGTAGACGTAAAAGGATTGCCAGGCACGTTTACCCAAGGAGTCGGGAACCAGGGTGTAGGAGCAGCTGGGCCAGAGGCAAACGAGGAATCAGGCTTAGGGGCAGCGAATCCGTTAGCGACAGATCCATTAGATGCGGGAGACGGAAGAGCCGGAGCAGCCTGATTGGGACTGCCAGCAGCAGAAAGACTGTCAGAGGACTTACCAGCAGCCTTGTTCTTCAGGTTACTGTCCTTGGTGCTCTTGCTGTCAGCCTTCTTCTGAGCGGTTGCAGTAGCGCTGGGCTTTGCAGACGGCTTAGCGGAGGCAGAGTTCTTGGGAGTACTGTGCCCACATGCCGCCACAGAAAGGGCAACCATTAGAGCAACAGCAGTATGACGAATAGGGGTCTTCATGTTCATGTAATTCTCTCTCCTTGTTGATCAGTGGTAAATCACTGAGTCTGTTGTGAACGATGTTTACCTTACCTCAACCAGACAGGAAATGCAAATCAATTTGAGGCATGTTACCACTAAGAAATAACATTCTTGGTAAAACAGAACTAAAACTCAGTGCGCTTACAAGTGAATATCCTGAGCACAATACACAGGAATGTTATCTTTTACTACATGCTGTTCCATGATAATTCTGAACCACTTTGTATAGGTGCTTACTCATGACGAACATGTACTTTTAGAAGGTTGTCAACTGGCTTTCCGTCACTTCTGATGACATGCTGTAAAGGTGACTTTTTACGACTACATGAGAGGATGTTCCTCACTACTAGATAGATGTCGTCTCCATGAGACCATGCACGGGTAATACTATATGACAAGCCAGGAAGATAGCACCCATAGAATCTGATGGCACCTGACTCAATAGTAAGTCCAGGTGCCATGTCACTCGGTATTTTTACGGGTAGAGGGCGATCAACTATCAGCATCTCCTGCTCGTCATTCTTACTTCTTCTTATCGCAAGAAGAGATGACCCGACAAGTACAGCAGTTCCACATATAAACAAGGATGTCAGCAAGATTGACCACTTCCATGACTGAACAAGAAACAACCTGCAATCTACCACAGAGGAGTATTCAGAAATCGTTATATCAACTATATTTAAACATGTGGTCCAGAATATGGTATGTGTAGAAGTAAGCGCTCACAAACAATATATTTTAATGATAGAATTAGAACGTAGATCAAGAGGAAACACCCATTTTGCCTATTACGCTTAACCAATTCTCTTTGCTGAGCGCAGCATCCTCTCAAAAACCTTGTGCTCATCATCCTCAGTCGTGCCGTAAAAGAATGGCAGTGACTCATAGAATCGTGCCCGCCCTGAGTTTGTGAATCTGGACATGTAACCAGTTCCGTCCCTCATGACTCTATTCATCATGACAGCGTTCCTGAAAGCGGTCTTCAGTGCCTTTCTGGAGCGCTTTTGGTTCCTGTCAGCATCCTTGAGAGCATTCCTGATGTCACGAACAGAGTGTGACTCAGATCGGTCCAGGTACTCAGTGGTGTTGAATCGCAACGACCTTATGTACGCCTCGTATGGCGAGTTGTCGTACCTGATAGTGTTCGACATGAGCAGATCCACCTCAGAGGGTTGCGACTGGTGGATCCTGTCAGCAAAAGAGAACACACTGGACACCCTTACGTCTGCTCCGTCATCAAAGACCTTGTGATAGTCAGACGCCTTGGAGTCAGTGAACAGAATGACGTCTCTGTCGCTCTCAGGTGTGTCCAGGTTATAGAACGATGACCCAATCAGTCCATATCCAACCAAATTACCCTCCGCCACCTTCTTGTATGCTCGTGCAAGCAGTTCCTCAGCCTCATTGCGCAGTAAGGGATCATGGTTGGGGACAGGAGGAACGACCAGCCCATAGGAGTCAGAGGAAACCAGGTGGTTAGGGCGACCAGAAGCATATCTTGTGCTTGTTGACGGGGTGCTGTCTTCTGGTGGTCTTGACACCGACGGAACAGCACCATGAAGAAGTTCCATGTGCTCCTTGAACGCCTTGTCCGCCTCATCCTTGGTGTCAAAGTGTTCTAGGATAATACCCTTCTCAGCGTAAGGACACTGACGTACTGATGCCCCACACTCCTCTGATCCCTTGTCAGTGATGTGGTACTTGACTGGCTCATAGTTACTCATACACAAACACAACCCTTATTGCAAGAACAATCTCATTTGTTATCTATTGACAACACAATCAAAAGAGTGTAGGCAGTTTTTGTGCTTGTTGAGAAAAATCTTGAGATTCAGGTTGGAGAAAAAACCACCTGAACGCTCTAACCACATCCTATGAGATAAAGATGAGTAGTGTTCAGGTGGTTTTAGATTCCTGCTGTCATACGCAGCAAGAGTCTCAGTAGTTTTGACGCTCTAGTAGATGGAGAGCGAGTAGTCCTCAGAGGCATCATCCAGAGCATCAAGATCGCCGGAGTTGTAAGCCTTGGCAGCATTACTCAGAGATGCACGACGACGAGAAACCTTCTGAGACTGACGATCAGGATCGCTGCGACAAAGATCGCAGTGACACTTACGACGATACTGCTCAGGATACTCAATACGACACTGAGAGACATGATCGGGATGATGAGGATTGAGACCAGGACCAGGAAGAGTGTCGCTGTTATCGTTGCAGGAGTACTCGAAATGATGAGTGTCAAAGGATATGACCTCAAAGACAACCATCACATCACTATCCTTGCAGTCAGAAAGGTCCTCCTTGTAGGGATCAAGAACACTGATCTCATTGTAGGTGACCCTCTGACTCTCAGGATCTAGGTTCTTGACAACATTGCTGATAAAGTCGTCAATAGCACTCTTGTCTGAACGCATGAAACGGTAGGTCTTACGTCCAGTGAAACTACGCTGAGTACCGTTCTCACCAAGACGAGTATGGTTGTGGACAATATGAGCACGACCCTCTTCAAGAGCCTCGTGAACCTTCACCCAGTAGGGCTTGTCCTTGTCAGTATGAGACATTGTGCTCTCCTGTAAGTAAACACTGCTTACAGAGAACATTATCACACAGAACAGAAACACACAAGCAGTTAAGTGTAAGTGTTGTTTATCTCACTTACTTGTGTGTTTCTGTGTTTTAGATGGCGTCAGCAGAATGTAGGAACAAACTCTCCGTTGTCATGCATGGAGTTCATGAACTGCCACAGAGCCTTCATCATCATCTCAGTGTCCTGGGCGGCACGGTGTGCGTTGACGTACTTGACACCATTGTACTCAGCGAATGATGAAAGAGTGTTGTCATCAGCCTGCAGAATAAACTTCTCCGCCAGTATACGAGTGTCAAGAACCCTGATCTCACCAGCCATACGAGCCTCCAGGAAGCCCTCAAGGTAGGCGTCAAGCCACTGCTTCTCAAACCCGGCGTTATGAGCAACCATGACACCAGACTTCAGCAGATCAAGCAGTTCGGCCTGGAAGTCCTTGTCCTCAAAGAACGGCTTGCCCTCAATCATCTCAGGTGTGATCTTGTGCACATGAACCATACCAGTTCCGATACCGTCAAGAGCGATTTGAGGAATACCATGCAACTGGTCGATGACTGTCTCAATCTTTCCTGTATTGTCAAGGGTGACGACACCAGTCTCAATGATTCGACCGTGCTTTGGAGCAAGATGGCTGGTCTCAATGTCGATACCAACAAATGGACGTTCCATCATCTTCGGGTCAATCTTTGAGAACAGGGAGGACATCACCTCATAGTTGTAACCCTTCAGGATCTCGATGTTGCGGGCCTCACGGGCAGCGCGCTCAGACTTAGACTCCTCATGACCATCGTACTTCGGCTCAAACTCCTTGGTCTGGGGAGCATTGTGCTTGTAGCAGAAGCCGAATGTCTCAGCCACACGAATCTTGGCCTCGGCGTCATCAATGTCAGCATATGGACCAAACCACTTGGCACTAGCCCGCGAGTAGTCAACCTTCTTACCGAACCCCTTACGGATTCCAGAAGACAGGTCAATACCCTCATTCTCAAAGACACGACGGTACTGCTCGACCTTGAGCCAGAACTTCTCAGTCTCGGTCTCAATCTCCTCAACCATGTCCTGGATGTATGGATCGTCCATATTGAAACGGAACTCACGATAGTCGTAGTCATCCAGAACAGCTGCGATGTAACCGTAGTCCAGACCAGCGTTCATGGCGTACCAGACAGCCTGCATGACATATGTTGTTGGCGCGTCCTCAATTCGGTCACTCGGACCCCACATAGCGCTGTGTGTACCAGTCTTGATCTCGAGAATGCCTTCAGGGGTGCCATCATCACCAAGAATCAATCCGTCAAAGTTGGCGTGACGGTAAGATTCGAGACCAGAACCACCCCAAGAGGTCTTGCAGAAAGCAACCTTCATCTTCGGGTGACGGTCAGCGAACATATGTCGAATGTGCTCCTCCCAGGCGCAACCACGACCAATCGCTGTAGCGAAGTTGTCACGATCTGGGCTGTCAACCTCAACCAGAACACCTGTCTTCGTTCGCAGGCACTTCAGGTACTCATCACCCGCATATGTCGAGTCGCCAGCCTTGAGAATCTTGCCGACGTCAGAACCACCGATACCAGCCTTACGCTGATCGTGCCACTCCTGTGAGCCAATCTCATACTCACCCAGAGCGACAAGGTTGCCGATAGTGTTGTCTGTGTACTCAATGAAGGTGCCGTTCTCCTGCTCCATCTTGTTACGAATCTGAGAACACAGCAGCGCAGCGGCAGCAGACGGAGCACGCAGATCATTGATCTTCCTACGAATCACATGCAGACGCTCGAACTCTGGGCGAGCCTCAATCGTGAGCGCAGTCACGTCAACACGGTCGTTGTTCACATGACGAGACTCCTCTAGAGCCTTGTTGTAGGAGTCAGCAACTGATCCCAGAAGTGTTCGCCTGGTCAGGGTACGACGGAACTCCAGGTTCCTGTTTCGGTTGTCAATGAAGTCCTTGAGGATCTTGATGTTTGTAAGGTAGTCAGCACCAGGATCCAGAGTCAGCTCGTATGGCTCCACGATGGACAGATCGATTCCGTCATATGAGTTGCTGGTTGCTGTGTTGGTGGTCATGAACGACACGAACCTTTCTTGTTGTTTCTCTCCTCTGAGGACAAACATAGTACATCTCACACAGAAAGTCAAGGGATTGCACTGGAATAGTGGTCACATGCACGCTATACTCATTGCTGACAAGTTCAAGACATACTACAAACTAGGAGAGTTAACATGACCGATGTTGCACTGAAGAGCCAGATCAAGACCGACATGACTGCCGCTATGAAGTCAGGCGACAAGAGCAAGGTGATGGTTCTGCGTTCTGTCTTGGCTGCCATCACCAAGGCGGAGACGAACGGAAAGAAGCGCCACGATCTCACTGATACTGAGGTTCAGGCTGTTCTCCGTAAGGAAGCCAAGACTCGACGTGACTCTGCTGACATCTTCAAGCAGGCAGGTGCTCAGGATCGTGCTGACTCTGAACAAGCCGAGGCGGAGATCATCGAGAACTACCTCCCGAATATGCTTGATGAATCCGCAACGATCACTCTGGTTGCTGACATCATTAAGGCGAACCATCTTGCTTCACTTGGCAAGCGAGGTGTTGGTCAGGTCATGGCGTCACTGAAGGATCGCTCAGATGTTGACAAGTCTTTGGCCGCCAAGGTTGCTACCAAGATTCTGGTTGACTGAGAAGTTTATCACATTTTTCAGGTGATAGGAGAGAACTCTCTTTCTCATCAGGAATAGGTAGTTTTGATGACATAGATACCAGGTTGTTTTTGTTAGATGGATCACAATGACTCAGTTTGGCAAAAACAACCTGGTATTATAACAAGAACAGATGAGTGAATAATTCTGTCCACTCTGCTATCAATAATACAAGAGCACCAAGGTTTTGCTCAGTAGTTGTTAAGATATACAACATGTGATGCAGGTCATAATTTTAAAAATCGACCTGACAGAAATACTCTAGTAGTGAGGCGTTAAATGGCAAAATTCTTCAACTCATACGAAAAAGGAAGCGTCATGAGCACAGTGTTCAAGACTCTTCTTCTACTTGTTGCGCTCATTCCTCTGGCAATGATTACTGTGGGTCTTATCTCACTGGCATCAAAGGTGGTTGCTGGTCTACTTGCAGGAGTCTTTGTCCTGGCTGTTCTTGCAGGAGTCGTGGCATCAGGTTTCGCCATCACCAACAGAATCAAGAACTCTGACACCAAGTTCCCTCTGGCTATCGTATGGATTACTCTTATCGGACTGTTCATGCTGATTGCTCCAGGACTGCTGAAGGTCTCCTACAGTGCATTCAGTATCCTGCTGTGGACAGTTCCACCACTGCTTATCCTCCTGGGGCTTCTTATTGCCTGGAGAGACAGGAACAAGAATGAGCCTAACGATCAGTGACAAGAACACCATTAACTCAGCGCTAGGAGCAGCATCCAAGATAGTTGTTGAGTCACAACTGAAAGCAGCAAAGTGCTCGTACATTAGAAGCATGGGTGCAGTTGTTCTCAGATGGCATGATTCAGGATCGCTGATCGTCTCAACTGACGGAAGTGCTCTTTACGCTGACAAGGACACTGACTTTCAGCAGCATGTTCAGGCATTCGCTCTTGGACTAAGAACACCGCTGGAAACTGCTCTCAGAAAGTGTATGAGTGGTTCTGTGGTGTAGAAATACAACATAACACAAAATAGTCAAGGCATAGAGTTGAGATTCTTAAGCCTTGACTATTTTGTGTTATCGTACACCCAATGACTCATATTTTCTGATGATGTTTCTCAGACGTACCTCTGTTCTATCCATCTTGACAAGAATCTCACGCCTGCCTTCGTCAGAAACATGCAGGTCGCTGACATTGTGTATCTCGTCCCTAAAGATAGAAGCCACAGGAAGATACTTCTTTGCCTGCCTGAATATCCTCTTCTCCTGGCCTTTGACATCACTATGATATAGACCAGTAGCGTTGTCAATGAAGTCGCTTACCTTGACCAGAAGAGCATCAGGGTCATTCTTGATTGACTTGCTGACATGATTCAGGTACAGATCTGCCTTCTCCTTCTGTGTCAACTCTGACCACTGCTTTCTTGAGAAGTACTCGTTGGTCACCTTGTGAACGGCGTTAAGGACACGGCTACCAAAGCACTTCTCAATGTGATCCTCAAGCAGCGTTCTGGCCTGAACCTCGTCTGGCTTCTCATCGATAAGACGACCTTCGCCAAACTTGTTCACGAAGTCAACCGACCCGTCCTCAACAGTGTCATGGAGAACGGCAGCAATGATGACATCCTGCTCAGTGTTTCCAAGCCGAATAAGTCGTATCGCATTTCTTAAGGGGTGCTCAATATAAGGTGTTCGTTTAAGTGTTCCTCTAGCACCTCGTGACTGATTCTCATGAAGAGTGGTCGCTAAAGAGATAGCACCTTCAAGATTCTTGACATTGAAACCAAGTCGCTTGCCAGCACCTCTCAGGCAGTTAGCCAATTCAGAAGCAGTCATATCCTTCAGAGCGACATACTGAAGTCCGTTGTAAATCTCGTATCTCCTGTTCTTGATTCTTTCTGTATCATGAATAATAGATGAAGAAGAAAATAGTTCTGACACCTTCTTCACATAGAGTGCCTGTGATTCCTCAGCAGTTGTTGCAGCAGTACCGAATGGACACGCATCAGGATTCTGACAAGCAAGAACTCGTCCTTCATTATTTGTGTGAACAAATCCCTTGTTTTTAGTCATATTCAGCACCACCTTTTACTAGCAAGTTCTAGGTGGTTATCTAATGTGTTATGCCAGTAATAATTAGCAGGACTTATTCTCAATAAGGTAATCCTTTCTATTGTGCTTCAACTTCTTTCAAGTGATATGTGCAGCCCTTGCCGTCCTGCGAAGGTCTGCTGTACATGATGCCAACATGGTTGACACCATTACGCTGCCAGGTTGCTCCAGAAAGAGATGTCTCACTACCTTTCCGGCACACGTGAGACGGAGAGATAGCGCTCTGGTTGGACAGAGACAGGTTGGTTACCTGGGCACTGGATGCAACGCTCTTGCGAATCTCCTGAGCAGCATGGTTCTCAGCCGTAATCCCAGTAGCAGCAATCAGGAAACCAAGCGTGATGATTCCGGTCTTGACCCACCACTTGCCTAAGACTGATAGCATACTGGCAACAGAGGTAAGGAAACCCTGAGAATCGTCCTTAATCTCAAGACCGGCATCATGGTTCATATCTGGAGCAACAAGAAGCACCAGGCCAAGAACTATCAGCACACCACCCGCAATCGTGGCAGCAGGCATCCATGATGACATGTAGGCAATTGTCACCGACATCCAGTTCTCTCCTTTGCGTCTAAATCTATTTTATCTGTCTGAGATATAGTGTATCACAAGGTCAACATCTGGATCAATCAGAGCGATGGATGAAGTGAGCAAGATCATCACGTGTTTTTCTGATCAAAAGAGCAACCACCTTTGTCAAGAATGTATAACAAAGGTGGCTGCTACTATGTTATGTGATTTGTCTCATGTTGACAAGTTAAGAGAATCTGTGATTATCGACTCAGTGTCTCACTTACCTATCTCCCAGATCTCACCTCGCACAGTGTAAGTTCCTTGGCCCCATCTATACCAGGTTCCGTATCTTGACATCGTAAGAGTCGGAGAGTAGTAGCCCCTGTCAATGTCCTCCTGAGTTACAACGTGGTACAGAACACCAGCAACAGTCTTGGTCTCATTGTAACCAACATAACCCCACCTGGCTCGACCTCGCTTGTCATTCAGGTCTCCACTGGTGTAGGCGAACGATGCAGGACTGGAGGTGTTCTTAATGATCAGGGTGTAGTACATACGCTCACCAACACGTTTTGCGTGAGTAGAGTAGTCAGCCTTCAACTGAATCTCAGCACCCTGCTTCAACTGGTTCGACTGGTAGGGAACCTTCATGTAGTTGGCTTTGGCGGCATTTGGATCTGTAGTGGCAGCAGGTTTCGGATCCTCGCCTAGATTCTTGACGTCACCATTTCTGGCGTTGCTGCTGGTTGACTTGAATCCCTGGTAAAAGTTCAGTAGTGCTCCACGGTTCACTGCTCTTCCTGGTGTCACAACTGTTCCAGTGGGGTCGATAGCACGAGCGACATCCTCTGGAAGACCTCTACCTGTGCCAATCTGTGTCTTGTCGCTCAATCGGTAGTCACTGGACTTGTAGTTCGAGATACTGGACGCCTGCTTCTTATAGAACGAGTTGCTTCCACGTGCTGACTTGATGTCGCTTGCATGTGACTCACGACCATCAATTTTGCTGGACACGTTTCCGTTTGACGTGAAATCAGACACCTTAGCAGCATTAAAACTCACCTTGTTTCCCCATCCTGGAGCGAAGTGCCAGTGCAGAGTGTAGGGCTCAGCACCCAGATCTCCACGAACATAAGTGTTGTAGTCAATTCCTGAGATCATCTCATTGGCATAGATCCTGCTTCCGTCCCAGTTGTCATGTCCAGTGACCCTGAGCATAAGCAGATGACGCCACTTGTCCCAGGAGAGTTGCTTCGTCTGCTTGTTGGAGATGATGTTGTTATACACCTGAGTGTTGGTAGTGTCCCATGACAGCCCCTTAGCAACAGACCATGACTCGGGGTAACGACATGATCCATCCACACCACGAGCGTTACAACCGTCTGTCCTGTCATCCTCCTGGATAATCACTGGTGACAAGGTGCCGTCAATGGTGTTGTTGTAGATCTTGTCACTGTCGCTACCAGAGATGAGGATACCAGTGTAGGATGCCTCAATAATGTTGGAGGCGATGATGTTTCTGCTGGAGACCTCATCCATGATGGCGTTGCGACCAACATTCGTGAAGAAGTTGTTGACGATGGCTGAGTTCATAACTCCCTCGTCAAACCACACTCCGTTCAGACGGTATGGTGAGTTCACGTTGGGGTCAGAGTTCTCATACCCAGTACCAGAGTAGTCATGAGTATTGTAGGCGTACCTGATTCTCTCAGAGTGAGTTATCTTGGTGTCAGACAGAGTGCAGTACGCTCCACAGTTGGCGGTGATGAAGCCAGCCTGGTTGTTGGCGCTCCATGTGTTGTACTCAACTGTCACGTCACTGGCTCGGTTGATTCCGAAACCTCCTCCACCATTCTCAACGAACTGGTTGTGGTCAACCACGGATCCGTTGGATGAACTGAGTGCCAGAGCAGATGCAGCAGTTGACTGAGTGAAGGTGTTGTCATGGATGTGGTTGTTCTGACCAACCACAAAGACCATGGCGCCACCAACGAGTGAGTCGATCTCAGGGTCACGATAGTTCCATGACTGAAGAGGAGCGTACTTCTCAATCCTGAAACCCGACAACTCCGTGTTGTTCCCAGTCATTGTCAGAGCACGAGAGTGTGAGACCACCTCAACGCTGTGTCCTGAGGGGTTGACACCAATGTGCACACTGGTTCCACGATGGGGATTGACGTTAAATCCACTGGTGTTGTTGTTCGGCACTCTGGTCGTGATGGGATCCTTGTCCTCAACATAGAAGGAGTTGGCATCAACTTCATTCAGACTGAGAACCTGCTTCAATGGTTTGCCATCAAGATACACCTGTTCAGGATAAGCCGCCATTCCCTCTTTTCTTGGGTCAGCGTTAGTGGTGCACACGTCACAATGACGGACCTGGTTGTCAGCCCTGTAGGTTCCTCTCCTGTTGTCACGAGCCCAGTTGCTTGGTGTCTCAGCGCCAGAGAGGACTACCTTCTCACCAGCCTTGGCGTGCAAGTTGACTGTCCTGGTGGACCACAACTCACCCTCACGATACGTGCCACCCTCGACAGTGATGTCAGCACCAGCAGGGGCGCTCTTCAACGCCTTCCCAATTGTCTGATAAGGTCTGGACTCTGAACCGTCGTTTCTGTCGTTTCCTCTACTGACTGAGACAAAAACCTTTGCTGTGGGGGAGGCTTGCGCAGATGATGACACTAATACTGATGATCCTATTAAAGGAATTGTTAAAGATGCTGCTCCAATGATTCCTGTTAAACGTTTCAAAACGTCTTTGTTCATATATCTTTTCCTTGTGTTTACAGGTATTAGTAAGAACCTTCAAGGTGGCAGACAAGGCTTATGAAATATCACTCTAAAATACGTCTGACCAGTAGAAATACTTATCCTTGAAATATGTTTAAATCATTTTCTGTTGGTTATATGGAACATTTTTAGTCAAAAAGAAAACCTGTTTCAGATCGATGTGATGTATTTATCATGTCAAAATGATTGACAGATTCACTAGGAGGATGTACCATCACCTCTATGTCAAAGATTAGTCTAAGCACCCCGTACAAGAAGGGGTTTTCTCGTACACGCCGCAACCGTGGCATCATTCTGTCTGACGTTGACGGAACTCTGGTCAAGGGATCAGTGGTCCTTGGTCATGCTGTCTCCTTGCACAAAAATGGTGTTCTCGATCTTGGTGACCTCCCCTCCAAGTGGATGAAGGACCAGAAGAACGAGTCTGTTATCAGGGATCTTGCTGAGGCTTACCGTGAAGGAATCATTGGTAAGACGGAAGCGGAGATTATGGCTGATGAGTATGTCAACCATCTTGTATCCAACCCTGCCAACTTCTACAGTACCATGTGGCGTCTTCGCTCACTTCGAGGAACAGGCACCCGTGTCGTCCTTGTCAGCGGATCTCCATCATTCCTTGTGGATCGTTTCGCCAAGCACTACGGATTTGACTCACAGGCCAGTCACTACTACCAGGATCCGTTTGGTCGTTTCACTGGTGGGTGTGACGGAATGTTCACAGGTGCCGCTAAGAAGAAGTACCTTGGTCGCCTGCACCTGAGCCGCTACCCAAGCATCACCGCCTTTGGTGACACACAGAGTGATCTCCCGCTGTTTGAGCGCGCAGGATACAGGGTGCTGGTTGAGCCCAACTCTCAGACCAGATCTGTCATAGGTCACATGGCTAACGAGATCGTTCACCACTAAGAGCAGAACGCACAGTAAAATAAATCATCCGCTGTTGTCTTCATTGTGTTGACAACAGCGGATGATTGTGTTATGTGACTAGGTTTCCGTAGAGAAGAAGTCTGTCACCTGCCAGAGACAGAAGGAATGGCAGAGGCTACCTGAGGAATGAAGTCGTCCTTGATGGCGAGGATTTCAGCAACAGGAAGAACATAGACATCTCCGTTGTTCTGTGCACCTGGAACAGAGGTGATGACTCCAAGATCTGAGCCCTTCACCTTGTTAAGGATGTTGTTCTGGTTGTACTGAGTGTGAATGTCGCCGTCATCGTCACGAATGTGCTCAACATCTACGAAGTTCCCATCTTCCTGTAGATACAGTTCAGCGTCCCTGTCAAGATCGCCGCTCTCAACGGCTGCGACAACCTCACGCTTGAAACGAGTGATGACAGACCACTGCTCAAGACGCTCCAGGGCCTCACTGAGATACACCTCTGACTCACTGAGGAAGATGACCTTACGGCCTACCTGCTGAACGTCCTTGAAGTTCTCAGTGATGGCGTCCAGAAGAGCCTTGACTGTCTTGTCACTGGTGTTGAAGAACCCAGAGTTGAGACCCTGAACGAAGTGCTCTGGTGAGTTGAAGAATGTTGACTTGAACTGCTCTCTGAGAGCATTGGCTTTTGCCTGGTCTACTGGGATGAAAGGCATGTAGAGACTCCGTTCTTACCGACTTGTTCCATGTCTTACTACTTGCTGCTCAATATCACTGGCGCCATCTGACAAAACTACCTGTTCACAACGACTTCAGGTGACTTTGGATCAGGGTGTTGCCAACTTCACAATAGTGTGCTAGGCTTCACATCGTGAGCATCACCACATGTTCTGTTGGTCACATACCAGTCGGACTGACAGGGCACCAGTGAGGTCATCTTAACCTCCATGTGTGAAGTTGCTGACACCTTGAGTTTTGAGCAGAGGACAAAGGGAAGATGGGAACAGGCATCAGTATATCAAAAAAGCCTGCGAGCAGCACATCAGGTGCATCTCGTCACAGGAGCACAGGTACCCTTGGTGCAGCGTCGCTGTTGCTTGGTGCTACTGGAGCATCCATCGTTCTGTCCTCTGTTGCAGCAGCCGATGACAAGGATCTTGCTGGTAAGGCTGCCGAAGGACTGAAGTCCTATCAGGTGTTCCGCCAGAACGACGCCAAGATCAACCACGGCAAGGACATCGCCAACAACCTGTCAGGAACAGACATTGGTATCACTGTCATCAAGCAGGAGGATCTGAAGGGCCAGAGCCCGGCTGACATTGCACAGGCTGTTCTGGACAAGACGGACGGCACCTATGACACGATTGGTGTAGCAGTTGTTGGTAGCGACGGGCACAAAGACCAACTCTTCTTCGCTTCGAAGCATGACGGATTCGTCTCAGACATCCACTCCCTTCTTGGTAACGAGGTGGATGATGTCGGTCAGACGCTTTATGAGGGCTCAGGAAGGATTCTGAGGACCTACAGTGCTCATGGCGGAGACGTGTCTGGCGACAGCAACGACGTCCTGGAGAAGGCTGACAAGAGTGCAAGCAAACTGGTGGAGAACGCTGCATCCAGCACAAAGGATCAGCACGTCTATCAGGCTGATGGGGCAAACATCGGCGATCTGTCACAGACTCTCAAGAACCTCAAAGACACAGGTGTTACTGTCACTGTCCTTCCAACAGACAAGATGGAAGGCATCAGCGTTCAGGACGCTGCGAAGCAGATTGTTGAGGAGAATGAGAGCATTCTTGATGATAACAGCGCGGTGTCTGTTGTGGTCTACCACAAGAACGGTGGTGTTGACCAGATTGGTGTCTACTCCAGAAGTGATGAGTTGCAGAAGAACGTTCAAAACGCTCTGGACGCCACAACCACTCAGAACTCGAACGCTTTGCTGAACGACAAGTCAGACGACGTTGCTCAGGTGTGGAACAAGTGGCACACAGAGCAGGAGCAGAACGACAAGGAATTCATGAATTTTGTCGGCAGCGCTTTCGCTGGTCTTGTCGGACTGGTTGTGCTGTTCGCTGTCGGATCCTTTGCTTATGGCGTGGTATCCAAGGTGATTGAAGGTCACAAAGAGAAGATCGAGGCTAAGAAGAAGGCTGAGAAGCAGGCCCGCGAGGAGGCCGAGCGCTTGAAGATGGAGCAGGCTGCCGAGGAGGCCAGACTTGCAGCCGAGGTCAAGAAGCGTGGTGGCCGCAGCCAAGAGGTCTACGAGGAGATGCAGACTCTTGAAGACAACCGTAAGAAGATCTCCAAGGGACGCAGATCCAAGAGCACTCGTCAGCAGTTCTCCAACATCCTGAGCGAGTTGCAGAAGAACATCCTCACCCTCTACGAGGTTGCTAACAAGAGTGAGGAAGGATGCGAACCCCTGAACACATCATTAGGGATGCAGATCCACGAATTGAACAACTCTGTTGGTCCAAACCACTTGCAGAGCATTCTTGACAACCCTGAACTATGGACAGAGCCGGACGAGAAGATCGACTTGTCACTGAAAGCGGCTGAGGCCCTGAACCGAATTGTCCTAAACCGGATTACCAACCTGAATGAGGCCAGCAGTTTTGACCCCAGTGTCAGCGCCATGACTCTTATCGAGATGGCAGATGAACTGGAAGGCAGCACAGGTCTTGATGACGATGATGCAGAAATTATGGAGTTCGCCATGTCAGAAGGAGAGAACTGATGAGCGTATCTGAGATTTTAATGATGGTTCTACTGATTCTAGCGGTTGGTGTACCAGCAGTAGTTCTAGAGGTGTCTCACTACAAGATGCTGACCTCAAACCATAAGAACAAGGCTTCTGATCAGGATGGCGTCACAACTGCCAAGAACGATGAGAAGAAGGAGGATCTGGTATGACGACAATGATCATCATCATGGCTCTTGGGGCTCTCAGTGGCTACCTGTTCTTCAGGAACCACAGCCACAGGAAGACCACCAAGAACCTCCGTAAGAACCTTGCTCTGGCTAAGAACGACGTATCCAAGGCCGAGGCTGAGATCGCCGCCCTGGAGGAGCGTATCAAGGAACTCGATCCTCCTGACCCGTACCAGGGGAAGGTGCCTGATGAGTGCCTGGCATTCAGGAACTCCATCAGGAAACTCAAGGAGCAGTACCTCTGGTACGAGAAGAACAACTACACAGATGTCGCCAAGAAGATTGATCTGATTGGACGTGCTCTCAAGGTTCTGGAGAAGATCATCCGCAAGAAGTTGCCAGAGGCAGAGCAGATGAGCGACTGGATTCGTTATGAGGACATTGTAAAGAACCTTCAGCACGTTCTTGACACCGAACTCTATGACGACAGAGTGAAGCACCCAGAGAACCACGAGAACCCTGAGAAGGGCATCAAGGAGGTTGACAACATCCTAGACCTTCTGCTTCCAGCCATCTTCGCCCGAATCAAGGAGATCAACTCCAAGGAGGATTTCGACCGCGAGGTGTCCATTGACGTCATCAAGTCCTCGGTGAACGAGATTCTGGACAACATGGGTGTGGAGAACTCTATTGACGAGATGGCCGCCATGGTTGATGTGGACGATGAGATGAGCGAGATCGAGAAGATTGCTCTGAGCATGGACAGCAACCTGGATGATGACGATGAACTAGGCAACGATGAGGCGGTCAGGGCTATGTTGGCGTAACAAAAAATAGACAGATAGCCATTTCCCAGTATAACACCACAAAGACTTATAGGCAGTTACGATAAAACAGGAGAGTAAAAACTATGAGCGACGAGAAGAACACTGACGAGTTGACAGACCTTTTTGAGTCTACTGGTCTTTCAGAGGAGGACGAGGCTCTTGCGGCTGAGTTTGCTGACATTGATGAGGACGATGACGAACTGCTGTCACTGGATGACGACGATGAAGAGGTCAGCGAGAACACAGAGGGTGCTGTTGAGGGTGACACCACGACAGAGGACCTGATTGCCAGTACTACAGACACTCCAGGCAAGTTTGACAAGAAGTTCTTAGATGAGTTCAGGTCTCGTCTGTCACCGGAGCAGTTGCAGGTCGTCTCCACCATTGCTCCGAAGTATGCCGCCAGTATGCTAGAGGACCAGGATCTCATTCTATCCTTCGGTAACAAGGTGATCGATGAGATGAGCACCTTCTCCAAACTCCTCATGAAGGCCCAGAGCAAGACCAGGCTTCCTGAGGTTGAGAAGATGGTCAACCAGATTCTCATTGAGATGAAGGGCTACAAGAAGTTCTCTGGCAACAACAGCAAGTTCGGCTTCCTGTCCAAGATCGGCAAGAAGGCCCAGGACGTCTCCGAGAAGGCCAACTATAAGTTGGAGACTATGGAGATTAAGGGTATGGACCTGAGCAAGAAGTTGTCCAAGATCAGCACCAACTTGGAGAAGGTTGAGGTCGGTCTGGTCAAGAACGGTGTTGCTGGTAAGAAACTCTCTCAGAAGATGATTCACTGCCGTAACAAGTTGTCAATGGTCATCGCCACCATGGAGGAGATCATCGACCTGACCAGGACCCAGGCTCAGTTGTTGGAGAGAACAATCTCACAGCACGAGGGTGAGGGACGAATCCTGTACGACGGTGAGTACCACACTGTGGAGGACCTGAGGCTGCTGCTGGAGACCTACTCGTCCGCTCTGGTGACGATGGAGAAGCAGTGGGCCAACTGGCGAGCACAGTACTTCTTCTACACACAGTCAATCAAGACTGGATCCATCCTCTATGTCAGCAACCAGGAGATGCGACTCACAGTCAAGTCTCTACGCGAGAAGGCCATTCCTGTCGCCATCAACCAGATTGCTCAGTGGCAGCAGGCCGTCATGCTGGAGAGTGCTGCCGAGCAGGCGAACATTGTTGACCAGGGCATCAAGAAACTCATCCAGGAGGGATCTGACTCCACTGCAAGCGCTGTTGAGTCCGTCGTCGAGATGGGTAACCGCCAGATGCTTGATGAGGAGACAATCAACACTCTCACCAAGAACATCGAGAAGATGCACACAGCGATGTCGAACGCTGTCAAGGAGGGTCAGCAGAAGCGTGCTCGTGTGGCTGTTCTCATGGCTGAGGCTGAGAAGAAGATTGACCAGTCTGAGCGTGAGTACCAGAGGAAGCGTATTGAGGACGCAATTGGTACCAGCATGAAGTCCAAGGCCAAGGTCTCCAAGGCTGAGGCGCAGTCGATTGACGACATCCTGAACGAGATTCGGTGATGCCTTGAGACACTGACCACAAGACTACCCTGAGGGTGAGGTATGCCCCGAAGGGTGTTTAAAAGACATGAGCACATGGTTCTTATCTCTGCTCAAACCCAGAACCATGTGCTCATGTCTTTTGTTGTTGGTTCAGAAGTCAACTCTATATCGCTTCTATCTGAAGTTCCTGATAGCATCCATATCACTGAATACCTTTGCGTACCCATCATACGGCTTGATACAACACATCGCTACCTTAGCCACAAGACCAGAGTCAATAGTACTGAGATCTTTCTCACTCAGATGGTGCTTCATTCTGTAGTCCAACGCATTGGTCAGGTTGTCAATACCAACCAACTGAAACCCGTGCTTGGGCCAACCTTTCTGGAACTGGACGAACACCTTGTCATTGTTGACACACACGATGCTGTTAACTCTGACGTTTTTACCAAGATACTTGGACCAGAGTCCTCGTGCTTGCCTGGCGTGAACTCTTCCGCCAGGAAACGATCTACCAGAACGCAGCACCACGCCCTTGTCGCTGACTGAGTACTTTCGTCTGCTCTTCCATCTCTTGGAGTCAATAGTGAACACACTGGATCCAACAATCAGAACATGGTCAGTGTCAGGTCCGTCACCATTCTGTGCAACGGCGTCAGGATCCACGTCTCTTCGACCCATGCCCTTGATGTGAACTGAGTCAACGAGAACAGCACCAGGATACTTGTCCATCCACTCTCTAATGATTCTGGACGTTGATCTCTCGCCCTCCATACCAGCCTTGACGACCTGCCTGCCAAATGGAGTACTGAAGTCAGGGTTGTTGGCATGATGAGTTAGCGATGCACCAGCAGAACCGAAGTACCTACGACCAGATCTCAGAGAATGGAAGATTCTGTCAGCAACCTCCAGTCTGACACCAGAAACCAGTGACTCTGAAGGGCTGAGAATATGAACCTGCTGTGGGTTGTTAGTCACTTGAACTCACGAAGGTTCTTGTCTGAGATGACACGCCTGAACTTGTTGTACGGCCTGATACAACGAGTGACGAACTGTGCCACAAGATGAGGGTTGATAGTGGTGGCGTTGTTGCCCTTAAGGATCTCGAACTTCTTGTCCATCATCTCATAGAATCTGTCGGTCTCAATCAGCCTGAAGTCAGCCTGGAACCAGTTGACATCCCTGTCCACACTGACGTTCTCCTGGCTGATGACAGTCATACCAACAATGTTGGTTCCAGGGGTGAGAGTATCCAGCCAGTTCTCCACGTACTGACACGTTCTGACATCATCTGACTCTGGGAATGGCTTACCAGTCATCAGAATCTCATTGTTCTCGCTCACAGTGTAGCGACGCCTCTTTGTGAAGTTGTGGACGTCAATCATCACGACCTCGTTGCCAAGCAGAACGGCGAAGTCAAGGTCATGCCCCATGATGATACCAGTGTACTCATTGATCTCTTCCTCACCAGAGTCAGGCACAAGGACAGACTCAACAACAACAGCATTCGGTTTCTTGTCTGTCCACTCTTTGAGGAACTTGGAGAACTCCTGCTCTACCTCCAACAGTTCCTTCGCCTTGGCTGAGTCAGCGCCTTCTTTGTTGGTGTAGTCAGGATCATAAGCCTGATGAGACATGAACGCTCCAGCAGAACCGAACTGCCTACGACCAGACTTCAGCGCCTCAGCAACCCTGTCAACAACATTCTTGGGACACTTGAGGTTGTATGTTGGTGTTGGAAGAATAGTCACACCAGTTTTAGGGTCTACGTATGATGTACTGCTCACTTTATTGTCCCGCTCACTCTAGGAAGCCAACCTGAAGCCTGACCACAACTGGCCGAGACCTCTGTCTGTGACTCAATATCCACGGTGACAACGTTGCTTTCACAGGTCTTCTCAGCCTGATAGATGAACCATGACTTCGGATTCCAACCTGGCTGGAGGCTGTAGACAGTGAACTGCGCCTGGCCCTCGACACTGACCTCGCCTGTGTTCTTCATGACGCCAAGTGCAGTGCCTCCATTACTATACGAGAACGAGGAGAACTCAACATTACCCTCATCAGGAAGTTCTGTTGTCGTGGAACTTGGAACAGACATCCATGACATTGTGACCAGACCAACGATCAGTAGAAGCGCTGGTGCACTCTTGGCAATGACTTCAAGAACACGAGTTGCAGCCAGAGCAATCTTGAACGGTCTACCAATGACAGGAATACCAGCAAGAACACCCAGAACAGAGGTGAGAATCTTGAAGAAGATGCCAACTATCTTGTTGTAGAATCCACCAATAATAGACAGAGATGATTTCAGAGGATTGTTACTGCCGCCCTTACCCTTCTTAGACTCCTTGGGTTTGCTACTGTTACTGTCCTCAGACTCAGGTTCGTTCTCACTGTCATCATCCTTGTCAGATCTGGAGTCAGGTATTTCACCATCATGTCCTCTGAGATCGTTCTTGATGTCTGTAACCACTGATGACACACGTTCACCAAGACCAGAAGCAAAAGCCTTCAGACGCTCTGTGAACGAAGAATCATCACTCTTGGTGTCATCACCTGTCTTGCTGTCAGAAGAGCCCTCAGAACCGCTTAAAGAGCCTTCTGGAGTGCCTGAATCAGAGGACTTCCCATCATCCTCAGAGTTGTTGTCCTGATCTGAATTTGAAACAGTGTCAAATCCAGTCTGATCTCTGTCAGAGGAGTCATTCGTCAGAAAGTCTGTGCTGTCAGGAGAATCAAAGTCATAGAGATCGTCCTCATCTTCATCGTCATCAAACAGTGTCTCGTCATCATCCTCAAACAACTGAGAGTCACTGAAGCCCTCCTCAACTGGCGGAACATCCTCAAACGACCAGCCTCCCTCCTCATCTTCATCATCGTCAGACTCAGGGCCACCAGACAGAAGACCGCGCTGCATGAAGGGAGAGCCTGACTCTGAAGACGAATCATCATCGTCAACCCAGGCGAAGTTGTCATCATCCTCGTCTATCTCATCATCGTAAGTGTCTTTATCCTCAGGTTCAGCACCAGCCATCTCAAGACGCCTAACAATGTCTCTGACCCCATCAGCATCAAGAACACCATCTGACGGAGAGGATATGAAAGAGTTGTCACTGAAATCGTTGTCTTCATCCTCGTCATCGTCAAAAATGAATTCCTCGTCGTCTTCATCAAAGTCGCCATAGATGATTGAACCATGAGACTCATCACTACTACGAGAAGACTCAGAACCACCACTGCCAGCATCAGGATCCAGCCTGTCCTCAAAGTCGGTAGAGTCATCATCGTCATCAAACAGGATCTCGTCCTCTGTGTCAGTATCAACATCTGTTGACACAGAGGAACCATTTTGAGCATGGTTGTCTACAGATAGAGAATTGTCAAGGTTGTGCTCAGAGTCAACAGTAGAAGAGAAATTGCTCTCTATCTGATCGTCTGACAGCAATTCTTCATCATAGTCATCAAGGCTTGGAAGCGCTAGATCATCCTCATCGTCAGTGTCGTCATCCAGACCAAAACCAAACCCACCAGCAACTGCATCAGCACTATCTTGGTTATTGGATGCAAGAAGGTCCTGAAGCCCTAGAGACAGATCAAGGTCATTCTCGTCAACATCATCGTCATCAAGGAACGGGTTACCTGACACCATTCACGAAACCTCTTCCTGTCTCTTACAAAAAACAAACCAGAAGGTGGTTGACACCACTGACAACATGTAGTATCAACCACCTTCTAGTTCACACATCAACATGAGCAACTATCACTCTCAGTCATTCTCGTCCTCAACTGGAACATAGATACCAAAGTCATAGTTCTCATGACCAACCTTGTCCTCAATAAGAATCTTCAGTTGCTCAGACTTCTCAACACCCATAGACGTGTTCACATACTCCAGTGAATCAACTACTCCTTGAATATCCTCGGCAGCAGGGTACTTTTCAGCATAACGAGAAGGAACACTGGTCGGCCACTGCCTCTCGGTCTTCTTCTTGGAGGCAGGCTTCTTCTTAACCGACTTGCTGTCATCACTGAGCAGACCCTCCTGCTGCGACACCTCCTCAGAACTGTCCTGTCTCTCAGCCTGCCTGGCGTCACGCTTGATGATGTCCAGAGCATAGTGGATGAACGCCTCCTCGCTGACCTGGCTCCTGTCAGAGTTGTAGCGAGCAATCATCAGATGGCTGTCACCTGGACACTGCCTGCGAACAAAACCTGGAAGTTTCCTGTAGACAAGTGAAGCACGCTCCTTACCCAGACCAGAATCCTCACCATAGTTGACTCTCACGCGAACAGGCAGAGATCCGTCATGAGCGAACGTCACTGGCTGGATGGATGAGACCTTGGTCATGGGATCGCCTTTACCACCCCAAGCAGGAATAACGTCAACAGTCAGCAAGTAGACACCATTGTTCTGCACATCAGGAAGACCAGTCACGTCAGAGAAAGCCTTCTCAACAGCAGTCTTTGGAACAGACAGGTCACCACGACAGAAACGAGCCCTGATGTCATTCCTAGCAGCAGTCTTGTCCATACCCTTGACAACATCATCTGTCACCCTAGTAGAGATGAGACCAGTACCGTCGTCAAGATGCATCGTCACCATCTTTCCACGACGAGTGTTCTTAGACTCCATGGACACAGCAGCAACAACCTTGACTTTCTGGCGCTTATTCAGTGATGACAGTGACTTGATGGAAACGTTGTCAAGACCAGTACTCCCACCAATACGATCCATCGGATGACCAGTCAGGTACATACCAATCATGTCAGCCTCAAGACGCAGACGGTCCACATACGGGTAGTCCTCAACGTCAACCATCTCAAAGGTGTCCTCAGCCCCTTGTCCGGCAAGAGAGAACAGATCCATACCATGGTTGACCATCTTACGACCATCAGTCAGCATACCTGGAATTGACTCAATCACCTTGCGCCGGTTAGGCTCAAGATCGTCAAACGCTCCAGCCATAGCCAGGTTGATAAACACGTCCTTCTTGGTGATACCAGCCATCACGCAACGCGACACAGCATCCTGAACAGACGTGAACCTGCCTCCACTGTCACGTTCCTTGATGATGATCTCAGCACTGGACTCAGACACGCCCTTGACACCAGAGAAACCGTACAGAATCTCAAACCCGGACTCACCAGAGTAGTCAGGAGACACACGAACGTCAGACAGGTTGATGTTCACGGTACCCATAGAGATACCCATACGACGAGCCTCACGCAAGTTGTTGAGAGTCTTGTCCTTCTTGTCAATCGTCTGGGCAATCAGAGCAGCAATGAACTCAACAGGATAATGCGTCTTCAAGTAGGCAGCCTGATAAGCGTTCATAGCATAGGCGACACTGTGCGACTTATTGAAGGCGTATTTCGAGAAGGGCTCCAGAACATCCCAGAGTTTATTCATAGCCTCCTCGGAGTATCCGTTAGCAATTCCACCACTGATGAACTTTGGCTTCATCTTCATCATGATGTCATGCTTCTTCTTGCCCATCGCCTTACGGAGTTTGTCACCCTCCTGAAGAGTCATTCCAGCGATCTCGGAGGCAATACGCATTGACTGCTCCTGATAGATGCACAGTCCATAGGTCTGACTGAGAATCTTCTCCAGTGGTGATCCCTTGAAGTCAGGATGAAGAGCCTCGATCTTAGACAGCCCGTTCTTCCTCTCAGCGTACATGGTGTGAGAGTTCATTCCCATAGGACCAGGACGAGCAACCGCAGTGCAGGCAGCAAGGTCGTTGAACTCTGTTGGCTTCATCTGCCGCAGGAGGTTACGAACCATCTCTGAACCGAACTGGAACACACCAACAGTGTGTCCCTCCTGGAACAGTTTGTACACCTCAGGATCATCCATCTTTCCCTGAGTAATGGCAATCATGTTGGGAGCATCCTTGCCTGACTTCTGGATGTACTCAATGGTGTGCTGGATAAGGTCAACCGTGTCCAGACCAAGAAAGTCCATCTTGATAAGACCCAGAGCCTCACACTCCTGGTAGGTCCACTGAGTGATGACCTTGCCGTCCTTCTTCCTGATGTGAAGCGGAACAGTGTCAGTCAGTGGTTTGGCTGAGATGATGATTCCACAGGCGTGCACACCAGTACTCTTGACACGACCAGCAATACCTCTGGCACCAGTGATAACACGATCCCACTTAGGGTCACCAGAAGTCGCCTCACGAAAGTCAGCGGACTCCTTGTAGTAGTCAGAGTCCTCGTTGTAGATGTCATCAAACGTGACCTCATGACCCTCATCACCGTCAGGGATCATACTGGCAACACGATTGGCCTGAGCGAACGGGACCTCATAAATCGTGCACATCGACTTGAAGGCGCTCTTCGTGGCAAGGGTACCAAACGTGACGATGTTGGCAACATTCTCCTTACCATACAACTCAGTAACATACTCAACCGCCTTCTCACGAGCAGTCACAGAGAAGTCGCTATCAATGTCTGGAGGGCTGCCAGGAGAGACAACCTTCATATCAACAACCTTCTTGGTCTTCGCCACCAGACCTCACACTCCTGATCAATCCATACACACAGAGATACTGATCACATTCTATCACACAGAACAGAATGTGATCAGTATCATTAGTGGCCCAAAACGTCTACTTCAAGGAATCAGACACTCAGAAGTCCCAGTCGTCGTCAGTAGTGCTTTCGACTTCTCCCATAATATATGAGCTTCCATTACCACTGAAGAAGTCATGGTTCTCGTCAGCACCTGGATTCAGTGCAGACATGATGGATGAAACCACCTGAGACTCCTCAGGGCTATAGATTCCCTCAAAGCCAAGGTTGTTCAAAGCCTTATTCGCATTGTACTTTAGGTACGGCTTGACGTACTCAGTCAGACCCAGACCATCATATAGACTCTCTGTGTACTTGATCTCATTCTCCATCAAGTCATGAACCATGTTGACAGTGAAGTCATACAACTCCTTCTGTCGCTCAGGAGTAGAGTTGTTGTAGGCGATCTGGAACTTGTATCCAATATAGTAACCATGGACACAGTTTCCAGTAATTGTCACAGAGCCTTGATTTCTGGTAACAAGGAAGGTAGAAGGAACCTGTACACAGTAGACTTCAGCGGGACCATTCTCTGTTCGGGTGACACTGGATCCACTGCAGGATGAGTGACATGGGTTTCTGGAGATCCTGACTCGATAGAGATCTGAATCACTATTATCCTTCTCAATTCTATATGAGGCAGTGTACCCCAGCAGAGCACAAGCAGCCTGAATCCAGTCAACTGTACTCTTGTGCTTAGTTGATACATTAGTGATTGAGTCCCTTGTTGTAATCTCACGACCAAGAATACTCTCAAGATAGGTAAGCGCTCCGTTGAGACCAGACAGTGACAAGGAAGCCAAGTCACGGGAAAGACCCTCAACCAGTTCAACCTCATCAGCACTGTAGTCAGTGAAAACAAAGCCGTTGTCACTGTCTACCTTGGTTCCTGAAAGCCTGAACGAGACATCTGAGAGAGCACTATTGGTCAAATTGTCAGCCTCAATGACGACAGGGTTTTTGTCTCTCTCGACATACATCCTGTGGTGTGGAGAAACTGACTGCCTGACCTTGCCATCACTGGACTCAAACAACCAGGTTCTGTCCTCATGATGATGTGAAACCTTGACAGGCTTGACAAACTCGATAGTACCGTCATCCTTGTTGTACTGAGCAACAGTTGTGTTCTCATCAACCTCAGAGATGTTCACCCATCCAAAAGGTGTCAGTAACTCATGATCACCAGTTAGGGCCTCATCTCGAAGGATCAAGCGGATAATGTCAGCAGTGTTGGTGAGTTTTGCCTTAGAAGCCCACCAGAACGGCATGAAGAAGCCGCTGTAGAACAAGAACGACTCAAGCAGGGTGGAAGCAATCTTTTTCTTCTCGGGGTCATTCCCATGATAGTAGGAGAGGATGATTCGAGCCTTCCTCTGCAGGTGCTCGTTCTCCTTTGACCAACGAAACGCCTCGTCAATCTCAGAAGTTGAGATCAGCGTGGAGAAGATAGATGAGTATGACTTGGCATGGATGCAGTTACCTGTAATTACAGGACTGTTTCCATTTCTGGTAACCAAAAATGTTGTAGGAACTTGAATACAGTAGACTTGCTGAGGCTCTGCTTTATTTACTTTTATAGACTGAGCCCCAACACAATCTTTCTTTAGGGTAACATTGGTGACATAGCAGTCCTGATAAGACTCTTTCCTGTCATCAATTCTAATTGTAGTTCTTGCTCTATATCCAGCGAGAGTGGCTACAGCTGTGTAAAAATCGTTATTTCTTTTATTCACAGTGTAGTATGTTATACCTGTTCCTTCTTTTTGAGTATGACCATCCCATAGACCTGACTCTTCAATAAAATCCTTAGCCCATTCGCAAGTGATTGAATCGATGTTCCACCATTCGTCAAAATGCTTCTTTCTATCTCCAACGTGATCCATTGGGATCTTAAGAACTATTTTTCCAGAAGATTTTGTTTCGATTTTCCATCCTGCTTCCTCTGCAAGACTAAACAACCTATCCTTCTTTCTTTGTTTAGTAAGATCAAAAGTACAGGGTATGTATCCACAAATTTCTCCCGTATATCTTGGTGATGATCCGCAAAAACTACCATCGGCCTGTATTGCTACCTTTAGTCTGTCTTCAGCAGTCATTCCATGACCATGACTTGCTAATCCGGCAGACCTGAACCGCCTGTTTGCAGTCCTCAGATTAACCTTTTTGTTAAACAAATCTCTGGCTTCATAAACTCTATAAGTCCATTCCTTGCAGGAATTCCTTTTAATTTTCTTTTCTTCAATATAAACACGATGACCTCCAGAAACAACCTGTCTAGCATTTCCATTGTTAGATGTTATTTCGTAAACTTCATCAGAAAAATGATTACTTATAGCGATTGGGTTCGTGAAAGAGATTCCATTACTAGACGGATCATATTGAGCAACCTTGTCACTATAGGAAATTTCTTCAATATTTTTCCACCCATTAGATGTGAGCAACTGTGTCCCAGCAGCCAATGCTTCCATGAGTGAAATGTCACTGTAGACAGCCGCCTCATGCGGAGTAATGGCGTCAGGAATGAGTGAGATTGCACCCACCTTTGCCTGAATGGTGTCAAGCAGAGTCAGTCCAGCGAAGACACGAACTGTGGTCAGTTTCTCCTCGTCCGTCAGTGTGTTCCAGGACGGTATGTCGTTGGACAGAGGAATCTTCTCAGGGATCCAGAAGTTGTTGATGAGCCGGTTCCACACCTCCAGGTCCTTTGGATCCTCAATCCTGTTCCAGTTAATGGGCTCCTCCAAAAGAACCTCATCATCTACCTGAACCAGAGGCAGTCCACTGGCTGTATGAGTCTGCTGGTTACCGACTGAAGAATCTGTCATTCGTGCACGTCCTTTATCAAGATTACGACAATGAATGCTGAAATCTTAACAAGGACGTGCACGAATAGAGGTGACGAACTGGTATCAATCAGCAAGAGCAGTCAACCAGTCACACACCTCTTCCAGTTCCTTGGTGTACAGTGGCTCGATCTGTCCAGCAATGTCCACTTCAAAGGCGTCATAACCGTTCAGAGCGCCAAGGAACGAACCACCAACAGCCGCAATACTGTCACTGTCACCATCTGTGTACACCATGGCCTGAATGCCCTCAAACGGACGGTCATGGTAGATGGAAACAGTAGCCAGAGCACAGGAGAGCAGACTGTCAGCAGTGTTACCCTCACCAAACACCAGCGAGAGATCCATCACAGAGTCACGACCATCAAGGATGTACTCAAGAATGTTCCTGGAGTTGTGAAGCAGGTCACTCAACTCTGTGTAGTGACGCGACAGAATCTCACTGAACATGTGATTCTTCTTGGTGATGGCCTTGATCTCATCCAGAGCATCAAGAGCACACTTGTAAGGATCCTCTCGGAAGTCAGCATCAAAGTACTGCTCAAAGAGAACCTTGTGAACCAACAGCGCTGCCACACCAGCAGACAGCCAGGCTACGGGATGATCATGTGTCGTCTGCGACTGAAGCAGAGCCAGGTTGACAACAGACTCGTTCGAGATGTTCAGAGCACCAATCCAGGGTGCACGCATAATGGTTCCACAGCCCTTGGAGTTGTTTCCCTCTGCGCCCTCACGACCAGTAATCTCCTTGAAGGTGACAAGATGGTTCAACTTGTCCAGGGACTCACTGACAGCGATGCCTGGTGCCCGGTTGTTGTTCGGGTCGAGATGGTACTCGATGTGCCTGTGAGCAAAGATCCTCAGGACATCCTTCTGGCGACGTACAGCAGCACCATCAACAGCCTTCAGAACGTCACCATCAGTACGATCCTTGAGCGTCTCAGCAATGTCACCAATCGCCTTCATGTTGTACAGACTCATCTGAGTGTCATCAGTAACAACTAGAGGAGACGGGACTCCAGGACGCTCAAACAGGATGTCAGCAATACGAGAGAACTCAGTAACATAACCCCATGCGTCACCAAGAGCAGACCCATAAATCATACCCTTGATACGTTCATCCTTCATAAGACTATTCATTGTCATAATGCCTCCTTGTCGTAGTGATTACAGAACTTCCTGCAACTATTCTATACGACCATCCATAGTTGATTCAACATGATGCTGGTCACACAAGAAGACCTGACGGATAACTACTCACAATAGAGTGTTGTTACCTATCAGGTCTTCTGTGTTTACAGGAAGTATCTATTACGCTGCCTTCGCCATGTCCTCACTCTTGACCAGATTGCGTCTCTTGGGGTTGAGATCGTGAACAGAAGCAGCACGACTTGATGACGTGGTTGCTCTGACCGGCTTGTTCTCATGGATGCTGGCTGTCGTCATGATGATTGCAGCAACAGTTCTGGCTGTTCTGATAGCCTTTCTGCCAAATGGAGACCTTCTAAACGACCTGACGTGCTGCCTGGCTGACATTCCTGGAAGAACCATCGTGTGATCACGGTCAAACTTGAAGGTATGGCTACTGATAGAGCCGTCCTTGTCTCTGTATCTGAACGTCACAGCCCTGTCTCCACCACCAAGATCCTTGATAGCAGAGATCCGACCGTACAGACGGACATTGTCACCAATCCTGACCTCTGACGGCCTGAGATAACGAATCCTAATCGGAGCATTATACGCCTTGACAGCAGCCTTCTTAGCCACAGGAACAGCAGTCTCGAGAACCTTCTTTTCAGCCTTGGTAAGAGCAGGAGCAATCCTGTCCATAGCCTTGTCAACCTGTCTCATCATTCTCTCATGGCCTGAGCGACCAGCACCACGAGCACGATTCATGATGGACACCCTCTCCTTGTAGTCTCCATCCATGACACTGTGGGTTCCATCACTTAAACGCCTCTTTCTGACAGAGGGAAGAAGGCTCTTGACAGCACCAGCTGACTTTAGTGCACCAAGAATCCTCATCCTGGCAGTCATTCTTGGAGCGTCAGTCACACCACCACCGACCTGATGTGGCCTGTTCTCCCTCGCCTTGGTGTTGTCAAGAACCTGTTGCTTTGCTTTCAGTGAACGAGTACGTCTCTTGCGCATCTTCTTCAAGATGACATCATGAGCATGATAAGCGGACTGACGCAGTTTCTCAACAGCAGAACGCGAGGCCACAGCGAACTCACCGAACTGGTCAACAACCTTCTTCTCCCAGTACCTCTGAGCGGCCTCCTGAGAGCCGAAATGTGGCTCACCAGCCTCCGTGTAGCGACATGCACGAATACTGGCCCTGCACCGACGGGGACCAACCGGACTCACGTGATACTTGACAGTCATTTAGACATCCCCTTAAAACGCTTGATGTAACTTACTAATCTAAAAACGTATCTATAACAAAAATCCTCTGAGTCACTACATTTACCCGAAACTCAGAGGATTTTACACGTATTTAAGAAATTGAGCAGAAGAGTGACTCATGCTCCCAGTGCCTTGATGAGTTCTGCACGAGATACAAGGAACTTGTTCAAGAAGTTGATAACATTCTCATCCTCAATCTCGTAGACAACTGGCTCCTCATCCTCCTCCAAGGTGTCCTCAATCATGACCTTCAAGTCTGAGACAATGTGAAAACTACGGTTGAGAACATCTATCACCAACCCATAGAACGAGGCGCCCTTCTGTTTGTGAGAGAAGAGCAGAGTGATGTCATCAAGGTAGTAGGCGACCAGATCAGACCCTTCAATCTCCTGGCTCTCAGTCACCTCACGAACAGCCTCAGCCAGCAGTGTCACGTTCTTCTTGTCAACCTTCACTATCTTCAGCCCTTCTATGAAAAACTAAGGAACACTGGTGGAAATATCGCTAGTTGCACACATATTATCTCATTTGCCTGACACCTGGACTCTGTAAGATTTCAACATGGATATTTTTGTTCGCCTGTAACGCAACAGCATCATGCACATGAACCAGAACCTCATTCATAGAATCCAGATCAGCAGGAGAGACAATGACCATCAAGTCAACGAAGCAGAGTCGGTTGGGTCAGGTATGGACCCCGGACTGGATGGTCTCACATATGTTGGATCTGTCTAACTACACAGGTGAAGCGGTTCTCTCAGTAAGGATTCTTGAGCCAAGTTTTGGTAACGGAGCATTCCTCAAAGAGATTGTCAGCAGAATCCTGAAAGAGTCTTCTGCCAAGGGCATGACCACAGAGTACACAGCATCAACCATTGACAACAACGTGCATGGGATAGAGATTGACAGGGAGATCTACAAGAGAACTGTTGACGAACTGGTAGAAATGTGTAGCAGGCATGGTGTGCACACGTCATTTCCAAACCTGTTGAACATGGATGCCATGGATATTGACCCATCCTTCAAGTATGACGTCATTGTTGCCAATCCTCCCTATGTCAGAGTACACCTCATGGATGAGAGTTCACGACAGAAGGCAGAGCGCTGGTCTCTGGGCTCCAGAATCCAGGACCTGTACACAGTCTTCATTGACATCTGCAGTAGCGTTCTGGAAGACAATGGAACCGCTTGTATCATCACACCTCAGTCATGGCTCAAAGACAAGGGTAAGGCCGCTGTAAGACGCGCTCTGTGTGAACGAGGACAACTGGATCTAATTGAGAACTATGGGTTCAACCCAGTGTTCAGCAAAGTCAGCACGAAAGTATGTGTCACCAGGCTATCAAAAAGGAAAGGCAGAAAAACCTCTCCTGGCAGCATGTGCCTACAGGACAAGTCGGTAAACAGCAGCCAGATTATAGACAATAGCGAGAAGACTGTTACTTATGACGAGTTCCTAAAGAAAGACAACACCAGAAACAAGCAGAAGACCCCTAACACTGTTTCGTCATCTTCGTCAAACCTCATTAGAGTTGGAGATCTTTTCGAGGTGAGGACAGGCGTGCAGACCTCATGCAACAAGGTATTTGTGCTGAGCCCTGATCACCCTCTTGCGTCACTTGACAGTCAGTTCATAAAGCCTGCTGTCAAAGGAACCAAGCACAAGCCAGGAGACGAGTTTGGTCGCATCATCTATCCGTATGTCAATACTGTCTCAGAAGATGGACAGCATCAAGTGGTTCCAGTAACAGAGGAAGAGATTGACGCTGAGATAATGGACTACCTGAGAGAGCATCAGCACATCCTTGAGAAGAGGTCCTTGTCGCCAGGGTGCCAGTGGTTCCATTACGCCAGAACACAGGCTCTGGTTGACACTTTACGACCTAAGTCTCTGACCCCTGGAATCATTGACACCAAGGAAGGATGCAAACTGCCTCAGACAGACATCCTTCCATCAGGAACCGTTGTGTACTCAGGTCACTACTTAATGCACCCAGCAGACGACATGGATGCTCTCAACAGGGTTGCACAGGTGTTTGAAAGCAGAGACTTTGTTGACTACGCAAGAGAGAACTGTATCAGGCTCTCAGACGAGTGGGTCAACATCAGTCCTGGATTCATCAAGAACTACATCATTCCTGAAGAGTTCGTGAAGATTCTGAATCTGAGTTGACTTCATACTTTTATCCTGTTGAATGTGTGAATTACTGGTCAGCCAATCCTGACGGCATATGCGTGAAGCATCTTGGATCCGACACATGTCTGGAACGCGAACTGACCTCCGACCTGCTGAACATCAGTCGTGTACTCCATCCACTGAGTGTGAGTAATCCTGTAAAGCCCAGCACCATTTCCTGTGACCTTGATGACATCACCAGGAGTGAAGTTGGCGATGACTCCAGCCTCGCCATAGTTGTGACCAGCAATCATCTGGAAGTTGGGAGCGTAGTAGATGTACGAAAGCGAGTACGAGTTGACGGCAGCCTGAGCACAGTCCCAGCCGCCATCACAGTAGCCAGAGACGTTCAGAAGGTAGTTGTACCCAGGTGACTGAGGCTGCGGAGAACCAGTGCCTGTAGACTCTCCTGCTGACTGACTACTCTGTGAATCATTAGTGCTAGGAACTGTCTCATTGCTGTTGTCGTTAGAGGATTTGCTGGAACTGCTCTCGGCCTGCGAGTCAGCAGCAGAGTCAGAGTTGGCTACATTCTTATCAACCTCAACACCTGACTGAGAGTCAGAACCATTATTATCTTCTGTGGCAGCCTCTGTTGTATTCTTGTCCTGCTTGTTATCCGTAATGTCAACAGATGTAGACTCCTGAGACGCAGGCCATACAGAATTAGAACCAATGGTCACACGAGATTTGTTGGAAGACTCAGCCTGTAAAGAGAATGCAGATTGGTGATCCATGTTCTGATTGGAGTTGTACGTACTGGTCACAGCAACGGCAGATGACACAATAAGACCAGTAGTGAGTAACGAAGCCACAGCAGAAACAGTCATCATCTTCGAGGTGGCGCCAGAAAGAAGGTTCTTGAACATCATGAGAACAGATTATCAGATTGAGCACCAAGAAAGAAGTTCCACTTGTGAGAAACTACACACATTCAACCAGGTAGAATAACAATCCCTTTGTTACTCTTGCCTGCTGACCTCAATACCAACCAGGTTTCCATCCTCATCAACATCAGCAACACAATTAGCGAACTCGATAGTCCTGCTGACAACTCTCTGCTGATCTGTGCTGTCAGATGGAACAGAGACGTAACTCCCATTGCTTGACTCAGTGACCTTGAACGTATTGGTAGTGATGATTTGGTGCCCTGACTGCATCGGTTCAACCAGAACATAGTTGTGATTTGAGTCAACTACCTCAACATCATTACTGCTGACAGAAGTGGTTGAATGAGGTGACAGAATCTTTGTTCTGCCATCAGCAGTGTACCTGACTTCCACCTGCAGTCACCCCAATCCACTATACTTCCTTGATTTGTAGTATCACTACTAGTGTGTTATAATACACACATATCTATTGTAAGTCAACCAGTTCGAGGAGGTGAACCTGTGAGGTTCTATGACGCAGTGACCAGGCACAGGTTCACCACAGAGAATGGTGTTGACGCAGAACAAGTAAGTGCTGATCTGGCTCAGATGGTATTTTGGATGGCTCAGGCTGAACGAGATGTTCTTACCAGTCCAGAGTTTCACGACCTGGCGCTGAAGGCTTTGAAAGGCGACAGACCATATGGTGCCCTGACTTCTTGGGGCAGGAAGAAGTTGTCTCGATACCCGTTCTCGTTCCAGAATTACAACATGAATGAGATACTGACTACTAACGTGGTGAGCGTCTTAGAGGCTTATGCTGTCTCAGTCGGTTTGTTCCAGGTGATGAGCACCCATCCGAGCACGACAAAACCAGACCAGATACTATCTTATTATAGGAATACTTATCCTAACGCTTCGCAACCAACGAGCGGCATGGTCCGCTCTCACCTGATCAGGTACCACAAGAAAGGTGAGCAGAAGGCGTCTCTTCCTGGTGTGAGCGCTAAACTTAACCTGGCGGTCTGTGACACTCATTTCGCACCTAAGGCGTTTAGGGATGATAGCGATTCGCTGAGTATTATTGTTCAGGTGAAGACTTCTACTTATGGTCTCATCAAGATCTACTTAAAACTTCCTGACAACTCAGGACGTTTTGATAATGGCAAAGTTTGTCGTCCAACTATTCGTCTGAACAACAAAGGTCAGGTTGTCTTTGACATCGCTGTCGAGCATGAGGTACAACAGAGAGACACCAGCAAGGTCGTCGGTGTTGACCTTGGTAAGGTAGAACCATTCGTCGCTACAGTCATTGACCCTAAGACGAAACATAGGTCTGCTCCGTATCACACTCGGTATAAAGGACGGCTCGGTTCTCTAGTCAACAAGGAGCAGCAGCGCAGGGATCTATCTGCTCATTTATACAAGCGAGCGGATCTCTGTTCTATCCACAACCGAGACCAGCACGCCCAAGTTCTCAGGACCGAGGCAAAACGAGTCAGCGCCAAAGCGACCAGGATTAAGCACGAGATCAGTCAGTGCATCGCCAGCCAGGTAGTAGAGATCGCAGATCAGAACGATGCTCATATAGCACTGGAAAACCTTTCCTGGCTGGACTCTCAAGGAGGTCGTTGGCCTCACGCGGAGATACAGAGCCGCATCGAGAACACGGCTAAGCGTTATGGCCTTAAAGTGACCAAGGTGAGCGCCAAGGATACCTCTAAGACCTGCTCTCACTGTGGCGGTAAGACATCCAATAACTCAAAGACCCGAGTTGGTACCTGTACAGTCTGCGGTTTCTCATTGAATCGTGATGTGAGCGCCAGTCGTGAGATAGCCCTGCGGGCGACATCTTCTTCATCTCGATCACGAGAAAGGATGCGTTCTCTGCTTCGTCAGAGAGCAGAAAAGCAAAGTTCGGCTGATACACGTCAGCCGAAGCCAGTCACTGCCCTGAGTGGAAACCAGGGACACACTGGTACCTCCAGCAACGGCCTGGAGGCGACGCTGATGATGGTGAGAGAAACTCTAGATTCTAGAGGATCTCCAACCTAGTCAGCGAGTGGATACTCACCAGGCGTGTTGCTTGTGATAAGAGTAGAACTGTCACTATAACTGGCAAAAGTTCTGCCATTCTGCGTCATTATGCTCTTGACATCATGACGAGGCATATCTTGACCATTAAGCAAATTGCTGATGATCATAAAACAACCCTTCTTGTTCACTATGATAATAGTTACCTATCTTGTTGCAATAAGATCAGCAAGAAGTCCGTGTCACCAGTCGCTCTTACGTGATTTGTTCTTGTTGATTCTTCTACGCTGAAACCATGCCAGTACTCTTAATAAAATAACCATGCAGAAGATAGTAGCATATGAATACCTAGACGGTCAAGCAAGATACTCTATCTATCTGCTTATGGGGTAATTTCAACGAGTTTGACTGATCTTCTTCTTGTGGCACTTACGCCTTGACATGTTATAGTCATCAAGAACATCACCATCAGTTGACTCTAAACTACTCTGATACGAGTGATGATCCTCACTACTAGAGGATGTAATCTGAAGGTCTGAGTCAGTTGTAACAGATCCTTTAAGTCGGCTCAACCTGAGGAACCAGGCAAGGGCTGCAAAAATCAGTACACCAGCACCAACAATAAAAATCTTCTCAGTAGTGTCGCTGATGGCAACACCCAGAAAACCAGTCATCTGACTTCCCTTTTAGTCCAGAGGAAAGCGGCTCCTACATAACAAGATGTATGAGCCGCCACATGATCAACAATCCCAGAATATCAAAACATGCTGGGTGTCGTCAACATGACTGATTTCACAGGTCTTCCAGCCACTTCGCCGAGTTAGGGATTGCATTCTTCGATGCACTCTTGGCCTTCTTTGCACGCTCAAGACGCTGACGCTTCTCAATCTCAATGATCTCTTTCTCCTCACGAGCGTATGACTACACCTTGGTATCTCCACGGGATGTGGTGTCTCTGCCAGTTGCAGAGCAAGGTGTGGTCGTGCGGCTTGTTGTCTGTACGTCCTCACAGGAGGACCCCACAGTAGGAACGCTCACGCCGGTCTTCATGGCCGGCGACCAGCCTACTGCGCATGTTGTTCTAGTTGTTGCACCTCCTTTCTGCTTCTCGTGCCGGAAGCGCTTGGAGTGCTCCAGCATATGGTTGTCTTGTGGTCTGTTCTGTGGTGCCTTAGGAGTCGATCTGCCCTTAGACAGCGGATGCCTCAGTGGCGTCACTGATCCCTTTGAGTTCCTTCGGCGTCTGGTGCTTGCGCTCTTCCTTCTCGTGGCGCAGGCTTTACCGTGTGGAGCACGCTTAGCGATGTTAACAGCGGCGTTCTCATCCCGATCCCAGGTGACCTTGCACACCAGGCACCGTGGTCTCCTGCTGTCTCTCATGTCCATCTGAGTGCTGCAGACATGGCACTTCTGAGAGGTGTACGCTGGGTTGACCTTCATGACTCGCCCACCGTCAGCCTCAACCATGTCTGTAGCACGCTGAACCATCTGGCCTCTCACCCAGCGACCATGACTCATCGTGTTACGAATACCCGAAAGATCCTCCACAGCAACAAGGGCGTTATCGTACCTGAAAGACAGATCGGCGACCTCCTGACCTACCAGAACAGACAGTTCGTTACGTCGGTTCGCAAGACCTTCCCTGTGCAGGGCCGCCTCATCGTGGCGGCCTGCCCTGTGAAGACTCCTGATCTGGTTCTCCGTCCTTGAGATCCTGTTCTCCAAGGTCCTGATCCGTCGGTTACCGCCTGACGCCTCAACAACATCACCCGTTGTGACATCCACGACCACAGAGAATGCTGCACTGTTGCGACCGACATCCACCCCAACGACATAACGATCAGAGAACTCGGCACGTTCAACAGGAATCTCAGCGAACCAGTTGAACATGACTCGCCCGCGATCATCAACAGTAATGTCAGGAGCAATAGGGCGAACGCCGTTCTCTAGGAAACGACTTGGTGTCTTGAAGTAGAGGCTCAACCAACGGCCAGTGACCACCATCCTCAGGACAGTGGTTCTTCCATCAACACTGATGGAGTGGTACTGACGATCAGTAGCCGAGAGCGCCAGACGTGGAGCCAAAGATGCAGGTGAACGTAAACCTGCGGTACGTCTCCACCCAGCACTGACGTACTTGCCTGACTCATTCCTACAGGCTAGAAAACGCTCACGCCAGGAACGAAGTTGAGACACAGCATACTCACGCACCATACGCTCAAAACGACTACGCCCTCTTTGACGTCCTCCAGGCGGTAACTGGATGCCCATTCTACGACCAGCCTCAGATGGCTTTATCCCGTCATGGTCAGAGACTCTCACCATGTTCTTCCAGGTCAGGTGCTTAAAAGCCTGACGTGCGCACTCAACAGCCTCAGAGCGAACCTCCTCCAAGACATCACGAAGATCAACACCCTTGCCGTCCTCATCAAAACAGGCATACGGACGACGAGGATAGGCACGGTTCACGCTAGACACTTTTACCAGACTTCTTGTCTATAACATCCTCAGCGTCAACAAGCAGACGACGTTGCTGCAGAGAAGCCTTGGCGACCTCCTCTGCCCTGGCTAAAGGCTCGTCAATCGCTGAGAACAGGTCAGGAGGATTAATAGAGTTCACGATGTCTGAACCAAACAGGCGGTCGTAGTCTGGATTCCTCTCGTCCCACATAGGAGAGTCAATACCTGTCTCCTCAGGAAAGCCCCCACCCTTCCTCAAGCCACTACTGATAGCACCATACAGACCCAAGATTCATCACCTTTCAACACTGGTTGACAACACCTTACTTTGTGACATTGGTCATACTACTATGAGACACCATACATGTCAAGAGTGATGAGACATGATTTCAAAATACTGATGAACTGGTTCTCATGTCATCACCAGAATCAAAGTCGTTGTCTAGTTCATCAGAATAATCTACTGGAGATGAGAACCATACAGATTGATTGACAGAGTGTTTAAATGACTGGTGATCGCCTCTTTTTGATACTCTGCTGTCTATAGAAGATGCTCTTTCAGCAAGAAAATCAGTGTAGAAAACCTGTCTGAAGTCACTTGCTCTATTGACGTCAAAGGACCGGATAACACTGCTGGGTCCAGATGAATTGTTATTTGGTTCTGTGCTCGTATTCTCGTTACTACTGCCTTCCCAGTCAATTGGATCAAGATCCTCAATTCTGGTAAAAGGTTGAGACTGCTCATATGAGGCATCTGTTGAAGGTTGCGCTTTAGCGGGAGTCGTGACCGAGACATACGGAGCAACAGGAGTACTATCACCAGCAATTGTTCTACTCATTCGAGGCGGAACCATCCCATACTCGTTGATGTAGTCACCATCCTTCATTCCTGCTAGTTTATTGGACCTGGAGGAATTCTGGAAGTCGCTTACAGGGTTTTTGTCATCATTAATCAATGCTCTCAAAAAAGATCTGGATGCTCTGAGCATGAAGTACATGACAATCATGAACCATAACAAGCCAAACACTGGAAACTCCTTGAAGCACAGATAGAACAAACACTCTCAACAACAAAATACATATCAGAATGCATATGTTGCCAAGAGTGTTGTAATCTGGTGATTGTGTGCTGTTGTGAAGTAGCAACTAGGGCCACCCTATTTGCTTTTACCTGGAAAGATTGTTAAACTTCACTCTGGTAAGAACCGTCTGATCCGAGTCATCATACTTGTTCTTGCCATGACTCTTCACTGTCCCTCCAGTCAGTTCAACCTCCTCACCAGCCTTGAGGTCAATGTACTTACTGGCCCTCCAGAACACCTGATGACCCTCATCATCCTTAAGTGTGATGTACGACTGAGTTTTGTTGTACTGCCAATTGTCAACCTGCTTATTTCTAACAACAGTCAGTTTCTTACCTGACACCTTCGTACCCACATCAGCCATGAAGCCACTTGCCCAGCCCTTAGGCTTCAGGGCCTTCTGGCGATTCCTAAAGTCAACCCCAACTGCTGATACGGCTATACCAAGACTCCTTGATGTCACGTAGTCATTGTTGGCGATGGTTCGCAGGTTTGCGCAGTAGTCGTTGTTTCCGTCAATCTCACGAGCCGCTTTCAGAACCCTGTCAACACTGCCATCAGCCTCATACTGCTCTGCTAGTCTAGCGATCCTGGCACGCTCAGACGCTCCTGCCGACCCACGTGGAGATGACATGAACAACTCGACCTCATCAGCAGTGGAGTTGGTTCCGTAATCCATGGCCTTCGACTTGGAAGTGAACCTCTCACCATTGTTGGACAGAGCAAGGGACAGACCGATGACCTCTCTGATAGACGGAGTGAAACCACCGCTGTAACCAACGTTGTCGCGATCCATCTTCTTCAAAGGGTTGCTTCCAACAGTCCACAGACCTTCAGGCTTGACACCCAGATAAGCCTCCACACACGTTGAGCCAATCTGGTGTCGCTCACCATCAGACCCCTCGACCAGATATGTCTTAGAGCGATGACGTTTCTGCCCGCAGTGCTCACACGCCTGGCTCTCTGGTCTCCAACCGTTCAACTCAACGTTGTGTCCTGTTCTGACAATCAGTCCGTTGTCCTCCTTGTCAATAACAGCAAGGAACTTGTACCCAGCGTAAGAGATGCTTGGGTGATTCAGATGCATCACCACATAATCGCGCTTTTCCTTGAATCCTCTGCCATTGACAAACTCAACAGAGATAGGCTCCTCGGTCACCTCAAAGCGCTCAGAGATACCAGCACGTTCCAGTTTCTTGTTCGCCCTGTCAATCAGTTTTCTGGCATCATTGACAGCACCAGCAGGAACGGTGTATGAACTGGGGCCATCGTGCTCGGCAAAAGTCTGGTGATTCAGATCGGACTCAGAGGTAACTAGAAGATCTTGCTCAGGTGATTCATCTGCTCTATCAGCATCACCTGCTTCATGACTACTGACAGAACTGTTGTCTTCAAGTGCTTCCTGACAGTTCTTGACAGCATCAGCAAACCAGCCCTTAGTCTTACCAGTATACGCCTCATACGCTGCACTAGCCTCATCAGCAGTAGCAAAGTGTGGAGGCTCGCCATCAAAACTGTCCGCAAATCTGCATCTTATCTCAGCGTCACATTTACCAGTTCTACCTGTTTCAGGATTGAAGTGATACCCTCGCGTAACAGCCATGACAGAACCTCACAATATAAAAGCCAACAAACAAAAACTCAATTCTGTTGAGGTATCTAACAATACACAACAAATGGTGGGAGTATATTGAACTCCCACCATTTGTCAGTCAGGCAAAACTCAAAAGAGATGGCGCCACATGCTCAATCAGATACACCTCGCCCGACTTATACAGAGTGTGTTCAGAGTCAAGAAGATCTCTTGTACTCACCTTCAAAATGACACTCTTACCAGAACGCCTGTCAGCAACACTTCTGGCAGTCTCTAGCGATGGAGTCAGGTGCACGAAGTTCCTGTCCATGTGCTTCAGCCCATCCTTCATAACTGACTTGATGAACTGCTCCTTGGTTCCATGGTAAAGAACTTCTGGAAGGTCGCTAGAAGATGAGTCAACTACCTCAAGATCAGGGTTGACACCATCAATTGTGTGCCCATGCTTGCACCAGATTCTTCCAGTTTCAGGGTTATAGGTGAAGCGACCCTTGTTGTCATGCCTGACCACATAAAGGATGTCGTCAGTACTGGCTCCAAGTGCTTTCGAGAGGTCATCAAGAAGCACACTCGCGTCCAGTGACATCTCCAGCCCAAACTCTTCAGGGCGATGCCTGAGAGCATACGACATCTTCTTGGAAAGGGTAATCCTGTCAGTGTTGTTCATAATGGTATTCTTTCTCTCAGTTCGTTTGAAATGTAGGTGGTTGTATTTCTTTGTAAATTGTGTAGTTATTACCGTTGCAACCACTTGACCTCAAATTTATCCATGTCAAGCAGCAGTGTAGGATGATTCTTCCTCAAAGACTTCTGTACCGTGCTGAACGTACCTCCTTTTTGAACAGACGGTCTCCACACAGCCACTAGTAAATCAGAGTCTCGTATTAGGGCGTCATTTCTGGCGTGGTATAACCTGTTAGAGAATTGCCGACCAAACACTTTCTCGCTGTTAGCACTAGATCTCAAATCTCTGTACCTCTTCTTGTCGGCCTGACTCCATCTCTCTTCCTGGCCCTCAAACGGAATGTAAGCATCATACTCAACACCATATTTGAGAGCAAGTTCAGCCCAGATTGTGTCAGCACCTAGAGCCAGACCAGTCAGAAACTTTCCAGCACCATAGTATTCAACCAATCCGCCAGCAATGAAGTCAAGACTTTCCTTCATGTACTGACATTGCTCTATGTTTAAAGAGCCTGGCCTGTGACCAGTAATCGCCACAACAGGATAACAAAGTCTTCCAGATTTGTTCAT